ATCTTGAGATAATACGCGGTATTTGTTATAGGTGGTCATGAATTCTTGAACACCTATAACATCTACTTCGATTAATAGAGGTAAGTTTGGTACGTGTTGGTAACGTGGAGAAACCATTACAGTTTCTTTATATGCACCATTTTGGTTGTGTGGTGATAATGTCGTTACTAACTCTGGGTACATGAAGCAGTGACCGAAACGTAATTCGTTGAATTCGTCTGATTCTGGTACAGCAACAGTCATGAAGATCTTGTTGTCAAGTTCTTCGTTAGTTGTAGTCACAACAGTGTGGCCGAAGTTTTCGCCTAATAAGCGTAAATCACCACGAGCTGATAACAATAATGGTAGATAGTTATCAGTTACGATAACGAAGTGAGGTTTCACTTGTTTACCGTCGTTTAACATTGTAGATGCAACGTTGTATTGAGATTTAACGATTGCACGTGCAGCTGCTTCTTGAAGGATTGCTAATAAACCTTCACGAGCATTTTCAATGTTGTAACGAGTTTCAGTAGATTTAACTAATTCGGCTAAATTCACTTCTAATTTTTCGTAGTGTGGTTTGATCAAGTATTTACCGAAACCGATCATACCTGAAGTAAGAATACCATCGTTGATTTCTGAAGCAACGTATGCTGCTAAAGTATCACGATATTGGAAGAATTCGTACCAACCATCAGCAGATTGACGAGTACGAGTTACTTGTACTAATTTGTCAACTGTTGGGTAAGTTGCTTCTGAACCAACTGGACGTTGTAAACGAACTGGTGAACGAACACCGATAGCGATTTTCGCTGTAAATACATCAGTATCAACAGTGAAACCTTGGCTACGTAAGTTGCGGTTTGTACGGTTACCATATGGGTAGAAGAATTCACATGCTAAGTGTAATTTCTTAACTTCAGCTGCTACTGTTGGATCGTTGATGTCTACTTTGTCAACGATGTCTGGCTGACCTTTAGTACCTTTAGTTACTTTATAAACGTCAACTACTTTAACTTGTGCGTGTTGAATTTGCATGTAAGAAGTTTCTACGTTAGCAGAACCTACTACAGTTAATTCTAAACGAGCACGGTAGCCTGCGTCTACGAATGCTTTAACTTCAGCTGGTACTTTACCATTTACAGACATGGTACGACCGTCGATTAATAAATCAGTAGTACGGAAGTTTAAGTCCATATCAAAGCCGTGGCCTTGTACTGATTTGAAGAAGTTAGCGCGTTCTAAGTGACGAACTGGGAACTCAACAACAGTGTCTGCAGATGCAGTTGCACCCATAGTGATGTATACTTTATCTAACGCTAAGTAGCTGTCGATAGTATCAGTTTCATCAAATACACCACCATTTAATAAACCTGGGTGTGCAGAGATGTCTAATAAATCGTATTCAACACCAACTTTTAATGGTTGAGTTGGAACTTCAACACCTGCAACAGTACGAGTTACTGGAGCAGAGATAGTTTTATCCATGAACAATGCTTGGTAGTGAGCTGCGTCAGCACCAGTTTCACGGTAGAATGGAACGATGTTTAATACATCTTGACGTAAAATAGATGGTTTACGTACTGCGTCCATTAAGTTGTATTTGTCGAAGTTACGACCTAATTTCTTAGCAGTTTCAGTTGTGTGTTTGAAACCATTCCAGAAACGGTCAACTTGGATTTCGTAGTAGAAACAAACTTGGTCTGGTGCTAATACGATAGTTTTGAACAACGCTTCAAGTGCAGGTTCTTGTACTGCAGCAACTAAGTTATAAACCACTGAGTAGTTCATTGAAGTTGCAAGGTTGTTGTTTTCAAATGCTTCCATTGACACTTCTTCAGGTGCTAAAATACCTAATGCAGAAGCACGTGCACCATTGGTGTAGTCTGCTACATAGTCGAAGTGTTGGTTAGCGTTACGTTTGTTGAAAGCTTCTGCTGATTTAGCGAAACCTGCACGGTAAGCTTCAGGGTTACCAGCTGCTTCTAAAGAGATAGCTGCTGCAGCGCGTGATGCGTTTTCTTGTGAAGCTTTGATCCAGTCGCGGTTAGATGCAGATGTAGAAACGATACCTGCTTCTTCGAAACTTTCTAAAGATGCAACTAAACCTTTACCATCAGTCGCGATGTTGATGATTTGATCGATGGTTGCTGCATTGTTTTTAAGGTTGGTTACTAATTGGCTAGCAGTTGCTGGATTGCTCCAAGATTCTAATGAAGCAACATCTGCAGACATAGCGCCAGACAAACCACCTTGGTTTAAAGTTGTTTGAACTTGAGTAAGTAAGTCACCGTACTTAGTTTCACCGTGACTTTTTGCATTAAAATAAGAACGCATGGTTTCTTTTTCCTTATTTATAAAAATAATGAGGGAAATAAATTGAATATTCATTTTGAGTAGAATAACTACTCTATCATCTCACCTCAAAGTGCTATTAAATGATCACCTTAAGATAAGATGACACCATTCGCAGTCTTTTAAGTGCAGCATATAAAGCATCCCATCATTAACTTAAATCCCATCATTACTTCGTACACGTTAAACTTCCCCAAGCTACGGAAAAGTAACAACAAAATAATAAATTAATAATCAAATGCAATATTCTTTTTCATGTGTGACTATATCACATAGATAATTAGCCACGTCCTGCTAATAAGTCAGCCTTAGATTGTAGCCATGGTTTTTCATGGAGCCATTCTTTGAAGACATTATAGCTGGTTAATTCATTGAAGGTCATATACTGACCAAGTGCATCAAGCACTTCTTTTAGACCTTTATTGTAATCGTCTTGATTAACAATATTAGTAAATTGGCCTTGGAACTGAACATAAACGTAAAGAATACGATTAGCGCTATCAAAGGTTGCACTCGAGATTTGTTGATATGCAGGGAATTGATATTTGCTATAATGATCTTTATCGTTATTAGCTCTAACAAGATCTTCATCTATCCAAGATTGACGTTGGTCTTCACCTACCATAGCTAAAGCTTCACCTGGTGTGGTATAAGGTACCATATCACCAAATGGTACAGCATAAGCACCTTCTAGTTTCGCTAAAGCAAAGTTAAAGTGGACGAAATCTAAGAAGTCGTTTGGATTTAATAAGGTTGCAAGGGTTGTAGGATCTTTTACCAAGATACGTTTAGGGCGTCCAGCGGCATCAACTAATGATTCATCTTCTGGACTAATTAACGCCTCACGCATGTCACTTGGTACAAAAATTACCTTAATCGGGGCGTATGTTTTGTTCATCATAGAGGGAGCTCCTTTCTCTAGATTTTGATTTATTTTATTTTTATAAGTATCGTTATATAGCTGATCAATACTATACAAGGATACGATTATCTTAAGTCTTAAATTCGACATAAGTTGTCGAGATATACAGGATGGCTGGATAAAAACAAAAACGAATTTCTATTTTCAATGTGGTATTTTAATTATGAGTGATACTTTCTTAAATGAGAAAAAGGTCGTAGTATATGCGATCGCACTCCGTTACTGGGAACTCAATAGTGAGAACCCACCTGTTCGAGCTCGAGCACTTTGTGAACGGGTATTAAAAGAAGTCAGACCAAAAGAGAGTGTGGCTGATGATGGTCTAAGTAAAGACAATTTAATCAACTTAGCTTCTACGCTAGGTTATCTACTTGATACTGAACAACCTCAAAGTTTCAGTATGATGAAACAATCAATCCGTATGGCAATCAAGAAAGATGATGAGCTATACGATGCAGCAATTATGGCTTTAGAAGGGCCATATAAATATGATGAGTTATTAGAAGCATGTCTATCATGGCAGCGTGAGATCAGTGCTTACTTCCAACGTTTAGATTTTACTAAATCGGTACGTAAGTATACAAGTAACGTATTATACGGTGATAGTCGTAACGACATCATGGAACAAGCACGTGAAATGATCGCGATGCTTCAGCCTTATAGTACTTATGGTGATAGTACGGGTGGTACAGGGATTCACAACCCGATCTTAGTCGCAGGTTTTAGTACTGAAGAAGAAGATACGGTAAAAGCAGTCTGGGAGAAAACCCAGACTGCGATTTCACCTGAGTCTATCATGAAGACAGGTTATAAGGGGATCAACCGTGCATTAGGTGCACCAGGTGGATTGTTTCGTGGGGATACAATCTTATTAGGTGCATTACAGCACAACTATAAATCTGGTATGCTTGATGATATCTTATTTGATATCCCACGTTTTAATAAACCTCACTTCTTTACTGATAAGAAGAAAGCAGCCATACTTCATCTTTCACTAGAGAATAATGCCGGTGATGACTTGATGCGTATTTACAAACGGGCTTACGTAGTAAAATACGGTAAGATGCCATCACTTCAAGATTGTATCAATGAAGACCCTAAAAAGGTATCAGATTTAATCAATGAGTTTACGGCACAAAATGGGTGGACGTATTTCTATATGAAAGCCAACCCAAGTAACGTAGGTTACATCGATGTGCAAAACTTAGTGATGGAATTCGAGATGAACGGCTATGAGGTTCATGTCTTAGGGGTGGACTATTTGAGTATGCTTTCTTTAAAAGGGATCAGTCGTATCGGTGATGGGACAGAATACCAAGAGTTGTTTAGACTTATGCGTAACTTCTGTTCTGAACGTGATATCACTTTAATCACCCCTCACCAGTTAAGTACAGAGGCAACTTATCTTAACCGTGATGATTATCAAGCTGACTTTGTTAAGAGTGTAGCAGGTAAATCTTACTGGGCGAAGAGTAAACAAATCGACCGTGAGGTAGATGTGGAAATCGTTCAGCATATTGTGACTTTACCTAAGGTAGGTGGTCGTAAAGGTGAAACCGAATCTTTCTTGACATTTTGTCTTGGTAAGAACCGCCGTGTACATGATACCAAACCTGAGAATAAATCAGGTGCACTTCGTTTTACGGATTGTGGTATCATTGCAGACCTTAATGAACCTGATGATAAAGAAACTTACGTGAAAGATCTTCGTAAACTCAGAGGGACAGGTAGTGTCTCTGGTGAAGAGGATGTTTGGTAAGGATAAAGTAGATGGAGGTAACTTCGGTTACCTCTTACTTTTGTCCCTAAATTTCTGTTAAAGGTTTTTATTTTATATAGGGAGTCTTAATATGACACGAGAAGAATTAGATGCACTGACGCCCTATGAGGCGAAGTTATTGTGGAGAGAGATTTTCGATACGTATTATGATGTTGAAGCCAAGCAGATGTATTGCTATAGTGACTGGACGTTAGAAGTAGCAGGTATCCCAATGACCGGCAGTGATGAATGGGATATGGCGATGGCTGAACAGTATAATGTCACTAAAAGAACAATTGGTAATTTAGCGGATTGGGTTGCTGATGAAATCCCATTTTATATCCATCGTCAAAGTGATAGTGTTTATATCTTCAACATGATCAAGAAGTATAATAGTTTTATGGTCGCTTTATTAGATCGTGCTAATGTTGGTGCAAACCGCATGAGACGTAATGAAGATTTTCAGCACATTATTGAAGATTGTGAAAGACTCGCTAATCTTGCTAACCACTTATTTACTACAGTACAGATGACGATTGGGGAAGAAGCGTATCGTATCTTTGGCATCTTACCGGATGAACTTGTCACTGAAGGTAAATCAGGTCGTACTGCACTTCGCTTTGGTTATCAAGGTAATATAGGTGTTAAAGAGGATAATAAAGAGATTCCGAAACGGGTCAGTATTACCGACGGCATGAGTGATCGTTTACGTCAAGCTACTCGTTTATGGCGTAACACAACGGAGGATTAATAAATGGCATCTAAATCAGAAATTTACTATAAAGGTGTCGTTGACCTTTGTAACTTAGATATCAAAGCGATTCATTGGTATTATGAAGCATTACTGAAAACGGATAATGCTTCCTTTGCTTTTGATAAGGTGATGGGATTTGATATCGTAAAAGATTACGAGTTAGGCTTTACGGATAACTTTGTTATCGAAGTACAATGTACCAAGAAGTTTTATATCGAAACACTATACCCACTTCGTAATAACTTTAAGATCATCTTAAAACAAACCCAACAAACTGAAAAAGAAGAAGGGATGAAGTTAATCAAACCTCAAACTTACCAGCGTGTTTATAAAGGGGTTTTAGTGAATCCAATTGATATGGGACAATCAACTAGTCAGTCTTCTACGCCAGATAGCAATACTGATCCGAATGCAGAGAAAACCCCTGTCACCGTGAAGATCCAATTACTTCATCCTGCCATTGAGTATATCATGCGTTCTAACTTTGGGGGTAACTTCCATGGTGTTCCAGGTGATATCGTTAAAGGGATGCTATCAAAATCCATTGAGATGTTAGATTGTAAACCGGATGAGAAACCAAAAGGGGTTGAGATGGTACCACCCGATAACCAGAAGGTTACGACTGACGTATTGATCCCACATGGCACACCTATTCTGGATCTTCCTCGTTTTGTACAGAAAGATCGATATGGTATCTATAATTACGGATTAGGTAGTTATCTTTGTAAAGATACGTGGTACCTCTATCCTTTATATCAGTATGATCGCTATAAGAAGTCTGATACTCGTTTAACAATCAACGTAATTCCTAAAGCGAAGATCATGGATAGTCCTCGTACCTATCATGTTTATAATCGCGACGTGACCATTCTTTGCGGCGGTGGTGTAGAAGTATCGGATGATGCAAATGCTCGTACTACTAATGAAGGTGATGGTGCGACCATGTTTGATCCGGCTAAACTCCGTAATGAATCCGTGATCCAAAATGAAAAGGGTACTTATCTTAATCCAATCGATGCGAAAAAACAATTCGTCCAAAATAAACGGACGGATGATTTAAACTATGCACCGATGGTAAAAGATCGACTCACCACCTCATTACAACATGCGATGAGCAATATCGCTCAACGTAATGGGATCGTACTGACTTTCATCTGGGAGTATGCAAATCCGCATTTATTAGTACCCGGTATGCCAGTGCGTGTGGTGTATTTCAAGAATGAAGTGAAATATGAAATCACCGGTGTCTTATTAAAAGAAGCAGGTGCTTATCAGTTAGTGGGTGGTACCAACAGCAAGAAACATTTGGGCAGTGTAGGTCTAGCTGTTATGGTAGATCAAGATCAGTTTAATAACACCGAGAAGAAACAATATCAATCGACTTCTTCTGGCGTGGGTAAATCACTGATTAAGAACTTACTCTCGATATTTTAACTTCTTATTATTTGAGAAATAATCTGTATTGATATTGATCTTACGTTAATATTGATTACTACGCGGTGAACGCCTCTTATTAAGTTGAACGACTTATGTTTTGGCAATACAAGCTGCACATTTAAATTTCTCTTTTTGCATAATCTCAAGTAGGGTATATGGTCATCCATATACCCGCTTTTATGTTGTCATTTTTCGTAAGGCTCTGTTTATATGAGTAATTAAAGGATATTTTATTATGGCACTAAATACTGGCTCAAGCAACAGTAGCAATAGCTCTAAATCAACCGGTATTCTTGATAAAGCAATCGAGAGTGTTTGGTTTGAAGGTCCCGAGAAGAGTAAGAGTATCGGGGATACATTTGGTAAAGATATCGATCAGATCTTAGGCGAGTTCAAACAGAAAAGTATTACCAATCTTGATACCTTATTTAAACAAGGTGTAAATGGATTAGGTGGTTTACTCGGTGGATTTGTTAGTAAGTTTAATCTGAAATCATTAGGCATCGATCCAAATAAAGTTAAGGATTATATCGACCAAGGGAAACGTATTGCTTCAGCAGCTTCTCAAGGTCTTGAAGTTTATAAACAATTTAAAGAAGGGAACTACAGTTTAGTTCTTGATAGTCTTGGTGGGGTATTAGGGAATAACCTCGTTAACATGGGTAAATATGGTCTTGAGATGCGAGACCTTGTTAAGAATGCAGATTTCCATTCCTTTGCGGGGTTAATGGATTTCGTTTCTAACGTCACTGGTGTTAACATGGCTGATGCATTAGGTATCAGTGAGATGCAGGCGAAGATTGGTGCGTTGGTTCAACTTGCCCAAGAATACGGTGGTGCAGATCTTATCGCTAAACTACAGGGTAAGTTATTTGGTGAAGGGATGTATCCTGGACTTGAACAAGCGCTTGCCACTAACCTTGCATTAAATGCGTCATTCAGTCAGGTGGATACAATCGATGAAATCCTAAAAATCATCGATGGTCGTATGGCTGGTGAAATTAACCCTGATCTCATTAACCGTATTTTATTAAACTATCGCTTACCAAGTAACTGGAAGGACAATAGTCTTAGTGAAGAGAAAGAACGTTTATTCCGTATCTTTGAGAAGGTTGATCCAAACTGGGATAAAGAGGTCATAAATGGTAAGACGTACTATAAAACAAAACCATGGATGGCGATGAGTGAAGATGCGAAAACCTTATTTGGTAATGATGCGTTATATGGCGTCACTATTGCGATTGCAGGGAGTTATCCTGAGTTGACTGTAAAAGAAGGATTAAACTTAACCTACCCATATCTCAATCTTTCTATTTAATCGAGAACCATGTTTTGTAGCCCTTGCTTTAACTAGAGAAGTACGGGCTATATTTTATTATTTGCAAATATTAAAAGGTTTAAAACAACAATTATGAGTACGTTAAAACAACGCATTCTTCAGGCAACTCAAGCTCGCTTATCCATGGAAGCAGTGGAGTGGGATGATGACGGTACACTCTTTAATGATATCACCCGTGTCATCTCTGAGTTTCGCTCTGAAGTTAAAGCAAGTGATGAACTCGCGGCAGAGAAATTACTGCACAGTGAGTTTGGTCGAGTGATACTCAAACATATGGGCATGAAAGCGACACTATCTATCGATAACAGTAATGGCGTTAATGCTTATATCGTCGTACCTGCTATCGACCGCAACAACCCAATCCTACATCGCTTTGCTAATCTAACCACCGGTAACCGTACCGTGTTAGATAAACTTGTAAAAGAAGAAGAGCTTTATGCTTTAGTGGATCGTAAAGAAGGTCGTTTGGGTGGTATCTTATCTGAGATTGATCATCCGATCTATATCACCCGTGGTATGCTCTTTAATAATGACAAGTTCAGTCCAAGGGAGATCGCCGCAGTGATCCTACATGAGCTTGGTCATGCATTTAGTTATTATGAAGGGTTATCTCAATATATCCGTCAGAACGTGATTCTTGCTTCTAACGTAGCTGAATTCCGTGATACCTCTGATGCACAAACCAGACTTCGTATTATCTCTCGTTTAAAAGCTGAGAAGTTATTACCAAAAGAATTCGATGACAGTCGGGTTGCTAATGCTGGTGATAAGTATACGACTGTGGTGATATCAATGGGTCAGCGTATGATCGCAGAAGATCCAAACAGTATCTTCCACAATAGCACCACATTTGAATCTGCTGCAGATCAGTTTGCGATCCGTAAGGGCGCTGGCTTATATCTGGCTAAATCATTAACAAAGATCTATAAACAATATAACTCAAGTGCATTTGAATATTACTTCGGCTTATTTGTTTCAGTTGCCATGTCAATCATGAGTATGCTCTTCGTTGCGATTGGTGCATTACATCCGGTCTTTTTCTTATTTGGTCTGATCTCTTACATGACAGCTTTAATTCAGGGTGCATTTAGTGATGCATTAAGCAGCTATGATACACCACGTGATCGTTTAAAACGTATCCGCACTGAAATGATCGGGCGTCTTAAAAAACAAGATCTTTCTGATGTGGTACGTAAAGAGTTAGTGAAAACGTTTGATTCATTAGATGAATTATTAAAACAAAACGATAAGCACTATAATGCGAATGAAACCTTAGGTAAACTGATCTATGATCGTTTGGATGGCTTATTCATCCGCCAGAAAGATGCGAAGAAACGCCAGCAAGCTTTAGAAGATTTATTAAATAACGAACTCTACGTCTCAGCAGCTCGTTTTGCATAAATCATTTCTCTTTTACATTAAAAATATAAAATAAAGGTTTAAAACAATTATGGAAAACATCCAATCTGTGGTATTGGCTTATCGCCAATGTTTAAATAGCGGTATCGACCGTACTGTGTTATCTCGTGGTGTTGCCACTCACGTAGGTTGTCGTATTAACATCCTAGCGGGTGGATTAGATGCACAAACTCGCATGCACTTTAAATTTGGTATCACCAAACTTGCTTCTTATATCAATGAAAATATCGTTGGTTTCATCGGTGAAGAATTCATTGAGCAAGTAGTGAAAGTAGTAGACTATCGTATTGCGATTGCAAGTGGTACTTTGAATTACGAAGGTGATAAAACCTTAGTTGAACTTCTTGATGCAGATAAAGCAACATTAGGTGATGAACCAACTGAAGCACAAGAAACTGCATTAGGTCAATTATTCGGTGCAGTGACTGCATTAATGGGTACCAATACCAGCATCGTTGCAGTAGCAACTAATCTTGGTAACTATAAACCTGAAGCTTAATCCTTAAGTTCAGATAAAAGAAGGGAGTATAAAGCGATGAGTGATGTCGTGAATATTTCAGACCTTCGCCGTAAGATCATCAAAGGTTACCAAACGGATGGTGACCTTTTAGATGCGGTAGAAGAATCTGAACAAGCGATCGCTGAACACCAAGAAGCCCTACGTCCAATCCAAAGACGTTTGGAGCGTATCGAGCGTGTTCAAGCAATGATCCAAGAAGGTGGGGTAAATCGTGCTTTGGTTCAACAAGTGATCGAAGAAACTGAGAACCCAGCTTTATTAGATGAAGGTGGTTTAACGATGGAATCTTTTACCACGGTTCCATCTAACGTTAATCGTCTTTCATTAGAAGCAATCACTGAACAGCAAAAGAATATTGCATTAGGTGCAGCGGCTGCTGTCGGTGTAGGTTTAGTCGTTAAATTGATTGCGATCATTTGGGGCTTTGTTCGTAAGCTATTTAGTAAACAAGAACAAAAACCAGGTGAGAAAGCCATTGATTACACTAAACAAGTTGCACTTCGTGAAGAAGAAGCAGAAAAAGCGATCCTTCGTCTTGAAAAATCAAATGTCATCCGTGAACAATTAAAACGTTTCCAAGATGCATTTGAAGATGAAGCGAATCGTAACGAAGCAGATCAAAACTTACATGAAGCGTGGAATGAGTTATTACAAGAAGCGTTCATTAAAGGTAGTCGTATGGATGCGATCCATGGTATCTTCAATGACATGCCTAACTATAGCTCCACTGCAGTAGAATGTAATGCAACGACTCGTGAGTTAATTGCAGATCTTCCTGAGAAAGGTGCAACTCCTGAAGGGAAAGCGTGGTTTGATAGTAAAGTAAAAGATTGCTATCGTAAGTTTGCGCCTCAAGCGATTCGTAAGAACCTTGAGAAAATCAAAGATGTCCTCGATAAAGCAGAAGGCATGCGTGATCACATCCTACCTTGGAATAGTGAAACCGAAGAAATGGTTTACAATGCGATTAAAACTCGTAAGAACATCATCTTCTTAAACAAGATCATGGAATACGGTCCATTTGCGAAAGACAGTCTTCTCATCAAAAATAAAACCTTTGATGAAGAAGCGGCAAGTCATCTTGATAAACTTAAAGAAGTGGCTGAAAAATCCACGATCACTAAAGAAGTCGGCGCATCACTTAAAGAATACATCACTTACTTTGGTGATAACATGAAGTGCTATTTTGCGGTACTTAAACTCTATATGTTGATTGCAGGTAGCTATGATCGTTTCATGTATCTTTATAACAAACAAGGTGGTAAATACTTTACCCTATTAAAAGCCATTGCGAAAGCAGCAAATAAACAAATCAATAGTTTCCTCAATAAAGATGGAACGGTTAACCTTGATAACCTTGATGAGTTTGCTGTGAATATGGAATACAAGATGGGTGAAGGTTGGACATTAACACCAGTTAAGGGAGATGAGTAATGAGTTTTGATAATCAAGTTGAGATTCATGAAGAGATGGGTGATGTGGCACCTGAAGAGACCGTATCTCAAGAAGGGATCGTTTACAAAACCAATGAGAAGTCTCAGTTAAATGAGATGGTGCAATCTCATCTTGCTGGTATCGCTCAACAAGAAGAAGCCTTTACTGAATTAGAACATGTTAATGCAACGACACCTTTAACGGAACGTATCCGTGGTATCGTCAATAACGAGAAAGTTCGTTTAGTGGAAATGGCGAATACGATTGAAGCGCCAGCTGAACCTGCTCTACCAGAAAACCAATCTGAAGAGTAAAAAAAATAAATAAAGATATGAGGGTACCAACTGGTACCCTCTCTTTATGTTAATATATACTAGTCCAACTAATATACTGTGGAGATCTTGCTCGTCCCCACAGTGATTGCTATTAGCGGTGTGCAAATCTGTATATGCGGTCTAGTCTTCTATACCTACAGATACAGCCTGCTTCATCGTATTCACTGTAGTCATTGCGCAATATTGCGCTAAGGTATGGTCTAACACCGATGGCTATATGATAGTAATCACAATCTGGTTTTATCGTATTGATAAAGTTCCAGAGTTCTAATGTTCTTTCTATTGTTGGCATGATTTTACCCCATTCAATTAAATATTGATCAAGGGAGTCTCTACGTAACTCCCACCAGCGTCATATGCACGGTGTATTAGGGCCTCTTATATGAGATAAATCGAGTTGCGTCTATTATCCCATGTAGATTATATACACTTGTAATTTTAATAGAATAGGTAAAAAGAAAAGAGCACAAAAATAAGAGGGTACCCTAGGGTACCCTCTCTCTTATGTCGTTATCCTAGAACGGGATATTGTGCGCTAATGTCGTTTGAAGAATCAAATGATCCATCGCACGCTCATAAACTTCTTTACAAGCGGCTCCCATATCAACGTATTTATCGCCTTGATGTTCAAACGCATACTGACGTAAGTGCTCGATCATCGTTACTGTATCATGTGGCAGGCTCTCAAGATCAAATGGACAACCATCTGCATCCATCACCCAACCACTTGCATTGATGTAGACTCGATAAAGCTTCGCCGTACCTTCTTGAATCATTGCATGGCGATACATCGAATCATATACGTTATACTCGTAGTACACGATATCAAATGACGCGTTCTCACCGGATATCCAGTGTGTGACGTATAGGCCTGGATATAACCAACCATGATCATTCTTAGTTGAACCAAGATATTTATAGTTGGTAATCAGATCACCTGAAACATCTGCTTGATCAATTTCCATTAAACAAGTTGATAACCGTTTTAATGTTTGACCTGTAAGATGTTGTCTTACTTCAGGTTGAAACACATCGAGATATAGTGCTAATGCTTCAAGTTCAAGTTCCCCTTCTGCGTGTTGATCACGTGGCATCATTTCTCACCTCCCGCAGCCATAAAGAACATTGCTTCTTTAAGACAGAATTCCTGTTGTGCTACTGCATAAGGACTCACGCCATCCTGATTACCAAGATAGAATTTAGATTCCTTAAATTCATCAATAGTATTAAACTTAAATTCCACTTCATCACTTGTCTCTGGATCATAAGTCGTATAAGTGATTTTATCGAAATCTTCTGATACGACAAATACTGGCCATTCAGACGCATCCTTAACATCAGCTGGACGATCCTTGATCAGTACATTCTCAATGCATTGCGCAGGTGGGTTAAACCATCCACTATGAGCTTGTTTGCTTGAGAGTGTATATCCCGCTAAGCCAAGTCTCGCATTACGGACACCTTGTATACTGTACTCTCTTGCATTGATGTCATATGCTTCTACAAACTTACGAATTTCATCATTTCGTTTATTAGTATAGTTCGTATGAGAGATGTATTTCGGTTTATCTTCCTTATCCTTCTCAAAGATCGATACGCTTGCATTGATCTGATTATAGATGAGGAAGTAGTTGATGATATAAAGACGAGTTGGATTCGCTTTAATATCGGCAACGTATACCTTACGAGTCATATTGGATGTATTATGCTCAACATCAAGGATAACGAATCGATTTAAAATCGTATTATATCCAGTAGGTTTGATGTTACTGAGCATCTTCGCCACCTTCTTTTCGATATCGAGTTCTTGTTCTCTTACCACTTTTTGGTCTGTGTATTTCTTCGCGATAGATAAACAAACACGTTGTTGGTCAAGAACAAATTTTGGATACTTCGTTTCATCAGATAAATAATATTCCGATTTCATGAACTCATCGATGGATTCGAATACAGCAAACTGATCTGGCGATGGACGCAGAGCATTAGAACCCTGATACAGGAATTCAGTGTATGAGAATATCGGACCAGATTCACTCACCGCAAAATAGATCTGAGGATAGAACGGTTCCTCACCATCTCCGTCATCAGCAAGAATACGAGAAACAATCGAGAAGAATGGAATGATGATGCGTTTGTGTACATCACCTATCTTGATCTCACGTAACCCACCGCCTGCTTCCAGTAACTCCATATGGCTAAACTGATAAGCCTCCACTAATGCACGAATAAACTTGCGCAATTCGTAGTTCGTTAATTGACTCGCATCAGTTAACGTACCAACACGATAGATTCGACTACCATCCAATGTAAAGCTTACGATACTGTTGATCGTTAGCTTATCGCCTAGATCTAATACTACTTCATATAGATGATTATTCTTTTTACCAAGTTCCACGATATGGATGAAATGGTTTTCACCCTTAGTTTCACTGTTAACTGCGACGTATTTATTAAATGCGGTATTATACGAGGTAGGTGTGCATTTGCTTGCGATATCAAGCAATTCTTTTGTTGTGTACATGTTTAACTCCTATTAGTTAATGGTACCTATCAATTGTCTTTCGACTTCCAATAAACATTCTTTTTGTTGTAGACGAACGTAAGGTGGAACGTCATCACCTGTTAAGTAATATTCAGAGTTAATGAACTCATTGATATCACTAAAGTCGACAATGGTTTCACCTGGAATACCTTTACTATAACTGAAGAACTTATCTGTTTTATTTACAGCAAACATCGGGAAGTAGAAGTCATACTGAGCGACTAATACCTCTTTGTTCTCGATTGCCCAAGCTAGTGATGCGCCAGCAACAAGGTTAACAACTGGTCCAACGACAATATCACCATTGTCACGTGGTGTGATGACAAATGGCTCATACTTGCCACCATTTTGGATTGTTGTACTTACCCAATCACAGAACCCACGAAGGATACACCCAAGTTGCGTGCTTTCGTTACATGGGTCACCTTCAATCACTACTCTAACTGGTAAACCTTCTGCTGGTTTGCGCCATGCAAATACTTTAGCTGATACCTCACCAGTACCATCGCCTTTCGGTGTGGCAGTTACGGTGATATGGTAATAGATAGTTGGGTGCTGATCAATATCTAAAATACCAAGGTCACCCACACGCCCATCGATATTCATCATGGTAACGATGTATCGACCGAAGAAGGTGTTATATTCGGTTGGTTTAGTATAACCAAATATTTTACTTAAATATAGATCATCATTTTTAGTATCTGTTGTCATGGTGTAACTCCTATTCGTTACTATAGTTAAATTAATTTATTTAAAGAAGCGGTCTTTAAGACTACTCATTTTACTGGTTATGCCAGTTTCTTCTGATTTGGTTTCTACCTTTTTAGGTTCAGCCCAACGATAATCATATTCAGAAGCATGCGGTTTGACCGCTTCATCTTCATGTTTATCATGGAATGATTTCGCAATCTGTTTGCCATCTAAGATGAAACGACGTAGGTTAGTCGTTGGTTTACCATTTAAACCATACTTCGTTAAACCTACTTGTGCAATTGTAGTCGGTTTACCATCGACCATCTCAGACCCAACGAAGATAAATAAGCGGCGTTCACCACGATAGTATTTATCTTTGATGTAACCTTCAAAGTCAATCCCTTTTAATACATGGCCAATCACTAATGTATCGGATTTACTGAACATGGTGATTAAGAAGTCCTTATTCATGAATTTAGTCCGGATTGTTTGACGATGTTCATCTGTTAAACCATATTTCGCTTTGATTTCATCTGCTTTCTTACCAAACTCTTCTTCGTTTAATAAGCCTTTAATTTGAGTGGTCATAATAATCTCTCCTTATAATCTGGTGATGCTAAATTTAAGAATGTTTTGAAATCCACAGAAAAGACATGATAGCGGATTCCATCATTTAATTTTGGTTCGGTTGTTTCAAAGGTGAATACGCATAAGTGATTATCCACATCCCCACGCTTAGTTGTGAAAAACCGAATAATATTCCATCTTGGATGAACATCCAAATTCGTTAACATTTGAACGATGCTATCAAACTGGTCATGGAAGTATCCATCACCATAGATCTGGATATATTGGTTGCAAACACTGGATTCCCCATTTAGTCCAGTAAATGGCACCGTTTGGATGTGCGTACCAAGATGGGGGATATTCTCAATCTCCTCATCTTTGATCCCATAGACATTAAGATAAGTGGTAAATACCTTCTTATCGAAGAATTCATTAAACGTCTGAGGACGACGTCTAAACTTGTTCTGATTTTCAAGTTTAGGTTTTGGTTTATTTGACATGCTATACTCCTATTCGTATAGTTAAGTTATATGCGATATAAGGCCTCTAAATCGCACTGTAATCGATTATTTATCTTAAGATGAATAATCACTCGAGTGATGTAAGATAATGCTGTTATCAGCGTTCTATCATCATATAAATAATATATACTTATAAATATGATAAAGAGCGGACATAAGCAAGAGGATATCCTAAGATACCCTCATAAACCTGCTATTGTTTTAAGAACTTCAGTACTTTATTTTCAGGATGAAGTTTATCCATCTGGTTATTATAAAGTGAGGTCAGTTCTTTTAGGGTATAACGATAGAAACGTTTGCCCTCTGATAATACATTAATAAAGACGATCACAGGGTTGTTCTTACCCACACTAATTAAACGGTTATTCCCATGTGCCACATGTAAGGTACCGATTTCCTTATCTTTATTAATAAATTTGAACATGTCGACGACTTTTTGACCTACATCATTAGTTGGATGGTTTAAGAAGACTAAACCTTCATCCACTTCAACGGGTGTATCATTTTTAGGGATATGGTAACCCACTTCAATGTACTTAAAGAATTCATGTTCTTGCTCGGGTGTCGTGATCAATACATCACGTGTCTCAAGCTTAGGGGGTGTGTAATCTGCAATCATGTGCTACTGCCTTATTTGTTTTATGGTGTTATTTTTATGAAATTAGGGATAAAATTGAGAGCCACCTAAATGACCCTAATTACAAACAATATTGTGATGAAATAATCATTTAAATTTTAAGAGGAAAAAGCCCATGATGATTAAAGATGAGTCGATTGTATTCCCTGAAGATACCCCAGAGAACAAAGACGAAATGAAAGTTTATGAAGTGCAGTATGAATATAACGATAGTACCTTTGCTATCGATTTACCTGCTGGTAGCTGGGAGGAGGCGGAAGCTAAACTCGAAGCGATTAAGCTTAGTGGTAAAGTGACAGCACGCTTAGTTTCCAGAACGAAGATCGAATCGATTGATAAGGTTGATTTTGATCTTTCAGGTAATGGTACTTTAAACTAACGACATAAGACGAGAGGCATCTTAGTGATGCCTCTGCGTATGTCTGCTTATAGTCCATTGTAAGCGATTTTCACTTTACATAGACGACTATTCACGATACCTAACGATGAAGTATAGTCTGCGATAGTACGAGACTTCGGTGTGATGTTATCAATCACAAAGACAGTACTGATACGATCATGCGCGACCACTTTAAACATCTGATCTGGGATCGGTAACCCACGTACACGTTTAGTGATGCGACAGTTATCCACTAAGATACCAGAGATCACGTAGTTTGCTTTACTGTTTGATTTACGAAGATCTTTAGCAAAGTTTTCCATGTGTTTCCAAGTACCACGATTTAATTGTGGGTTCTGTGGCACGATATTGGTCATCAAATAAGATTGGCTTACAGTCTCATAATCTGAGGTGTTAGAGGAGGCTGCAAGGTGACCTTTGTCATAACCACTTTTAGCGTACTGTTTATGGCTGATTTGATCGAAGTAAGACAATCTATCGTCTAAACGGAAATCGTTCGTTCTAGGGGCTTTAAATCGCTTAAAATCACCCTTCTCGAGTTTCTCTACAACTAATACAGGCATTCTCCATTCTTTACTGAAATAAGAGATATACTGATCATTGCAAAGTTTTACGATGTCGTTCGTGTCAGTGACTTTTACTGAGAGTTCCGTCTCGATATCGGGACACTGCTCAGCATAACTAAATAAACTACAACTTCCGAGGAGTAATCCAAATAGCAACTTTCTCATTTTTATTGTTCCTTGTTGAAAAAAAAATATGGCGGTAATTATAGGGAGCGCTTGCGCACTCCCTCCATATAATTATCTCAAACAATCAGTTGGCATACGATAGATATCACCAACATTGTGATTTTTATCGAATAACACTTTCACTTGACAGTGTTTTACTTCTGCACCATCTTTGTAGTTGAATACGTAATCGAACTCAGATACGCCATATAAGCCTTCACCAAAATGTGGACGACCTAACAAGTTTTGAACTTGGTCTTTATTCATACCACGTTCTACCATGTTGAGGTTTTTCATATTCACCCAGCTACCAAATTGGCTGCCATCGTGATTGAAAGTTGCATCTTCTGCTTTAGGCCATACAGGGCTTTCTGAGCGACCGTTTTCATCTACCTGTGATAAGTTACCACATCCCACTAATAATGCTGCCATGAGTGCTACAGCGGCTTTCTTTAACATGTTTAATTCTCCTATAGAAATACTAAAGATAAGAGGGTAGATCACCACCCTCTAGATTTGTCCACAATCGTGAGACTACCATTGATACATGTAGCCTGCACCTGCAGTCACATCTTTCTGAGTATCTACACCTGCAGAAAGTTTGATGATGTGGTGACCATTGTCAGATGAACGTGAGTAACCTACTGCAACAGCTGATTGACCATGTTTATAACCCACACCTACACCAACACCAGATTTACCTGGTAAGTATACTTGCGGGATGTTAGCCATTGCAGCTACAGCCGCAATACCCGCATCAGCACGTTTACGGTTTTTCTTCACATCGTGATCTAGGCGATCAACTTTGTTTTCTAAACCGGTGACACGGTTTTCTACGTTAGTTAAACGAGCACCGTGGTTGATCACAGTACGACGTACTTGTTTAAGTGCGCGTGATTGTGCATCTTGACGTGCTTTCACTTGGTTTAATTGTGAAACGTTTACCGCATCGTTGTCGTCTTCACCAGCCGTCACATTTTTGATTTTGGTGTTACGAGCATCGATACCATCTTTAGTGATCTTAGGACCATTGTATACCGTTAAAGAGTTTACACCGATATCTTTAGATGTAGCCACTTTATATGCAGTTGCGCCATTTTCATCTTTAGATGAAGTTACTTCCATATTGTGGCCAGCTTCTACGACAGTGTGACGTTTAGCTTCTGCTTCTACATCAGCAGTCTTAACTTTGTTAGTTTCGATTGCTTTAGTATTGTCAGTGATGCCTTTCGTGTTTTTGTCGATAGCTGGTTGATAGTCAGTTGAGCTTACAGTATAAGTGATTTTACCGTTTGCATCAGTTGAGATATCAACTGTGGTGTTTTTACCTGCTGTCACAACTGGTAGTTTTTGTTCTACTGCTTTAATATAATCGGTATTCGCTGTGATATCTTTCGTATTTTGAGCGATATCTTTAGCATTTTTATCGATTAGTTTTTCAGCAGAGCGGATATCAGCAGTATTGGTGTTAATTGCTTTTGTGTTTTCTGCAATGGCATTTGCATTATCGGCAATTTTCGCGCTGTTATCTGCGATCGCTTTAGCATTGTCTACTACGCCTTTCGCATTTGCTGCAATCTTATCGTTGTGAGATTTGATTGCATCATGTACAGTGTTTTCACCTGTGCCACCAATGTCGGTCATGGTGATGTTGCCCTTGTTATCCACTTGGGCATTGCCACCTAGTACAGTTGTTACTGAACCTGCAACGTTATTAATAACGTCTTGGGTTGCATATAGTTGTGAACCATTGATCGCATCAGTAGAAGTCGCAGAGATTTCACCTGCACCTACATTGATAATTTGGCGAGTATGATCACCTTTCTTACCAACAGAAACCACAGCAGTTGCATCAGTACCTGCGAAACCACCATAAGTGATTTTACCTACGGTTGCTTCATTTACAGCTACGGCTTGTTCAGTAGTGGTTGCAGTACCTAATGCTACAGATGAACCGTGAGTTACAGTTGCAGCCTTACCTAAAGCAACGCCATAATTCGCATCAGCAGTTGCACCTTGGCCGATTGCGGTTGAAGCAATTTTATTTGCTACTGAATCAGAGCCAATAGAAACGGTACTTAAACCAGTTGAGTTAGCACGAACACCAATTGCTGTTGATGATTCACCTGAAGCTTTCGCTTGGTAACCGCCTGCAAAGCCATGGTTATAAGCTTGAGATTCAGCACCAATTACAGTACCACGAATTTCAGCTGATGAGTGAGTACCTACAACAGTTGCAGATTCGTTAGTTGCGGTAGCATTTGCACCAATAGCAACAGAACGGATACCTTCTGAAGTTGAAGCTGAACCGATAGCAATAGATTCATCTGCTTTTGCTTTTGCATCTACAGATACAGCAACAGTACGGTTACCCGCTGCTGTTGAGCTATCGCCCAATGCAGTAGCAAATACACCAGTTGCATTAGTAGATTCACCCACAGCTACTGATGATTTACCAGTTGCATTTGAATCGTTACCAATTGCTACAGTAGAATCAGCTGTTGCGTTTGCACCAGTACCTAATGCTAATGCAGATTCACCACTTGCGGTTGCTTTCGAACCGAATGCACTAGCATTTAAACCACTTGCATTTGATTGATGACCAACTACGGTAGTTTCATTAGCGAGTGCTTTGTTATCATAACCAAATGCACTTGAGTTATGGCCAGTGATAAGATTATAGTGACCAGTTGCAGTTGATTGGTCACCGGTTACGTTGTTACCACCACCAAATGCATGGGTGTGGTTACCGTTGATTTGGTTGTTCATACCAAATGAAGAGGCTTGTTCACCAATCAAGTGGTTATTATCGCCACCTGCTTGTGATTGGTAACCGGTGATAGAAGAACCATCGCCGAAGATGTTACCATCTTTCGCGGTATCAGCGACAAAGTTCTGGCCACCGATAACAGTTGAAGAACCGTCAGTTGCATTTACGATGTTAGACTGACCGACTACAGTGTGACCAGGACCTGCAACAGTAGAAGGCACTACAGTGTTTTTGTAGGTTTCTTGGTTTTCGGTAGTACGAGCATCCGGTGTGTAACCATCTAATACGAATGGTTGTTTTAACGCAGGAGTCTCAGTTGCATCTGCAGCCATAATACCAGCAGATGTCAATAACGCTACCATTAAAGCAGATAATTTAACACTAGTGTTTTTCATGATTAAAATTTCCTTTTTCGGTTATAGCTCGGTGAGCGACACCGAGTCTAGTTAGTTAAGATTGATTTAACGTATCAGATAAAGCCCTATTGCTTCTATCCGCACGGAAATGATATTTACTTCTACCATCTCATATAAATTATATACACTTATAAAAACGATAGAAAAAGAAAATAGGGACAAAAGTAGAGGGTATCTTTCGATACCCTCATATTTGTCTGGATTATTGCTTAAAATTAAGTCCAAGATGGAAGGTTTCTTGTTTGAAATCCATTCTTTCTTCTTGGAGTAATTTTACCACGTAGTCCATTAACTCATTTTCGAATGCAAGTTTAATTGCATCCATGTCTGCAACAAAGGTTTGGTTTTTGAAGAAGAATTCACCAAGGTAATTAATGAATGATTTAATCAATCCATTACCAAAGTCTTCATCACAAACAACCAAATAGCCTTTATCCGCACAGATATCTTTTAATCGAACTTCGATACGATGAGCACGATTGAAACGCACCGCTTCTTTATCTTCAGTATCTTCCGTAAACGGGATTACACCAAAGCGAGCATACCCAGTACGACTATCGCAAACACGAAATTGGATTGCGACTACATCTTTTACTTTGATAAACTCAAACTCATCGATTGCAAGTTCTTTTAAGAAATCGATTGTTGATTGTTTCATGTCATCACCGTTTCTTTGCAATCCATAATTAACCTGTGATAAGGATATCCCATATTACTACAGGATATCCTAGCACAAACCATGAATTAGTCATCTACCCGACCAATGATTTCATGACAAGGAAGTATCTCAGAATACTGAAATATCTTAACAGGTTCAGTGTTTGGCTCGTTGGTGAGTTTGCAGAGTAAAGGTCTACCGTAGATGATGTTGATGATACGTAAGATTTCATCACCATCCATATAGCCATATGCATCGACTACATGCGTGTTACCATCATCTAAACTAAGTTGATATTTACTATCATCCATCTTTTGGATTTTGGTAATCTTTGGCATGCCCCATCTGACATCAAATAACACATCACCCGGTTCAGCTGTTTCAAGTGGTTTATACATGATGGTTACCCTCTTGAGTTATCCGCAAACAATCTCACGTAGGTTTGCATGAGGTCAGGTGATGTGATACATGCCACTTCTGGTTTTAAGCAAAGTGCTTGCCAGAGCGCACCACTGCGACCGCCTACAGATGCACCGATAGCGCCTTCAGTAAGATAGATAGTGCATTCATCGCCACGTCCATTTACGTTATCAACGTATAGGTAGTGGTATTGCTTAGTAACGATTGCACCATTACCAATCATACCATGGCGAATCACTACATCTCCACCTACTTGTGCATTGCTATCAACAACGACACCTTTACAGATAGCAGCTGTACCACTAATACAAGCAGTGTCTCCCACTAGTGCGCCATCGCCCACAACCGCATCGTCCTCAACGATTGCGTTACCCACAACGAAACCACCTTTAAATATCCATGAGCTACCACTATGAGATAACGATGTAGCGTTAGATACACAACCGCCTAAATCACCTTTCTCCACACCAATAACGGGGATATCTTTTAGTGCTTTGATTCGATAACAGGCCTCACCATTTGGTGCAGCAAACGGTTCAGGTAAGATTTCGTACTTACGTTCATCTTCCTGTTTTGTTTCTACTGAAATATCACCAGTGGCACTTAATGCACGTTTAAATTCGTTAAGACGCCATACTGCCAGGAAACGGGTATCAAACACCAGTGGATTTGAGGCATTTAATACATCCGTATCATCATTGTGATAAGTCTTGGTTTGAGCCATGCCGTTACTGATATAGCTGTAGGTATTGCCTTCTTCAATCTTACTGAAGTCGAAGTAGTACTCCGTTAATCTTTCTGGACCACAAAGTACTTGTGCTACACCAACAAGGTTATCAGCTCGATGATCTGGACGGATATCGACTTTACGCTCACGCCCACCTGGTAACTCAACAAAATAATAGTGATATGGATTCTTAGCACCCGGAATACGGCCAGTGAATGCTACTCTACCATTGGTCAATTTAACTTGACTACCTAGCTTGATATCAAGCTCATTGATCGGTAGTGCTTTTAAACCGAACTCTGGTGCATCTTCAGTATCCATATCTATCGCTTGCTCCTTATTAGTTGCGCTTACTGTTACAGCTTGGAAGTTTTCAAATATTGGGAATCCACCACGGAAGTTACGTGTTACAACCGATGCGATATCTGCGTCTGGTGTAATGAACGATTTATTCTTGCCATCACGGTTCCATTTTAAAATATAACTACCATCGACTGTTTTACCATGAATAACGATATTACTTGAGAAGTTATATTCAATACCAGTAATGATTGCATCCTTACCGTTTTGTAGTCTGACGACTGAACCAATAGTAATAAGTCCGATGTTGTTATGGAAAATGAAGTAAGCATCTTCTACTGTTGCAACGATAGTGTAATCGGCATCACCTGTGGTATAAGTTAAATCATAATCCCAGGTTGGCTGCACGTGGGTATTCGGTGAATAACCATAGATAGTTTGCTCTGTGTGTTCAGAGATATATTTGATAATGGTGTACTTTTGGTTTGCAAGCATCACCACACGACCAGTCATAAGGTCGATATGCGATTCACCATTATCGTGACGTCTAACAATGCGAAGATGATTCAAATCTGGCGGCGTCGCTTCAATTTTATATTTTAAGTTACTTGTAAACTCAGTGAGTTTTTCATTTGATTGTTCCATTTTAAACCTCCAAGTAGTTTAAATGTCTATTTAATCTGTTACCAAAGGTGGTATGGTCTAACCCACCCATCATGATACCTTCTTTAAGTGCTTGTGCCATCCCTTTTACAAAAGGGTTTGCTAACTCAAGCGCATACCAGTCGTCAAGTCTTTTATACTTCTCAAACCAATTCACTGGCGTTTTACGATAGAAATAGTTACGACAATAAAGTAGTGACTTATCTAGGTCATTCATATTGAGATACCAATAGATATTTCGTCTTACTGCAATAACCCAGACACCTTGATCTTTATCGTAATAATTTTCTTTGATGATTTGCTCGACTAAACGAGTAATCACGATTGCACAAAATGAGTTACTATCATAGGTCGCTTCATCTTTCGTGCTGAAGTAGATATCACGTGCGATAAGTAAAGCTTGTTTTTGTTGCCATGAAAGCTCCAATAACTCACAACGGAACGTCTTATTAAAAACAGGCTCTTGCATATGCAGATAAACATCTACCTCTCTTACTTCCCATTCCAATTTATCATCGAAATGATGGTAAGTTAATTTAAAGTGGTTGGTATTTGGGTCATAGTGCATTCCACGAATCCCCAGTAGACGTAACACTTTAATGGTTAATTGGGGAGTAAGTTCTACTCCCTCATTGTACTTCACTTCTACCATTATTTACCCTCCTATAAGTAAAACGTGGCACAGGATAGCTAGCCATATAAATATTTATCAGACTCTTGTCTCCAATTAAAAGGTTCGCCATCGAGTGTAATCTCAAAGGCACTTAATTGCATTGGAAATATACCAAATACAAATAAAGCAATGGCACTCGCAAACTCACCTGGATCAATTGTATATGATGGATGAGTCAACTCAATCTTCTTGCCTATAACGTGGTCAGTAAGGAAACCCTTTCTCTCGATTTGACCTGGTTCTAGTAAATTTGCAACAACTGCTTTACTAACCGGCCCACCGGCGTCGTCAGTGATAGCAATATTGCCATCGTTGCCCCACTGTAACACGAAATGAACTGGTTTATATGTCCACACGCTATATAGTTGGTTGCCTGAATCTTTAGACATCTTTTACCTCCTATAAGTAAAATATGACCTACTTGTATCCTTTACGATATTCATGAAAATCTGCTAACCAATGAAACGGGTCATTGTTTAGTGTCATCTCAGCCGTATAGAATAACTGTGGTTCTTTACCTGATACGAAATCCTGAATCACTTCAGCAAAGTACTCAGGTTGAACAATCTTATTGACATTAGTGAACTTAATCTTGTTACCAATAATAAAGTGACTGATGTAACCCTTACGTAATTGCTGTGCAGGTGTTCTCATCTCATTTACTATTGCAGTGGCAACAGGTTTTCCTGTATTATCAAGGATGGTCAAATTTTCACTACAGCCCCAATTAAGCGTAAAATGATAATCTTCCCGTAACCAATTCCAATAAGCAAGGTCAGCTTCTCTAATCTGTTTTTCTGTTGGCATTTACAACTCCTATTATCTAAAATCGGTAGCCACAGTTTTGGACAGGATTGTGTTGATTCTTTCGAGGTCAGCCATACCTACCACCGCATCAATAAGTTGACGTTTGACTTCGTTCATGCGGCGGATACGTTTACTGCAGATGAACCCTTGTTGAGAGATACGCAAGATAAATGGTTCTCTTGTCGCAAGATCAACTACGTAGAGTTGTGGGTAGAGTCTTTTCTCTTCACTGAATAACAGACAGCGATAGTTATTGTTGATTGTCGCAATCATGCTACCTAAACGACCTTGTTCACGAATCACGACACCATGCGGTAATCGACTAAGCATGAGATACATCTGGTCAAGACTTTCGCGTAGTTTATGCGGCCAATCCATCGTTGCTGGATTATGCGTTGGTTTTAACTCAGCATACTTACAAAGATAATAATAGACATCGTCTTTATTCAACGACTCTTTTGCGATTGCATAAACATGCGCAAGGATTTCTTTAACTATCGTGATTGGTTTTTCATCTGTAATATTGAGACGATTCAACACACCCATGACCCAAGACTCTTCGATGAAGTTTTGGACATTTTCTGCAACACGGCTGATCGCAACAAACCCACCAATATCAAATGGCATCGATATTGAAAGTAAGTCGGTACTATGATCATAGTCGATACCCCAACCATCTTTACCATCACTTTTGTAGATAAAGCTTAAAACTGGTGATAAGTAACGAGCACGATGTGGCATCGTCATCATCGTATAGGGTGATAAAATTAATTTATCCATTTTACATTTCTCCCATACCAAATAAGTATGTTATTAAATGACGAATAACAACCGCAATAATCATGATAAGTGCTGCAGCTGAAAGTAACATCGCAACAACAGGTGCCACTTCATCCATGATGTATTCAGTAACCGACATGTCTTCCTGATTTGCTTTACGAGCAATCAAGCCTGCAATTACTACTACAATTAGGAATGCAATTCCACCACTTACTAAGTCCAAATTCGGACGAATAAATTCCATATAAAATACCTCTATTTAAGATCTGAACTGACCATTCTTGAGAAGATCTCATTGATCTTCGCTACGCCCGCCCCATTTAAAACCGCATCACGTAATTCAATCGTAACAGGTTTTTCACTTTTGATAAGATGACGACGGAAGAAACCTGTTATACCTAAATGCGCAGTATAGGCTTCTTTCGTATTGCGATCTACAATATAAAGTAATGGGTAAGGTTTAAAGAAGTCATGATAGAATACGATACTGAAGTTTACACCAATATTGACACTAAACTTCGCTTCACGCCCACCAGTGTTTTTCTTCTCTGGTTTAGTTGGATTATACAAGAATGCAGAATAGAATCCATTCATACCAATGCGGAATGCTGTATCCCATCTTTTCGAACGTGGCACAATCGTTGTCTTGAACTTATAGTAATCACGGAGCATCAGGAAAACATCATCTTGATTAGTTGCACCAGAAACTACTTTGTTAAATTCATTCAATCCAGCAATCAGTCTTTCGACTAATCTAGGGTTTTGCACCTCATGACCAAATAAGTAATTGATACGATCTTTACTTATCGTGCCAAGTGGTATAGATGAAGTTGGGATCAAATCAATTGCAAACAAAGGCCACTGTGTTACAGTGTCAAACGCCATAAGTTGATTCTTGGCGTGATTATAGTTAAAGGTGATAGTAAATTGTGGGTCTTCTTCGTTAACGTAAAGACGAAGTGAGATGATCGGTGCTTTATAAGGAACGCACTGAATCGGATCTTCCACAAGCTTTAGTATTTTATTTCGTTTGGCCATGATTAACCTCCAAATGGGCGTACTGTTACGGTAGTCATCGTAATCATAAAAGCGATAAACAATGAAATACCGAAAACAATATTCAATACTTTAATTAATAACTGACGATACTTCATATATCGACCAGCAAGAAGTGTTCGGTTAGTATCCAATATCACTACGCCGAACGCAGAAGTGATCGCAGTTATCACGAATAGGATAACAAGACTATTGTTGAGTAGCTCCATCTTTCACTTCCTCTTTCTTAGTATAACGACCCACTTTGTTCTTAGATTTATACACTTCGAACTTGTTACGGAGGTTGTAATACTTGTGATCTTCATTTAACTGATAAGCAAGATCAATAGTAGTTTCATTTGCCCAACGCATAAGAGCACCAGCTAATGCTGCGCTAGTTACTGCGACTGATGGTTCGTAAATCGTAAATGTTTTACCATTTAATTCATTCACTAAGAATGCAGCACGAGCAAGACTACGTGGTACAACAGTCAAGTTACGTTCGCCAGTGATCATTTTGATACCTTCGCTAATGAACTTAGTACGAACAGTAATATCAAGATGGGAACCTGATTTACCGGTAAATTCAGCAATGATATCGTAGGTTACTGTTTGACGATTAAACCAATCAGTAAATTGTGCTTCGATACCACGATATTCACCTGACCCATAACGATTAAGTAAACAGTCGATGATAATATACGCCGTAACATGTTCACGTTCAGCCACTTCATTGATAACATCAATCCCACCTGCTTTACCCATTATCCATTCTACCATGATTCGGTTATACTCGGTACATGCATAAAGCAATTTAGCTTCAAGCCATGTTCGAGGATCACGCAACGAGAGATAACCCATTGTTTGGCTATTACCCGATGTAACATGATTGATAATTTCATTGCCAGTGATATCAAGTGCATAACTTGGTTCTACGATACCCCACCCGATAAATTTTGCTTTAAAATAAGATTTGATTTTGTTTAATAGTTTCATTTTGTTTTCTCCAATAGAAAATTAATCAATCACAAATCAACCCGCCTATCAGGTTGTTACTTGTGATTGTAACTAAGTTAATAATTAAGCTTCGATAGATTCGACAGCCAGCGTTAGTGTATCGTTAATAAAGACGAGCTCCTGCTGAAGATCCTTATACACTCTAATCTCCTCACCGTAAAATGATTTAGATAGCACAGAGATAATTTCTTCGAGTGAGTGATATTGACAATCATGCCATTTTGAGAAACTGATATCGTGGATCTTGCAACCATCAAGACAACTGATGAGTACATCAAGCGCAGCCATTGCGTTAGCTGGTACTCTCGTTTTATTGATGGTTGTTACTACGGTATCGCCAATCAGATTACTCAGTTTAAACGTGACGACATTTTCATCTGACTTATCGATTGAGATCGCATATTTATTATACTGGGATAAACGCCAACCTAAGAATACACTCGTGATCTGGCGATACTTGTTTGGTTCATCTCGGTAAGCTGAGCCCAGTCTATTGAGTAGATATGGTACAACTTTAGATGGATCTTGATTAGTGCGTGTACAGTAATCATTAACCACCTGCATACCACCCGATGTGGCTAGCCAATGCATTAACCATCTTGACCAATCGCACGCACGGTAGTTACCTTGATGTGAACCACGTGTTGGACTGATTAACGTGTAACTGTTTATTGTACCGTGTTGTACAGTAAAGTAATCACTGTTTGCATAGAGAGAATAATCGTACTCTCTCTTACCTGAACTTACAGCTTTCTTAATTAAGTTCGTAAATAACTCTATCATGTTCCCTCCCTATGGGGTATAACGCTTGTTAATCATCACCGACCCATTAGCTGTTGTGAAAAAGACAGTACTGTCATTATTCGAACTTCTAACATCGACACCTAATTCAATCGCTTGTTTAATTCTAAATGCGATTGTTTCAAGTGGGCAATATGATCGACTACCATCAATGGTAATATGCCCTACTCGCTCAGAGTGCATCAGTGATAAAGATAGTGCTGTTGCTGATGTCAATGATGGGGTAGAATACTTAGTCATATCGATTGTATCCATGTAACGGTTGCCATATGGATTGCAGACTTGGACTACGACCACATTCTCGTCCGCATAGTGATCTACACGGATTCCTCTTTTCCATCCACCAAGTTTCATGAACCATCTATTAAAGCTTTCATAAAGCTCAGGGGCGTTCCACTTGTAACACCACGATTTAGGACTAAGGATATCGTTAAGTAGCGTGTACGGAGAGATACGGTGCTCTGTACAGTACTCGCCGATATTCTTCATCTGTCTTGTCGCCTCAATCCATCTTAATACGAAACGGTTGTGATCCGTTAATTTGAAGCAAATATTATCAGATGTACCTGATGCATGGTCGATAAGTTTTACTTCAGTCCATTGTTCACCGACTACTGATCTATAGTCTAAGCCAGTTTGCAATAACCGAAGATTATACCGACGTTTACCGTCGATAAGATCTTTGACTGATCTAATGAGTTGCTTGATCATCTTTCTTTTCCTCACTCAACGTAAGTTGGATGTTGTTATCATGGTCCAATAAGATATTGCTACCGACGATATCAAACTTCTTAGAGTACAATGAACTACGAATACAATGCACGACTTTGTTAAGATCGACATAACCACGTTGTTGACCATTTACACGAATATCATCAATGATCTTATCTTTAAATAGTTCATTGACCGATTTTGCTCTATCAAGTAACTCTTCCGTAATAAGACTACCAGACGTGATTACTTCGTTTTTACCGTCACCATAAACTGTATCCACGATAACCACAAGTCTATCTCCAGACCACTTCTCAATCTTCACCTTAAGTCCTTTTGACTGTTTGGCATACCAATCCATATAAGCCGATACCAATGGATTTGGTCTCGGGACACATTCTAATGTAAATAGGTCACCTGACCAAGCACAGCCCATACTAAGAAAATAATCCACCGCATGAAATGGCGTGCCAGCACATTGACGATGCAATTGATTGATAGCATCCATCCCATTTGCTTCAATTAGCCATCTGATCGCAAATCTAGTTGAGTTACCCATGCGGATTCTCCCAGACTGAGGCCCTTCTGTTAGACTACTCACGGTGTACTCACAGTACTCACCTGCTTTCATCTTGGTGTAATCATCCTTTACAATAAAGACAGCGTCACCAACTGGCTCCCCCACCTTCACTTCAGTAGGTTCACTTTTACGAAACAATCTACTGATCGATTCTAAAATTGTTTTAAACATGATTCCCTCCTTTAGAAAATCACTTTAGTTGATATTAAATTAAAACTAACATCGTCATATCAAGACACCAATTATCTTAGATACGACATTTGATTTGTCAGCTTCATAAAGATAATATACACTTATAAAATCGATAAAACGGACATAAGCGGAGGGTAGACCGAAGCCTACCCTCGCTATGTCGCTTAACTTATCGTAAAGTAAACTTAACGATTATTTATCAGCAACTAATTTAGCAGCTGAAACGTTACCTAAAGTGATGAATGCTTTTAATACACGAATCACGTAGATAGATAATTCAACTTCACCACGCAACAATTGAACTGGTACGTTGAATAAACGTTGCGCTACTTTGTAGTTGTGTTTTTGTTCAGCAGTGATATCATCTTTAACAGCTGCAACAGTTTTATCCAAAATGTCACGAAGTGCATCGATTGATTTATGGATTTGTTTCGCACCACCGTTATAGAATTTATCTAAAGCGTTAGCTACAGATTTAACTTCTTTCACTAAATCTTCGATTTGTGCTTTAGTTAATGCAGCAAATTCAGCTTTCTCAGGTTTAGCATCGAAATCTTTATGCGCTTTAGTAGAAGTTACGCGGAAGCTATTGATTAGTGCTGCTTCGTCACCTTCTTGGTCTAAGCTTGCATTGTAACCATAAGCAAGAGCGAAATCACCGAATGCGAATTTCACTGAACCACCTTTGTATGCTTTACCGAATACATTATCCGCTAATGCATCTTTAGCATCAAATTTCGCGATCATGCCAGCTAAGATATCAGCAACAACTTTGCCTAATTTATCACTTGTGCTACCATTGATAGCAACAACGCCATCTGAAGCTTCACCGATTGCTTGAGTCATGCCAGTGCCAGCACTTTTAGCGATGTTTTCTAATTTACCGAATGCTTTCACTGCTTCTTGAGCGTCGAATTTTTTACCTTCAACGGCTAATAAAGCGAAAGAAGAAGACCATTTGATTTGTGCATCTTCGCCATCTTTACGATCTTTTAATTTAGCTTCTAATTTAGCTGCATCTTTAACGATACCTGCTGTAGTATTGAAGAAACGTTTCCAGTTAGTTGCGATACGTGCTAATAAGTCAGCAACGAAAGCTTTTAAACCTTCCCACATGCGTTTTAAAGTTTCTTTAAAACCTTCCATTGAGATTACTGGACCGTTTGCAGATTCAGTTGCAACAGTTTCAGTTACTTCTTCAACTACTTCTTCAGGTGCATCAGTTGCATCTAAAGTATTTGCTACGCCAGCTTGTACTAAAGCCGCTTCTTCTGGAGTTGCTTCACCACGTTGTTCGATAGCGTCACCGATTTCAGCAACAACTTCACCGTTGTCGATTGCATCAGTAGTTTCAGCTACGGTTTCAGTATCTTCAACGATTTCTGCTGATTCTAATACTAACGCCGCGAACTCTTCGCTGTAGTCAACTAATTCACCAGTTTCTTGGTCTTCGATAAAACCTTCTGGTGCGTTTTCGATTGCATTTTCTAATGATAATGCTAGGGTTTTCTTAGGTTGATTAACCCAAATACCAACAGTACGTGCCATTATAAATATACCTTAATATGGAATTGTGATTGTATTAGATAGGTGCTTGTATAAGAAGTAAGCACCTATAGATTATTTAACGAATTTACCGCCAACTGACAAGTATTGTTTACTTGATTTAGTGATGCTCATATACATGCGTAAAATCGCTGGAGTCGCGATCGCAGAAGCACCCTGACGGGTTAATTTTTGAACATGCTTGATCATTTCAACCGCGGCAGGATCGCTAGGGTCCATTTCGAGTCCTTGCGTGTCAGTGTAACGTTTTGCTACTTCAGCATCTGACAGTTTAGAGAATTTAATAAATTCTTCTTGAGCACGCTCGTTTGATTTCTTAGCTTCCGGCAAGTGTTTAGCTAAAATCTCGTACACTTTTTCAGCAGCTTTCAAGAAATCATTTTTAGTTAATTTAGTAGACGCTGGAGCATCTGTAACTTCAACAGTATCAGCAGTAATACGTGTATCAACTTTAAGGCTTGATCCCTCACCTTCGAATTTGTTTTCGAGTGAGTAGCCAGCACCACCTAAGGTAGGAATTTTAGAGCGGCCAGAAGATGAATTAGTCGCATCGTAATATTTACCGATTTTACCAACTGAAGCTTCTAAACGTTTATTGAGTTCTTCTGGGTTAATCTGTAAAGTACCAGCTAAAACCATGGCATCTTGCATTTCTGCAAATACAGAAGTATGAGCAATTGATGACTCTAAGATATCATCTGCAGTAAATGATACTTCTTCGCCTGAGTTAATCCATTTACCTTTACCGTCGAATAGGCCAACTAAAACTAATTGTTTAGCTGCATCACCAAGATCGATTTCTTCTTTTTCTGCTTTTTTAACAGTATTAATTGTTTCCATTAATGCTTCTGCGTTTTTAGCAGTAGTATCGAAGAATTGATTGAACCAATAAGTTACTTTGGTAACAATGGCTTTAATTGTTTCTACAATCGCTTTCCAGATTTTTTGAGCTGTTTCTTTAAAACCTTCTAAAGAAACTACTGTCATATCCATACGGTCAGCAGAGCTACCCGCAAAAGATTCCATAGATGGCATTGCTGCATCTAAGAATACGCGTTTGGTTGCGTTTTTAAGTGCGATGTTAGCAAAGAATGCTGCATCTTTCGTTAAGCCACCACGTTCTAGGTAGCTTTCAGTTGCAACGATAAGATCACCGACTTCTTCTTGAGCGGCTTCTAACTCATCAGTTGCTTCATGTAAACCTTCAATTTCAACTAGGTCTTGTTCAAGACTAGAGATACGTACTTGTGCCTCATTTTCGAGTTTCAATTGACGGACTTCAATCGTTGCATCAGCGGATTGACGTACTTCTTCTGTTTGTACGTTTTCTGCAGTATCATCGACGCCTTCCATCGATACTACCTTATTCACCACTTGTTGCACGAATCGTAATTTACGACTCATAATAAAATTTCCTCTTAATTCGTGATGAAGTAACAGTACTATTACTCCATCGGGATTAATTGAGTAAGATTAGCTAATCATACTCCTATCGATTCGCGGGTTCTTCCAGTAAAAAGATAAAAGTATTCAGTAAATCCATAAAGCCATCTTCGTGTTGTAACCAAGATTGGAGTAAATCACTTTCATGATTAACTAAGATCTCGATACACTCATCAGATAGTTTACGGAGGTATGCATCATATTGGCTATCACCAATCGATACGTTTCTTGGTTTAGCTACATCGTCAATACCACTGTTAAATTCCACCAAAGCTTTATAACCTGCTGCTGGGAGTCTGCGACAACCCGTAGAAATAAAACTTAACGTATCATGAAGGAAACGTAAGTGACCATCACGATGCTCGTGTTCTTTTAACATGTCACGGAACCAAGTATCGAGTGTCTCATCTGCTTGGGGTTGTGAAGATGATACTAAGCCTTGGATGTGACGTAGGATGTCTAATCGATCTTTGTTACGGATTTCCTGACGGATTTCTTGATCGAAGTAACGACGTAATAAACCATAGTGATATGAAGCACCTGCATTATCGTCCTTAGTATAGAAACGAAAGCCTCGTGCTGAAGTAAAAGTTGGTTTCATATATTTGCTATTTAGCCTCTTTTTATTTCGACAACCCGATTAAGATGTTTCATATCAATAAAGGGGTACTAACATTACCGTTGTATGAATTGCTCATTATTTCATCACATCAGAAATAACGACATAAAAGATTACCAAAAACCAAATTACTCTACGCACCATAATCGGCAGAATAACTGGCTTCCATATCGGCAATTTTTTTATTTAATTTCTTAAGTGACTCTTGAGCATTGTTAATAACTTGATCCATTTTCGCATTGTCAGCACCATTACGTTTCATGATGTATTGCTGAATACGCAATTCCAACAATTCACGTTCTTGTTTTGCCGCTTCGATGCGATTGTGTCTCCACTCTACAATTTTCATACGAACATGGTAGATTGGGTTTAAAACATACGGTACGAAACCAAGACCTAAACCATCTAGTTTATCACCGTGTACTTTTTGGATCAAATCTAATTCTTCTTTATTTTCCGGTACTTGGATATCTGGGATTTGTTTTACTGCACGGATAAAGTTTTCTTCATCTACACTATAAATACCTAAGATACCTAAGAAGGCTTGCATGTTCATTTCCAACCATTTGATATCACCTTTAGTAAAAGGTTTTTCAGTAGATGGATTTTTCTCGATCTCTTCGTATTCATTCGATACGATATAGATCGCTAAACGACGTGCATAAATAAGGAAGAATTCACTCATTTCAACGAGACGCAATAGGTTAGCTTGTTGATATGAAAGTGCACTACCAATAATATCATCACCGAATGATTTATCAATCAATGACTCAAGGTAGTTTAATCGTTGTCCTAATTGATTTAAGACGTTGTATACAACCAAAATCATGTTATCAGATTTCACCGTGAATTGACGGTTTTTGAAATTGATAGTACGAGAAGACATTACTTTGTCGTTATATGCCTTATTCCATTTACTCATAAATGGATTTGGTTTTGTAAAACCTGCTGACTCATCGATTAAAGATGCATAAACAGGTAGGGTCTTTGTCGCTAATTCATTTTTCAGTACATCAATTTGTTGAGAAACTGTTGATTTACTGAAAGATGGTAAAAAGGTGCGAACAAAGAACGAAAGAGGAGAACCAGGTAATAGTTTCATCTTATTTCTTTTATCCTCTTATTTATATATTAAATATTTGGGGTTTGACCAGCTTGGAAAGCACGTAAGATTTCCATGACGTTTGGACCATTACCTTTCGAAACGGATTTACATTCACCGAATGTTAATTCCATACCACGGTTTTGACCACGGTAATAAATAGTAACAGTTTCATACATGTCATCCACAACCAGTAACATGATAAGACCACTTCTTGCGAAGATATCTTCACGTACTTTGAAATCACTAATGCGACCGCCGACTGCTAACTCAATCTCAGGAAGACTTGCTTTACTGATAATAGAGATAGTTGAAGCAGTAGCGAGAGACGTTTTTTGTGTTAATAAAGTGGAGATTTTATTCGCACGACGTTTCTTCTCAAGCTGTTCAGTGAGTTTAAGTTTGTCTTGTTTAATCAGACGAGCATGATCTGCGATGATGTCATTGCAGAAGATCATATCTGATAAGGTTTCTAACTCACCATCTTTCCAGCGACGGAGGCGATTCCAGAAACTGTTGTTTTGGTTAGCACGTGCGTACATTGATTTCAACATTTCACGGTTAACGGCAACTGGGTTTAAACGAACGGTTACTGGGATAGATGCAGTCGCACCACCGTTTTGGATTTTCACATCAAAGATTTTACCTTGAGCAAGTGTTGGGGCATCAGCCATCCATTCACCTGCACTACCATTCTCAGCAGACTGACCACCATTTTTAACTTTATCATCAGTTTTCATCGGTGTACCATCATCCATGGTTTTAATATTGTCAGCCACTTTACCTTTTACTTTACTAACGATATCACCAAATGATTCAAGTGAAACTACTTTTTTAGCAAAGTTAAATTTAGGGTAATCTAAGAATGATTCCTGTGCAATCCATTCTGCAGTGTCTTTTGCATTTGAGCTCACATTGCGATTGGTATTTAAACGGTCTAATACTTGACGTACTGATACATCACCGATGGTATTCAGTAATGCAACAGCTTGTAAGTAATAGCCGATGTAGATGTTCGTGCAGAACTTCAAAATCTCAGGGGTCACGGCATGATGTGTCAATGTGTCTTCTACCGTAACTAAGATGATATTTTGCGTGGAGCTTGCGAATTCAATTAATGAACCCTCTCCTCGTTCTGAGAGCACATTTGTTGCAAGAGCTGCAACATTAAACAGTGTTTTAACACCATCTTTACTCATCTTCTTTTCCTTACTTCTTATTGTTCTTTTTCTCTAAAGAAGGATAAGTCACTCTTATTTCATCTTCATTATTATATTCACTTCTCATGTCTACGTAGATTATCAATATTAAGAAGTTAGACACATGAAAAAATTTTATATTTCCATTTATCTTAGAATAATGCAGGATAAAGTTAAGTATAACTTATTTCCTCAGTTAAAAATATTATTAGCTAATAACGTTTTTAAAACGTGTTGGTAAAAATAGGATATCACATTTATGGCAAACAACAAAAATGGGAACGATGAAAAACTTAGCATCGTTCGAAGTATCGATGATATCGTAAGGATATCAGGTCGAGGTACGCGTTCTGCTGCTAACCGTGATTTGACCTATGGGTTAAATTTAAGTGGACAGAGCCAACAACTGGTCATCCCGAATCGACAAACGACAGGAATGGTGTTCTTTACTCGGCCTTTACTTAATTTAACATATGGTAATCTCAGTAAGAATAGACGATTCTTTCCATGGCGGGATTGTGCACCAAATAGTACTTTAGGAATATCAAGAGCTTATCTTGATCCATGGAGTAATTACAGTCGATTTGCGGCGAAAAATGCAAATGGGACTTATATGGAAAAAGACTTGCATACATTTGCTTCTCCATTAGTCGATAGTAATAGTGCCTTCATTAATATCTTAACCAATAACTTGATGAGCTTAAGTGGTTGGCCAGATATGCGTGGGGATGCTTTTGTCTCTGATCGTGGGATAAGAAATGAGCAATGGTTCATGTATGATGGTATTGCAGAGATTAATGAAGTTTTCGATATCGATGCCACCTTCAGAAATACGGAGGGGGATACCACACTTCTCATCTTCTTATTATGGCAAATGTACATGAGTGAACTTCGCAACTCTATCGATCCTTATCCGGAGTTTATTGCATGGCGTAGACTTGATTACAATACACGGATCTACGATTTCGTATTGGATTCGAATCGTCAGTACATTGTACATTGGGCAGCAACAGGTGCAAGTGCACCAATGAATACCCCATTTGGTAAGATCTTCGATTACGATTATTCCTCTACGGTTAATCCGGGTATCGATCAATTAAATATCAGTTTTAAATCTGCTTATGCGGATTATAACGACATCATTACGTTATATGAGTTCAATCGTGTAGTAGGGAAATTCAACCCATCACTCCGTCTTTATAATGAGTATGGTGTAAATAATGGTAACTTCAAAAACATTACGGATGACTTGATTGATAATATTCCTTTTGCTAATAAAGGAAACAATAATACACCGAATGCACCTTACGTGAAGTTATTACCAAATGAAAAACTGAAAGCAAACTATCGTGCTTATCCCTTAATCAATCTCTATACTAAAGAAATGGAGTGGTGGGTAAGACGTGAAGACTTCATGAAATACGTCATCGATGTCAACTTCAAAAATGAAGATCTCAATAATCCATCCGAACAATTAACTCGTGATGTGCGTGATTATTATAATGACACACGTAAGAGATAGGAAACAAATAACAAATGAGTACAAATTACGAAAAGTTAGAGGATAACGTTTCTGATGCGTATCTTCTTAATCGCCAAAAATGGGCGACAACTTTAGAGAATGCAAAACGCAATCCTGCTTTAATGATCAAAGCGGGTCTCGATTATCTTTCTGATGAAACAGAAGGACGGTTGGATTTCGTTGATGCGTCTAACCCGGCGACTTTATTAATGGAGTTTAGCTCAACATTAGCGGCGAATAACTTCCGTTACTTTAAAGCAGCCGATAAGAAACATTATCCGGCATTAGCGACTCGTATGGAAGATTTATATCCGCATATGAGTTTGACTTTATATGAAGGGATGTATACGGTACCAACACGAGCTAAATTTGTTTTAGGCTATCGTGTTGTGGATATTTTGAAATTGGCTGAAAGAAGTGATATCGATGGCATCCGTAAGATCATGATTCCACGTGGTACCTTATTACAAGTAGATGGTACGGATTTCACGACTTTACATCCGATTGAAATTCGAGTCAATGATTTTGATGCGATTCAGGTCGTTTATAATACGGATCGTTTAGATCATCTTGAAACCATTAGTTCTAACATCTTGAACTACTGGTATCGTAAAGATACAGCCATTAATCCAGAAGATACTCATGAAGAATGGCTGATGATTGAAGTGCCTGTATTACAGGTGACATTAAGCTACCACAAATTCGGTTTAACGCACTTAGCTGAACCATTTAACCAAATTATTCCATTTGCGCACAAGTTTGTAAAAGCACGTGTTTATTTGGTCAAAGAAGATGGTAGTGAAACAGAACTGAAAACCACGATGAGTAATCTGGTTTATGATCCAACCACACCTACGGCTGTTCTATCGGTATTAGATGATAATAACTTGCGTGTTCATTTACCACTTATTTATTATACTTCTGAGCAGATCAAACAAGCCCAAGTGAAAGTAGAGTTATATACTTCATTAGGTGAGGTGCGTATTAATACGGAACACTTAAGTCAACAAAACGGTGTCGGCGTTAACTATAATAGTGACGACTACACACCGAAAGAAAGTTTCTACGTAGCACCACTTGAGCACATGGATACCGTTTGCTATGCGATCAGTGATACGGCAGGTGGTCGCGATGCAGTGGATTTCTCTACGATGAAACGTTGGGTAATTAATGCTGGTCGTTATGAAGGTGAAACCATTACTCATGCTAACTTGCGTGTGAATGGTGAGATCTTAGGGTATAACATCGTAACGGATGTCGACCACTTAACTAACCGTATCTTCCAAGCAACACGTGAAATTGAACCGAGTCCAGATGGTGACTTTAAACGTGGGGTGGGCTGTTCAATTGAATCTGTTCCATTCAAGATGGCTGATCTTGAGAAACACGACTTCGTTAATAGTCACGGTCATCGTTTAACATTGTTACCTGATGCTTTATTTAAAACCGTTGGTGGTGTAACGACTTTATTATACGATAGTGAGATCCCAACACTGAAAAGTGAAGGCACCATTGATAGCTATATCCAACGCATTAATACTTTGGAGTATATCAAGACACCATTCCATTATTGCTTTGATGCGAGTCGTACTTCATTTGAAGTGAGACCTTATTACATGATGGACCCAACTTACATGAGTCAATCATTTATCCAAAGCAATAACAAGACTGACTTGTTAATGGCAGTAGATAAGATTACGGTCCATTATCGTGATCATGGTTATACGATTCGTATTGTCACACGTAGTAATAAAGAGTTAAAACAACTCGATCCTGAAAACTTGTTCATGCAGTTGGCTTATATCCCACCTGAACAAATTGACTATGCTTACTTAAATGGTGAGTGGGTAGGGAATGAAGATAAGAACCCAGTATTTGAGTTCCATATCAAAACCACGTTTGACTTCAACAGTAATCACCAATTGATGTTAAATAACTTTAATATCTTAACTCGTGAGAAACGTGTATTGCCTTGTCAGTTAAAACAAGATTTCCGTGTGATCATGGGTGCGTATGATTATCCGAAGGGTGTCGATGATGATATCGAGATCAACCAACGTGCTGGTACTTTTTTATTAGAACGTGATCGTACTTATACAGTGATTGCAGAAAATGAGATTGGGATTCGTTTTGGGGATAACTTAAAGAACTTATGGCATAATACCCGTACAACTTTAAGTACCATTGAGTTTGAGGAATATGAAGAAGACGTTCCTTTGACTTACAATGCGGATGTGCCTGTTATCGATACCGCAACAGGACTACCGAAATACACCATGCAAAATGGTCGTATGGTCTTTGAACTTGCCCATCAGCGTGGTGATATCATCTATAACTCAGAGGGTCAGCCTTTACTGAAACATCGCGCAGGTGATGTGAAGCTTGATGAGAAAGGTGAACCTGTACAGAAATCACCAAAACAAACGTTGCGTATCGTGGATATTTTCTTCTATGATGGGATCTACCACTTTAGTAACCATGAAGATGATTTAGCTTACATCAAAACGATTCCTCGTTTAATCGTAAACTGGTTAGAAACTGATATCGACAGAATGAAACGTAACTTACTTGAACACAGTGAGCTTTACTTCATGCCTAAACGGACGATGGGTTATATTAACATCATCGCCGAAAACGGTATCGAACGTTCAATCTTCAACCGCCTACCATTTAAAGTTAAATATTATTTAGCCGATAAAGTATGGCGTAATGAAACCTTAAAAGAGTCTATCCGTAAGATGACTTATGAAGTAATCAATGAAATGCTCACTAACCGTACGGTAAGTAAAGATATCATTGAGAATGCATTGCGTGTACGTGGTGGGGTCGAGAATATCCTGGGTGTGAATATCATGGATATGGGTCTTGGTGGGGATGTGAATACCTTTACCATGGTCGATGAAGGTTCTCAATGTAGTGTGAGACGTAAGATCTCGTTAACGGAAGATAACCATTTACGTGTTCGTGAGGATATCGAAATTATCTTTGTTAACCACGATAAACGAATTGGTAAATAATCTTCATTTCTTAAAAGGAATAAACTAAACATGATTAGTAAATATAACTACATCAAAGTGGCGATGGAATGTGCTTCTGACACCATCGATGCAGCACAAGCTGCCGTGATGGATGCACAAGGTTCACGTATTAAAGGTGAATTGATTGCATCTCATGCTTTCGTGGGTCAATTGCTTGATTCAGTCCGTCAGCATGAAGGCATGAATGAACCTGAAACTGAGATGTTACTTCAAGCAGTACAACCCGTTATTGATAAACACCAATTAGAAATCGAAGCACCTGCTATCGAATCTTTAGTAGGTACTAATAACGCATTGACATTCTGCCGTCATGTAGAAACTGCGCTGATGGAAAAGATCAAGTCTTTTAAATAAAAAAAAAGATTTGGATAAAAGATGGGGGACTCAATTGAGTCCTCCTTTTTATGTTGTTAATAGTTGCGTTCCACTGTAGTAACATCCCACCAGTCATCCCCTGGATTACGGCGATACATGATAATCTCATGGCTGCGCCAATCACAGTCGTCATCAATTACTACTAGACAGCTATCCTCTAACATGTCTAATAATTCGCTTCTTAAGTGAGTCGCCTCTATGATGCTATCTTCGATATGGTTGCAGCCATCAGTAGCTACGCCATCTAGACCGCTTACACGACTATTGCTGCCGATGCGCATGAAGCAGCGACGGTTACCTACACTGCTGTCATGTGTAGTTGGTTCGAATGTCATTACTACTTTACCTAGTTGGTCAGTGGTAATCTTTTGACGATACGCAGTATCGTTATCTTCGTAGTCGCTATCTACGACTGCTTTGAATTGTTCTTCTACGTATTTTACTAATTCCTCGGATGTTAAATTTAAGATGCTCATATAAATCTCCCATTAGATTCTAATTATGATAGTTAATGTAATGTGGAGGTATTGCTCACCTCCACAACTTTATTTATCTCTCGTACAATTGACGATAGACGTTATCCACCAGCTTATAATGCCAGTGACAGAGCTGATATTCATATCTGGTGAAATCACCGCGTTCACGCGCGATAATATACTTAACACTGTCTTTGAGCCAGTGGTAGTAAAAATCGGTTGGTTTTAGTGATTTAACAAAAATCGCAAGTAATGCGGACCTGTGACGTAAAATCATGGTTTACTCCTTGATTTGTTACATTAATAATAAGAGGGATTGTTCGCGCAATCCCTCACTTTGTGTCGCATCAATCACTACTTTGCAATTTCATATTTTTTCCTTTTAAGATAAATCGAATTACTTCTATTATCTCAATTAGATTATATATACTTATAAAAATGATAGAAAGGGTTTTAGTGAACACAAGTAAGGAACCACCCTAAAGTGATTCCACTGTGTTATTTATCATTATATCGCATTCTGACTAGCATTGCGTTCCATCTTTCATCAGTTACACTTTTACGTGTAAATACTCGCATTTCTATTCCCGTCCAATCCGTATTATCATAGAAACAAACAAAAGTATCATTTGCGATCAAATCCGCAAGCTCATCATTGCTGTGCGTCGGTTTGATATCAGTTGGTACAATGTCTAAGCTACCCGCAGAAATCCCTTCTCTGGCGTTTACACGCGCATTTCCGACACGTAACCAACGTGATCTTGATCCCATCACAAAATCACCCTGATATGGCATATAGTTCAGTGCGAGATTAACAAGGCATAATGTACTCATATCCGTGCAAATAGCGCGGTTATAATCATCTTGTTTATCTTTTACTAGTTCAAAGATCTCATCTGCTCTTTTAATCAATTCTTCTTGGGTATAATCTCTCATTTATTCCGTTCTCCTTCATTAGCAACAAAAGTAAGAGGCTATCATAGGATAGCCTCTCGATTATGTCACATCAGACTAGACAAGGAAGTTACCTTGTACTTTAGCTGATTTCATTGATTGGAATTTACGATCGTAGTATTGTACGAGACGAGCATAAGCTACAGTGTCTTGTAAAATATCTTTGATCTCAAATAAACTCCAACGTTGGTTAGTTTCAGGATCACCCATAGAAGCGAACACGTTGAACACTTCTAACAATGCTTCACGATCATCTTTCGTTAAATCTGCATCAGTTGCATATTGTAAGAAGCGAGCACGGTTGTCCATTGAGAATAGACTATCTTTATAGGTATAGAAGAAGTCTACTGCTGCATCCATTGCATCCATGTATACGTCAACATCAGGATATTTTAAGATATCCATTAGGTCACCGTATAAACGGATTTGCCATGATAAACCAATTGCTGGTGGTGTACGGTTAACCGGTTGCATCACGTTAGCATATTGACGGAAGTTATATACTTTCAAATTGGTGAAAGTAAAGTCACGACCTGAGTCAGCATGTGGATCGTTTGGATCAACATGAGTATTACCAGTATTTGCACCAGTGTTATCTTCAGCTTTAGGCTCAGGGATTACATCTAAGTAAACTGAAGCTGAACGTACAGGTTGACGAACACCATCAGATACTTCAACGTAATAGTGACCTGCATCAGATGCTTTAAGATCAGCAATCGATAATACGGATAACTGTTGAGCTGGAAGTAATGCTGGTTGACCACCGTTTGGTGTACGGAACCATTGATATACAGTATTCTCGCCGAGGTTAGTTACAGTTGCCACTAATTGGAAGCTACCACCGAATGGACGTTGTACGTTACCAGATAGGTCTAATGTTACAGCCATTGGTTGTAATACTTCTTTCTCAGTTACAGTCACTTGAGTAATAAGTTTCTCAACTTTCTTATCGAAACGTGTTGCGACTAAGTAGTAGTTACCTGCATCAGTTAATGCTAATGGAGAAATGTACAAGCTTGATGTAGTATTACCTACCACCGGTACACGAACACCTGATACTTCACGTTCCCATTTTAAGGTTAAGTTACTATCATTTGGTGTTACCACTGCAGTCACATTTAACTCACCATCCACTTTAAGATCTTTAATACGATCTTCTTGTGAACTTTCAATAGTAATGTCTTTATAACGTAAGTTAGAGATCACTGCTGTTTTAGAGGTTAATTGTGAACCATTTACGATTGCAGATAAGTAGAACTGTTTACCGTGTTCTGGAGAGATCACGATGTTCAAGGTATCTGTATTTTGACCATCGATTGCAACAGCGATACCTTCTTTAATTTGGTACCATTGGCAAGAAGTTAAGGTCGCACCGGATTGAGTTACTGCATGAATCTCAAGAGTTTCACCTTCAGTGATGTCACCGATGTTGGTTTGAGATAACTCAATGCTGAATGTACCTTCAGTATCATTACCTGGAGTTGGTGTAGCTGGTGTAACCGGTGCTGGAGATACTGGATCTGCAGGAGCAGGTTGGTTTTCACCCGTACCTGGTGTAGGTACGACTGGAGCCGGCTGTGTTTCATGGCTTTCAGGTGGAGTCACTGTCGCGTCACCATTATTACCTGGAACAACTGGTGCTGGATCTGTTGTATGATCACCATTGTTTTCTGGTGGTGTTACAGGATCAGCTGGATGTGTGTCATTGTTAGCTGGTGGGTTTATAGTAGTATCACCATCAGTATGACCTGGGTCAGCCGGAGTAGGTTCAGTAGTGTGAGTGTTGTCTTCACTTCCGGTACCTGCGTGGCCAGTGTCTGCATTTGAGTCATTGTGACCGGTTTCAGTGTTTCCTGTATTTGCATCTTCACCAGTGTGAGTTGTATCTTCTCCAACTGGTTTATGTTCGGTATCACCCGCATGGCTATCCTCACTGGATGGTGGCACAACTGGTTGATTAGTGTGCACATCTTCAGACGGTGGAGCAACTGGTTGGTCAGCATGAGCATCACCTGTACTAGGTTGTTCAGTATGAGTACCCTCATTGTTCACTGGTGTTTCAGTGTGAGTTTCAGTCGTAGCTGGTTTTTCTTCAGGTAAAGAAGCTAAGCCACGTAGAGAGTCAACTGGTTCATCCATTGCTGGTAACGCAGATTCAATACCTAAACCAGAGATTTCGACAGTATCGATCTTACCGTAGTTACTGAAATCATTTGCAATCATATCTGCAACTTTAGCTGCCGCATCTTCGCTATATACCGAGTCAGCTTTCACAGCGATAGAACGCATGAATGGATTAACGCGGTTAACAATTTCTTCACCGCTTAGATCACCAGAACGCTCTGACCATAATGCCATTACGACACCCGCTACATTTTTAACGTTTTCTACAGTGTGATCACGACTGTTATCACTGAATTGATTCAATGACCAGTTTTTGAGTGCATCACGTGCGGCCCAGTTAGCATCGCCTTTATATTTATCTTTATCACCAGTTGGTGCATTATAGCAGTAGTAGCTGTTAGCGTTGTATACAGGTTTACCTGTAGCCATGATTTGCGCTAATGTAGCACGGTCTGCTTTGTGTTGCCAGAAGAAGAAACCATCTACGAACTCAGCAATTTCATTTACGTTGTCTGAGCTTACTGCATCGTTCCAAATAAAGATTTTACCTTGTTGACCGAATGATTCAACTGAGCGTAATGTATCTTTGATTGATTTGAAGAATTGGATTAAACCAATTTTATCATAACCTTCAATCTCATCACCACCTACGTGGAATACAGTTACACCTGTACCCAATAATTCAGTTAGGATTGGTGCTAATGCATCAGCTGCTTCTTTAGTTTGTTTTAAGTGGCTACGTCCACCTACTACAGATGGGTTAGTGCCATTGAAGTAGCGAAGTAAAGCTGCAGCATGAGATGGCATGCCGACTTTAAGACCCACTGAGAATTTGGTGTCTTGATATGCATCAACGATACCTTTCACTTCTTCTTTAGTGAGGTATGCGCCCACTTTATCGTTGTGATCACCTAATGCATTTAATTTAACTGCAAAAGTTTCATTATCACCAACATGTAAAATTGCACCACGGTAACCTGCACGTTTCGCATTTTCTACGAAGCGTTTGATTGCAGCTACGGTGTATTTTTTACGTGCAAGGTCGATCATCGCATAGTTTTCAGCATGATCGAATACTGGCAATGCTTTTGGTTGCGCTGGTGCTGGAGATGGAGTTACAGTAGTATCACCAACTGGAGCCGCTGGCACAGGTTGTTCGGTATGTTCACCTGCAGTTGGCTGACCACCTTCATGAGTTTCAGCAGCTGGTTCACCAGTGTGGGTTTCACTACCGTGATTTTCTCCGGTGTGAGTTTCAGTTGCATGAGTATCTTCTACATGATCAGCACTGTGATCTTCAGATGCTACAGGTGCCGCTGGTGTGAAATCAGATGCTTCTACTGTTACCGCATCAGAAGTGATACTACGACGTGCTTTACCACGACGGATATCTGCTTGTGCTTTAACTGTATAGCTACCTTCTTTACCTGCTTCTAATACGAGCTCAGCTTTATTTGTGCTTTGCTCTACTTCTGCACCATCTTTATACCAGGTGAAAGTTTTATCTTCAAAGCGTGATTCTACAGTAGCACGTAATACTACAGTAGTACCAGAGACAGTTTTAGCGATTGTTGCTTTTAATGCTGGTGTTTCACCTGGTTCTACTACAGTGATAGTCACTGGATCAGATTCTGCAGTTGCATTATCACCACCTTCTACAGATGAAGTTAATTTCACCTTGTAAGTTTCAGTAGGACTAATCTCCGCAGTACCATCTACGACTAATACATCTGGGATAGTATCGCCAGTGTCATCAGAGAAGGCAGATGAAATTACTTTACCCGTACTGTCCACTAATTGAAGTGTTAAGTTGGTAAAGTTAGTAACCGGTTGTTCATCTTTGGTTACTGTGACACCAATGTAACCTTTATCATCTTTTGGTAATGATAAAGCCAAACTGTCTAGTGTAAGTTTGTAATTTGGCATTTATTTTTCCTTCGAAGTTTAATTTGTTTTTGTTTAACGTAACGTTGTTTGTGGTAAACACCTATTAACATATTAAGCGATAATAAGGTCTACCACATAAGCTTTTTGTCGAGAAACTCTAGGAAATTGCTTCTTCCAAGATGAGTTTTTTCGTATCTCCAGAAGTACCGTGCATCGATTTCATGAAACGTGTATTCATCACAGAACCCACCATCGCACCGTAGGATGCTAGTGATTGTTCATAACCACGCATCTTCTCACCAAAACACTTACTACAGTAACCACGACCACCTTCACCTGCTAGGCAGAATGCTGGAGAACGACAGATAACCGTTTTACCGACGTAGCTATTGATATTGTCTTCTGTTAATAAGACGAGTTTACTCCCTTCGATAATATACGTCCCAATGAAAGCAGAGGCTTTAATATTTGGACTGATATATTTCGGGATACCTAATTTCGTTCCGCAATCTTCTTTAATGATCTCAGAGGCACCATAAATACGATAAATGAATTTAACAGATTCTCCACCTAATGCAGTCGCTGCACCACGGTTAAATGAACCTTCACGGGCACCATCGATCATCGCTGGGATATCGGCCTGATTAAGCTCACCATTTAATGCACCTTTAATAAGGACTGCAGGTTTCGTATCATCCATGCGTTTTTGAAGACCTTGCATGATGTGCAATTTCTTACGAGACACGTTAAAAGATTTACCTTTGATATAGAACCCTTTATTTGGGTCTTGATTAATAAAGTCTTTATCATGTTGGATAAGTTCTTTTTCAATCTTAATGATGGTTGCAGGATCATCAAGGTGATCTTTATATTTCTCAAAGAGTTGGGCTTTAAGTTCTTCTGTACCTGGTGCTTGCTGAACGGTAAACTCCGTTGCAGAAGGGCTATTAATAATCGTAAAGCCAGATAGAGATGCCATCGCATTTAACATCTTCTTAAACTGATGGACGTAGATCTTATCCTTTTCTTCTTGTTCGGTCGGAACATCATCGACCACATGAGAAGAAAGTTTCTGCGCAATCTTACCAACGGAAATATTCGGCCCTTTCTCAAATGGATGTTTTGCACCAATTGTATCCATGAAACAATACCAGTTCACAAATACCGTACCTGGTGTAGTCTCAATGAAAGGTTCAGTAACACTATCGATATCATCAGGTGTCACTTTAATGGTTTCGTCGACGTAAAGCAGTGGTTCAGTACGCCCTTCAATTGGAATTGGTTTACCATTAAATAAGATAAGGGTTAATTCCTTTTCTGTTGGATCAGTATCTGACTCATCCATCTCAAGGTTGAAATCTGAGGTCATGAATCCTACGTAACCATTGGCGTCATAGAGGCGACCTTTATAGTGCTTCCCTTCACCTGGTTTTGGTAATGTAGTCACCATGAAAACAGATAGCACCCATTCCCGATAAGGATAGGCATGTCTGACTGCTTCCAAGAAATAATCAACATTATTCATCTTTATTCATTACCCTTGTTGTTCAAGTTGTTTTAAGATCGTCATGCAAGATTGGACGAAGTTACGAAGTTTATCCTGATCATCAATGATATCATAATCAGGTACCCCGCTATAATCGATCTCTGCTTCGCTATGCATCGATTTCACTGCAGCGAATAGATATACATAGGTACAAGCATAAAATAGCACTGTGCGCTGATTTAAGCCGTTAATAAGCTCGTATAACGCTTCATTAAGATAATCTTCATATTCGCCACTATCGGTGATGTTAGTAAAGAAATCACGAAGTACTTGTTTTAACGATTTACGATTGACACCTTGTGGTAATTGGATACCATAAGTGTTAAGGGTTTTCTCGTATCCCTGAATGAATTTGAGTTTCGCTTGGTTTTCCTCACGAAGATCTTCTTCATCTAATTCTTGTTGTTTTAATACCACTTCTTTGATATTCGCACGGATAGTATCCATGAATGTAGCGAAGACTTCTTTTAATAAAGGAAGCACTTCTTCAACTTGGATATTTGGATAAAGAAGATGAACAAATTCACCAAAGAGCTCATTGTTACTATTACCGAGTTCTAGGAACTGGTTGATTGCCATCGGATCTTCGTACGTATCAATCGTCATTGCCGTACGGAAGATGGCAAGTAAGATCTCAAACTTACTACTATCGATAGGGGTCTCAATTAAAATCCCATATTCTTGGATTGCAGTGATGCAGTTATCGATCAAGTAAGCTTGAGCTTGTGATACCATATCGACAGTATCAAGTTGGTCTACTTGTGAAAGTAGGTTATCATTGAAGAGGTTCATGCCCTCATCAGTATTGTAGTGGTTAACCAATAAGAGTTCTGCTTCTTCAAATAAAGCTTGAGCTTCAGGAAGCATAACCGTTGATAACCACTGACTAAATAAAGGATGCTTATATGGATGTAGCATGGTTTATTCCTTTCTTATTTATCTGGATAGTTACAAATATGGACGAAAATATGTTTTAAATGAAAAACACCTTATTCACAAAGCGTGTATGAACAATGTAGCAATATGTTGCCATTAGACGCTTTATTATCCCTAAACAATACTTATATAGGAGTATTACTCATATGGCTCGAAATAAAAAAGCCCGTAAAGCGAAAGCTCGTCCGTTATCAAATCGTGCTAAAGAAGCGGTGAGTTTGATTAACACACTAAAAGAGACGTTAGATAATTTAACGAAACAGCAATTAAATCTTGCTTCCTCTGACCAACTTCAACGTTGGGTGGGGTTATTTGCTGGTGCTTATCTTTTAGATGAAAACAGTGAAGTGAGAAAACGTATCTTAGGTGAGAACCCAGTTAAGATCAACTTCAGTCAAGAAGACTTTGAAGATGCACATCTTAATCTTTATGCGTTCCGTTTCTCTCGTATGGAAACTGTGACCAAACTCAACGAGTTTTATCGTACTATTCCACATGAGCTAAAAGCATTAATGGATACGATTGTTAATGTAATTAAGGCTTATCGCCGTAAAGAAAATACTACAGATACCTTAAATGAGCATACCTTGTTTGAATGGGGTGCAACATTGACTGAGATATTCGGTAAGTGTGATCCGATCGTAGAGGCATCAGTTGAGATGGGTCTTAAAGTTCAAGACTTCTTCGATGATCTTAAAGATATCTACGGTGAAGAGTGGTATCAGTTTGCTAACAAACAAACTAAAGCCATTGCTTCCGATGAAGAAAAACGTAAGATCGATTATCTTAATGAACTCGAACAAGCATGGATCAATGAAGTACTCCCTTACTGGCGTGAACACGAGAAAGAGTTTAACGACCGTCTCATTAAGATGGCAGAAGAATATGAAGCGGAGAAAGCTAAACTTGCTGAACAAGTTGAACAAGAGCGCGCAGAAAAACTTGCTGCTGTAAATGAAGGATCTGATGAAAATGTAATCGATGTAGATGAACCTGTTACTGAAGATGAGGTAACGGAAGTTCACTCTGGTGATGCGGAGTAATAATAATGGCAGATTTATATGATGAAAACAATGAAGATGTAGCAGTGGCTCCTCCAACAGAGGAAAAACCTACACCTAAGAAACGTGCTACTCGTAAGAAACCACAGGTAGTAAACCCAGTAGAAGATACTGAAGCTACTGAAGAAGTAGCAGTAGAAAAACCTGCTACTGAAGAAGTTAATCCAGGTATTACGGAAGAAACTACGGATGAAGAAATGACTGCTAATGAAGCAGCCGAAGAAATCCTTGCTCAGTCTGGTTTTAATATCGAAGTCCCTGATGTTGGTCACGATCTTGAAAGTGATGACATTCCTGACTTTGATTATGGTTATAAAAATACCATGACTGAAGAGAACTTGAATGTTGATCTGAAAAAACTCTTTACAGGTGATCGCATTAAAAGTACTAACCCAACTATCTTCTTAAGTAATGGTGGGATGCGTAGTATCGGTGAGAAAGTATTAGCTCAACCGAATCCTTTAATCTTTGGTGAACGTGCACCTCAGAACATGAAAGAATTGGATTGGATTAATAACTACCGATACGCAACGGTTATTTCTATGGTTCGCTATGATCAGTATCGTTATTTAAATAATGACAATACAGCGAAATGGCGTAATGGATTAACTTTACCAAACGGTAAGCCTCGTGGTATTCGTAGTCCATCCCCAACGTTAGACAGAGCGAAGACAAGTCAGTCTGCTGCGACTAACCTATTTAAGTCTGTATTGAACATTGGTAAAGACATTGATCTCTTCTTATACCACAGTGGTTTTAGTGTAAAACTTCATGCACCAAGTTTATCTCAGTTCATGATGGTTGATCGTAAGATCAGTCAAGATAACGTAGAACTTGGCCGTAAGACTCACGGGTTAATTGCTTCTGCGGATACGACTTATGCTCAACGTGCAATTATGGATCTTTTCTATGATTGTTTATTTGAGACTTCGATTGGTGTAATGGATCGCAATGAATTACAACATGCGATTAGTGTATTGGATATCCCAGTGATTGCTTGGGTATTGGCTTGTGCGAAATATCCTACTGGCTTTAACTTAGCGATGAGCTGTTTAGCAAATCCTAATACCTGTCAGCATAGTTGGTATAGTATCATCGATCCACGTCAGATGTATTTAGTTGATGAAAACAAATTAACTGAACGCCAACGTCAGATTGCTTCGATCATGCGTAAACAAACGCCTGAGGAATATGAAGATTACTGGAGTGAGTTCCATTACGATGGTGCTGAATTCATTAAGTTCCCAGTAAAAGACGAAGGTCGTGAAGTCATGATCGAACTCGCTAATGCACCAGTTGATCATGCATTCCAATCTGCAGATAAATGGATTAAAGCCATTACTACTCAAGTAGAGACTGGTTTTGGTTTACCATTAGTCGGCAAAGAGCGCGCAACGTATATCCTCGAACAAGCGAAAGCTACTACTTGTTTAAAATATGCGCATTTTGTTAACCGTATCATCGTAAAAGATCTTGATACAGAAGAAAGTGTTGAGATCACCGATGAGAAAGAAATCTTTGGTGCTTTAGTGGATATCAGTAATGATGAGTTACTCACTAACGTATTTATGAATGGTGTTAACAAGTTTATCAACCGCGCAACGAATACGATCATTGCGATTCCAAATGTACCATGTCCTGAGTGTGGTGGTTATCATGAAACCGATAAGGTGGAAGAAGTAGGTCGACATGTTGTACCTATCGATCCAGTATCGGTTTTTACGACCCTCTGCCAGCAACAGACAGCGCGTTATCAAAGCGAAGCAGAGGCGATCCTGCAGTCTATGACTCCGGCTTCTTCGAACGATACATCGAACGAGTCGAACTCGAAGGAAGAGTCTTAGTCGATCCTCCGGTCGATAATTTAGTGAAGATGTTAAGTTATCGACCTGCTTTGGATAATCCTAATCATAATGAAATGGAGACGGTGTTATCGTTGGATAGTATTCCTAAGGAAGATTTGGATGACCCGTTTTTCATACACTATCTATTGAATGAAGCTTATGATTTATCTTACGGGATATACGATGGATACCTTGATCCCCATCTGAGAGACCAGTTTGGAAAGATAGGTGTTCATCCTAAAGAGGAAGTTACGAGTGGTAGTCTGATGGATAGATGGCTTAAACACTTTACTCAGTATGGCATGGCTGAACTATTTGGCTTGTCATTTATGGAGTTTATTAGTGCAGATGTCCTGACTTGTGTTAACATGTTAGAGACAGCAAAAGAAGCGATGAAGATTAAGAAGAAACTCTACCAAGAGTTGGAGAGTCCAAAAGGATCAAAAAAAGATAGCGGTAAAAAAGAGGGGTAGCAAATGCTACCCCTTACTTTTGTCCGTTTATTAAAGTTCCAAGAACTTACAGTAGTTATCGACATTAGCGACAATATACTCGATATCCCGCATATCAATACGACAGTTTTGGCGTAGAATATCAGTAAGATTATTACCTCTTGCTGTTACCATGATACCACTGTAATCCGAGAACGATACATTATAACGATAGTCGTTATCTTTAGGTTGTTTTACCCGAATTACCAGTGGTGTATAAGCATCTTCAGATGCAAGTTTAGCTTGAAGCTCTGACTGAACTTTAATACGAGCGCACTGAGTGGGCTCAAACCAACTCATCTCAAATCGATATGATTTAAGATTACCCATGTCATCACGTAGATAGTTAAGTAGATTATCGCAGAAATCACGCACTGATTCAGATAAACCAATGCGGGCAATAGCATACTCATGTGATTCACCAGATCGACAATTTGTGAACTTATTTACTGAAATGTTTTCTCTGTTTGTAATATCATAACGATACTCCACTTTAGTCTTGAAATCTTTAAACTCAACTACCGTATCATCCATGCGGTTGATCAAGAATCGATCATTAATGTTAGTGAATAAGTGTCTTACAGCCATATTAAACCCCATATTAATAATCGATGTATTCTTGATAAGCACGAAGTTGTTTTACGATAAGCTTAATTTGATTTGCATCGAGTAAAGCGTTATTGTTTAACACTTCCATGACATTATAACCACTCGAAGTGATCTTATCATGATACCCATAGCCATAGACAAGTTCATAGTGGCATTCGCCACCTGGATCTTTTGAGACTAGGATAGTAAATGGATAGTAATTCGGTCCACTACATAAACCCTTTTGAAGCTCAGACTGAACCACCATACTAAATGACTTAGATTTACGCATGTGTTTGAACTCAACGCAAAGCGATGTCATATCACCCGTATTACCGATTGTCTTCATGTGATTTTCGAAAGCTTCAATGAAGGCACAGACATGCTCTTCAAGCTTATCTGCACGACGACTCTTCGTAATGGTCTCACCACGTAGACCATCGATTACCACACCATGTTCATGACGATTATCATCGTAGGAACGATAAGTGTATTCGCGTTCTGTGAGGTAATCGTAAAAAGTCATCCCACTGCCACCTGCAGAACGAATTAAGAATGTTCCATTAATAACGGAGAACGGGCTATTCTCTGAATTGATTTGTTTATATGACATATGCACCTCCTATTTAGTGCTTAATAAATTCTTCGAGTTGTTCAGCTTGAATACGTGGTAAGGTAATACTGATTGTTACATCACCATCAGCGTTTTTCTCAAACTTATAGTGACTTGCCATGTCGAAGAAAGATTTATTTTCTTCTGGCTTTTTCGCCTTAAGTTCGATTGTATTGTTAAGGTTAGACGTAATCTGATTGGACTGACTAACCAGACTTTTAGCATCGCTGATGCCAACGAATTTAACTGCTGGCCCTGGGTTATCTGCACTAACAATCTCAGTTTTATTATTGATACCACCGATGATATTAGAAAGGATAGTCTGGAGTGTTGACTTCTTACCTTCATCACCAGACATTCTTCTACCATACTGACTGATAATTTGCTTACAGATTCCAGTAAAGCCTTTATCTACCATGTGATTGTACTTTTTAGCGATACCATCATCACCGCTTTCATAATAAATATCCTCGATCCATCTTAAGTATCTAATGAAACCAATCGAGTCTTTAATGTAGGCACCTTGTATCTTCAATAAGTCATCTTCGATACTTGTCATATGGCGTAATGCACCATCAGCATCACAAGGACCAAAGAACTCTAACTCAAAGTTACAGAAAAACAATGGTAACGCGTTATCCGTATCCTTATCCAAGCAAGCTACATTATAGAACGCTGCTACACTGTTAGCCAATATAACACCATTGTGTTCTGGTTTAACAATAAGTGGAATCGTCATGTTAGTTTGTTTACGGTATTGCTCAGCAAAGTACACCGCAGCAAACAAATTACGATAACGGATATTAACTGAGTTGATGATAGCCAATCCAGATTCAGATTCACTACCTTTATCATGGTCAGAATGATTGGTGTCGATCTGATGTGAATAAGGATCTTCACCATCTGGTTTGCTGACCTCTACAGCAATATGATTTACATTGTGGTTGAATGTGACGAGCATGCATTCATCGGTTAAACTATTAACCAACTTATAACTTGCTTGTTTCTCGTTGTATCCAAGATCATCAAGTTCCATTGTCCAATTCCCAACGATTTCATCAAGATTTGGATACGGGGATTTCTCAGGGCTTAGATCCATTTCTTCATCCTTATCATCTTCAAGTGGTTTAACACTATAACGTGCATCAAATACCCCTGGAGTCATTTCACAGAAGTCATGATAGGCACTCATAATGAATTTATAGAGCGCATGGTTATTGGTGATAATCCCTCCAAGTTCACTGATGTCATCAAATAGACGAGAATCGAGTACTTCACCATATGCATTTGTTACCTTGAACACTTTAAATGTTTTATCGATACAGAATGAAACGAAATCATTGGATTCATCTTCCATTAATACTGTAGCACGAGCACCATTCGTATTAACATGGAGACGGTTAGCAATACGTAAGACATCCTGACTATCATCATCGACACAAATCGCTATTGGTAAGTAGTTGTTAGCTGGGTCTTTCTCTTCCCCCGTTAGCATCCAACTATATAAGCCAATTGCAATGCGAGCAATCGTCATTGGGATTTTACCATCGCGTTTGATTTCACGATAAAGCATCGTTGCTAGTTCATTATCACTTTTACCTGAGGTTAACGAAATAGCAAATTCGAATGTCGTTCTAGTATCCCAGTTACCATTGTGAACAATAGTGGTTTTTGGTACTTTCGTTTCATGGGCAACGCACATCTCGATACTATAGCTATCATTTTCTTTATCGTTGATTAGGGTCACCTTACTATAATGCGGTCCTACGTCCACATGCCCCTCTCTATCAGTTGCAATGCGGTAGCCACCGAGTACACCTTCTAGTAGATGTTTAGTTTGAATGTTTAATTTACATTCGTCTGTGAAATGTGTCATGTTATTTCTCCTATAGAAATATTATTTATTAAAGAGGGTAGATGACCACCCCTCGATCATATTTACCATCCTTCTACTTCAATTGTGCATTTATCAATACACGTTACTGCGTAGCCCTTGTCTTTCAACGCCCGTTGGATTCTTTCATCGGTGACACTAGTCGAGACCTGATATTTATCTGATCCAATCGTACGCATCATGTCATTCAAATCTCGATTACTTATTTGAACGCTACTACCAAATCGGTATTGAAGTATAATAAGACCTAAAGCACGTAGTGCTAGGTCATATGCGATATCGCATGATAGTTGATTTACTTCTTTAGCATGAGGTAATCCAATGTTATCATAATCAATCATTTTATTTCTCCTGTAGAAATTATAAAGATAAGAGGGTGGATGACTACCCTCTAGTTTTGTTGATCCATTCTGATCTTCTTACTTTCAAGCAATTCGCCAAGAGATTTTAACTCTTCGACCATCTGACCGATGTCATTACTACCGAAGTGCAGATATAGTCCATCTTCAGATGTGAAGGTAAAATTGAATTTCTTGTTCGGTTTTGGGGTTGGAACCACGTGGCGGAGTTCCACCTCTTTTTGTCTGACCAAACCACTCATTGGCCCATTGTTGTAATCGAACTCTGGACTACCGAGCGCAGTGTGGGAAGTACTAGGATTGCTATCACTAGCTGCAGGATGAAATTGGCCTTCGCAAAATTCCATTGGTTTATCGTTTGACATGATTATTTTCTCCATCCACTGATATCAAGCGCCATGCCTGACTCAGTGTTGATAACTTTAACATCATACCCACGATCTTTTAAAATCATTAAGATCACTGGGTCGTCGATTGTAAGAACTGGGCTACTATTACTTAACCCAGGTAATTTGTTTATGACATTACGAGTTACGGTAGATTGTAATACAATAACTCGCGTATTACTTAGTGAGTACTTTTTAACAGCATCTGCAATGTGTTTTAATATAGCGGTAAGCTGAACTTCAAATGTCGTTCTTACTAACTCATGTGCATGTGGTAAGAAATCAAACATTCTCTTTTCCTCCTTTCACCAGTTCTAATGTTTTCCATCCTGAGATACGAATGCAATCCACTGCATTTAAGTTATCGAGGATTTCCACGATATAACCTAAACTTGTTAATGCATCAATCAGTTTCTGATCATGTACGTGAATCTTGTGCTCACCATGACCAATAAACTCACTATCTAGCACCATGCAGATATCACTCTGACTTACGTTGATATACGGATTGTGGATGCAAGCAAGTCTTAATCTACGACCAATCCAATCCAAGATACGTGAAATCGAATAGTGCTGTGGATCTGGAATGAGATCGCTACAGCAAGGAATATCACTGTCGTATTTAATAGCTTTCGGAATACCACTTTTACGGCGATATATGATTGTTGCTAGTCTGATAATGATACCACTTAATTCGTTCAATATATCCGAATCTATCTCAGTGATTCTACCGCGAATACTTTCGATTAAGGATTCCTCATCACCACCAATTAGACCACTAGTAGCAATTGTATTAGCTGGATGATTTACTAAGATAACATTAAGCATCCACTTCCCATCATCTTTCAGCATTACTTTAATGCGATACTTTTCCTTGTACGCATAATTTCTGACGATGATATCACCGTAGTAACGATCTAGGATAGGTGGTTCTTCGCGCGCCTCATCCAAGTGCCAACCAACTACATTACTACAGCCGAGATCAGTATTAGTGATAGGCCATGTTGCCATTCTCTTCTCCATTTTGATATCCTCTCTATGAATATACATCGCACGAGTAAGACGATGAATGATAGATCCCAATCCACCCATTCTTACCATGGATGTTTTAATAAATTTCGCATATATATCTTCCAGTAACGTATCCTTGTTAGTGCCGATATTACCATTTAGGACAACTGGCTGATGAACATCTGGTTCGCAGTTAACCATTAGCATCCATGTATTATCAGGTCTAAATAGTACTTGGATGTGCACCAGAATATCAAATTCATCATTAAAAACAAGGACGTTGGAATACGTATCACCTGCAACCGGTGGGTTATCTTCATCCTCTACCCACCGCCAACCAGTTATATAGGTACCGAATAATATCTCTGAGGATAATTCAAACGTATTATTGATACCATTCTTATCGATTAGCATTTCGTTACCCCTTTATGCTTATACATTGTCCGAGCTAGGTTCATGATAATGGGCGCAAACCCCATTAATTTAACACTCGATGCCGTACTAAGTTTATCATGCAGATTAATCAGCATGTCCCCCTGACTCTCCCCGATCTCATCATTTAAGATAACCGGTAAATGAATACCTGGGTGATACTTAATGGTGAGCGACCAAGCATCGTTCGGTTCAAATAATAGTTCAATATACACGGCAACATCCATCTTGTCGTGATATACAGCAATGCGCGAGTACTGATCACCAGTTACGATTGGTTCGTCAGCATCATCTATTTGTCTCCAGCCTGCTGGAAAATATTCGAATAACACTTCGGGTGTCAGCTCGAATAGATTGTTCTGACTGTTCTTATCAGTTAGCATAGTTTATCTCCTATGGATAAATTAAATAAAAGTAATTGCTCGTTTACCTCTTGAGCTTCATAGTTATAATATACACTTGTAAAAATTATAAAAAGGACCAAAAAGAAAAAGCGACAAAAATAAGAGGTATCCCGTAGGATACCTCATTAATATTTACCAATAGTATTTCACTGTGCCGATAAAGAAAGTCAAGTAGATTGTTACAACAACAAATCCAAACTTCAGTAACTTGCTGTTACTTTCTTCTCTATCATAAAGCTTATCCATCACTGCGTTGAAATTAAAGCGATTCTCGTAAGTTCTACCACGATTTGATTCACCTCTTAGGGTCGGTTTCACCATCAGATCAATCGTGTCACAGTACGAATAACACATCGAGCAGATCTCATAGATCAACACGAGGATATAGACCGCAAGTAATACCGATGCAATCACCATCCAGGTTAATCCGTCATGATAAGCTTTAGCACCAATCATGTAAATCGACCATACCCACAGTAAACCGACGATAGGTGTGAAGAGCATATGCATCGCTGAGAAATAGATGGACTCTGCCGTAAAACGTTCGAGGGATTTATATCCGATCTCTACGACGACATTACCATCATCCTTTTCTTCTTTCTCGGTAACACCAAGATATCGCTCAAGCATATCGGCTACTTTAGCATATACACTGGTTTGCCATTTCACTTGGTTAACGAACATCAGAAAGAATGTGATGACGCAGTGAAAAGTAATTTCAAGATGACTCATTTATTACGCCTCCTATTTACGTAACACTACACCAGTATCTACTTCATCTAATGAGATGACACGATCTTTCAGTAGCTGTTTCTTCTTAAGATGATAGTCCCAAGGTTTACCCAAGTCTTTACCCACTAGATAGATGAACAATGGATTTTGTCCAGGCCATTGTTTGAGTTCACGTAGGCGACCCATAATCTGAAGGTTAGCTTGACGGGAGTCAATACTAATCGTCATGATGTTAAGGATCAATCCGGGGATATCAATCGCCGTACCTGCACTACCTGTAGTGGATACAATGATCTCGCCTTCTAAGATGTTGTCATAATCATCTTCACCGACGTAACGTCTGATATCAACATCTTTTACCTTAGACTCAAGGTAATCCACGAACATTGAGCACATCTTAATTGTAGTAAAGAAGATAATCGCTTTCTGTCCTTTCTTACGGATATCTAAGTAATTCTCTTTAAGTTGTTCATAGATCATATCGAAATACTGAATACGAATGGTTTCAGCAATACGACCTTGCATGAAGTTTGCTTCATATGCAATATGACTATAAGCGCCTTTGAGAATATAACGCCAACGTTCAGGATTCATGTGATGGTAGATTAATGCTTTTGCCTTGATGTAAGGTTTATACAAATCACCACCCATGCGTTCGTTTTTCGGGAACATGGTACGATACATCTTATCTTCAAAACTACCCGATGGATCAAGTGTTGCAGATAAGTACAATGTCTTAGGACAATGCGTGAACAGATCAATCGTATAATTCAAATGGAAATGTTCATGGGTTTCATCAGTGATCCGATATCCGATACCAAGTTTCTCCCAGATTTTCTCTGGTGGAACTTGAACTGAATTTGGATCTTCACGATAAGCATCGATATAACCACGAATCGTTGTTAGTGTCAATACAACAACAGTGACATATTCAGGTACACCACGATCAATGTATTTATCCAACTTCGCTGTCGTATCGATAACCAATAACTCATCTTGTCCAATTGGATTATTGCGAATACCTTCATAGAACTTACTGATATCCTCAATCCACTTGTCTTTGTATTTTGGTAGTACGCAAACACAGACACGTTTCTTAATGAGCTCACCGGCTTTTAATGCAGTCGAAGTATTATGCGTCACAATGTAGTCATTGATGATATAAAGCTCATCTGGATGATCTACTTTGATACAGCGTACTTCCTGCTCACCATGTGGTTCAATTGATTTGATCAATAGCTTAGTTGGGAGTTTATCGAAGCTTACTTGTACACCCATTGGGCCTGTGGTATAATTTGCTTGATATCCAAGACTTCTGATCAGTTCAACCAAATCTTTACCGAGTTGTTCTGTCCAAGTCACGAAACAACCTTTAGAATCCGATTCGAACTCATAGAGATCGGTGATCTTATCTAAAAGTATCTTACGTTGACGGAATGAACTATTTAGTAAGTTAGTCGGGATCTCATCTGGTGTGGCATGTCGATAGGATTCAATAAACCCGTCGACATCGCTTTGCGTAACAAGATCAACATCTGCTGAATTATGGCGAACAATCATTGGAATATAGTAATGACAGAAATCAGAATGTTCGTTATATTCGAAATTCAAATCCTCCGCATTTACGATAGACCATTTACCACTTTTCTTATCGAAGACCTTCCAAAGATGATCGTGACTACAGATTGCCTCACGTCCGTCCTCAAAGGTGATCTTATAAAGTGATTTAACGCCATTATCAAATACGTCAACGACTTTTGTGGTACCACCATTTGGTGCACTGATTGTATCGCCTACCTTTAACTCACCGATCGGTTTCCAACCATTCGGAATACGAACGGGTGTGTTAAGGGGCAAACATTTACCGTAACCTGTTGCCAAGTTCAAGATCTTGCGACGACCACTTTCTAGGATATATTCGATCATATTGACTTGATAGTCATATGGAACGAAGGTTGGCTGAGCATGAAGTTCAGCGGGGTGTTCGAAGTAATCCTTGAAGGTGTGCACTGTCATATCGAAATCATTTTCCACATCAACACTAAACGATCTCAAGTGTTCGGATAACTGAGCGAATACATTGATATGAAAACGGATTTCTCTTTTGTCTTTTGAGGTAAAACAAAATAGTTTACCATCTTTCTTCACCCATTTTCCCATCTCTTTCACTAATTGTTTTGCAATCAGCTTCTGTCTTAGGAAATAACGGAATGCTTCACGTGTTTGTTGGTCGAAATCATAGAACCGAACAAAGTGACTATAGATATCGAGTTTTCCTCTTTTTCTCATATCACTCAATCCTCCAAAAAATAAAATACGTCATATAACAAAATATAATACACGCAAGTAGCAACATAGACCAGAGGGATAGTAAACCTATCCCTCTTTATTAGTCTAGACTACTTAAAATGCATTATAACTTCGTTAAATCGACCGTAGACGAAGTATTATCATCTTTAGGTACTGGCATGAAGTCATCGTGATAAGTCCCTCTCTCGAGCGCTCTATCCACATCCTCGTAGATGTTGTACGATTCGGGGAAGAAGAGCCCATCGAATGGATGGTTAGCACGAATCTTCGCAAGTGTCATGATCGGTGATTTGAAGTACTGTGGACGTTTCTCATAAGCCAGTAGTTGTGATAAACTACGATAACCAAAGATATTACCCATAGTTTCAAAATCACGGTTACCACCTGGTAATGGTGGACGATAATCCATATTCTTCGCATCACGTACTAACAATGATGAAATCATCGCACCTAGATGAGAGACTGGAATACCCACCACACCCATTACGATATCATAACACATGCGCATCATATCACTGATACCGACTGGTTTATTCGCATCGATACCATGACGACCTGCAGATTTAATCGTTGATTCAAATGACTTCATGAAGTCTTCAACCGATGAGATCTTGTGCGGGATCGTAAAGAGGATCGATTTGTTATCCCATTTCTCTGGTGATAAGATCACCGTGACTTTATTTGTACGTGTCGTATCTACTAGATCACGGTTTTCTGCAATGTAATTCACGAAGTCACGAGATAATCTTGCACAACGTGAACGGTCGGATAGATTAAGTGGCTCAATGATCACTTCACGTGATTTATCCGATAATGAGATTGAACAGCTTGCAATTTGTAAGTTAGATACTTGGATATCATCCACACTGATATTGGATTCTAAATCGGCTAAGAATGGAATATCACGACTATCAAAGGTCAAACTGATTTCTTTCCATTTCGGATTATTGAGTAACTTCGTTTGGATGACTAGTTCATCGATAACATCTTTACGAGGGAATCGTAAGTATTTCGATGTAGTGGTATCCAGTTCGAAGGTTTCCACTTCACGTGATACGATCAAGTGTTTAGCGGATAAGGATTTCTGTACGAAGTCACCTAACGCACCAATGATCGAGATGTGTCCAATCGAGAAGTCTTTTGGAATACTATCTGATACTAAGCCTAAACAGGTTTCACAAACACCATATTCATGAAGCTTATGACAGCATGCCATCGTACGAAGTTCTACTGTAGTACCGATCAGTTGTTTATCATTTTGGGCGATCGGTCTAAAGACCGTACCATCTTTAATAAAACAACCTGTAGCGGCATCCAAGTCATCCTTGTTATTAATTGCCCAAGGAATCGTTTCAGTTGTACCACAGTCACCTGGGTAAACTTTATCAAAGATACCTGTCATGATCTGCAAACGACGGTTTAAGTAGTCTGAAGATTGTACAGGGTCTTTTGCTTGGATCGCTGCAATAGAAGCACCACGAGATTCTTGTGCTGACCAAAGGATATTGTGGATACCCCGTCCATATGAACTCAGTACTGGGTCTTTGAACTGTACGTTATCAATATCCGTACAAACCCCACGAGCCATATATACCTGGTTGAACTGTTTGCTATCTACGATACCATATCTTGCTTCACGTGCTAAGGTATTATCTTTAAAGATCGGTGAATTACGGATGATCTCATCACCTTGTTTATAAGCATCTTTAATTCGGATCTCACCATTTTTCAGACGCTGATAGATCTTATCTATCTCAGGATGATGGATGATCTCACGTAACTCACGTGCTCCCGTTGATGGGATATAAGGAGTCAGATATTTGATACTATCGTTAAACACCTTATTGATCTCTAAATAAATGATATTCGCAATGGTTGGCTCATCGACATCATGGCGTTCTTTAAAGTTTCGCATATAGCTTAATACTTTATTAAACATCTTTTCTAATGAACTTTTACCCATTGGGAATGGGATCACGAAGTCTTTGGTTAAATGCGGTTTCAACCATTTGAATTCACGGAAAGGTTTCCAACAAGGAATCGATAACACCGCTTGTCGCCAATAGCAAACAATCGGCTCACCTTCTGGAAAATGGAGAACGATCTTTTCGTTTTCGTGTGTCCAAAGATATTCTTTATCCATTTCTGCGAATTCATAAACATCAAATTCTCTTAAGCTCATTTCTACTGCTCCTATTCAGTATCACCAAAACTATAATCCACTTCATCAATGTTGACATTTGAGATCTTATCGAAAGTATGCTGACGTTCATCAACATATTCCAGTTTCAATCCATAGCAATATAAGAAGTGTTCTATACGTTCTAGAGCTCTTGATTTATAATAAGGCAACTTACTATAGTCAATCAATTCTGGAATCACTGCTGGGTTCTCGGCTCGTAAGATAGTGAGTACCGCATCGTTACACATCACGTTGTTGTTGGCAAGTTGTAATAAGCTTGCTACGTATGCTGGGTTTGCTGCAGCCATTAATAAACGAACTTCAGTTTCACCTGCAATACGAATAGATTGTGCACGATAAGGTAGACTATCTTTCGTTGTTGCTGAGAGTTTAGAAATGATACCGTGTTGTTGACGTTTTGGTACCGAGGTGGATGCCCAGTTACTACCCACCTTTTCTAGACGCATGTAATACATCGGGATAAAGCAGATATCATTTTTACTTTCAACTGGATTTCCTTTCGGATCATATAAAGTTACTTTACCATATTTCAATGGGAAGTGTTCTTGTAGACGAACTGACATCTCACTCCCTGTAAAGTCTGAACCAATCGGTAAGATCGGACTGATTTCATGCTCGATGAATTGGTGGACATGATACTCTTGGGATTCCTTATCATCTAAGCCTTTTGAGATAATCTCATAATAGCTTCTGAACATGATTTGGTAATAACCCAATAGGTAATCATAGGCTGCTTCCCATCCTTTCGCTTCAAGTAACTCTCTTACAAAAGCACGTTGTTGCTCAAGAGATTCAGCTAATTCACCCTCCCACAACCTTCCCGAATTCATGCGATGCACCGAGCTTGAAGCATCTACCAGTACGTCAGCTCTTCTACCATAACCATCTAAAGGCATTTTATCATCTGGAATGATCGCAGTGATAACCCCTTTATCGGCAGCTAACGTACAAAGTTTGGAACCCATGGTCATCGGAAAGTCTTTACCATATGCAATGGTGACACGATACTCTTGGATCTGTTCTTTACGATAAGTCACTTGAACAGAATTCTTCAAGACTTCATGATCTTGCTGATATGCCATAGTAATAAGACGGTGTAATCTTGGTGATAAGATCAAGCCATCACCTTTAACACGTCTTAACTCACGATGATACTTACGTAACGCTTCCATCGTATTGGTATGGTTAACCCAATAACGATGAGGCTGTTGGTTCATGTCCGTTGGTGAATGGTACATCGATGGATTATGAGAATGCTGTACGGTAATGTCTAATACTGTAGCACCTGGTTCTGCATAATGCAATTGGTCAAATCCATAATCGATAGTCATCAATGCTTTTGGTGTCATCTGAACTGGGGATAGTTCTTCATCCAAATCACGTAAAGCAAAGAGTAAACCATCATCACGGATTTTCTCACCGATATCAGGAAATGGCTTATAGTTATTCTCATCACCATAAAGGTTTAAGAGATAAGCTTCCTTACCATAGTTCACCACCATCTCACCGTACTTACGAGAAGTCAGTTTCTGGGCAAATGATTCAGAGATACCAATACCGTCCTCGATCACCTCTTTAAAACTTCCCATTGCTGTGATCCCTACTTTACCGTAACAGTAAGTACCTGATGTTTGGTTCACGCCTGGTGTAGTTAGGAGTACTGTTCCAGCAGGATAAATATCACCTTCACGTAAACGTTGACAAACTTCAGTTGGGATATAGTCATAACCGAAAAGCATGTGGTTAAAACGATACTTCGGTAGGATGGCTACCCCAATGACGTTGGTTGATAAGTTTTCATAAATCACGTAAGTTTCAGGACAGGTCTCAACGGATGTGTCCCCACCTGTACGTGTATACTTCTTGATTATCTTGAGGACTTTAACATCCTCATCCGGTTCTCCCTCAAATCGAACATCGATAACATGGTCTGCGTAGTTGTAATCCATACCACTACTTATACTCATGATATCAGGTTCTTTCAACACTACAGCTTGTGCCACGTGCGATGCGTCCATCGCTTGTCGTGACGCTGAGTTATTTAAATAAAACGGATTCAGTCCAGTAATACTTCCTGCTAGCCGAACATCTGGACGGATATGCTCTTCAGGTTGTGTATAATTTATCTGATCAGACATGGTAATTCTCCTATTGAATCCTTGTTTGATTTTTGTTTGTTATTTAAAAAAGTTAATTAACTTTGCAATGGATAACACCACTACAATAGGATAATATAGGAATATAATAAATTATAAAAGGGTAATGAGAATAAGATGAGTACAAGATTAAGTGATTTATTTCCTGGCCATGTCTTAGAGACAGGTCACTATGAAGATGATGGATGGGATGCTTTCTGTCGTGATCATACAGGCGGGTTAAATAAATTAAGAAGTGCTTCTTTAAAAGAAGTAAAGAAAGATGAAGCTTGGCGCTTTAGAGGAGATTTCTTTGGTTATCTTCGTTTCTTAGGTTATAGTAATGAAACCGATTGGATCAATTTGATTTTAAATGGTTACGAGCATCCAACGGAATTCCAAGAAAGATCGATGCCATTAAATCTCATTAGTGACGAAACACTAAGCCAATGGTTTATTCAGTATTATAACCATCTTGGTGAAAACTAAAAAAAAAACAACACATGTCGAGAGGGTACCCGAAGGTACCCTCTTTATTGTGTCGCCTTATCGACGTAGACCACCTAAAGTACGTGGTGCATCGTTACGATAAAAACTTCCACGATCATCATAACGAGAATAGCGATTACGGCGATCATTATAACGATCTACGTAACGGTCTTCATTTAAATGACGTTCACGGATTTGGTTTTCATCCACATCGGATAAATCGATGTTGTCATTGTAACGACGGCGATTGCTCCCAAGGAAACGACCTGAGTCTTGTTCACCACGACTACTACGTAATCCACCACGACTTAATTCAGCACGACGTTTTTGGATATCCGCCCAACTTAATTGGTGTTTAAGTGGAGATTCATCCACAGCAGGTTTAGTCGCTTGTGCTGCACGTACTGCTTCTTGACGTACTGAACGAAGTGATGCACGTTCTTCACGACGTGGTTCACGCACTTCTGTTTGGATGTGTTTACGTTCTTTACTTTCAGCGATAGTTGGTTCACCTTCATTACCTGGTAATGCTGGGATTAAACCACGATACACTTCAAGTTCATCTAACCCATCTACCCAAGATACATCAACTGATGAAATTGAGTGGAACTTATCTTTGAACAAGCTATAGAACTTGATGATCTCAGTTTTAAGACCAAGATAAGCTTGAGTTAATGCCGTAAAGCTTGGTGCTGTTGGTGTATTGGTACCAGTTTCAAAGATACGATTATCGTGACGAGAGATCGTATCGGAGAAGATCACGTTTAAGCACATCAAATATGCTTCAAGATCTTTCTTACGTACTTTTACACCAGCGACTTTGTGATCTCCAGTTGATAATGCTTCTTCAATCATTTTATAGAGTGGAAGTCGAGCTACACCAACACGGTTGTATTTTTCACCGTTGATAGAATGACCACGTAATACAGTAAAGTCTACGGCTTTGTTTTCACCGTTGATATCAATCTTATCAAAGATCGCTTCAAGGTTAGATTTGGTTTTTGCGTCGAACTCAGTTAAGTTTGCAAGTAACGCACGTTGAGACTTATTCAGTTTCTTTTGTTTACCTGCATCTGCTGAGAGTTCAATTAAATCTAACATGAGGTGCTGAAGATCGATGAAGATAGAGGCACGATATAATTTCTTTAAGAAGTTAAATGTTGCGCTATCTTTACGCATCACGTTTTCGCATGCTGGATGGAATACGTGGAATGCTTCACCTTCTTTATTGAAGTTTTCTAATACTTCAGTGGTTGGAAGGACTAATACTTTACCTTTAATGGTAATTGGGGTTGGGTCAGATACGGTTAAGAATCCTAACCCTTCTTTATTCTCAACGAGCCCAGTTGAGAGTAAGAGGCCACGATAAAAATCGACAGGTTGCATAATTATGCTCCTTACTAAATTTAGTTTTTTGATTCATGTACATGTACGTGTAGAGATATTAGTATTATATCTCTACATCACCGTTTATTACGGTATTAAGCATTTACGGCTTCATCAACAAGATTCACCACGGAGTTAGTAAACTCATTATAGTGATCAAGATCAGATGTTAATAATGATGAGGTTAAGCTACCCGCAAAGGTTGGTGCCACGAAACGATATTCACGTCCACCACCTAATGATACTACAATCTTACAGCTACCCTGAACATCGCAGTCTACCATGAGCGATACATCAATTAAACCGTTCATGGTAATCGGTGCTAAAATCACTTCTTCGAATTTGAAACGGAATGCTTCTAAACGTTGACGTTCGATTTGAGATGGTAGTCTTGGGATTAAGAATACCACCGCATCACGGTTATCGTTACTGCTACGACGATGATCACCAAATAACCATTGATAACGTTCTTCTAATGAAGAGTGCGTTTCATTTGTTACAGTAAAACGAATCGATTCGATTAGCTCAGATAACAAGAGGTTTGGTAATTGTTGTGCAATCATGGTTGCGATGATAGTTTCTTGTGTTGATCCATCCCAGCTATCGCTATCAAGATCTTCTTCACCTGCAATACGTAAACGACCTTCCAAGCTACCACCACGAGTCTGACGGATGCCAGCTGGTAAGATGATAGAAAGGATGTTATCATTTTCTGCATCTGGGAAGTACTCGATGAGATCACCCCATGTAAATGCCGCTGCTGATACGATATCGGTATCTTCAGATAACAAGTTAGTTAATGGGTTTTCACTAAAGTCATCAATACGCAAGAAGTTATTAAGACGTTTAGTACGATCCATTTCACTGTAGCCTAAAAGACTTGATGAAGTATCATGTAAATCACCTTCGCTATCCGTTGCACGAGTCACATTCACAAGCTTCGTTAAATAGAATGCTGGAATGTGGTGAGCACGTTCGATATTACGAGCATAGGCACCAACAGTTGAATGATCAGGTGTAAACACTGGTTGTGTATCATACTGCCAATCATCTTCTTGATGGGTTGAGCGAGTATAAGCTGCACCAAGTACTGCTGCACGTGGATCAATTAGATAATCTTTTGGTGCTTGATAACCAAAACCATTTCTATCACGAATGCTGTTATCTTCGTAATAACGAGAAGAGACGACAACCGTATTATCAGAACGAACTGAACGAGTACGGTTACCGTTGCGACCTTCTGCATTTGAAATCACCATCATATTAGTAATATGAAGTGGCATCGCAGGATCGATACTGCCGTTTTCAGATACACCCGCATAATCAGTATAACCGGTATAACAGTAGATCAAGTTCATTGAACCCACTGGCTTAACAAACTCTAGATAGAAACGACAACGTGGTTCAGCCCACCCATTGGCGATACCCACATGTCTATCGATAGTGGAGCTTGGCATGATGATACGGTTAGCGACATTACTCATTGAGATGATATCAGCTTGTTCATCTTGCTGGACGATTTTAGTTAAGTCATTTACTGCACTACCCCCTACGTTCGCGGTAAATGAACGACGTACTTGTTCATGATAAGAACCTGTTGCAACAAAGATCGCTCTCGTCAAGAACATGCCACGATTAAACTGAAAGTTTTGACCACGGCTTACGAAGTCATCGATCTCACGATTCGTGTGATAGATGTCAGATTGTTGTGATGCGTTTCCGCCACGTCTGGAAGAAGCCACATCAGATGTTAAATCGATAATTGACATTTTATACTACTCCTATTGAAATATAACTTGTCGTTAAAAATACTAAGCTTAGTTTTCTAGATAATGGGACAACATTCTTTAGCGGATTGTTATCCCATTAAGATAATATAACCTCGTAGATTATATTAGAACCGTTATGGGTTGATGAGCTGATGTTTGTTCATGTAAATCAATAACTCAACTAAGATATATTTTACATGATAACGGTTACACCAACGCCCTTCATAATTCACCCCTTCAAACCACGCACCGCGTACATCGTCTTCCATCTTAATACAAGCTAAGATTGGATAACTACTACTGCGTCTTGATTCACCTTTAACACGGTTACTGGTGATCGTGTGCGGATAGAACTCAGAGATCTGTTTTAATTGATCTGCTGTGACATCAGTGGTATCGAAGATTGGTTCTGGTTGGATGTCACGTAATAACTTGCCATCAAAGATACGGGCAAGTTCATCAAAACCCCAGTGTTTTAATAATGCCATACAAACACGGAAACAATTTCGATATTGTACACCTTGTTGTACTTGAACACCTGGTCCATGTTTAACAGATGAAAGATATTCAATATACTTCGGCGATACCGCAGATGCCATTAACCATTTCATGAGTGTCGCACGGAATGGATGATAAGACTTGTGATAGTCTTTATCATATTCGATTGCTTCTACTTGTTCAATGGATAAGGTTGGATCAAGGTGTGGGATGATGTTAGCGACATCAGATAAGAAGTGGTTATTAATGACCAGATTCATCTCTGACATCTCACCTGCAATCTTATAGCGCTCTAATGTTGAGGCTTGGTTCTCTTCCCCTTCATCCGTTTTACCTGGTGCATCTTTATTCATGAAGAATTCACTACTACCACCACGTCCATCACGTCCTTTTGTTAAGAACTCTGCATCACCTTGTACGTAATAGAACAAAGATGAAATCAGAGATGGACGTTGAGACGGTTCAAGGTTTTCGTATTTATGCGATACCCCAATTGGTAAGAGTTTCTTCATGAACACATCGGCCATAATCCAATCTACTGCACCATCTTTTGCAAGACCGTGTACAAGAATAGGTGGCGCTAATTCATAGTCACTTTTACCCGACCAGAATCTCACGATAAATTCGCGAAGTCTTTGATAACCTTGTTCATGAATGAATTCTGTTTTATCTAATAGTGAAACCGTTTTCATACAACGGAAGAAATCTAAAACATCATCACCAATTAACGTATAATAATGCGCCAATACTGGCATGTATAACTTAGAGTAAATGATCAAGCTGTTTAAACCATGATAGTCATGTTTATCATAAGTGAGTGATAATGACTTCTGGTTCTTTTCCGCTTGATCCGTATTCTGAGCGATACGTGATAATGGCATTCTGGTATCTTCACGTTCAGGTGGAGTCCAAATGGTATCTTTCGCAACAACATCTTTTAATACCGTACGATAAGGAAAGGTATCTGAGATCACTTTAAGGTTATCACGGATACGATTCATTAATCGATCTGGGTTATGGATATTGATAAAATCTTCATGGATTTGTTTATACGCATTCCAGAGGATGTCTTGCTTTTCTTTTGGAAGTTCAGCAAGAAGTCGGTTGATATCACCGAAGACAAAGTGATCAGCTTTGAATTTACGGTATAGCTCAATGATCCAATCGAGCTCTTCACCATTATGGGCCATGGTGACCGACTTGATTTTTCCGTTAACAGACGGACGTAAAAGGAATTCCATTATTAACTCCTATTGTTAATACTTGTTAGTTGTTTTATTTCGAAATAAAGTACAAAGATACTTTCATATCTCAGTACAATAAGATAATATAGGAATATAATAATTGATACGGACATATATCGAGGCATCACAGGGATGCCTCTCGAGTATGTTTGGATTAGATCCAGTTGTCGTCATTAAAGCCAGCATCAGCAGCGGGTGCTGGAGCAGATGGTTGAGATGGTTGTTGATTGTAACCACCTTGGGTTTGATATCCACCATTGCCGCCATTGTTATAACCACCACCATTGTTGTTGTTATAACCACCGTTACCACCTTGCTGTGGACGTTGTTTTGGTTCTGGGTGTTTATATTCATTGATATAAACACTTAGTGAGATATCACGCACTAAACGCGCCCAAGAGCGTGCTAGAAGCGCTGAAACATCTTGTGCAGGGATTTCATTACCTTGAGCATCCACTCGTTTAAAACGGAAATAAGGACGGAAATTGAAGCGTTCTGGTTTATCCCAACCAAAACCTGTTGCACCGATGTATACAAGACCATCTTCACCGCGACCCGCAATTAAAGTACCGATAATACCTTTCTTGCCTTGTGCCACGAAACCATCAAGGTTCCAACGCACTTGTTCTGGTTGGTTACGACGAGCAATGTCTTCTAAAGTAGTTAACACTTCGTTTAGTGATACTTGGTCTAATTTAAACTCAAGCATTTTACCATCAGTGCGGTAAACACGGAAACGAGGTGAGTTGTTAAACGTTGAAAACACCATAGTAGCAGGTTTACCACCTGGTTGTGCAGCAATACCATATAGGGTTAATTCACGAGCATCTGCAGCATTCTTTTCACGTTGTGGGGCTTGGAAACGACCGCCACCTTGACCATATCCGGACATAGGGAACTCCTTACTATTAAGTTAATTCTGTCTGTTAAAAATAAATAAAATTGATTTTGTCTTGATACACAAAATAGACTAGCATTTAGAAAAATTGCAATAAGGCGTCTTGGTCTGCTTTGTGTTTGAGTTTACGGATACTATTACGAATTGTGGAATCTGTTGTCATCACAGTCCAATGGTTATCCTGACTCATTTTTACCACTAAACGTTTTATAGTTAAGTTTTGCTGAATAAAGAAGACATTATCCCCGAAGACTTGCAGGGTGAATTTATTGAACGGCATATTTTCAATATCTTCTTTCTTATGGTAATTCAGTTTGGTGTTCCAGCTACGTCTTAGTTTTACTGCACCTGTATGGGATTCAACCAGATTCATCTTCGGGAATCTGTATTGAGAGAGTAAATCCGTTGGGAACGAGGTTAATAAAGAAACACCTCGGTTGTCCTTTTCTAATTCCCATCCTCTGATAATACGAACAGGAAGCAGTGGTCTACCTTGTGCTTGTCTTTCTTTATTGGTTTTATCTAAGAGATCTTCGAGTTTATCTCTTACCGTTAACATCATGGTCTGCACGAAGATCTTATTCTTCGTATTAAACTCACGAGGTTTCGCCATTGGGAAATCCAAATAAATCTTCTTATAATCCGGGAGATAAAACTCGGCGACCGTATTAGGATTCAACTGAGGAACGGCTTGGATTAGTACATCCATCTCAGCGAGTATCACTTCTACCACATCATCCGCTTTAAGATTGTGCTGTTCAGCTGCTGGAATCGATTGGATCACATTACGTGATAATGTTAATAGGTTAACAAAGAGGACATCGTTCCACATGGATGGATTAGCCGCTGGACCATCAGCGATGAGTGATGTCCCGATCGATACGGGTAGTACTTCACCGAGTACTCGACCATATAACAGGTCTTGAGAGGTCTTTGAGGTATCACGCTTAATCCCAAACCACTTCTCCAGAAGTTCATCAAACATGGCTGGTTTCCTTTAATTTAACATTGGTTAATATAATGCAACGAAAGTTTCTCTATTTCCGTTTTAATAGAATCATCTTTTACTTCATTAAGAATTAAAGATAAGATATTCTCTCGGGTTAATGCAACGTATTCTTGTTCATATCCCTGGGTCACTTCAAGGACAGGTGTATATTGACTTTCTTTTGAGACGTATTTCTCAGTAAAACGATACTGATTGTACTTGGTTCTGAAATAAGCCAATAATACTTTCATATCGATTTCTTTATCGGTATAAATAAAACGGATGTTTCCACTATCTCGATTGATCGCTTCGACTTGTTTATCTAGTTCACGATAAGACTCGATATCTTTACTATCGAATTTCTTCGTTAAGGTGATTGAAGTATAAACTTCTGCATCTTTATTCTCAATAAACTTCACAACACGATTATCTTCACTATAATAAGTGACATCTAAGAATCCTTTAGGCTCCTCTTCACCGTGTGCTAATCTATCAAAACTTCCTGCGACTTCAATCTTCTTATACGTACTTCTTTTATGGACATGACCAAAGAATGCGTTATATCTGACCATCTCATCCCAATCATCTTCTTTTAAATGAGAGATCTTATCTCGGATACTTTCATTAAACTGATAACCGAATTGGTTATGACCTAAGATGATATCTACTCGGTCGAGATTATGCTCACGGAGTAATTTACGTGCAGTCAGATACATCACGTCACGTTCAGCCCATTCATCGGGTACGTACATGATACTGAGATCATACTTCTCGATATACTCAATTTCCATATCCGTAATGTATTTAAAATCCACATCAGGATATAAAGTCTTGGCTATCGTTTCAAATTGTTTTCCTTGGCTACCATCATGAGATGGGGTGCCGTGGAGTAAGCGGATGGAGATACCGAACTGTCTCGCTAAACTTAAAACACGATGATAGTGCATATTGGCATAACCCACACGTTCATCGCTGTTTAATAAGACTTGATCTAATAAATCACCCGCATACAAGATAAGATTAACCCCTTTAAGATAATCAGGGTTAAATATTTGATTCTCCAATCTATCAATAATCTTTTCCGTGGAGGTCTTATCATGAAAAAGATGAATATCGTGGAGACTGACTAATCTTAAAGGGAACCGCATAATCTTCTCTATTTAGTTAAAATGGAACACTATTCCCAATCATCCGTAGACTCGTAATCATCTTGTTGAGTTTCAGTTTCTTGGGATTCTTGTTGTACATCAGATTCAACAGGATCTTCGACTTTCGTGTAGAAGTCATCCGTACGACCTAAATAATCACGAATTGATTTATCCTGTACCCAGAATTGATAGAATCCATGGTTCTGTTCAGTCAACGTACGGAAGTTACGATATACACGCTCATCTTCCATAGGGAGTGGACCAAAGAAATCCATGATCTCATACCAAGCGAGGATATAAAGTCCTTTAGAATCCGTTAAATCAAGGATATTTAAAGCATTCTGCACCATGCTGTTAGTAAAGCGTTGGCGGTTGATTGGAATGCGTGCTTGTTGGGATTCCATGAATCGACGATACTGGTGAGTAAAGCCGAATTCATATTTCTCTTCCACATCAGTAATATACTCATGTTTGAAGCTGACTGTAAGTGATGGAACATTAAAAAGGATTTTATCGAGATCTAAATCATCGACGATTAGAAATCCGTTTTGTTCTCCCCCTACCCATTCAGACATCTTCTTGTAGTTGTACTCACTGTGGTCTTTGTTCTCACTGATCAAACCAGGGTAGAAACGATGTCTAAACTCACTTACTGTGATACGTTTAGCTTGAATAAGTAAACTTTCATTCACCATACGAAGCGCTTCTAGGGCTTCGCGTTCACCATCGCTGATCTCACTATTGGCGAGTTCACGTAATTCATCTGGTGTCATTTCATCAGGCGATTGATTTCCACTCATCGATTAGCACTCCTTCGTTATTGTATTTTAACATTCTAGCAAGACGGGTTCCTTCGATCTTAATGATACGATTGAAGTTAGCGCGTCCACTATCTTTATCTTTTACCTCGATACGGATATCCAGGTCATATTTACCGTTACCTGATGGGTCATCGATATAATCAACCATGACTTCACTGTCTTGGAAGTATCGACCGCATAAGGTCGCCAAATCAGCACGGACTGCATCTGCACAACCTACCGGATTATGGTTGTACTCAGAGACCGTATACAGGAAGCTGATAATCTTACCTGTAAATACTGTAGACTGATCATAGTTCGTCGTAAAGTAATCCAGTAGCATACTGCTTACCTTAGACTCTAGTGTGATCGTCCAAGCATCAAGATTTGGATATGGCGTAGTATAGGTTGTTTCTCTTGCCATAGAAACCTTCTAAAAAAAAAAATAATTGTGATGAAAAAGAGGACACCCATCACAAGTGCCCTCTTTATTATTTAAATGATTTCATGAAATCACTTGATGTTACTCAAGCATTGCGCCCCATTTTGAAGTTGGGTCATACTTATTTGCGATTGCGTGGTCAGCGAACTCCCAACCTAAACGGATATCGAAACGTTCACCATCGGTTAACTTCTCAGTATCACGTATTTCGTCAACGAAGGAATCAATGAACTCCACAAATTGGTCATCCACAATTTCGCCGTTAACAATATATTTATAGTCAGGGTGTTCATCTGGGCTAAACTGTAAGTCATCTTCGACTTCATTATCCCAGCCGGATAACGTTTTCTCACGCACACCTTTACGGATCACTGGATTTGCCATCATCCAACGACGCATTTTCGGTGTCGCTTCTACGATATCCTCTAAAGACCCAATCACACGGATGTCATCGTAGTCTTTTACTGCACGCTTACGCATACGGTCTACGTGGTCACGTAGATCGATCAAGGTATCAAAACCAGAACGACGATATAAATCTGCAGCACGATCTGCAAATCGTCTTCCGATATCACCGAGTCTTTCTAGTGCACGTTCGTTAGCAGAGCTGATAAATCGACTTAAGCCTTCTGACATCGGCGTGTAGATTAAACCAGATGCAACGTTGTCGTTACCATAATAGACACTAGCCACGAATTTCACCTCCAATGATTTCGTTCCATTCCATCCCTTCTTCCAGCCAGCATCCTAACATACCCCAAACCTGTTTCGGTAAAGCCACATCACCCGATAACTTATCTGGTGTTGCATGTGACAATACAGTTGTTGCAGGATGGAGATGTACAGCTGATGCAGCTTGGAATCCATCTAATACACCCAGCTTGTTGGTCTCATCCTTTTACAAGCTGGGATTTTCACTATGTACCTATTTGAACGATTGGTCTGACATTACCATCTCGCCATTGAAAGTTTTCATGAACTCGGTATATTCCTCCGTTACGTCCGGAGTAAGTCCATTGCCATCTTTCTTGTAGATAGGATATATTTTAATATCTCTATACTCTTTACCACCATCGTATAGTCTTCTTACAGTTTTGATGTCCAATAGATCTAGGCCATGTCGCATCATGATATCGTTATATGATAACGCTGGGTATACCTTATTTGATTTGACATTGTGAACTAAATAACCTGGGGTGTTAACTGCTGTATTACTTTGGTGTATACGAATATATTGCCAGAACAATGCTTCACCTAAAGACATTTTAACCATTTTATCTGGAGTATTGCCAACACGAAAGAATTTATATCCTTTAATGTATTGGCAGTCTGGACGTAAAGAACTCTTGAGTGAATCCTCAATCCCTGACTTACTCACTCCAGTTAACTCCATCGCGTCAGTGAATGATTTAGAGATGAATCTAGATCCATCCACATAATCCCAAACGTAAATTGGGTTACGGTAACCACTATTGCGTTCAAGATCGATCTCAACAACAGTCCAACCATTTAAGTTACTATATCGCCCAGATTTGTCAATCTGAGGTACCATTAAACTTGCTTGAACACCAACAAGTTTACTCACCTCATCTAAATTAGCACGAAGACAATCAGTACCGTTAAACTTATTAACTACTCGGTATATTAAACCTACACTGTTTGCTTTGCTAGCGATTCTACCGCGTTTATAGTTTTCTGTTTTAGTAACCCACTCAAGATTCTCTAACTTATAGTTAGTTCTGGTTCCATCTAAATGATCAACTTCAATACGTTCACCGTAATCAACCTCAGGCACAGGAAGGAATGCTAAAGCAACTAAGCGATGGAAATCCACCTTCTTGTTTTTCATTCGATCAGCATCCGAAGCAATATAAACAGTAGGATAATCATTCATACGCATACTTGGCATGACGATATTACCATTGAACGTATCTTTTAGCTGATAGTTTTTATTAATCAGATATCTAGAATAACCTGGTATTAAATACCAGCCCTCCTCTACCTCGATAGGTTCTTTATCGATACCTAATACACCATTTGATACGCGAAGTTTGTCTTTGTGTTGTGGATAAAAGTTCATTTTACACCTCTGATAAGTTTATTAAAAAGAAATTAACATTGGTGTGATACATAGTCCATGTTTTTTCAGAGCACATCTTCTCCTACCTTTACAGATAGGCACCCCCATTTTCTGGGAACATGGTAACCATACTCTACTCGCCTCACTTGGTATCTCAACCAAGCTTACTTTCACCAGTTAATAGGCTCGACTAGACCTAATGCTAATTAGCCTGGGTATAGCTTTCGATGCTCGTTGAAGCTTCATCTCTCTGACTCATGGAGATGAGTGCTTGCGGATTGACCTACAAGTATACTTATTACCTTACCTTGGACATTGCTCCTCGCCACTACCCTATTGCTAAGATAGCTTGGTATATACCTGTTCTCGGTTGTCTCCGCAGTTAACGGGGTTGCATGGCATGTTATCACATACCATAGGCAATGTCATCGTTGAGCGTTTAAACGTCCCATACAATGAACGACACCATCGAAGTCAGTATTTGAGGACCCTAATATCAAAACACTAATAGCTGTAGTGATATCAGTAGGATCAGTTTTTACTTTGGTTATTAAAAGGGATTTCATTGAACCCATACGCAATGAAGGGTTTCGGTTTTCGATCTCCATAAATCCTGGTTTACCCGATAGACGAGTACGGTGAGGGGATGATTCAATAATATAATTGATCATCTCATGGATTTCTTCATCGTAATTATTGACGGCATGGAGTATCCGTCTTTTGATCTCATTTGGTTTTAACCCTTTCTTCATGAAGAGGTTAGTCAAATGGACTTCAAAGAGTGGGATCGCTGCAGGCCATGAATAATGCATTTCTTCTGCATCATGCACACCGTGGATGGAGGTGACCACCATACGTGATGTCCAAGGGATACGAGAACCATAGACATGTTTACGGAACTCCCCTGTTTTCTTGTTATAATCAGAAGCAAATTTTGCACTAATGTAGTCTTTAAGTTCAATCAGTACATTAGCCATGATAGACTCTTTACGTTGTTTAGTTAAACGACGTCCGAGATTATTCATGGTAGTGATCGTATTGATCACGTTCATGTAAGGGTTGAACGCTTTAAAGTCTACGTAACTTCCGAGTTGAGCACGTTCGATGATATTGAATGACTTATGAAGTAAAGGTACTGCATAAGGCGTACAAACATCATGATAGGTCTCATAGAACTCGTGGAGCTGAGCACATTTGGATTCACTGATTCTAAAAACACTTGGGTTTAGGATCACTGACATGACAAGGTCAAGGTGTTCAGTAAAGAAGGTAAGCCCACGTTCGATTTTATTTTGTTCAAGATAAGCGATACCTGCATGATCCGTATAGTCATTATAATACGGGTCTAAGAGATAACGGATAAGGTGACCTGTGTTACCTGATCTGGTGGTACCTGCTTTAAAGGCATCCATCAGGATATCCAGGAAATAAATCGATAAGAGTTTACCCCCTTCATCGGGTGCACGAATCCACACGATGGGTTTGAGCTCTTGAGAAGATTGAAGGTTGAGTTCCGTGTGGCAATACGGACATCTATCACCAATTTCCAGCTCAGGGTTAGAAGCAAGTGATGTCATCCCACAACTACAAGATGGGATAAGACTAAAGCTTGCACCATCAAAGATACTGATAGTTAAGCGTTTGATGAGTTCATGATCTTTGATCGGATCAAGGTCATTTAGGTAGACGACTTCACCACCTAAGTGTTCCAGATCTCGATTTAGATCGGGGAGTATTGCATTTACACCCATTTAAACTTACTCCTTTAGTTAGTTTCTGATGAGAGAGCATCCTTTTCATTTTTAAAATAAAAGGACAAAAGAACGGGGATGTCCGAAGACATCCCCGATACAGTTGTTTACTTACGAATGTAAGTGATTAGCGGCTACGGCCACCCCAACCACCCCAGCCTTGTGAGCGGGTAGAAGCTTGACGTGAGTAAGCTGCACGGCGTTGGAATAAACCACCAGCAGAACCCACACCACGTGATAAGTATGCACGGTTGCCACGAGATTCACGGTTGATGTCAAATGCAGCATCAGGACCGATAGATACGTGTGCAGACTCAGCAGCTTCACGGAATAAATCGAAGAACTCAGGTGTAGCGAATACACGTTGAGCATAACCAGTTAACTCGAATGTAGAGTTCATGGTATTTAATACTTCGATCGCATCAGAGATACGACGTTGTTCATCGATTTGTTGGTTGTAGTAAGCATCAGTTAATTTACCGATAGTTTGAACGTCATCTACAGTGTTCATTAAGTTGATCATGTCGATGTTACGAACATCACGTTTACGACCTTGACCATCAATGTAATAACCCAATGGGATACGAGTGTAGTCAGTAGTTACTAATGCTGGTTTACCTGCATCTTCCCAAATGCTTGAGAAGGTGTTGCCACCAAATAAGAAGTCTAAAGAAGCGACCACTGCTGCTTCTGATTCACGTACACCTTTAGCTGCATCTAAGATGATATTTTGAACTGGTGATAATTGACCACCTTCTTCGATATCTAATGCGATTACTAAACGGTCTAAGTAGAATGCAGTACGGCAGAATTCGATATAATCGAATGATGCATCGTTAGATAATACACCCATGGTTTCCGGTTCACCACGACGAATCGGAGTATCTAACATTGGTACTTCACGACCTAATGCACCGACGAAACGTTCTTTAAGTTCGTTAGCGTAGATCGGGTTTAAAGCCGCGATCCAACGGTTAGAGTCAGATAAGTAACCTGCAGAACCAATAGCGAACATTAACTGAGTTAAAGTTACTGCGTTAACGCAAGTATCTAAATCAGTAATAACGAATACTGGTTGGAAGGTTTGGGTGTTATCTTCAGTCCATACTTGAGAACGAGTGTTTTCAATGTCTTGACCTACGTATAATGCATCGATGAAACCACGTGCTACAGTTTGCGGAGAAATACGGGTAGATTTACGGCCGTTTTTATCCACGTTTTGACGCACTACAGTTTCGATAGTCACATCACCACGGAAGGTATTACCTAAGTAGTCGACTGAATCGATCGCACCGAATTTGGTACGTACAGCCAATTTACCATCAGCAGGTACAGCGTTGAAGTTAAATTCTTCAGAATCGATTACACCTAAGTCTACTAATAAAGACTCACATGCTTCTACAGCACGGTAAACGATACGACGAACTTCATCGATATCACCGATGTCCATACCTGGTGCAGTGATGATTTGACCAGCTAATTCTACATCGATTTCTTTTTGTGGTTCTTTGAATGCTTCTTCAACCATATCTAAAATACGGTTACGCATTTCAACTGATTCAGCAAATACATCAGTTGGTACACGTGGAATACGGATTGGAGTCGCATTACGATCTGCTTCAAGACGTTTATCGTCAATGTAGATTTCACCTAAGTCAGTTGCTGTACCACGTAAGGTAACGGCTACTGCTGCTACGGTGTCTTCTTCACGACGAGCAACGATTAATGCAGAGATATCCGCATCTTCAACTTCACCATCAAATGGGAAGAATTGAAGTTTGTTTTCTTTAAGAAGACGTTTGAAGCCTTCGCCAGCGATGTCTGCTACGTTTTCGATAGCAGCGATAGCTGTGCTGATTGCACCGCTCACTGGGTTACGAGAAACTGAACGACGTAATAATGCGTTCGGATTTGCTAAAGTTGCTACACGACCATCAGTACGAACTGGTGCTTTTTGTGCGCCACGTACTACAGATGCAGTTGATGCTTCAGCTTTTGGTGCTGCTGCTGTTGTTGCTGCAGCTTCTTGGTTTGCGAATTGATTTCCCATTTTATACTCCTATTGTAGATGATGGGTTAATAAAGTTTAAAGATCTTTAAGCTTCGTATTCGATGCTTATTATTTTGAAGAGACGAAATACAACCTTCTCTTCACTATAATAATTTATCCTTATAAATATCAATAGAACGGGTATTTATACGAATACACATCCAGATACAGGCTAATAAAGATTTAGTAATGCTCATTTGAGCGATAACCTGTGTAAAAATCGATAAAATATCGATATTCGGACAGATCTAAAAGGTACATCACGGGGATACCCATGATATACCGGGTGGCTATTTTGAAAAGTAGCACCATAAAACATACTATACAGAATTATCAGTAAGGATTTAAATATGAACTTCTTATACCCAATTGACAACTATAAAGATAGTGGCAGGATATTTAAGAATAAGTTTGAAAGTGAAGTGAGATATAGACACATGCGAGTGATGACTCGTGTGATAGAGGATTGGATGCACGATAACTGGGAACTACCAGGTGGCCATCCTTTGATTAAGATATTAAATAACTTGAATGCTGTTACGGATGATGATTATCGTGCTTTCTTATTATTACGTGAACAGGTGGGTAGTCTTGCGGGTGCATTGGGTTTCTTTGGTGGTACAGATAAAGGAAGATTATTGGATAAACCTTGGTTCTTCTTAGATCCGAATACACCGGAGTGCGTTATTAGTAGTCAGTTTGAGGATACGCAGAAACTGATCCTTGAGCAAACCATGCATGAGGATAAGAACTACTGGATGAGCTGGGAGCCTATCCGTGTTCGTTACCATGTCTATACGGATATGGATTATTGGATCATGGGTAAGAACTACGGTAATGAACCACGTATGCCTTGTGATAAAGATGGGATTAATATCATTGAAATTGATATGGCACTTCTTTATATGCAGTATCGTTATTGGAGAAAGAGTCGTTACAGTAAAGATACCGATAATGAAGGAAATACTTACGAGTATCCAAGAACCGTCTTCTTAACGCGCTTTGCTTTAGCCAATGCCATTGATAGTCAAATGCAAGTGGCTTACTTAAATCGAGTAAGATGTTACTTCATGGGTACTCCACTTGGTAGTAGTCGCCCTATTAATAAGCGTCATGCTTATATCAATACGTACATGAACGTGGATAACAGTATCTTAAATAGTATCATGTACATGAAGAAATACGGTGGTCTTGATTTTGATAAAATTGTTTCCAATTTACCGACAATCGCAGGTAATAGCTATGGAAACTTTTTTAAAGAACTTGATATACGACTTGACCAACGAACTGAATTGATCTGTTGTTATAGTGTACTTCCTTTGTATGAAGTCTGGTTGAATTTAGTTAATGAGAAACAAATGCAACGTTGGAATCGAAATGAAATCCAACATGTTTCTCGTGGATTATTCTTAATTAATAACAGAAAACTCTTTAGTACGGTCTCAAGTAAATTCGGAAATCGTTTACAGCTCCGTTTCAATCAATTAGCTGAATTACTTCCGAAGATCAAGTAATACCTTATTTATATAATAGACTCGATAGGAGGGGTCTTATTATGAGTCAAGATTTAACTACTGTGGCACCGGCTATACAGAAAAAGCAAGCTGCGTTTGTAACTTATCACACGGTCAACCGTAATATTAATGCAGGCCGTTATCGTTATGATCATGGTGATCTTTGTGTGGTCAAAGAGAAATGGTTAGATGAGGAAGGGAAACTTCATAAACGTCTTAACATGATTGAGAACTATCCTCGACCATTTTGGATTACGAAACCAAGATTTCGTAAGTTTAAGGATAAACGCGAATGGGCTTACTTTGATGAAGTGGACATGTTTCGTTCACCACATCACAACCTAAGCTTTGCCGTTCAAAAAGCTTTAGGTAAATTTAACCCTGACCCTAAGTTACAGATTCGTATGGTCAACCGTGATCCTTACGTATTTGGTACGGACTTAAGTCCAACTTATATCCTAAAAGAAGCATACAGTCATAAATACGGTGGTTACAAAGCGGGTCGTATGGAAGTATGCAAACTGGATATCGAGACCAATGTGGTCGATGGGGAAGAAGATGAGATCTTAATGTGTTCTATTGCTTTAAATGGTAAAGCAGTCACCATTGTTAGACGTGACTTCTTATTTAAGAATAACGTTAATGGCGATGAGAAGTTCTTTGAGATCTTAGATAAAGATATCCCTCAAGTACGAGGTGAGTGGGGCTATGATGTCGAGTTAGTGATCGTTGATAGCGAACTTGAAGTCATTGATGAAACCTTTAAACGTTTACATGCATGGCAACCTGATATCGTAGCAGGTTGGAACGTCATGATGTTCGACCAAGCAGTGATTGCGAAACGACTTGAACGTTTAGGTCAAGACCCTGCTTTATTCTTCTCTGACCCAAGTATCCCAGATAAATATAAAGGATATCGTTTTAAAGAAGGTAGACGTTTTGCGGTGAGTGATAGTGGGAAGAAAATGAACTTTAAGCCAATCGAAAGATGGCATGAAGTGATTGCACCTGCTTCATTCATGTGGGTCGATGGGATGTGTGTTTACTATCGTCTACGTAAACAGAAAGGTCAATTACCAAGATATAGTCTTGATTATATCTCTAATCTGCATTTGAAGATTGGTAAGTATGAGATCCCTGAAGCTGAGAAGTACGTAGGGTTACGTAAACACTTTTTCATGCAGACTCAGTACCCTGTTCATTATACGGTGTATAACTTAATCGATACGATCATTTATGATCAGTTAGATAAGAAGTTAGGTGATCTTGAAAGTACCTTCTTCGATTTACTGGGTGATTGTGACTATCGTGATTATCAATCTAACCCTTCTAAAGCGGCGTGTAACTTCCATACTTACATGTTACGTGAAAGAGGTGGGGTAATTGGTAGTACTTCAGATACGATGTTTAATGAGTGGGATAGACAACTTCCTCCGTTAGATGGTTGGATTGTGGCTTTAGATACAACTTATCTTGATAGTCATCAAGGTTTGAAATGCGTATTTGAAAATCCTGATCAGGAAACTCGTGTTTTTACACATAACGCCGATAGTGATATCACCAGTAGTTATCCTTGGGGTACCATCTTCATGAACATGTCTAGACGGACAACGAAGATTGAAGTCAGTCAGTTGGTTGGTATTCATAAGCGTGACCGTTATACATTAGGCTTAAACTTAATTGCTGGTCGAGTCAATGCTATGTCAAATGCACGTATAGCGTTCAACTTACCCGACTTTAACAAGACACTCGATATCTACGACGAGTTTGTCAACGAGTTTGAATCTAATAGTGGACATTAGGCACCTCTTATAATTTAAGCTAATAAGTGGGGTAGTTTTCTACCCCACGCCTCTATGTCGCCAAATTTACTTAGGCTCTGTATTTAATCAGTTTTATATAAACAGAATAGGAATAGATAAAGATGAGTCAATATGATCCAGTCACTGACTATCGACAAGCCCAAGGGGATGCGAAGAACCCCACCAATCCATATCCGGGTGATGTCAGTGCGAGTATTAATCCTGTTAAAGGAATAAGAGAAGATAATCATCGTATCGAGGTACAGGCAGACCGTAACTGGGTACGTCGAAGTTTCCATTACTTCAACACTGACCGTGATTATGGTCAAGCACAACGTGATTACGATAAGAACCACCAGGCGAAAGGGTTATCAGGTGCACCTGGTGTGATTGAAGCGAAGCACCGTAAAGCATGGCGTAGTTTCGTTTCCACTGAATTAGGTGGCAACTTCCCAATCAATACGCTATATGGTTATACACCAACTGCAGATATCGCAGTAGATAGACAGTTCCCTGGTCTTGGTGGTGAGATGGGACGTGCTTATCAAGAACGTATCGAAGATAATGCCCATGATATCCACATCCGTTTAGGGGTGCAGAAGTTTAATACAGGGATCAGTTTCTTTAGTAGTTGGTTTGATTATTACTCTCACTCTGTCGCCGTACATGGTCGTACACCTTCTATCCTATATGAAATTGGACAAGTAGCAGGTATCGTAATGGGATTTATGGCACCGCAAGTAGTGGCTGTAGGTTTCATGATTAAATTCTTTGCTTTATTAGGTGGTGGTCGTTTTTGGTACGTCAGTCCTGCGATGCCTTTATATTGGACAGCAGTCACCAATATCTTCAATGAAATTACCGGTTCTATGGGTTTAACCTTACCGACTACAGCAGATGATGCTTATGACATGAAGTTCTCAAAAGGAACACAAGGGTCAGGTCCTGCTGCTCGCAATGGATTAAGTTATATCCAGAAAGTTTCTAAATTATTACCAGGCGTATTCCAAGAAGCATGGGGTAGCAATGAAGAAGGCTTTAATATAGATGTAAGACGCGTGGCTTCTCGTGCTCAAAGTACTCAGATGCAGATCAACCAATACGTATCACGTAAGTTACAAGATGCTCGTAACTATGATACCGATAAAGCGTTCAGCATCTACGATGAAGCGATGCAAGCAATTCAGAACCTCGGTAAATGGGGTGGTAAAGTTGGATTTAGTGGAAGTGTGAGTAATAAAAACTCTCTACGTGCTTATACGCAAGAGTACTTTAAATCTAAACTCGGTAGTTCAGATACCAAACAGAATGCGGTGGGTTTTGAGATCTCTGAGAAAAACCGTAAAGATGGTCAATCTATATTAGATGCGGATTCTATGCAATCACTCTATACTAATACAAAAACCAATAGTAATACGAGTGATATCGATACAGGTGATGATGTTCAAAATCTCTTCATGAAAGAATTAAATGATGGTAGTGCTTGGGTAACGTTACGCGTTGATGGTACTCGTAGTATTTCTGAATCATTTAGTAATACTTCTGAAGAATCTCAGATTGCCAGTATGATTAATGGTTGGGCGGACTCTCGTAAACAGCTCATGTTTAACATGGCTGGTGGTAGCATGTTTGGTGATATCATGCAGTCTGTAATGAATGGTGCTGCTGACTTCGTAGGTGGTCTTGCAAAATCATTTAAGGTGGAAGGGTTAACAGGTTTCTTGTTTGGAGCTAAAGTTGATATTCCGAAAACTTACGGAAGTAGTAGTGCGTCTTTACCTAAGGCAAGTTATACGATTAAACTTCGTACACCTTATAAACATCCTCTTTGTGTCGCACAAGACTTATATCTTCCATTAGCGATGATCCTTGGTATGGGTTTACCATTAAGTCAAGGCCGTAATGCACATGGTGGCCCATTCTATTGTGAAGTATACGATAGAGGTCGTTGTGTGATTAAGAACGGTATCGTAAGCAGTATCAGTGTAGAACGTGCCACTTCTAACGTCGCATGGACTGCAGAAGGTTTCCCTTTAGGGATTGATATTACGATTGATATTGAAAACCTTGATACGACGATCCACATGCCTATCAATACAATGGGATTCTTAGATAGTCTCAATCCATTTGATGCAGCTGAACGTATCTTAATTGGTAATGAAGGTGCAATGGCTGATTATGTAAGTACACTAGCTTCATTATCATTACCCGATATGATTTACCGCAGTAATAATTTTAAGCGTAACCTTTATGCTTACCAAAGACAATGGACAAGTTATTGGGATAGAGATCACTTTATCCAACGTATTGCAGCAAGTGCACCAGGTAGATTTGCTTCTGCCTTTGTACCAGGTACGGATAGACGATAAAAAAAAACAACAAAAGTAAGGGGGTAGCATTTGCTACCCCCTGCTTATGTCCATTAAAACTTAAATGGTTTTGAATTTACGATGATGTATAAAAGCACAACTGCAATGATCCACGTTACCATTTTTACATCCATCCTTTATATGAATTATAGTTTAGTAACATGTATCCTAATAACACTAAAATGATCAATAGAATAAATGCCACTAACGCAAGACTAAAACGTAGGCTTGCTTTACTGTGGTCAAGATAATGCGTTGGTACCACTGCCTCATCTTCAGTTAATTGGTGCATTTGGTAATAACCATAAGCACCTGAAATTAAAGCAATGATTAACAGGACACCTAGTGTAATAAAGATTTTAAGCATGGTTTCATCCCTCCTATTAAGATGAAGTCAAGTTTAATTAACTATGATCACGTTCCACTTGTTGGATACGTTTAACACGGTAACCATTTGCAGCAAGCACTTGTGATAAGGCTTCCGCTGACTCTGGGGTCACATCAAGTAGTTCTACTGTATAGTTAGAAACGGACAGTAACTTGATGGTTGGATAACGAATCCAAGATAACCCGATTGCATCAGTATTACCATTTGGGTATTCTACTAATACGTAGAGTTGTGAGGTAAAATCTTTTTCAGATGTTTCCTCTGGTAATGACGCAAACATTTGAGCGTGTTTGGTTGCAACTTGGTAGTTAAGTTGTTCTGCCACGTTACCTGATACGATAGAGGTAACACGTGCATTGGTTACTTTAGTAGGCATTACTGCATTTGGGTAGAGCTCAAAGTTATAACGCTTACCAAGTGTAAATGGATTACTTAAAGCCATTTAGTCTTCCTCACCTTCATTTAATGTGAAATAGAAATAACCTTCATCTGTAAAGAAGATCCGTTCTATTTTGTTATATTCAATCTCATGGTCATCAAAATATTTTAACCATTCCATACGAACTTCACGTTGCTCATCTGTAAGTTCATTTACATCTGCAATGAAGAGAAGTTCACAAACTGAATCAGACAACTCAATAAGTTCAGTTGGAATCGTTACAGGAATATCTTGAGTATCCATGTCGTTATATTCGTGTACTGATTTGATGAGACGTTCAATTGCCCCATCTTCAGCAAAGTTAACATGAAGCTCTTTCATGTGTTAATCCTTATCTAAATAAATATTTAGTAACAAATCCTCTACAACCCACTCTGTTCTGACGATATCATTTACATGGGCATCGTATTCATAAAGAACAGGGTGCAGATATTGTCTGATGAGTTTGTGGAGTTCAAGTTTCTCCCAAGTATCACGAAGACCTTGGACGGCAACTCGATGGGGATTGGTGTAATACAAGATCACTTCAGAGGGAGAAAACTCCCATCTGTCGTTTTGTCGTTGTACTTCTCTTATCTTTTCCATCAAGCCGGTTACATCAAATTGGATGACGTGCATAGTTCTGGTCTCCGGTGTACTAAGAAGTTTTTATTAAGATGGAATCGATCAATATCAGGTGGGATTCTTCCGATATCCAGATACTGAGCAATCCCATCAAATGATTGCAATAATTCATGCTTGTGTTCTAGGATGAACTCTCTAATCGCAGAGATATCATCTATCATGCTATCAAAGTGTTTTCCACCACTAAAGAACAACCAGTGCATGTCCTCATAGATATCATAACTCTCATCGTTATTAACAAGAGAAACTAATTCCATCAAGATACAATAGATGTAGTTAATCTTTTCGGTTTCTGGGACATTGGTTACACCGAATTGTTTATCGATGAAATCCGTCAGTACCTCAGGTAACCAATAAACATGGTAACTCATTTATCCCTCCTATTAGGATATCGTAAATCTTAAAAATCCGTTTCTGTAATTGAAGTCTTGGATGCAATTCATACCTACCCATTCATGTTCTCCATCATCCTGATAGACATTAATAATCCCTAAGCCTTCTATACCAATAATATAGCGTCGCATCAAGGCATTAAAGAAATCATTAACATCGTCTTGTTGAAGGAAGTCGTAGTAAGCTTCATCATTAAATTCCCAGTTCTCGTAGCCATCCTTTTGCATCGCTGATGTCATCTCATAGACGATACCCTGGGTATTCTCATCCATTTCCACTTCAAGGTCATCGAGCGTATTTTCAAGACAACTTAATACATCTCTCCCGTGACCTACCATCATTCCATCTTTTACTTCGGTACCTAATACGGTTAATCTAAAGAAGTAGTTCAGTAAAAGTAACATACATCCATATCTCACTTCTCTTACTGCATCTGATACTTCTAGATTTTCAGTATTTGTTAACATCGGGATATCACCATGTAAGATCCCTTCAAAATGCCGTCTTATTTCAGTATCTTCCAAATAGACGACATAGTGGGAGGGTGGATAGGTATTCCCTCCACCCTTTACATTGGTGAGATCAATGACGTTGACATTCTGGTACCCGATTGGTTGTTGACATCTTGGTACGTGTTCAAACATCTTGGCTCCTAATATCTTAAGATAGACCCACCCCGATACATCTCGTAAGGGAAGTGCCTATTCTTATAATAAAACTCAAACTGTGCAATTGTCATGACTTTCCACATGAAAAGATCTCTTTGGTCAGAATCATCTGCGATCATGAACCGGAAATCCGTTCGATGGAAATCATCTAACTGATTAGTAAAGAAACTATCGATGATGTCGTAAGATTTCTCTACGAACTCCCATGCGATATCATAGTTACTAATCTGGCTTCTTTTAAACACATCTACTACTTCATCATCTGAGTGATAATCCAGATAATGATAGATGATCATAAAGAAGTTTAGTATACTCAGTTTTTCGGATTTGATTTCAAAATCATCAGCTTTGGATATCAGCTTCTGGTAAATCATCCCAAGGTGTTGATATAACGACCGGACGTCGATAATTGCGGGTCGCATCTCTATTGTCCTCTCTTTCATCTCTTAGTTCACCATGATAAATCATGATGCGTTTATCACCAATGCATCTTACCTCTAATACATAGCCACGACGACGTATCTCAAAGTATTCATATCCAGTTGGCTCATAGTTAACTGGATAGATGCTGAATTGATCCGATAATTCATTCATGACATTATCCAAGATATCAGATACACGATCACCTTGGATCTCCTCTACGTTACAGTACTCAACTAATGCAATATATTGATATAACTGAATATAGAGTCTTTCAGTGTCGTAGCTTGATGATGCACCTAAGATAAAGTTGTTCTCTAGCTCACGAGTAAGCTCAGTTAAGATTGATTGATATCTCTCTGTTCTGAAAAACATGTCGCGATCATAATGAAACTCACTGATTCTCACGTTATCTAAAAGACTATCTTCTATTAGTCTGCTCATTCTATCTGCATCTAAACAAACGCAGAATGGATAAGCAGGTCTTAGGTATTGTCTCGATTGCCTTACAATATACTTCGTTGGGGTATAATGTAAGTTCTCAAGTGAACGGGCTCTTCTTGCCATGTTGTACCTTCTTTATTTATCGAATTCGACAAACTCCACCAATACGTAAATGAAATTAAGATCAGCTGTAATCGTAATAACGTTAACAACTGAGTGCTCCGTATTCATCTGATGAAGTCTATCAAAAATTTCATCTCTGACTTTTGTAAAGGCTTGGTTACCTTCTACAGGTTTGATTTGTTTCTGTTGGATTAACCACTTTACATTACAACCTAAATAGATCCCACGATAAGCAAGATAACTTGCAATTGGTTTAACTAAGCTGCATACAAAGGAATGCTCCCACCAGACATCACTTTCATCCTTCTTATAATTTAAATCTTCTGCTGATGGCGTCTCAAACGTCAATACAGCATACTTCTCGTTAAACATGAATACTCCTATAGTTTTCTATCTAAAATCGCTCTACGGCTTAATTAGACACATTTTAACACATGTCTATAACCTTCTTGTCATGTAGATAATATAGGGTTGTAGTTATCGATAAAAAAGCAAAAAAAAAAGAGTAAGTTACGGGGTTTTCGGCAGCCCCGGAAGTGTAACTTACTCGTGCCCATGTGGGCAATGATCCTAACAAGGAACATATGAACAATAATCCAGGCGACTGTATTTCAAATCGCCTGTGTTATTGGCCATGTTAATGACGAGCTTTTAATAACTCGATCTCTGCTTGTACAGCTGGAGTATTAACAATGTTAGCACGGTATTCTGCTTTTTGTTGAGCAGATGGTGGTAAGTCTGCTGACGCACCACCGAAGTAGCCTAATGAAGCTACTGCTAAAACTGTTGCTGCAATGATTGTTTTATGAATTAGTTTAAATGTTTGGTTGTTCATACCCAAATTTCCTCTGTTAATTTAGTTATTACTATATCAGCAAATCTATATTTGTGATAGCAGTACTGATATGTATATTTGCTGAAGTCCTCACGCAGCAGGCATTTAAGACATTCTACTACGTTGGGGAATTGGTTATAATACCAACTACTAGGTTTAATTGACTCTATGTAGTTGATTAATGTGATGATTCGCTTTTTGTTAATCATATTACGATTCCTATTTAAAGGGTTGGAATAAGGGAGGGTTGTTCGTACCAATCCTCCCGCTTTATGTTGTCGCAGTAAAATACCATTAAACAAATCGCGCATCTAAATTTCTTTCTTTTTGCTGAAGGATAAGAAGATATTCTTATATTCCTTCATGTAAATTATATATACTTATAAAATCGATAGAAAGGGTTTTTATAAAAAAGAAAAATTCGGGTAAAATAGAGGGTACCAACTGGTACCCTCTGATTGTGTCCGTTATTTGTTTTTAGCAGGTTTATGAGCATCCACTAAGTCATTGAGTGTCTTTTCTCTTTGACTAATGAGTGCTTCATAAACACCCCACTCTGCAAACTTCTCTGAAATGAACTCTTCTGAGATCTCTTCATCGTTATTTCTTGATGCAAAGTAGAATTGTGCTAATACATTTTCCATTGGCACTTCTTTTAATAGCTCATCGATCGTATTTTGGAAGTGTACAGTGATTTGTTCACCTTCTACATTCTTAAAACGATGCCAATAAGCAGTATAAGAAGTATTACCGTTTTCATCGCGTGTAATGAGTCCACATGTTACATGAAGAAGATCAAGTCTTCCACCTGTGAGTAAACGTTTCTCACGATGACTGACTGTTGTTTCATGCCCACAGTATAGGACACCTGCTCTAAAACCAGGAATCGCATAGATCGTAAAGTTATCAAGTGTTCTTGGTTTGCTCCGATGGATTGGATGTTGAGTTTCCATTTTGTTATATCTCCTATTGATAACAAAACTAAGAGGGTACATTAAGAGTACCCTCATTTTGGAATATCCCTATTCTAATTATAGAACAAGACCATTTTCTTCTACTGAACCACCATCTACATCAAGTTTGATACGTGAGTTTACCACACCTGATAATTCAGCTTGGAAAGATTCAGTTCTGTCTTTAAGATGACGAATCATCTCTAATACTTCATCATATTCAGTGGTGAAGTAGACAGTACGGTTCTCAATCTTTTGACCATCGTTTAAACGGAAGATACCATCACATGAATAGCCTGTTACGAATTTACCACGTGAAGCTTCTTGTGCATCAAGTGAGGTATGAAGCATCGCAAGGGATAATGGATTGCGGTTATATTTATCACCGAGTTTATCAGTGATCATCAGTGATGCCACACCTGGTGCTGCACCGGTTACTTTGGTGAAGTTTAAGAAGTTGCGTAAGTCTGCATTATCTAAACCATGATTTTCATTACTGAATAACATGGCAAGCATGCTGATGTATTCTTCTGCGACTTCATTAGCTTCTTTGATAGAAACATTTGGAATCAATAAGGTGATAAATGGTACGCCCGCTTTTTTCGCCATGCTATCATAAGACACTAAAGTACGGTAAGCGTTTTCAATGGATTTTAAGTTATTATCATCTAGGAATAGGATAGAGATAACAGGTTTACCACGTTTGATTAATTCAGACGCAAGTACTGGTGCAATTGTAGAACCAGAACCACCATTAGCAGATGCCACCACAATGTTGATATCGCCTGGGTGTTTTTCACTAATGAAGTTAGGTACTTGTTGCATGATCTCTGGTGCATTTTCTGCACGGATAGAACCTGAACCTTCTGCATCTTTTTCTAATTTGATTTTATAAAATGCATTACGCACTTTGGTGGTATTGATGTTAGATTCAGATGTATCAATTAAGAAAGCTTCGACTTTGGCGTAGCCTGGTTTCTCTTCTAATGGAGTCGTGATATAAGGTGATACCACATTGATCCCTGTACCACCACAACCATAAATAACCATTTTATTTTTCATAGTTAATCCTCATGAGTTTAATTAAATTTAAATTGTTTAGTTAACGTTAACGAAGTAATCAGACAGACTACTTCCATATACTTTGCTAAGATAGGAAGGATTTGTGAGATTACTTCAATGAGATAATATAGACTTATAGGAAGTAATAGAATTTAATTATCCCAGAAACAAAGGTATTTTTATTATGAGTCCAGTACAATTTGCGATTGCTGAGATTCGTTCAGTCATCCCGGATGAAATCTTAGAACTCGCCTTTATTCCAAAGACTAAATATAAATTAAGTCGTTCTCGCTTTACCCCTAAGAGTATCGACAGTCAAATCTATTTCAATGTGATCAACGAACGTGTACGTCGTCATATTGATAGTCAAGGGGCAAAACAAATTACAATTCCATTAAGTGGATTAAAATTCGAAGAAGTAGAAATGGGTAATGGTCAAGCTTGGACTTGTCATATCCCTAAACGATTAACAGGTGGTCGTACAATTACTCATGTGATTTCTGTTCATGTGGGTATGGTGGGTACAGGTGCAGGTTTCTTAGGGGGTGGTAGTGTATCTCAGTTTGGTTTAGGTGTATCAACACGTAGTACCAATAATGCTTGCGGTAACGATATCCATCTTGCATCAGCTCGTGAAATTATAGATGCATCCAAGCCAATGGATATGAACTTCACCAGTAATGTTTATTTGATCGATGAAAATACGATCATGGTAGAAGACCGCATGCCGATCTCTAACCTTGAGTTAAGATGTCAGGTATCCAGTGATGAAGAATTTAGCTTTATCCAGGGTGCTCACGTCGCTGTATTTGCTGAGTTGTGTTTACTGGCTACTCAAGCTTATATCTATAAGAAACTCTCTATCGTCAGCGATAAAGCGATCTTAGATGGGGGTATGGATTTAGGTAGCGTGAAAGAATGGATCGATAAGTTCGCTGATAGTAATGAACAGTTCAATGAACTTGTTAAAGGTCGTTGGGCGAAGATCCAGAAAATGTCTGATAAACCACGTCATAATCGTTGGTTAAATATGAAAGGCGCGTTAGTTAACTTTAGCTAAAAAAAAAATAACAACATAAGTAGAGGGACTCTTGATGAGTCCCTCGCCTATGTCCGGATTACTGACCTCTTTCAAGTTCAGTAAATAACGGAAGGTGTTCTAACACGGTTAAGTCTAGATTATCCACAATACTGTCCAAGAAGTTTAACCATGTTTCCTCGCACTCTTTACCGAAATGTAATCGATATGGGGCGTGTTCTTCATGTGCTAAATCTAATGGGATATTGTAAAGATAGCAGACATTAGAAGTGATGCCTTCTTTACCGTGCTGTACAACGATAGTGATGAAGTTTTCTCGATCTGCCTTATCCATTGGTTTGCAGACTTGAATTAAACTATTTCCAAATTGAAGTGCCATAGTGTCTTTCCTTTATGCATACAACAAGAGATAAGGTTGATCAATTAAACCTAAACCCGATTATTGTACTTGGTTGTTTTCAGGTGCACCCATGAATGAATCAATGAACGCACGTAAGTCATCGAATGTTTCGTATTCATCCGCAGCAAATACGTGCTCAGATGCAGTACGGAAATATTCAGTTACATTGTATACTTGACGGCAAAGCAATGCACCCATCACGCGAACAACGTGTAATGCTAATGAGTGGCTAGAGATCACTTCGATCTTCGCAGTGTTACCTGCTGCACCTTGGTCTACTAATTCAGTACGGAATGATACTGGTGCTTGATGGCCAAGTACACTGTTTGCGTTGATTACCACACCGCTTTTCACTAATGCAGGTAATAATTCTTTTTCAAGGTTTTCATCGTTAAGTAAGTTTTCAATAGTGAACTCAGGCATTAAGTTGATACCTGCACCATTTGCATAACCGATGATAGAACGGAAGATGCTAGTTACCGCATAGTCATGAACGTATTGATTTTTCGCTTCTTCGTTTTCGAATGCTTTAATAGAGTCGAATAATTGACGATCCATTTCAGCACAAGCTAAAACACGATATTGATCACGTTGTTGTTTTTCAACAGCTGGATTTACCGGTTGCACGTCTTCTTGAGTTTCAGGTGCTTCTTGTACATCGCTAGTTGCTTGAGCTTTAACTTCTTCTACTGCCACATTTTCGTTTGTTTGTTCAGCCATTTAAAATACCTTATTAGTAATTTGATTAAAAAAAAGGGATAGCGGAGAACCCGTGCTATCCCTAAAAGAAGGGTGGAGGAAAGGAGATAACCTAACCAATCGAGGTATTATAATTGATTAGGCCAATGAAATAAACCCCCACCCGTATACGGGAGTATGAGTAAACCGTTACCGATTAGTCTGAAAGACCACCCCACACTTTCTTCACTTTGTCATGATCCATGATGTCATTGTTGTTCAATGAAGCATATTGGGTCAATGATGTTGAGATATAACCTTTGCGAACGATTTTCTCGTCAGGGTTTTTAAGGTTGTTGAATTTCGCTTCACGTTTTTGTAAAACACGGATTTGGCTGTGCTTACCAATACCTGCTTTAAGTGATGCTTGTTCTAACTCTTTATTTTTGTCGAAGACTTTCTTCGTTAAAGAACCGAATTCGATCGCAACCGCTGCAGCCACATCAGATTTCGCTTCATCGTGAGCAGTGATAGAAGCTTCAGTAATACCTTCTGGTAATGCTTCTGCAATCGCACCTTTTTCTACAGTACCAACACCATTTTCATCAACAGTAATTTTACCTTTGATTTTTTCTAAGATAAGATTAACGCGTTCAACTTTACTTAATTTAGCCATGAGATTTCTCCTATTTAAATTTGTTTAGCTAAGTTTATATATTGCAATATATACTTATAACGGAACGAGATAAGTACATGATTTAAGATAAGATAGTAAAGGATTACTACCTTATCATCAAGTAGATAATATACCTTTATGATAACCTATAGAAACGGGTCGGTTTTAGAAAGGTGGTTCATCATAATCATACCCTGGCCACTGCGCTTCTGAAACGAGTTTCTTTGGATTTCCACTTTCGTAGATCTCATCATTAACACGACCAGCTAGGATGTGGTTAACAACAGGCGCACTAGGTAATAAACGAGTACTATCAATACTACTACGCCAGAATGCTGCAAGTTCATTGCTTACAATTGGCGAATCATTCTCCGTTAGAATTCCACCATAAAACTTCAGTGCTTTGGATAATAACTCAAGTTTATTGGTACGTTGGTTGAGGTAACCATTCGAACCTAAAATACCCGTATTGAACTCACCTCTTGGTCTGCTATTTTCATCAGTACCATATTCTACTGCACCGAACAGTGATGTCTGGCGATGGAAGACAAAAAAGTAACCACTGACCATGTCATAGTACACGGCTGAGATCTCTACCGAGTAGAAATCATCATAACCAAATGGGAATAACTTGATTACGGTAAGATCCACGGTGTCAGTGACATCTTTTGCTTCGAGTGTCTTTGTATCGAAATCGATTACATGTAAAACACGATCAAATAACATTACGGCGAATCGATAAGTGTTGTCAGCTACCCAGCCATATAAGTAACTTGCACTTGGTAGGCCTGCAACACCTGTACCCTTTTTATCTTTACGATTAATGAGTTCGATGTTATCAACAAATAAATCGCTGCGTAAATCGGTAATGAGAACTAAAGCAAATTTAGTTGGTTTAAGTCTTTTTGTAACAGCGGGTTCAAATGAAACGACAGGTTCACTTAAACTAAGACGAGTAAACTTCTTGCCTTCAGTATAGTTCTGATATAGTTTCAAAAGTTTCTCATCACGAATAAACGGTTTATTTGGTATAAACTGCGTATCCTTTTTCTTTGGTTTATCGCTTACGAACATTGCGAGCTCCTTTCTTCTCTTGTTGTTCAACGAGATAATGTTCCAACACTTGAAGTCTTTCTTCTACACGTTGGTTAACATGATCTTGTGCATCTCTGTCGGGAATCTGGACAACTCTCTCCTCGACAAGCTTAAGTCTATCATCAAGATGATTGTAATCTTTGACTAAGACTTCGAATTTGTCTCTTTGTTCTTCCATCTCATGCACCGCACCGTATAGTGCGAATGTGGAGAAGATCAAACAAAGCGACCATATCACAAATAGTGTTATTCCTGTCAGTTTCAGAAATGTCTTAACTGGTGATCTACGTTCTTGTTTAAAACCTGAAATTAAACCCATGGTGTCCTCCTATTAGACGATAAATTAAGGGTAATTTAATTGAGAGATAAGTACTTTTACTTGTACTTTACCATGGAGATAATATACACTTTTAAACGAAGATAAAACCAATCTTCCCAATACCATGTATCCAATAAAAATTTATTATAATTAAAAACATTAAGGTCGAACCAAAAATGAATGAAATTAATATAGTGGAGTTCTGTCGTGAAGATGGACGAGTGGCTTTATCACTTGAATATCTCGAATCAGGAATAAACTTAAAATTGCATCAGAATAAATGTCTACGTGATGAGTGGTTGTTTAGTCTACCTTATCGCCTAGAAGAACTTTCTCGTTTAGACGAATTACTCCGTGATACTTGTTATAAGTATCTCGAAATGTGTCGTCAAAACAAACATCCTACCTATAAATGGATTCGTGAACAAATCAGTCCTTATAGTGGGTTGTTATATCAAAACGATTTATTTAGTCCTCGTTGTCAGATGACAAGACACGTGGCATCACATCTTCCGATGTACGTGGTAGGTGAAAATAAATCGGATCGTTTCGGTGGCTATCAAACCCGTTGCAATGGCCGTATCGTGGGAAAAGAATCCCAAGTCAACCAGATCCCAAATCACATGATCCACCTTCATCTGAAGCAGTATAAGGATAAATATCATGCTGAAACAGGGATGAGAATACCAGGGAGATTCATGCACAAATGACTTATCCGTTCAAACATGTTAAAGACAAACAAGAGTTCAATCAGCCATTAGGTGGGTTTATTGGAAACCCAACCATGGAAGGAAGAAAGGACTTAAACAAAGTCCATGAGAAATTAGTACCACCGAAAGTTAAACCTTTCGTAGCCTATGATGATGGGTATCATGATGAAAGCGATGAGTGATAGTATCTTTAGAGATAGATCTGCATTTAATCCTAACGTGATTAAGAAAATCCATCAGGGTAAGGTTGGTCATTTAGTGGATGGTAAATTTGTCGAATTAAAAAACAATGAAAAAGTCCATCGTAGTAAGAAGATCGTTCATCTATTCGGTTGTATTAATCTGCACAAGGAAGATCTTGATTTATATACAAGATCGGGCGGTACAGTTAAAAGCCGAGGTGGTGTAAGTAATGGTGGACGATCCACGACTGATACCTACATGCCAATGTATACAATCCATCTTCCTGGCCATCAACTTGGTTAAACACGAGGCATCCTAGGATGCCTCTTAGTTTTGTCCAAAAAAAAAATAACAACAGAAATCAGGGAGTCCGAAGACTCCCGTGTATTACTTGATAACCAAGGTTCGAGATTGTAGTGCACGCCAGTGTTCTCCGATCTTATTTCGAAGATTGACATTAAGCCATTCATCTAATTTAGCCTTTAACGCTTCAGTCAGTTCGTAACCTTCCTTTCTGAAACCTTTTGGCTGTTTACCGATATCAACATTGTTACTCAGTGCCATGTAGACTTCGTTTTGTTTGATATAAGTCAAGAACGGCCAACTATCTAAACCTCTTGATTGGTGGGCTCCATATGGCATGATGGAGATCTCACCTTCGCTCATATTGATTTCAGTCATGATCGTTGTTTCATAACCATAAACCTCAATGATGCGATGAATAAGATAATCTTTAATCAGATCAGCGAATGCACGCATCTCTTCTTTTGATTTCTTGATATCACGAAATGTGGTAATACTCTCAGCCATATAAAGCCTCCTCATCTATTCAAATTTAAGGACTATCTTCTTAGGGATATTTCCCTGACAGTGGTTCTCGTACAAACGGGTATACCGATAATAAAGCATATTGGCTATGGCATCGTTCGGTCGACCTTTAAAATCTTTCCCATCATTCATATCCAGTCGATAATCAAAGTCATCCACGAGAGCAAGTTGTTTATGCTTAGTTTGCGCAAGGATCGTAAATCCTGTTGGTAGCTGAACATACTCAAACTTTAAACAATCGCGAAAATGATCGTGGTTGATCTTCTCACAATGACTTAGTATCTTCTTACTTAAGAAACTCATGATCTCTGCACGAGAAGGTGCGGGAACATTCCTGGATACTAACATGAGATCCATGACTACTCCTTAGATGGACGTGCTACTTCCTCACCACCAATAAGGATTTTAAATTCACGAGACATCAGCGTTGTTGCATTCCAATTTCCCGGTAACGTGATCTTGTGGAACAACCAGTTATCAAGTACGATTCTGATATCACCAGAGAGATAATACTGACTCTTACGAACATCAAAGTGAACATCGAATTTGTTTATCGCAATAACCTTACTTGTTGGTTCTTTGTATCCGTAATATATTTCTCTGTACTCACCGAACTCATGATCATCATCCGTAAATCCACAATGAGTAATCTTGATAATACCCTCAACTAGATCTGGAACAACATGAAATACGAATTCATCATTGTACTTCATTCTTGCTGTCTCAATAAGATAAGCGTTTATCCCATGAACAATATCATGACAAACAAGTAGTTTGCTGATCGATTCTTCAAGGGATCTAAGCTTGGGGTAGTGTCCATCGGCCAGAACTTGAGTATTTGGGATATTGTTTACGAGTTGATTATAGATCAGAGCAGTCGCATTGGTCGCTAACCGTTTCTGACTTGGATCATCATAGTTATCATCATACGCCATACTACTTCTCCGGGTTCTTTGGTTTGAGGTTGATCGTGAGGTAAGGTGATGCAATTACTGAAAGAACACCACCATGTGGTAACCGGATCGGTCTTTTCAACCAATTGTCAACAATCTGGTTAAACTCACTATTGTATTGTCTTGCAATCATGGTGTTAAGGAAATGCTCGATGCTACGCACTTCTAGATCAGCTTCTGTTTGTTCTTCAAGATAAACAAATCGAATACCATCTTTTGCTGCAGATTGCCAATGATGCGTAATAACGATAGCATTCGTATCGGTATCAAAATCCACGCTGAAGAGGTGATCGATATTGTAAGCTTGCTTAGTCACTTCTTTCAGATGTGATTGTACAGTATATGGAATATACTTTTCTGCGACATCTCCAATAAGATCATCAGTAAGTTTAGATTTAAACTCACGATCCTTCTTCACGGTAGGGTTTTCCTTAACTACCCCTGCTGACTCAAGGGTCATCATTAGTTTACCCTTGAGACTAACATCAAGCCATGTCATACACCCTCCTGCGCATCAATGAACTGAATAGATATGCATTTACTTGCAATAGTTGATACTTCTTTACCATTCGGCAATATAAATGGATGACACAACCATTTTTCAAGTTCGCATTGTAGGGTCTCATGTAATACTACCTTTCCGTTAATCAAATTTCTTGGAGTAACAAGACAGTCTAACGGTGCTCTTACATGACGGGTGGTAGGATCAGCATAATTGACTTTAAAGTCCTCGCCACCTTCTTCTTCATCGATATAAAATCCCACATGTTCGATGCTGAGTGTGCGAATGTCTGAACGATAGGAGACATCAAACTTCAGGTTCTTGCCGTATTGACGACAACCCAACAGATAAAGACAGTTCACTGCTGAATTAGCCACATCACGACCAAGATTACACTCTTTGATCTGCTCCTGTATTTTCTCTAACTTAATAACATCAGTTTGTGATTCGATGCCAGCATCAAGATGGCGTCCGTTCGCAATATTAAATACAGCACGAGCAAGCTGTACTTCAGTAAACGTTAATTTAACATCTTTTAATTTATTGCTCATTATTTATCTCCTGGATTGCATTCATATCCCAAGGTGGAAAACAGTGGTTGTCGTTTAATCGAGATCTCGATCATGATCTTTCTTGCTGATGGCTTAACTGAAACTACTCCATCCTCAGACTCTAAAGTAAAAAACAATGAGCTAAGATTGATCGATGGATTAAGTATGGGTTTACCAAAATCAGGTAGATTTGAGAAGATAAAGAGATTATCATCTAGCGCAATCTGATGACCCACCTTATCGAGAACAAAATCACCATCATCATTGTGGCAACTTAACTCAATAGATATTACAAACTTCACATTCTTGTCATTGACAAAGAAAGGTAAAGCGACACTCTTGATTCTGATGTTTCCACCAAACAATGCGAGCTTATCATTCAACCAATCCACAATAATACCACGTAACACACTAGCTTGTTTAGCGTATTGAGGAAAATAGGTTGGGTTACGACTCGTTTCAATAGTCATAATGATACCTCCTACTAGAACCCTTCAGTAATTCCAGTATAGAACTCAAAGTTAATCTTTCTTGCTACCGGATAGGTTTTAAATTCTTTATCCATGTAGAATCCCAATTGATCATCAAGCAAAGCTGCATCCATTTCGATATGATCATATTTAACGCCTTTGACGTATTTGAACTTGATGAACTCATCCGCTTTGATTGGGATATTGATTTCATCGTATTCGAAATCGTAACCAAGTTGTTTGGGTTCTAATGTAACATTCATATGAACGACGATTTGACCTTCTTCGATGTAGATGTTACCACCCATCGATAAGACCTTAACTGGATCACGAGAGTTACGGCATGCTGCTTCAAGGCGATTAAGCAATGCTGCGCTAAGTAACGATAGGTCAGCTTTGTGTGTGATACGAACACGCTTTCTCACTAACGTTTGATTATGCTCCATATCTCCTCCTATTAGAGATAAAGTTAAAATGTTTTAATTAAGTACTTAATGAGAACATCTTTATTCTCATAAGGATAATATACACTTGTAGCAATCCATATAAAAATGCTTACTGCTATATAGGAATTTCTGATATACATAGGCAAATATTTATCTATATAGGAGGGAATTGTACTATGAGCAATATCTATGACAATACTAAACCAATTACATTACTAGCAGCACAACGAGTTCAGATTGGGAAAGGGGTATTAAATAATACCAAGTTATTGAAACGTTACAGTAGACTGGATCTGATCGATGTCCATGATCATACGAAGAATGTTTTAATCCGTAAGTTACCAACGATTGTAAGAGCAAGATTTGAAGAGAATACCCCACCATTCAAATTAGCCTTCACAAATAACGATAATGCATTACGTTGCCACTATATCTGGAATAATCGTGCTTTAGGTTATTTCGGTGTGTTATTAGATGATGATGGAAATTACATGGTCTCCTATGATACACCAAATGTTACACCAGTTGAGATGTTTAGACCGGATGGGAGTTCTTATACAGTAAACAAGATTACACCTGCAACAAATGGGTTTGATATGAACTTGATTCCTAATCTCCCTTTTGGTGTCACCAGTTTCTACTATGATTATACCGCCAAATGGATGGTTGCGATTACTAAGCGAGAAGATAACAATCAACTTGAACTTCGTATCCTACCACTTAACGGAAATGATCAAGAAAAAATCCAACAACTTGAAAGACATCTTAATCAACTTATCCAACCCACTGCTTCAGTAACAGATGGCGATGATAAGCGTTATTTGATCGATGTGGAGTTTGCCGATATCTATTCCACAGTCATGCACTATAATCCACCTGTTAACAAGGATGGATTAAATACTTCTTGGAATGCAGGTATCTTTGATAAGATCGCCATGTATGATACCAGAGAAGAAGCCAAGACTAAAGACTAATCAAATGAGACTACTTCGGTAGTCTCTTATTTCTGTTGTTATTTTGAAATCGTTAATATAAAGCTCATAGAGCGGTTATTTAATATAGGGATGATAAATTATACCAACCTATAAATAAAATGTATTAGAGAGCTTTTTAGAGGCATTCTAGATGATATTTAAACCAAAAAGAAAAGCGGACAAAAGAGAGAGGATATCTTTCGATATCCTCCGTATATTAATACCTATTCAACTCGATTAGATATAGGTGTCATCAAATTTGGCATCCTGATACGCTTTGGTATTTTGGATGTTCTTCATGTAGTCACCATAACTCTTTTGAGGTTGTTGTGGTTTCTGATAATTACCACCTGAGTTGTTATTGTAACTTGGCTTGTTATCACGTTTCATTTCACTTGGTGGGTTTAATAACTCATGCTGGATCTGGAATCCGCATTTTGCACCAACCGTACCTTTATCGATTAAAGGCTGATTCTCATAACTCATCATGTTGCTATAGAAATCCGCAAAGTCGGCATCACCGATGAAATAACCATCTTGATGAACGTTACCGGCATTATCGAGATATTGTTTTAATTTCTCTTTGATGCTGTTTAGCTGTTCTTCTGAATGAGAAGAGAGACTATACACATGCGGGATGATTTTCTTACTTTGTTCATTGACGAAAATACGTAAGATAAGTTTACTCATGTAATCGTAGAAGTAAGTGGTGAAACCAAACTCTGCTTCTTTCATGGTAGCAGGATCAAAGCCATTCTTACTTGGTACCACCTGACGCATTTGGAATGCTTCACCAGTCGCTTTACTGGTAAGATCTAATACGTTGACTTCAGCTGGTTCGTAATGTAACTCATAACCGTATCCACTTTGCGTAGTTGATAAACGGAAGTGATTGAATAAACGATCGATCACGATGTAATCTACCTGGATACGACCTTCTTCTACTTTCACTTGGTACTGAGCTTTCTTAGGATTCGTTTCATGTAAGATACGATCCGCTGCTTTCATCTTATACAACGTACCTTTCTCGCCATGGTTGACGATGTCTAATAAATCCAAACGGCCAAAGCGTTTCATTAAACCACCTACTCGACTGATGGTATCAGTATCACGGATACGATGAGGCTTGACTAATACGAGTCCTTTTTCTTTGTTCTCTGACATATCCAAAACTCCTTAACTTAATTCTAACTAAGTATTCGATTCAAAAAAAAAATAACAAGGGACAATAACACTTCATTACTTACCCCTGTATCGAATATGCGGACATAATCGAGAGATACAAACCACGTATCTCAGATTGATATAAGGTGACTTGATGATTTCCGCAAATGACCTTGACTCAAGGCTTACTTTACTTTGATACGTGATATCAGGTTTAAGTATCGGTTTTACGATTTAGGCGATGATAAGACTTGGATACGCACTTGGGCTGTACCTGTCTTGATCATGTCTAGTTTCTTGGCGGCACCTTGACTCACATCAAGGATACGACCATGTTTATAAGGGCCTCTGTCATTGACCTTCAAAACAGCACTTTTCCCATTTCTGAGATTGGTGACTTTTATTTTACTTCCAAGGGGTAATGTCTTATGCGCTGCCGTCATGGCATTCATATTAAACACATCCCCGTTTGCAGTTTTACGTCCATGGTGGAATCCACCGTAATAAGACGAGACACCCGTTAGACGGTGCGTGTCTGGATAGGCTTTTGCTTCACTTATTCCTGGTAAGAGAAATAAACTCAACAAGGCTGCATAAATGCACCCATTCGATTTCTTCATACTGGTATACTCCGAGTCTGGATACTTTCAATCTTGGTTTTGCTTTAAGCAGAGTTAAGAAAGTTTAATATCACTACAAGCGTACTAAAGTAAAAGAAGTTTAAAGTGGATCATTACATCCATCACCAAGTCATATAGCTTATACACTACACTAAGATAATATAGTATCGTAGCATCAGATAGCCGAGCGGTCTCACCACCGGCATGCGCAAACCCAACCCGCCATCTCGCCGACCGCCGGCTCTCAAGTTTCTCTCTTAGGTTTTCTTTTTCTCTTTTAAGAAAAAGCAATAAAACATTTCTCAGGTAATCCAAATAAATAAAATCATCAGAACGTTTACTTGATACGTTTCTGTTGATTTTATTTATTTGTTATATAAACATTGATTTGGTAAATCCTTAGTGTATACTAGGCGGTATATAAACCGCCATAGTAATCTTTCTTAAAACATGATTAAAAAAGGATTTACTCAAATAAAGATCATTCCCTGGTAAGATACTTCTTACCAGACAGGAATGAAATAAGCAAGATGTTACTTTGTAACATCTTTCCTTTTTCCTAAAATTAAATAAATTTAATTTTTTATAAAAATAAAAATTCTTAAGGGGAAGGGTAGATAATTTATGTAGTGTAATGAAGATGAGTGTATACGAATCTGAATGTAACGGAATAAATTATCTGGGTTGGGGTTCCAATACAGAGAGGAGTGAATGAGTAATATACGGATTGAGTATAATACGAATGAACGACATCCTTCCACCGAAAAATAAAGTATAGTATATAAGGGGCGAAGCCCCTTATATATAGTGAAAAAATTGAACAGAGACATATACTACAAAAATATAATAATATATTACATTTACATTACACTAAAGAGATAGAGATAATGGAGAGATGAGATAACCTTATCTCTCTTATTTTTGTTGTTATATAGAGATGATAAGAGATATACTGTATACGTATAGTACTAATAAGAGATGAGAGTACTAAGTAAAGATAAAGATGAATTAGAATACTGAATAAAGAGAATAGATACATTATACTCAGATAAAGAGAAAGAGAGTATAAGTAGAGTAAAATTCGTATTCGGGAATTTTTTTTGATAGAGAGAAAAAGAATTATGACGTATTGGATAACAGAAGGGCCTAATGGGATGGGAGCAAATGCTTCAACAAATGGCTATACAGTATTACCAGGTGGCACTATCATGCAATGGGGGAGATTACCAGGGAACCATGATGGGGCATGGCACAATTTCCCTACGCCATTTCCTAACGTGTGCTATAATGTCGTTATTACGCCTCATGCAAGTGCGATGAGTAATGACTATGAGAACCCGCATATCGGTGAGATACGACGAGATATGTTTTGGGCGAAGGCTAAATATGACCATCAGATGAATAACGCAACCTTTATCGCATTTGGTCGATAGGAGAGAGAAGGATATTGTGATATGACGTATTGGATAGAAAATGCACCGGGGAATCTAGAACCTCGTACTGCAGAAAATGGATATAGTATACTACCAGGTGGGATGATGATCCAATGGGGTGGTATACCAAATGAATATGGAGGTGGATGGCATGATTTCCATACCCCTTTTCCAAATGAATGTTTTATGGTGTTGGTTAACCAAGCAGATGTTTCAGGGGACTTTGAAAACGTCAGGGTAGATCATATCGAAAGAACCCGTTTTAGTGCTTGGGGTAAACATGCTTGGCATGCCAATGGCGGGCAATATATCGCCATAGGGAGATAGTAAATGACTTATTGGATTACAGAGGCACCCGCTAATGCAGAGCCCCAAGATGGTGAGAATGGTCGAAGTGTATTACCGAATGGGGTGATCATCATGTGGGGCACAGCAACCAACGGTGGTGATAAGTGTCTATTTCATACCCCGTTTCCGAATAACTGCTTTGCGGTAAACTATACGGGATCATCAGGTCAGCGGGTGAACCCTAAGCTTGCGAGTAAAGACCGATTTGGCTTTACCTTACACCATCGTGAGACCAGTCGTGGTTGGCGGGGTGGTGTGGCGCGTCGTAACAATGATACTGTCTGGGAGCATATCCGTTACGTAGCTGTAGGTAACTAAGGTTTGAGGAGATACATCTTTGGGTGTATCTCTGCCTTATGTCCCTTCCAATGCCATGTGTCTATATTTAAAGAGATAGAATATGAGTTTTAGTAATTTAAAAGAGATCTTCGATCATTACTGTGAGACGGAGATCAATCGTAAGCTCCTTGAGAGCTTAACGAAATGGCGTAATCGCTTTTACAGCCGTAATAGTGAACATGTGGGGTTTTTCTCTACGGCGTCATTTGGGTTATATATCCCTAAATGGATGAGTAGTGATGATGATGTTTGGTTAAATGAGATCTTAGGGATCGATGAAGATGAGGTTTCTGATTTTGTTTATGCGTTACCAACGATCAATAAAGATTTTAAAGTCAGTAGTAATATCTTAAGTATCGGGATGGTGTATCTGATGCATCGTGCTCATACTTCTAAAACCTTAAACCAAAAAGAACGTGATGGATTAAAATTGGTGATCATGGAGATCATGGTAGCGCGTTATTTGACCTCTGTGATGAATAATTACTTCTGTCGTGGTAAAACCTCACCTGAGATCAGTACCGAGGTCTACGAGCGTTTAACGCGTCGATTTGATTTGAAAGTCGCTGGTAACTGGAAGAACTGGATCGAAATGAAATCTGAGTTATTTGTTATTGGTGATGATCAGCGTGCCGATGCGAAATATGCGAAGCAAGAAGTGTTTGATACCTTTGATGATGAATTAGTCGTCCGTAAGCTTAATAGCGTGAAATCTCAGATCAACAAATCGATCGTCGAGATCAATGCGGTATTTAGACAGGTATTAGATGATCAGGAGAAAGTGATCTCCACTTCGGCATTAAGTATGAGCGTGGATGGATTATACCTTGGTGATCTTGTAAGACAACAAAGTCAGTTCTTACATTACCAAGATAAGATCTTTACCGATGAGAACAGCTTCATTAAAGAAGATCTCTTATACGTAATCGAATCTTCCATGCCAACACTAGTGAAAAGTACGTTCCGTGAAACCTTAAGCTTTATGGTGCGTAATCAATTAACACCGAAATGGAAAAATAAAATCTTAGATGCCCGTCATGATGTCATGATCTATAGTCTGGCTTTAATCCAATCAGAAGGATTAAAAACCAACGATTTAGTTCAGATCGCTCATCGTTTACGTCAGAACCTCTTATCCGGTAAAGCCAATGATAAGACGTTATTATCAGTACGTAAATTAGTCGATGGGTTTATTTATGAAGTGAAACCAAAACTTAAAGGTAAACTGGTTTCTTTAGAACGTTCAGCTGTGATGTTGTATATTATTCTACGTACACTTGCGATGAACTATTATAAATCTTAAGAAATAAAAGTTTATTTTGTTTTGTACTATTATGTGGAAACGCGATAACTCCTATGGGTCACATCACAGTGACTTTATCATACGCCCACAGTTTTCTAAAAAGATCAGCTGGGAGTAAGTATTTTCTTACTCCCTTGCTCGATTATATGAAATGAATTTGATTGACAGATCAGTCAGGTATTCTTGATAAGAAATTAATGATTCAGTTAAGCTATCTATAATGGGTTCTGCATTGGAATCCTCCTTATGAAAGTTGAAGTTGAAAATAGAAAGGCCTGATTACCTAGTAAGTACAACGAAAGTGGTTTGTGCTCTGTTTCTCACGTTTTCTTAAGACGTTGTAGACTTTTCTGTCAATCACCCTCTTTGGTTATGGGGATAAGATTTTTTGGTTCGGTTGCACGCGGATCTTTTGCATCCTAGCATAGAACGGTTCTCTTTGTTATTAATAATACGTCTTTCCCTATAACCAAACCCTCTTCGTTCTGAATAGCATATGGGTTTGCTAGCATCTTCCCTTTTACAGTATCTCAGCCTAATGATGGTACCATGTTTCATTGTGTTTCCTTTATCTCCATAAGTCCTCTGGCTTGAGTAGCTGTTCAGAACGAAACCTAAGTCTACCCTGGTGATTATTATCGAGCATGTACCATCATTATTTTGTTCATCTTGTATCACTACTTTTACCTTCTTCGGTCTACAAGGATGAACTTTGCGCTCCGTATGGTCATGCGATATTCATCAACCTCACCAGGGTGACGCCTTATCCTATAATAATACTACTTGATTAACATTCAAATTCCCTGGGCATCTTTATGATGCCCTTTCTTTTTGTCGCCATTTTTTTTGATTTAAATTCTTACTAAGGTAAAAGATAAAATGTCCTAAAGACGGTTATTAGGACAAGAGCTGGTTTCGAATGAAACTTTTATTTGTAAACTAAGTGAAATAGAAGAAATGATTCCTGTCTAATAGTTACATTATACTATAGCCGTGTTTAATCCGTCTTAATCACGCAGTGTAGCGTTATTTTATTATAACCTATACGATTCATCGTCTTAACTAAGATCGTTGTCCTATGCTTGTTATATTGCGTTCTATGATATCGAGTAACGAGGTCACGGCCGTGAAAGTATTCGAAGTTTATCTCAAGATATATAGTGATCTTCATTTAAACGATGAGACAACAAAAATAGAGGCATCCCTAGGGATGCCTCTGATTCTGTCCGTTATATTACTATAACGTATCACTAAGCTTAGCCAGCTGCTACACCCATGGTAGTAGAGCGTTCTTGTTGCGCTTTATCGGTCGCAAAGTTAGCTTTCATCTTAGTGGTGTGCTCAGTACGAGCCATTTTGTAGTTTTGTTGCATGATACCAGTGCTATCAGCTGAAGCTAAATCATCGTAAACTTTGATTTCGCCTGCTTTCACGATATCTTCATAGGTGTCACCTAAGTATGCACGACGGTCTACTGAAGCCATACCGCGGATTTCAAGAGATTGCAAGATGTTATTTGCAAGTACTTTAGTACCGCTGTTAATTTCTTGGATACAAGTAAATTTAACAGTTACCTCAACTGTCTCACGACCTGAAGTTTTATCCATTTCACCCACACGATCACCAGCGTTATCTGGCATCATGTTAGTACACAACCATGCATTGACTGCATAAGTACAGGTTGGATCTGGCTCGATGTAGATACAAGTCGCTGCGATGTTTTCAGGCATTAAGCTGTAAGCATTGAATGCAGCTGATTTACGGTTGTTAGTTTCAGTGATGTATTTTTGAGTCGTTACAACACCAGGGATTTGAGTAATTGGATCACCCATACCCATAACAATCCAAGTTTCGAAGAATAAACTAATACCACGACCGATTACATCATCCCAAGTATGAGTTGGTTCTGATTTTTCACGGGTAGTACGAGAGAATACATCGAATACTTCGTTTGCACCTACGTTAGTTTGAACGTATTCAGCTTTGATAGAAGAATCCAAACCAGAGATTTTCTTAGATTTGTTTTCCATCAATGCTTTAAACGCACGAACCATTGATTTACCGTTATCGTTACCGATGTATTTGAAGAACAATGGTACTTCTAATACAAAGCAGAGAACGTTATTACGGGTGTATGGTGTATTGGCATTCAATACACGGAAGTCGGTACTAAGACCATTCTGACCATCCACGTCAAGACGTGCAACAACATCAGAAACACCGTTAGCAAGACCAACTTTATTTTTAAGAACTGAGTCTTTTGCGATGAGAACTCGTCCATTACGTAAAGTACCACTAGGCATTTGTCAAGTCCTCCATGCGTTTTGCAACCACGAATGATTTATTCAAGGTACGCATATTTGGACCGTATAGATCTACTTTACATGTCCAGCTGTAGCCTTGAGCTTGGTCTTTCGTGTCTTTGTAAGTTTGTGGAACAACCACCACACGGTCATCATAACGACCACGTACACGGTCACGGATCATGGTGTCAGATAACTCCATGAAATCTTCATCAGTTAGTTTACTGTTACCCGTTAACTCCGCCCATACTTGGAAACAAATATAGTCGATATCGCAGATGATTTGCATTGTGATATCAGAAGTTAAGATAGAGGTATCGTTTTTGTAAACTGTTTTAAGACCAGGGCAGAATACTACACGGTCAGATTTGTTGATGAAGTATGATACACCGTTATCCCAAGAACGAATACGAGATTCAACAGGGATATAAGCATTCGTTACTTCTTTACCTTCCAATACGTGGTTGTATGGAGGTGCATCATAACCATAACCTGCAAGCATACCACCAGGTTGACCCATGTATTGCGCACGCATACGTGCCACTTCATACGTCATAGGAACGTATTTTTTATACCGTGGGTTATTGATAAGTTTCATTGCTTGTGGGATGATTACTGCACGCATTGCACCTGTACCGAATAGTTCAGATTCTACGTAGTTACGTGCTTTAGAAACAAGGTTTGCACCGATTGATTCTTCTGCATCCACAGCTGGCGCTTGGTTAGGGTTGTTGATGAAGTCACAGGTACTCATCGTTAAGTTAGCTTCTTGACGCACACCAAGTACTTTGTAAAGACTTACTTTAGTTTCAGTAGAATAACCCACGTCGTATACTTGACGGAATGGATATTTACCTTGGTCTCTCCAAGTTGTTGGGTGTAACTCGTTACCAGTTGCCATGGTATCAAAGATTTCTTTAACTAATGCGTCAAAGTTTTTATTGTTCATGGTACCATCGCCACCACCCGTTAACCAGAAGGTTTTACCGCTATCCATAGAGATCGCATCGTTGCTATCTAATTCACGTTGTACGTAAATGGCATTGTAAGGACGGTTGGTGTGGTCACGACCAGTAAAGAAGTTGATAAGGTGTTTACCATCTTCAACACCTTCAGTAGTGCTTAACGCAGTATTGTTGGTTTGTGCTTCAACTTTGTACATTTCACCTAGAACTTCTTCTAAGTTTTCACGATATAAATGGAAGCTACCGATATCGCCGTAAGTTGCTGGTTTGCCACCACGAGTATCGAAGTCTTGATAACTATCTAAGAAAATTTCTTCGAAGTCGATAGATGCATTACCTGCATTGATATCAAATGCACCTTCTTTGAATGAACAAAGAACAGCATTACCACCGGTTTGGGTTTTAACAACAACACCATCAGCACGTTCATTTTGACGTGTTAATACTTGGATGTTGTAAAGGTAAGCTTTTTGATCTAACAATGTGCTTACTTGTGCATTAGTCAAGCCACCACGTTTATTAGGTGCACTGAAACGAAGACCGATGTTGTTACCAGATTTACCTTTCCATTGTGCTTTGAATTCAAAGATTGGAGAGATTTTAGATTGGCTGGTTGCATCATCGCGTACTTGTAATGTACCAGTACGAGTTTCTAATGTACCAAGTTTACCATCTGATGGCATCGCGATAACGCGCCATCTTGCAAGGATACCTTCGATTGGTTCTTCAGTACTTAATACGATTTTGTTATTTGCATCGACTTCGTGTTCACCAGAAACAGTACGAACTGTTTTACGGAACTGAGGTGATTTAACCCATTCGATTGCTAAACAAATACGTGCTTCAGCTGGCATGTCTTTTGGATGAAGACGTTGTACCATCATTGGGTTGCCGTATTCTTTGAATAGGTTAGCAAAAGGCGTTGCTAAAGTACCATAAGGACTCTTTTCATCAAAGATCTCTTCCCCGAATAAAGCGACTGCAGAAGAAGCAGAGCTGATTACTGCATTGAATGGACCTTTACTTGCATAAGTAAATACCACAGGTAAATGCATCGGGATCTCTGGTGCAACGTAAGGAACAGCACGGATGGATTCATCCTTCGTACCCGGATACCAAATCAGCGGGGTACTATTGTGCGGCTCAAATGTAGCCATAACCATAGAGAAACTCCTCTTTATTTATTGGTTACTAATATATTAGTTTTATTATCTCACCCAGTACTAGATGGAGATAACCGTTATTGCTCTTGAGCTATCAAAGTAAAATAAAGTAGGGTGACTAGAATTCCTACAGTTCCCACTATTAATAAACTCCTTAATTAAGAAATTTATGTCGTTTTATACCCCAGACATAAGGGGTCTACCCTCGGTCTTTCGCTTATGAAATGGCTTAAGATCTAGGGTGGGTCGATTTTACGACATATGATACGAACTCTGTAGACTTTTACACCTAGACGTAGGTGATCAAAAATATGGAGTGATGAATTATAAACCACATTTAGCTAAATGAGTATATAAAAGATGAACATGAAAAGTCCTTATGAGACCATGGTTCTGCGTCGATCTAACATCAGTAAACTCGAGCAGAAATTAAAAGAAATGGTGATCACTAAGCAAGTGAAGTCGATTGACCAAGAAGGGAAATATGATTTCGACACCTATCGTATTTTAGGTGTAGCCGGTGATGTAGAACTACCTTACTTCTACCAACCAATCATCCTCGAATTACCAGAACAAAAACCAACAATTATTGTTGACTTCCGTTCTTATGCCGGTGTAAAATTAGAAAACGATATCATCCATCGCAACAAAACTAATGAAAGTACTAATTTCATTATGGTTTATGCCATTGCAATGGGTGAGTGGATGAAAGATGCTGATTCATTAATCTTAACGCAAGATTTACCAATTAATACTTATGGTGCATTAGTCGCTGAAACAGTCGCCCGTCGTTTAGGTTTAGATCCAGAATCAACTTTACGTCTAATGGCAGCATTCCAGTTGTTCTATGCAACCCGTACTGTAAAAGATATTCAAAATATCAAACCAGAAGAACTTGCTTCAATTGCGACGATTCTTTCTCGTAAGATGAAAGTGGATATCGGTACACACATGCAAATTGTTGAAATGTTAGATGCATCTGATTTGAAAGATATCGATTCATTCATGAAGAAAATTCGTGAGTTAGCATGGTCACCACGTCTATCTAAATTAAGCGTGGGTGATTTAACAATCATGCTTGCAGGCGGTTGGATCTCTCAGGGTAACCCAAAAGAAACCATGGCGGTAGCAATTGAATACCCACCAGCATGGCTTGCGATTAACTTTACTTGTGCGAAGAATAAGTTCTATCAAAAATTACCATTAGGTCAAATCATGAAACGTTTAGATCGTAATGGTGCGTTAGGAACATTCGTAAGTAGTAATACCGCGAAATACTTCGGCCCAGTATACGAATAATTTTATTTAATAAGGAAAACAGAAAACATGGCTGTGATTAGTCCTTATTATCAAGAATATCTTATCCAACATGCTGCTAAGCTTGTTTGGTGTAGTCCTTATGAAGATGAGCAATATATCATCGAGGCTGCCCAGCTTACTGATGCAAATGGGGATATTATTGATACCATGGTGTTTGAGCGTTTATTATCGCTCCCAAATAACACCGACCGTTTCCACATGTATATGATCGGTGGGAACTATCCGGATGAGTTTAACTTATCCCTCTATAAAGAAAGATGGATACCAATTACAGAATGGTGCTTAGAAGCTGACTTCCTTGTTCGTATTTATAATGATGCGGGTATTTTAGTTCCACTTTGTAATGTCTTCTATTTCTTAGAAGATGATGGTACGATTTTATTTGCGATCCGTGAAGATGGGGATTTAGGAATTAAGTTTGGTGTAGAACCAATTTACTTCCATTTCAGAAGTAGTCATTTCTGGAAAATGAATAACCAGACTGAACGCACCAAACGTGTTTACGTGGATAGTCGTATCTATAAGAAAGGAACAGATTTAAGTGATATGGTCAACGCTTATAACGATCGTTATGAGAAAGATTATCATAACCCACTTATTTTTACGAACGGTAGACCATCCAATAAAATCATGGGTAACAACTACGGTGACTACGTTGAAATGTCAGATGATGGTTCCGTGACTCATGTTGAATATCATTCAGTAAAATCATTACGTTCATTCCATTCTGATTTGGATAAATGTAATAAGTATTTACTGATGTTAAAACACGTACAAGATAAAAGAAAGATCCACTATCGTGATGATATCGAGATCTTCCCAATCTACGTACCAAGACTTCAGATTGTTAACTACATGAAGATGTATCCAGAAGCCACATTAGCGGATGCAATCGAACATGCTGAGTTTGAAATGGGTAACTATTATCATCGTAATCGCGAAGACAGTTTACGTATGGTGACCCACCAAGCTTATTCAATACCAGTTGATTATCTTCTTTCTTCATTAACTTCAATGCAAGAGAAGATCGATATCGACAACTGGTATTTGAAAGTTGTGGTACATGAATCAGGATTGGATCGTAATCTCATTGCTGAACGCCATCATGTCATGGAGTTATATCAGCTTGATTACGAAAAACGTTTAGATGCGATGACAGATACTGCATCAAATATCGATGTATGGAAAGCCGGTGAACTTGAGAAATCAGATTATAACTATCTGATGCGTTGTTTTAGACACGAGCTTACGGCTGAACGTGTTTTAGATGCTTATGGTTATGACCAAGCTTCATTAGCACTCGCTAACCCTAACGTGTCGATCACCAAAGATCCAAATAAAAACTACTTCATTATTCCGGTTGGTTTGATGGATAGTTGTACGATTTATGAATATGACAGAGATGGATTACTTTTAGGTTGGTACTACAGTGCTGATACCATGAAGTATTATCCAGTCAATGAAGGGACGATTTATATTGAGGCCATTTCAGGTAAAGGTTCCCATGAGATTTCATTATATAAAGATGTTGGTATTGGCGATAAGATCAATGTGACTACTAATGCAGTCTCTAACTATCGTTTATATCGTATCACGAAAGTACTCGGTTTAAATAACGTAATCACCTACCAAGGTGGTTATCGTGATGTAACCAATGTTGCAACCAACTTCGTACAACGTGATGATGGTTTCTCATTCACGAATGGCGATCCAGCGAACGTTCGTTATGATGTTGTTGGTGATGATAAGTTCCTTTGTCGTGATTTGATCTTAGTACCTGCTTCAGATGGTGTAGTGGACTTTACTTTAGTCTATGGTGATAACAACGAGATCTTAGATATTGCTCCTGCTAAAATTGCGGTGTGGTTAAATGGAAGAGCGTTAATTGAGAATATCGATTACCGCGTAGACTTCCCTCGTGTGATCGTTTTCTCAAAACAATACCTCAAAGGCATGACAGAGCAAAATGAACTTCATATCACCTATCGTGCATTAGGCTTTAGCCGTGATGGTAAATCAACCGATAAACCACGTGAAGTGGGTTATGTGATTGATGGTAAGCTCTCTGTAGATTATCACTATGATTTACATCAAAACCGTATTTCTCGTGTCACAATTGGTGGGGGTGTTTATAACCCACATCTCTTGAAGTTCGATGATCAATATGGTGAAGCGAAAGTGAAAGTACCAGATGGTACACCATACTCGATTGATGATCACTATATTGCATTACGCGGCTATGCGGGATATCGTCAGATCTATCGTTTCCAAGAATCCGATAGACAAAATAATATTGATATCATCAATTATCTCTCAACCCGACTACAACGTGAGAAATTACCAAAACATGTTGTGGTAAATGGGAAATATGAATTATACTCACCTTTCATGTCTGCAATCATTACGCATGTGTTAGCTAACGAACGTAAATACATCGAGTTTGACTATCACAACAAAGCGAAAGTTGCACGATTGATTAGTAAGTTTAAGTTCTTATTAAATAGTGATCCATGTGTTAAAGGTTACGATGAAGACTTTGCTATCGTTGACCCAAGACCATTTGACCAAGCTCAACCTACCGTAGTGCACCACCGTATCTACGCTTTATTTGAGCATATCAATCAAACTTACTTAAATAACAAGGTAAGATTGAATGGTTGGTTTAAGGTAACACGTACTCGTCGAAATGTAACAGAATAAAAGGATAAGATAAGATGGAGTTAAATGAACTCAATCAAGCTACTCCAGACGTCACGTCGATAGACCGCAATGAAAAGCGTGGTTGGCGTCAGTGGAATATGAATCAGATCTATATGGGTCAAGATTCAAAAGGATTATACGTACCAAACGTAGGCGATATCGTTGAGGATATCCGTGGTGGTATTATCCGTTTTAAAGAAGTGGTGAGTGTGGATGAGTCTACACTTATCCCAACTTTTGCAAACCTAACTTTCGCAAAAGAAGATGAAGGTGAACTTAATCAATTTAGAGGGGTAGGTCCAGGTTATCAATCTGAGACTTGGCGTATCTTCTACGATAAGAGTGTGATTCCGCACACTTTAATGGTCGATGTGAACTTACATCAATACGGTACAGATACGGCTTATATGAAGTTATTCAAAGGTCGTGATACTTCCTCAACTGGTAAAGTGATTTCTCAGTATCGTAATAGTAACTTAGATAACTACTCTGAGAACGTACCACTTGTGACAATTGGTAGTCGTTTTGATGACAGTAATGCAATCAAACGTCCATTAGTTTGTCATACGACTGAACATCTTGAAATCGGTGAAGTGGTTACGGCAGTAACTTACTCCGCTTCAGGTAAAGCATGCAGTGAAAATACTTTCATTGTAGCCAATGCAGCAAACGTACGTAGTTTAGATGCAGCTACTGCTTACGTAACAGGTATCGAGTTAATCAGTCCGTTCATTTCATCATCTGATGACCGTTTAGTGGAGTTCCCATCTAACATCCAACGTGATGGTTTATTTACGATGGCGAAAGTTTACTACAGTGATGGTAGTGATCGTATCCTCTCAATTGATGGGGGCCGTTTCTCTATTCTAGGTTTAGATCATTATATCTCAACCTTACGTGGTGAAACAAACTCATTCGGTTTACGTTATCAGTTAGCGGATAACGAATTAGCATGGAATGCCTCAATTGGTGCAGATCGTCACATTACTGAAATCTATCGATATCGTACATTAGAGGTAGACGGTAGTTACTCAGTGAACTTAGTGGCTATCCCGCGTTGGACAGACGCAACAGCAGGTTACGAATTAGAATACTGGTTGTTCAACCTTGATCGTGATATCGTGTTAAACGTAACCGATTATATTGAACCAGGTGCAAACACTGAAATGTTTAATGGTAAGAAATTTGGTACTGTGCAGCATATCTCAGTGGCACTCGAGTTATCTAAACTGAATATCGGTTTAAATAGCTATCGTCATGTTCAGAACTTCCAAATCGGTTTATCCGGTAATCCACTGAACTACGATGTACCGTACTTAATTCAATACCACGTATCACAAACTCCTGGTTATGGTGCAAACACTAAACTCAAAATGACACGTCGTGAACGTGCTGATGAGATTGGTATTAACTTAAACGGTTATCTTGACTTCCGTTCATTAGATCTCTTCTTAGAAGGGACTTACTATCAAACTAAACCATTGTTTGATGAGAACGTAGAAGCCAAAGCACCAGTGCCAACACACTTCAGTGTGACCACACCAGATGGTACATCCGTGGAATTTGAAATTGAGAAATGGAACCAAGAAGTGGGTATTCCAAATAACCCTCAATTCCCAATGGTAGAAGGTAGTACATTAACAATCGAATGGTTACGTAAATTATCTCCAACTGAAACGCAACATCTTTCAGTGACACCGATGATTTTACGTTACTAATAAGGTAATAATAAAATGATACTTTATCAAGAAGACTGGTTACGTTATCCTGGTGCGATAGCGGATTTCCAGACGACTAACACGTCGTTCATTCGATTCTGTAATCTCCTTAAAAAGCAAGGGATAAATAACTGCTTGTTTCCACTCGCACTTTTTGATAAACGTCTCGTAGGGGTCGATCCGTTCGACCCCAAATTACCTGCTGAACTTTGTACGGCTGTTATCATTGAGTGTAAACGAAATCCTTGGTATTGGTTACGTGAAGTGGCAAGACTTCCTGCAACCGGTACTGATGGTATCCGAGTGCAAGCAAACCGTTCTATTATCGCCATGTGGTGGTGTTTACTGAATTGTTTCTCAACCTATGCTATCCAACCACGTCAGACAGGTAAATCCGTTGGGGCGGACTTGTTCCACGTGTATAACGTGATGGTATATGGGTATAAGACGCAAGGATTACTGATTACTAAAGATAGACCCTTAGTAGTAAAGAATACGGAACGTCTTAAAGCGATTCGTGGGATGTTACCTTCCTACATGTGGATCAAAACCCGTAAGGATAAAGATATCGAGGATTACATCAACTACGCTCAGGAGATGAATACCTTAAACTTAATCCCTGCTCAGAATGACCCGCAATCAGCGATCAACGCAGCTCGTGGTTATACAATCGAACGACTCCACGTGGATGAGATTGCTTTTGTAAAATACAACTGGGTGATGTTACCTGCTGTATCCTCAGCGATGGACGCGGCAATCAACAATGCGAAAGCAGCCGGTATGCTTTACGGAAGACTTTACACGACAACTGCAGGTGACTTATCGACTAAGCAAGGTAAATATGCTTACGATTTATTTGTCAGTGGTTGTCCTTGGTCTGAAGGACTTTACGATAAACAGAACCGGGAAGAAGCCTTAAACTTCATTAACTTCCAAACTGGTTTACCTGTTCCATTGGTGAGTATGCAGTTCTCGCATCGGATGTTAGGGATTTCCGATGAAGAGTTTTATGCTCGTATCATGTCTGCACCATCAACAGATGAAGATATCAATAAAGACTACTTCTTAATCTGGGGTAAAGGTGGTAAGGACAACATCATCCCTAAATCGATTTTAGCGGATATGGATAAATCTATCCGTATGGCGAAATACAATGAGATGACCTCAACTGGCTACGTAATCCGTTGGTATATCGATCAGGAAGAGATTCCTCAATATATGGCAACGCATAAGTGTATCCTAGGTGTCGATACCTCAGAACAGATCGGTCGAGACAGTACTGCGTTAGTATTGATTAATGTAACTGACTTATCGATTGTGGCGACTGTATCTATTCGTCAAGGTTCAATCTTAACCTCAGCGAAATGGTTAGCCGAGTTCATGAGTAAGTATGAGAATGTTACGCTCATCATCGAGAAGAAATCCTCGGCGCAAACATTTATCGATACAATCTTGTTGACCTTCACTCACGCTGGTATTAATCCGTTTAAACGTATCTTCAATCGTATCATCGATAATAAGTTACTGAAACCGGATCTTTACATGTTACTCCAACGTAACAAAATGCCATCTAAAGATGATATCGAACAATGTCGCCAGTACTTTGGTTTTAACACCTCTGAGAAAACCCGTACTCACTTATATTCAAAAGTATTAGATGAGGCAGCAAAACAATCCCGTCACGTGATGCGTGATCAGTTCTTAGTGAACCAATTAGCGCAACTCAAAGTGGATGACTCAGGGCGTGTTGACCACAGTGCGGATGGACACGATGACTCATGTATCGCCTGGTTACTGGCTAACTGGTTACTTCGTTATGGTAAGAATATCGATTTCTATGGAATCGACTCAAGACGTGCCATGATTAATGTGACTCAGGATGGCAAACAACTTTGTGAAGATGATTTCGTTGAATTGGAGCGCATAGAGAAGCTCAAACAAGAAGCCGATGAATTAGTCGAGGAATTCTCCAAAACCTCTCATGCAGCGCTTAGAATGCGAATCAGCCAACGTTTAAATGTAATCAATAAACAACTGGATGGTTATGGTATCGAAACTAGAACCGTTGACTCATTTGTTCGTAAAGAAGAAGACGATAAACGTATTGATGTACGTAAACGTCGTTTTGGTATGGTGACAGGTGTAGTGCGTTCTCCGTATGGAAGCCGTTAACTATTTTATGTATAAATTGCATTATACAACGTTCAGTTTATTGATGAGACATTGAACACCTTTTTGTAAATTTTGTTAGTTGTTACAAAGTGAGGCATCCTAAGATGCCTCTACTTCTGTCCGAAAAAAAAAAGAAACGGACAAAATAAGAGGCTACCAAGGTAGCCTCTTTAATATTACCAGATCATTTTACCCCAGGTAATCATGATAGCACTATTGCTGTTAATGAATTCAAAATCATAACCTGCTTGTCTGAGATACCATTGGAGATGTGGGTCAGTAAGACGACAAGGTATCATATCGGTACCTCTATAAGTGTTAGTTAATTCTGCCTCCACGATAATAATATTATCATAGCTGGGTACGCTCTTACGCATTTTGTCAGCGATAAAGCGCAAAGCATGCCCAACTCTGCGTTTAGCTTGTGGTTTAATCACATCGCAACGTCTTGGTAGAATTGTTTCTAATTCATCTGCACCTGTTATTTTTAATCCGTACTTTTCCATTTCATTCCTCCTAATGATAAATAAATGTTTTAACTTCACCACCAGTGAGTTCATCGTGCTTCATTGCAAGTTTAACTAATTCCTCTGGTGTATGATTACAGGCTACTTCTGCAACTGAGATTCGATAAACGATTTCATCAGTAAAACGTTGAGCACCTGAACCCATTACGATAGCAAGCTGATCGTTGTTTGGATAGTAACACTCATCACGACAATCTTCTTTATTACTGTTAATTCCCCAAGTATAACAACCTTTCTTGGTGATAAACATGAGCTCTACTAGAGCACCAAATGCCTGTTCATAAGTAATGGTACTATTTTCCGCATCACGAATCATTCTGGTGTTATAACGATACCAGAATTCATTGAGGCTCTCATTTGTACCATCAATCCAGTTCTTAAAATCAGCAAAAGCCAGCATATTGCCTACACCTGCAACCGCAACAACTTCATTATTGATATCGTCTTCATGTAGACGAAATTGTTGTTCTTTATCTAAGATGATAAACTTCCCATCCTGATGAAGACTCATGACTCCACCATTGATAAGTTCTAACGTACGAAGTAGGATACCACGATCTACTTCATCTGTTTCTGGATTATTAAGCAACCCATCGATTATGTCACCAGAAGCTGCTAAATTCTCCTGGTTCAATGTTAACTTAGTATCGGTAGCTAATGTACCATTTTTGTAAACTATAGTTGTCATAGTGAACCACCTATTATATTCTTACTATGTTGGTTAATATAATGTAGCTGTGATAGTTTGCTCGATTACTATCACAGCTACCCCTTATGGGTGTTTACCACCCGTATAGTTGGCGAAATACATTATCTGCTAGTTTGTATTCCGACCAACAACGTTGATATTCGAACTCCGAGAAGTCATCTCGGCATAATGCGTCAATGCATTTCTCGGTATTCTTGAACCAGTTCGAATAGAAGTGGTCTGGGCCAAGAGCTCGAATAAACGTTATTAGTGTAAATGCTCGATTAAGATCGATCATAATTAACTCCTTAGTGGAATGTTAATAATAGGAGGGTTACTATTAGGTAACCCTCCACCTATGTCGCCTTAATTGTACATTTGGTTTCCTTTTTTGTGAAATAGTAAGATTCACATCCACTATCTCAAAATAATAATATATACTTATAAAATCGATAGAACAACAAAAATGATGAGGCTACTTCGGTAGCCTCATCATTTTAAATTAATAATCTTAAGCTTTTACTGAAGTACGAACAGGACCTGTTGTCATGTTCTCAGTCATCTTCTGCTTTGGATTAGCAGGAGAGTTCTGACTACGTTCAGCTTCCTCACGTTGTCTTGGTGTCATATTACTATCACCACTTACAGCACCACCATTCGCTTGGATCGCTTGTAACACCTGAACTAACGTATCGTTATTGATACCCTGAAGTTCTACTTGTTGTTTAAGTAGATCTGTCATGAGTTTATTGCCCTCTACAGAGCCCTCTACGAAGGCTTGTTTAAGACTACTTACGATATTATCAGATGGACTCGAAATCGCAGGAGCGCTTGATGTAGGCGCCATATTGAACGTATCTGTTCCAGTTGGTTGAGTTGTACCATCACCCGCTGACATGTTACTATCTGCAGATGGCATTACACTACCTGTATTATCCGATGTACCCATTTGTGAACGTAACGCATTTAACTCAGGTGCAATACTGCTTCCCATGCTTGGTAGAGCAGAAGTATCGTTACCTAATTGTTGTGCGACATCCGCAGCAGGATTTGCTGGTGCGAGTTGTGTACTACCTTGACCTGTTACAGCCGCTAAAGCAGACTCACTACTATTACCGCCTTTCTCAACGCTTGGACCACGTGTATCGGCACGAGCATCATTTCCACTGTTATAAACATTCATATCCCCTTTATATTCAGGAATATCATAAACAGGTTGAACACCTGTTGGTAGAATATAACCGACTACATCGTTAGTTGGGAAACCTGATACCTTAACCATGTTACCTTGGTTACCACCAAGTACAGCAAGTTTACCTGATTTCATCCCTACTACGAAACCTACGTGACCACCGCCTGTTTTCCATTTGAATACAACAAGTGCACCATAAACAGGTTTATTGAAACGTTGACCACCTTTCCAATCTAACCAAGATTGAGATGAAGCACTATTGGTACCACGCATACCCGCTTGAGTAATAACCCAGTTAGCAAACGCACTACACCACGGTAGTTCATCCGTTACCCCTTTCATGTTACAAGTTGCAAAGTATTCAAGAATACGCGGGTTATGAGTAGAACCAGATTGTTCTTTCACACCGATCTCTTTACTTGCAATTTGAATCCATTTATATTCAGCAGGAGAAACACTCGTACTATTAACAGGACCACCCAATGAAGTTGGGATAGCTTGGTTAATTTGTTGAGTTTGACCAGGTTGCGTTAATAACGGTGCATAGCTTGGACCATTGCCACCTGTACTGTTTACGTTCTCATATTGAGCAGGGTTAAAGACTTTACCACCTAAGATACTATCTTCATATTGAGCCGGATTGAAATTAGCTGAAGTGGTCTTAGCACTAACCACAGGGATTTGCATATTCAATACTGAACTTGCAATATTGGCACCAGTTTGAGCACCTGCGATACCTGGAACATTATTGGTTACTGTTGCACCAGTATCACCTTTATTAATGGTGATTGTGCCATCTTCAGAAGTATCGCCCGTGATACCCGCACCTTGACCATACTTACTCATATTAGCAAGATGTTTCTTATACGCAGACATCCGTTTGGTCATGCCATCACCGATGTTTGTACTACCTACAATCCCTGCTACCATGCCATTGAAATCTTTACGATACAATCCACGGTCTTTCGCGTAAGCATGAGCTACAGCCACAGCAATCTTCGGATCATTCATCAAATCAGGATTTGCGATCACTTCAGGATGACCTGCAAGTCTTGCATATTTGACGTAGTTGTCTTTACCTGTAATCTGAACTAATCCACGACCACGGTACATGTAACCTTCCATTGGCCCATTGCCCATTCTACCGCCGTAGAATAAGTTACCAAGGATCTGCTGACGATTAGGATCTTTTTCAATAGCAGCAATCTGAGCATCGGTCATACTAGAAAGTTTGTTACGTACTGAAACGTAACCTTCCCAACCTTTCTCACCCCGTTTGATTTTCAGTAAGTTCTCCGTAGAGTACTTCATATTCTCAGACTGAGGTTTAAGTTGAGACTCAGCGTCCATCATGCCTAAGTACATGGCGATATGGTTATCATCAACCCCATCAGCACGAGCCAATTTAACGTACTCATCGATGATCTCTTGTTGAGACGCTGAAGGTGGTTTATAACCACTGTCTTGATAAGTGCCCGCCATATCCGCATAAGAAGGGGTAGAAACACCACCATCTTCTAAAGGCGCACCATTATTGGTATAACCTTCAACGCTGTCGTTTCTTACGGCAGTATTATCAGCAGCCATAATCGAAGCATCGATGTACTGACCACCACCACTTCCAGTATCTTGTTGGAAGGCCGCTTTTACTTCTTCACGGCGTTTTTCTTCATCAGCCATGTATTTTTGCCATTTCTCTTGGAGAGCTTTCTTCTTCTCTTCGGATAAAGGCATTTCATAAGGCTTAGATTCTTTCTCTGCTTTGATGTTCTCATAGAACTCTTTCATCGCATCAGGGCTATTATTAATTGCCACACCTGCAAAGATGATACGACCTGTATCGTTAACTTTATCAGATTCATTTTTGATAATGTCAACAACTGGTTTACTCATTAAGAAGTTAGCGAGAGGCATCTGATCTGCAACTGCAATCTTATCAAGGTCTTTCGCATTCTTACCGCGGAAATCTTTAATATCTCTCCACGCAGTAGCAAGTAAACCAAAATAAATTGCACAGAAACGATGTTTAAACCATTCTACCCAAATCTTAAAGTTGTTTTCATCTTGTTCTTTGAAACCAAATTTCACAGCAAATAAAGACCAGACTTTCTTAAGTCCTTCTTCACCAGAAGACCAAGTGACACTACCCTGACTACCATCACGGGATTCAGAACGCATGTGATTTTCTCGAACCTCTTTTTCAAGTTCAAGAATAACTTCCATGTGGTTGCGACTAAAGTAATCGGTTGTATTATAAAGTAAACCGTAAGCAATGAAACGCATCGCTTGAAGATTACTTACACGGTTATCTTTCAATCCGTATTGCTCAACTGCTTCGATATATGGTACTTCAATCTCTGCACCATCACCTACTTTAATCTTAACCTTGGTATCCGCATTACCGGCTACAACGACGTTGTCTTTATCCTGACCATTAACCGTGATGTTACCACTTTGTACATCCGCTTTATATTGTTCACGTTGAGCAATGAGCTTATCGCGATTTGCAAAGAGATCTTCATAAAGGAAACCGTTTCCAGTTCCATCTTTCTTGTTATCATCTAGATCCTCAACGATATCTTTCTCATCATCACGGAAAGCTTCCGTTACACGAACAGCATAATAACGAACTTGATCGTAACCGACACCACCTTCTTCATAGTCACTGAATGGTAATGAAGTATAGCTATAGATATCCGGTACACCAGGATTTTTATCCTTGTCTAAGAATGACATGCGAACGAATGACGGTTTATAACCATCATCTAATCCTTCTAGATTATAAAGCTCACGTCCATTATCCCCTTTGAACCATTGCTTAATGTTACTCCACGTTCCATGTTCAGCTTGCGTCATCATGGCAAATAATGCTTCTTTATGACGTTTATAAACTGGATAGAAACGTTCTTTATACCACATGGTAAAACGTGGTAACTGTTCATTTTGCATTTGTTCTTGGGTCAACGCACCTTGTGCTTCTTCATTCCAGAAGAATGCCGCCCATTTATTCATGTCGATTTCTTTCTCTTTGAGATAACCCGTTTGAGGATCAACCAAGAGTTCTTTATCCATCTCTTTTTCAAAAGCAAGGATAACATTAGAACGACCGACATCATTGTTAGGGTGGATACCATAACTCGCTAAACGATACTCATCCATTTCTTGGAAGTTATCGCGATAGTACTGCCAAAGTTTATAACCGAACCAACCTACCGCCGCAATACCAAGTAATGCCCAGCCTGTTGGTGTACCAAGAATAGCCGCACCAGCACGTAATGCACTATTCGCTACAAACTTACCAGCCGCTAATCCAGCACGTCCTACAAGTTTACCACCTGCATGAACAACCTTACCGGCTGCTGCACCAAGACCCGTGCCTTTACCTGTCAGTGCACCTTTAATAAAGCCACCAACACCACCTACGACTTTCAGTACGCCATTTAACGCACCACCAATCCATTGGAATGGTTTAAGTAAGATACTACCAATTGCTGCGGGCGCACCTTTAATCGCTGCCAGAATCATCGGAATAAACATGCCAAGTTTAGATAAGAACCCTTGATTTGCATCTTCCTGTGATCCCTTACGACCAAAGAGTTTACTCATCGCACCACGTCTTGAATCTTTATTACCGTATTGCATAACACGGTCCATCCAAGAACCTTTACGACGTTTACCTGTAAAGCGGTCGATAATCCCTGTACCGAAACCTTTAAGACCATCTAAGGACAATCTTGATTTACGTTTCTCAGCTCTCTCAGCACGTGCTCTTTCACGTTCCTCTTTCTTCGCTTTCGCTCTTTCAGCTTTATCCTTTAGATAATCCTGAATACCATCTTTAACGTTAAATCCTTCACCCATTCGTCTGGCTTTATCCGCCATCCAACCAGCAAAGTTTTTCGCATTACCAAAACGTTTCTTAAGTGACTCAGCTCGTTTCTTCGCATCTTTAACAATATCACCAGTCGTAGATTGACTGATACTATCAGAAGCAATATCTTTCATGTGATGATCAGGTTGACCACCAAACTTCCAGACTAATAATTCATAGATCCGTTTTGTCCATTTAGTATTGAAAGTGATACCTTCACCCCAACCACCAAATACACCACCGAATAAACTTTTGAATTTATTACCAAGTGAACCTAAGAAATCAATTCCACCCTTAAGCATTTGCTTCCCGAACTGGAATGGTTTTACGATAACGTTACTAATGAGGTTATCAAGGACATCTTTATAAGGTTTACCGTCTTTATCAAATAAACCTTGATTACGCATTTCAGATAATGATAGGATGACATTCCCATCATGGTCGACGACATCACTTACGATATCACGAACTTGTCTCAGTGGTTTTCCATTACAGAAATAAACACCATTGATTAATTGGTTAGCGGTAATACGTGGCGAACGTTCATCTCCAACGTAAACATCTTTAACCAATGCATCCGTAATACGGTTAAGCACTTTGCGACCGAAATCTTTCGCACGATTTAATTGAGAACTGATATTAAGGTTAGATGAGATCTGATTGATCTTATCTTGCATCCAAGAACGGATATTGGCACCAAGACCTTTGATCTTATTGATGTCAAATTTATTACCTGCTTTATCGACTGCATTTTGTAGTTCCTCTACAGTCGCAACGATAACAGGTTTACCGTCCTCACCCATTTTACAGAGGTGACCTTTCAGTTCACTGAAACTACGAATCACTTTACCATTGATATCGCAGTATTTACCTAACGCTAAATCACGTGCTTTAACCAATGGCTCTTTAAGATTATCAGGTGAATATAAATCGAATTTAAGTAAGACGCTTTCTTTAACTTCACTTCCTTTATTAAATAAAGGATTAAGTACTTTACTTCTTACTGCACCGACGAAACGATTCGTGGTGTCTTTTGCTTTCTGATAAAGATCCATGGCTTTACGCTGAATAAAGTCACGACCATCTTGAGTGTAACGTCTTAATTTCTTCCAGTTGATAAGACTATCCGTCATCTCAGAAGAATTAATATCACGACCTTTATCATCACTGATACTTCCACTTCCTACACCCATATCAATGATATTTCTATTGATGCGAGCAAGACTATTTAAAATAGCCGAAGTTTGGATATTAATAGAAGCATCTAAAGTCTGCCAGCTAACGCTCTCAGTATCTTCGCTCTTATTCGTTGCTTGGTCGCCTTGAGCGCGCGTACGCAAGGCACTAACATCTTGAGCAATTTGTTCAAGGTAACGAGTATTGTCGCGAATGGCAGATAAATAATCAGCATTAGGACTAATAGGACTACTAGTACCAGTAACTCCAGATATATACGGAGCTGATGTACTGCGTCTTTCATTTGTTGTTCCTTTTGTTCTTCTTCTAAATCCACCGGTTGGAATTGCACCTTGAGTGGATACATCCTCTTTGATGTACTGGTTATAGTCACCACTTAGAAGAATATCGTAAAGTTTATCAGTATCAATCGAATGCGAATCTTTTCCATCACTCGCAACGATACCCATGGCTTTCAGTGTATCGGTATTTACTAGACCTTGTCGAGCAAGATCTTTAACATGATCAACAAAGTTAGGGATATCACCACGTAAACGATCAAATCGGCGATAGAGATATAAGTTGTTATCGGATGACTCTTTATCATCTAATGCAATCTTACCTTTATCGTTGAATTTAACCTGACTACTGATACCACGGCGAAGTTGGCCTAGACCACGTGAGGATAAACCTTTCACTAATTTATCATCGTCTTTCATGAAACGATGAAGATCCATGCCTTCGCCATTACGGATACTTTCAACTAGGTTTTTACGGAGTTGGGCTTTATCTTCACCAGTAAGATCTTTACCACCTAATTTCTCAACGAAGTTATCAAGGTTACCATTTAAGACATCGCTATTACGTTTAAATAACGTATCAGCTAGATCTTTGGTATGACGGCTACTACTTACGAAAGTATCGCGTTCGTTACTAAAGAGTAATAAATCAGGCATGCGACCTGTACGAATCCCTTCGCTACTTTGTAAGATGCGCGCTAAGTAACCTGGAATAATTTCCGTAATCGATTTATGCGCATAGTTATCAAAGGCTCTAGGATCATGAAGGTTTTTAGAGGTATGCCAGTTAATCGCACCCACTTTCGTGTCACGTTGTACGATCTGATCTAAATCAGCCGCATCTCTAAACCAGTTTAATCCCTTACCGACTAATCCGAGTTTACCATCTTCACCTGGTTTGATGCCATTACGATAAAAGTTGTTTAGTATATCACCAATCGCTTCATTGACGTTACCAGCTTTCGCAGCTGCACCAGAGATAGTTTTATTCTTCATCGCAAGGGTGCCAAGACGCATTCCCATGCTACCGAAGAACTTACTTCCTATTCCCTCACCGATACTCTGCATGAGTTGCTGACGTATCAGTTCTTTCTGGTCACCAGAAACCGCACCACCTGTAAGGGCTGCCATCTCCCGTTCCATTTCCATGGCTTGACCCTGCATATCCATGATAGTGGTTAAACCACCCATCAATTCCTGCAATGGATCAACAAGCATGTCATTGGCTTTATTAGAAAGATGTTTAATTGTTTTACCGATAAGCTTATTACCACGTAATTTATCACGTAAGGTATTTTGACTCCAACCAAAGAAACGTCTCAATGAAATATCTTTTAAAACTTCTTTATCAGTTTGTTTTGCTAAGTCAGGTAAAGCGGTATTCTTAACGATTGATTGTAATTGGTTTAGTGTGTTTTGACTAAACTCACTAAATCCTTTTAATAAGGTTGCTTGTACGTTGTATTGGCGCAGAGAAACACGAAGCATCTCTTTTTGCCAACCAAGGTTAATCCCTTCCTGGTAGTTCACTAATCGGGTTAATTGATTAACCACCTGATTAGTACTGTTTAATTGATCAGTTTGGGTTTTAGCCTGAGCGACCTGCATAACTTGTTGTTCTTGTCTTGCTTGTCCCTCAGCTTGTTGTTGCTGTTGGAATACACCTAGGATTGTTTTCTCAATCCCAAGGTTTGCGATCTCTTCTTGTGAAGGACCTTTACTTCCACCGCCTTCTTCTTTTAGTTTACTTTCCAACCACTTGTTCATTCCTTCTGGAATGGCATTACCAAGGGTACGACGAAATGCTTCCGCACTTCGCTTAAACTCTTTTATTGAAGGTGCAAGTTTTTGCATGGTCTTATCGTATTCATTTTGAACCGAATAAACCGTATCACCAATCAGATCTGCAGTGTCTCTGAATTCTCTTGGTGCTGCATTCTTCAATAAGAGTCGCATGGAATTTTCACTAAAGACGGCTTTCTTCACCCCTTCTGCGACATTGGCAGCATCTTTAACGATGGGGCTTCTATCATCTTTGATTTTCTCAGTCGGTTCGAAGCTTAGATCAAATTCACTTAGATCTAAATCATCATCCCCAAAATCCAAATCAAGATCGTCTTTTTTGGCCATAACAAAACTCCTTTATTAAGGCTTATTTATATAACGAATAAGTTAACATTTTACCGTATTTGCTTAGGCAAAATGTCGAAAACATAGCCTGCAACCTATGTCCACATATTAGGCAACTCGTATTGGACACTAAACTTTTTAACGTTAAAAATTTTAAAATACTTAGATGTAAAAGGAATAAAAGGTGAGTTATGGCAACACCCATTAAACCTTTTGATGTCCAACTCTTAATCCCGACAAAAGAACGACTTGCTCGTGTCCCTCGTATTACCTCGACGGAGATATATGATGGCACCAGTGAAGACTTCAATCCAGGAGGACTTTATAGCCAAATCCTATTTGGTCAAGTGGGTTCCCAGAATCGTGATTATACGTTTGGATATATCAAACTTAACACGGAGTTGATTCATCCAACAGTTAGACGTTGGATCAGACAACTCAAGCGTTATTATGAGAGCATCTGGCGTGGTGAGGCATTTGCAACTTGGAATCCTAAGACAGGGGAGTTTGATCCTGCTGATTTAGGTGATGATGGTGCAGATACCGGTTACCACTTCTTTATCTCTCATATTAATGAGCTGAAGTTTAAACGCAATACTTCAGCAAGACGTAATCAAATGATCGATGCGTATGAAAAATACCGTGGTCAGTTAACTTTAGTAAACCATTTAGTTTTACCAGCAGGTCTACGCGATCTACAGGTCGCACAAAATGGTCGTACCACGGAAGATGAATCCAATGACTACTATCGTCGTTTACTTCGTCTTGCTAACAGTTTAGAGAACAGTCCACTTCAAGGTGCAGAAATTAATAATGTTCGTTTGAATATGCAGATGATCGTTGATGACCTTTACGATTACTTCCTTTCATTATTGGATGGGAAGAAAGGTTTCTTGCAATCACGCTTTGGTGCACGTAATCTATTCCTAGGTACACGTAACGTCATCTCATCCATGGACATGGGTGCAGACATCTTAGGTGATCCTTCAGCTCCAACGGTGGATACGATCTTAATTGGTTTATTCCAATGTTTAAAAGGAAGTATTCCGCACATCGTCTATCTCATGAGAAACGATCGTCTTTATACGACTTCATTCCCATCAAGAGATGGTGATGCTTATCTTGTTCACCCAACTCGTTTAACTCGTACGAATGTTCAGTTAGATGATATCGCAATCGACAGATGGGTAACAATAGAAGGTAATGAAGCAACCATCGATGCATTCAGTAAAGATAGTTTCAAAACAAGACCAATTATGATCAATGGTCATTATCTTGGGTTGATCTATCAAGATGATCAGAAATATCAAATCTTATCTGATATCACTGAATTACCGAACGGGTGGGATAAAGATAAAGTAAGACCAATCACTTATATCGAATGGTTGTACTTGATTAGTCATAAAGCACTTAATGAGAAGAAAGTCGAAATGACACGTTATCCTGTAACAGGAGATGGTTCTTCTTATATCGGTGATGTTTACGTTAAAACCACAACGCCATCAGTCCGTCTTGAGAAATATGAAGATGGACAACCAACCGGTGAGTTTGCACTTGAATATCCAGTTCTGAACGGAAGCTTCTTCCAAACGATGTCTCCACATGGATCTCGTTTACCGGAACTTGGAGCTGACTTAAATATATTCCGTCAGGGTCAGCATAAACCTATCTAATTGCGGGAACGCCTAAACGCCATCTTACTGACTACTCTACCGTAGTAATACAGGTAGATACCCCTAGAGTAATCAATCAATGGGGAACAGTGAAACGAGTAAGGGTTTTGGCCAATCGGCGCAGCAAAGCACGTTACTGACGTGTGAGTTCAACGACTATCGAAAGCATAGTGGCAATAGGAATATTGTCATGAAGAAGTGAATAGAGTAGGGAAAGTATTTTTAATATGAGTATCGAAACGGTAGGGGTATACACTTGGGAGATCCCCAAGTGTATACTAAGATATAGTCTAAATATAGTTGACGGGGACAAGATGAGTGCTAACTTCATCCACAGTAAAGATGCAATAGAAGAGATCAATAGAAATGCTGGTAAACGTATCTCCGTGATTCGTGCTACTGGTAAACTGGCTTATGATATCGAAAATGATATCGTAACTCGAGCATCTTTAGGTTTAACCGCACCACCACGTGGTTACCGTTCAAAACGAGGTGAGTAATGGAAAATATAGATAAAGACCAACTGATCTTGTCATTAGAGGCGAGATATCCACAGGTCTATCGCCAGCAAGGTATCCGTTACTTTGTTAAGATGGAAGATCCAAAGGTTAATCGTGTAGCAGACCTACAAGAGATCGATCTCTCCATCCTGCATTATTTCTATCCGAATATGAAAGAGAGTTTTGGTATTTCGCCAGAATCCCCTTTTGTTAAGAATAGAAAGAAAGCACAGGTTTCCTTCCACCATACAGATTACGCAGGTGCGATCGCAGGTCCTTATAAAAAGAAAATCTTTAACTATCGACTTGCGATTAAAGCCTACCACAAAAAGAACCCTGGTATCTTCTGGGCAAGAAATGAACGTAAGTTCTTTTCCTTCAGAGAAAGACGACCATGGAATATGATTGTGGATTACTCATTGATGGGTAGACGATTTGAGTTTAGATATAACCCAAGACGTCATCTGTTTGAGTTCGAAGCGAAATATAAGGGATATTTAAATGGGATTAGTTACTATACCAAACAAACTAATCGTCATCAGTTAATGATGTTCCATGTCCCTGAACAATTACCAAAAGTACCAGAATTAAAACGTGCTGCTATCGAAATGAAACGATCTTACTTCAAGATCTTCGATAGTTATGAAAAATTAGCACTGCTTGATTTCTGGAAATGGTTAGATCCTTATACAAGATCAAAATCCTTCTTTGCTCAATATATTCAAGAAAAAGATTTAGATCGAATCGATTTACTTTGTTTATATGGCAATACAGTCGTCCTACTTAATTTAGGATTGCTGGACAGATGGGTAACCGGAAAAGAGTCATTAGGTGAAGATGAGGAAGATAATGAATCGCCAGAAGATCTAATCGAAGGTGAAGAGTTAAATATTACTCAATCAACCGCAAGACGTTTCCAAAAGCGTTTCCTCCGTTTCTTAGCAAAAATTGTTGAGAAGGATAAACTTGCTAACAGTTTCATTCCGCATCCATTAGAGATCGATGAGAAAGAAACTAAGGATATCCAAGTTATCTATGATACTAACACGGAAGAAACATTAAAAGATGATGACTTCCAAGATCCGGAAGTCCTAGAAGATAAAGGTGATGATACAGTTCTGATCCCACCTGATATCGTAGAGGAGAAACAATCTGAATCTACGCAAGCAAGAACAGAAGCAGAAATTAAGAGCGTTATTAGCGTCAACCAACAGCCGCACGCTGGAGGAACACCAAGCGAAGCTCAGACAATTGTCAAAGCTAACCTCAGTGACCTTAATACCGCTACTCCTGCTCTTAGCCCTACTCATCCTGATCCTATTCAACAGCCTGCAGTAATTAAAGAAAACTACACGCCAGTTGAAGTGAACCAGTTAACGATGATTCAGACTCAGATCCCTGAGAAGGAACTCATCACTAAACCGGTTTCATCATTGGTTGATCATGGGACTAAGAAACAAGTTACCCAGTATACCGAAGAGCTTGGTTTAACCAAGAAACAAAACGATTTCTGGGAGAAAGCGGCCGAAACCTATAAAACATTGAAATCACCTGTTAAAGGAAAAACCTTAGGTGAGTTTATCAATGAGAAAAGAGATGTCACCTTAAACCAAGAAGATGCAGAGATCCCTGATATCCCATTGGTAACGGATAAATCTTTACTTAAATCAACGATCATGAATATGCAACGTGATTATATTAAGAAAGATTTAAAACGTGATATCGCCCGTAATATCGTTGCGATGCAAAAGACAGGTGTATTGGTGAGCAACTATGAAGTAGAAGATACTTCAAATCTGGCATCTGATACCGAAACACACGTGATTCAATTTACCCCTGTAGGTGGTTCACCTTCTACAGTAAGATTGAAATTACCGAAAGTGCACGAAGACGGTACTATCCGACAAGGTGGTGTAAGAACGTATCTTCGTTCCCAACGTCGTGACCGTGTGATTCGTAAGATCGATAGTGATCGTGTTGCATTAACAACCTACTACGGAAAACTTTTCTTAAATCGGTCAGATAAAAAGAAATACAACTTAGACAACTGGGTACTTTCTCAAGTTGACCGTTTAATTAGTGAAGGGACATACACCGATATCCAATACGGTGCAGTAAGAAGTGATATTAAGAATTTACCTCGTATCATTCAAGCACTGATGTTTCGTTATCGTGGTTTCCACCATAAGAAACTTTATTACACGATTGACTTTACGAAGATCACTCAGGATAAAAACGGTATCTTATCATTTGGTAAACATGTTCAGTATAATTCGAAAGACGATACATGGTTGGTGAAAAATAAACCAATAGATGTAAACGATGTCTTCTCGATGGATCTACTTGAAGCACCAGATGAATATGCCGAAGTGAAAATCTTAGGTGTGATGCTGCCAGTTGGTTTCATCCTAGCACGTGAACTCGGTTTTGCACGTCTAGTTGAAATGTTAAGATTACCTGTTGAGAAATACGAAGCAGGTAAACAAATCGAACGTAACAGTAAACAACTGATCATCCGATTCGCTGATGAGAAATGGGTATTTGATAAATCAATCATGTCCACTCGTGATAAGTTAATTATCGCTGGGATGAACTACTATGCACGTTATTTAAAACAATACAGTGCACTCGATTTCGATACCAAAGAAGTATACGGTGCTATCCTACATGAAGATGGTGTCGCGGTGAGATATGAACGTGAGTTAGACCTTATCCAAGACCTCTTTATTGATGATAGTTCCCGTGAGATGCTTGAGTATATGAAAGAACCAACTGAAATGGTTCCACTCTATATCCGAGCAGTTGAACTTCTTTCGACTTCCCATTACGTAGATGAGATTAACATGGATGACATGGTGATCAAAGGATACGAACGAATTGCAGGTGCGGTTTATTCTACCTTTGTTAACCACATGCGTCTATTTAAATCCAAACCTATCACGACTAAACGTCGTTTTGATATGCCACCAAATGATGTCATGATCATGCTTTCCAAAGATCCATCTATGGAGATCATCGATGATATCAACCCGATCCAGAATGTGAAAGAAAAAGAAAACGTCACATTTACAGGTGAAGGTGGTCGTTCTAAACGATCCATGGTAAAACGTACTCGTACGTATAGTGATAGTGATATGGGTGTGATCTCAGAGGCATCGGTAGATAGCTCAGATGTGGGGATTACGACATTCCTATCCGCTAACCCAAGATTCGATACTAAGTTAGGGACTACAGGCAAACATCAGGTCGGTCAGAAAATGGACGCGCCACAGCTGTATTCTACAGCTGTACTACTGTCTCCATTTAGTACACATGACGACCAAAAACGTCAAAATTTCTCCCATATACAAGCAAGTCACCGTATCCCAATTAGGGGTGCAATGCCACCTTGCGTAAGAACAGGATATGAAAATGTGCTTGCTCATCGTGTTGATGAAAAGTTTGCTTACGTAGCAAAAGGGGATGGGGTCATTAAAGAGAAAGGACCTAAGTATGTTCTCATCTCTTATAACCAAGATGACCTCGGTGAAGAGATGGTCGAAATAGGTGTAACGATTGCTTCATCAAAAGGAAGTTACTTCCGCCATGATATCAAATGTGATCGAGATATAGGATATAAATTCAAGAAAGGTGAAGTATTGGTATTTAACCAAGCCTTCTTCCAACGTGATGTTCTTTGTCCTACTCAAGTGATCCTGTGCGATAAGACGTATGCTCGAGTGATGTTAGTAGAATCAAATGATACCTTTGAAGACTCTTCAGCGGTATCGATGGATTTTGCTAAACAGCTTAAGTCATCCGTTGTAAAAGAACGTGTTATCGTTGTTAATGCAACGGATAATTTACGTAACATGGTTAAACTTAATGATGAAGTCGATATCGATGATAGCTTAGTATTGATCGAAGACCAAGCCTTTAGTGATGCAGGGTATTTCAGTGGAAGTAGTTTAGATATCTTAAAACGACTTTCTCAGATTTCACCTAAAGCGAAATATAAAGGTAAAGTGATTAAGATCGATTGTTTCTACTATTGTGATGAAGATGATCTTTCTCCTTCTATTAAAGAAGTGGTGAACCAGATTATGAAGTATCGTTTCAGTGGAACGAAGATGAAGCTATCTGATAAACGTCATATGACAGGACAGATCGATGAGCCATTAAAACTGAAATCACAAGAAGTCCTAGAAGGTCAAGTAGGTATTCGTATCTACATCGAAACTGACCTAGGGTTTTCAAGTGGCGATAAGCTCGTGGTTAAATTATTAGCCCCAGTTACAGTAGTAGCTGGAAACCTCCATTAATTGACGGGGAAGTCCTAAAGCTTGGATCACTAAGTCACTCTAGCAATAGAAGTGATGGCCAAGGGTAATGCCTTGGGTAAAGTAAAAGAATTCAAGATGAACAATGGACGATCCGCAGCTGAAACTCCCACTGGGAGGAGAGTTCAACGACTATTGGAGTTACGCCCATTACAGCCAAGTGGTACGTGTTACTTTGAGTGAGTAAGTAAATCGTTTAAATGGAAACAGGAGGGTGCGAAGATATTCGTACTGATATAGTCTAGTATCCAGTCGAAAGATTGGGAAGTTCATAGGAGAACTGCGTAGATTAACGACCTACGTGAATGCAACGTTGTAATCAGTTGAAATCTGTTACAGGTCGCGTGTTTACTGGTAAGAATGAAACCGAGTCAGGATTACCGATTCACGCTATGTTTGGTTATGCTTCTATCTCGGATCGTATTGTGGGTTCCCCAGAGTTAATCGGAACTACTGCTACACTCTTGCAGTTAGTGACACAACGAGCGTTAGAAGCATACGATAACAAATAACACTTAGAACAAGTTGTTGAAAGACATAGGGGAGGGTTCAACCCTCCCCGCTTTTATGTCGACACTTAGCCGGTCTCTTAAGAGACCACATTCGAATGTAGTAAAAACATTAATCTTAACTGATCAATAAGGTTATAAAACAATGGTAAACAAATTAGAATCCACACGTTACACACTCGCTAACATTATTGAGTTAGTGACAGCTGTAATGTATAAGGTAGAAGGGAATGGTGTAAAGTTACCCGAACCTGCTCCAAATTCAGACGGATGCCCAGATGGTGATTACACTGAACGCCGCATCCAAGAAACAGTTGCACTTGCTATCAAGAACAACCTTGATGTGTGCCCAGTAGAGGAGAACGCGTAAGATGTTAACAAGTTATTCAAAACAGTTAGCAGACGATTTAACCGAAGAGTTCTCTCGCCAAGGTACAGCAGTTGTATTTAACCAAGCGGGTACATTCCAAGATTTATTGGGTCGTACTATGCCAGGTCTTATCGAAGAAAACGGTGTTGCGGTTTCATTAGATGCAGATCAATTAAAAGACTATCAACGTCAATCTGGTCATGGTCAACAATTAGAAGCGATGGCTGAAATCTACGCTAAACCATTATTACAACGTTTAGACGTATTACGTAACCAAGTGTTACCTTTCATCGATCGTGTAGCAGCAGGTATCCGTGCGCAATATAATGAAGGTTTCTATAAAGTATCTGATATTCAAGAAATTGAATTTGCAGATATCTATAAAACCAAAACCTTCTTAGATTACATCCAACGTCATGCGCCATTGGCTAATTCACAAATCCAAAATGTGACTATCCAATCTGGTTTCATGGATCGTAATGAAGATGATATCGTCGGTCTTTTAAAATCAGGTAATACTTCATTGGATGATGCATTAGTTGATATGATCGCGCGTCATCCATCTAACTGGTTAACTGATGTCTATACTCGTTATCTTGTAAATGGCAATATCGTACCAACCGGTTTACGTGCTGCACATCAAAGTGAATTAGTTGATGAAATCGTTGTATTATATTTCATCCATGCTTCATTATTAGCAAACGATGTTATTGATGGTACCGTTAATATCCCATTAGTACAATATCGCAATTACTTATCTGAGACCTTTGCTCAGTTAGGTGGTTTATTAAATCGTTACGTGAACCAAATCAACTTAGTTGATCAAGGTGGTCAAGTAGTGGCTTTCAAAGATGAAAACACTAACGTGATCTACGTATACAAAACCAACTATGAAAAATACCTTGAGCAGGGTGGTAATGCAGATGCAGTATTAGGTGCAGTGGCATTAGGTTCGGTAGGTAACATTAACGATCTACTTGAAAACACTGAGCGATATGCCAATGAATTCAACCGTGCTTACAACGAACAAATCAATGCAGTGAAAGCGGCTTTCCGTTCAAACTACATCCGTTTGTTCCCACAAGTGTTCATTGAAGAATTGAAGAAAGAACCATCTGACTTCGTGGCTTTATTTGTACAACCTGGTACAGTAATTCCTGAAACAGGTTTCTCTTATAGTGATCTCTCTGGTCGTATCTTAAATTCACTTGCACCAACGCAAGGTTACGACAACATCTATGATTTCACTAAAGCATTGATTTTAGATATCGGTTTATCACATTACAGCTTAGGCGCATTCTACCGCAAAGTAGAACAGCAAATGAAAGCAACCGGTGAAGAAGATCCACAAGTTGCAACCTTCGCTGTAGCAGTAGATGAGTTAGTCAAAGAAATCTTAGCTAACGCAACAGTGAGAACTAAACTAGGGCTATAATTATGGCTAGTTTAAGAAAGTGTAATTGGGCTGGTCAGGTGGTAACACTTGACCATTTCATTCATAATACGACCATTGCACTTGAGTCAGCGATTGAACTTGATACTGACGTTTCAAATGAAGGTGTAAGCGATACACTGAAAACCTTCGCTCAGAAGACCATCGCATTGCTAAAACGATTCCTTGAGAATATTAAGCAAACGATCAAAGCACTCTTTGCTAAATTGGGTGTTGGCGTAACGATTAAAGATCTCATGGATCTACTTGGTAATATCCGTAAGTCACGTGAAATCAACTTCTCTTTCCTTGAGCTTAAAAAACTCACCAAACTTGGTTGGAATGTTGAAGTCACCACAACGGATGGTAAGAAAGCTGAATATACAGCAAAAGATCTTCGTAATGGCTATGATGCTTATGCAACGGCTACTCTACGTATGATCGATTTCTTAAGACATTCAAGAAACATCGAGCTGATGACCGATAAGGGTGTTGCTCAAATGATGTCTTCTGCTATGGATGATACGTATATGCTGTTTGGTTCTAAACCAACTCGATTTGTGTATCACAATAATGAGTTCGGTATCATCCACGATGAAATCGCAGAAAGTAAAACACTAATGCCATTTGCTTACCAAGCTCACATTGCTGAAGACGATATCAACTATCTCATTGAAATCATGAAGCGTTATGAGATCAAAGGTCCATCGAGTAAGTTTATTGAAAGAAATATCGATCTATCACTAAAATGTCTTTCTGATATTGATGATTGGATTAGTGAAAGCTTCTTGAATCGTGACTATCTACGCAACATGAAACGTTTGATCTCCGATGTATTTAAAGTAACGATCAGTGATGCCAGTGTCAGTCTAGTTCGTGGTATCCATGGTGTTTACCGTGTTTACTCACAAGCTGTAAGACGTCTCAAGTACAGTGATAAAACAGAATAAAAATAGAGGAGATATCTATCTATGAATTATAACGATATCACCGATGATATCTCCCTATCATCGGTTTTAACTCGTGATCCCAAATATATCTTAGGATTACTAGAAGAAACAAAAGACGATCGAATCATCGTTAAAAAACCGCTTGATGTTATCTATCCAGAAAACTATCTAACGAAGAAACTCGCCAAACTTGACCAAGACTTAACCGTACTTGGTATCGTAGCGTTAGTGGACCCGCAAACGAATAAATATGCTGTATTGTCCATTCCAGGTATTATCACAATTCCGATCACTGAGATGAAACAATTCACTTATCAAGAAGATGTTTATCGCGTCCTTTCGTTAGATGCGTATGATACATTAGTCCTCAATACCAACATCGTTAAAGATGAAACACTGGACTACTACATGTATAACTATTTCGTTGAGTTAGCGCGTATTCCGTGGTATCTCAACTACTTGGATATTTTAAATATCTACAGTAAAGATAGTTATTACATTGGTCAGAACTTGATCGATATTCCTCAGGTACTTGAGATGTTACTCGCTAACATTGCACGTGATCCGAAGAATGACAAGTTCATGTATCGTGATAAATTAAAATCCATGGATGATATCAAAACTAATCCACCATCTTGGGTACCACTTCGAAATGTATCCTTAGGTAGTGTGGATACCTATAGTAAGTTAATGGGTTCTTATTTCGAGGAAGGACTTACTTCTGCACTCGCAGACAAGTCTAAGAAAATGACTCGTATCGAAAAAGTATTGAGAAGTTAAGGATAGAGAGATGACCGAATATGAATCGCTCGTAGAGAGCCTCAGAATCGCTTATGGGGACGAGTTCTCCAAAATGGCGACTATCATCAAGGGTAGTGAAAACATCCCGCTCTATCATATCTCCTTTGACGATAAGATCAAATCCTTCGTCCCTCGTTTCTCGACTAAATTAGTTCATGGTGAATCAAGAGCAATCCCCCGTACTTCTACCTCATCAAGTATACTAGGCTGTATGCTTGGTTTTGGTGATATCGGACGTGGGTATCTTAATAATGCTTTTGATAGCAAACAGGATAATACTCTCCATATTTATAAGATGGAGTACAGTCTTGCGGTTAAACCATCGAAAGATCTTGTTCCTGATGTAGATTATACAGATGAACATTGGTTGATCGCAGCTAGTGTGAATACTCGCGAATATAAAGGTCAGATCACCGGTAAAGGATTCTTATCCAATATCGGTATTGATCTCTTACGTAATGGGTGTATCTATAACTATACTTGGTATTTCAATCTAGATGAGAAAACGAAGTTCATTAAAGGACTTGATTTAGAACCAGGTTGTTATCGTATTAACTTACTGGATATCGGTGGGTATGATTTTATCCCGAAAGTCGGTGATAATATCAAAGTGGAAAAGATAACGAAAGATGAGTTCCTCTTCCATGAAGGAAGACGAATCGAATCGATCTCTAATAAACGCCTTTATTAAAGAATAAGAAAGTAGGAAATACTCATGAGTCAAATTAAACTCAACTCAGAAGTACTACTTGGTGTGAATAAAGCAGGCACATTGAAACCTGATGCACAAGGCTGGTATGATGTGATTTTGGGTGCATTAGAATACCCAAATAGCTATGGTGCCGTCTATAAGCAAGATCCAGTTCAACAACTTTTAAACGGTGATAGTATCTTTGCTCGCCGTTTACGTAAAGGTTGTTTGATTGGTGAATTAGGTCACCCGATGCCTGAGCCAGGTCAGACTCAAGAACAGTACGTAGCACGTGTGATGCGTATCGATGAAAAATTCGAATCGCACACAATCAAAGAAGTTGTAATCGATACAACTCTTAAAGATGCTAAAGGAAATCGTTATATCGGTATCCGTGGTAAAGTAAAACCATCTGGTCCATATCGCGATGTCTTAATCCAAAAATTTGCAGACCCAGATATGAACGTTTGCTTCTCAGTTCGTAGCTTTACGAAAGACCGTTTCCAAAATGGTCGTTTAGAGAAATATACGACTTCTATTATCACATGGGACTGCGTGGGTGAACCTGGTTTAGAAAAAGCCAATAAATATAATTCACCATCCCTTGAGTCTTATACCGCTACCGTCGATCCAGCCATGTTACGTAACATTGCCGCAATGCCTGTTGGTCTTGGTATGGAATCATCTGGTATCATCGAACAAGCTAAAGAAATCCTTAAAGCTTCAGGTGAACCAATCGAACGCGTTAAAGTATCAATGGAATCCGCTGAGCCTAAATGGCACGCTAAGTGGTAATACAACATAAAGCAGAGGCATCATTACGATGCCTCTTACTTTTGTCCGAATATCTATTAACCCAGTACGACACCTAATAAAGCTGCGATACCAACCACAGCATATTTAAGTGGTTTAGGGCAACCATCAAAAGGATCATACTCAATTTTTTCTGGGGTCTTCTGGCCAATTGCAATTTTAATATCACTAATCGATGGATACTCGAGATCTTTAGAACTTAGTTTTGGGTTAGCTTCACTTACTACATTAAGATGTTTATGGATGTACTTTTGCCATTTTTCTGCATCAGGTACTTCATCAAAATAAAATACTGCATTTTTACTGCGTTTCTCTTTTGATTTAGTATGAACATCGATTACATCGGTATTATATTCACGTTGGTTAATATAAACCTCATCGTGGTCAATAACGAGAAGATAACCATCTTTTCGAACAACACCATTTACCACATCACTTCCAGCATAAACTGCATTGTTTTTGTTGCGATAAAGTAGTTCACCCTTACTGAGTTTAATGATCCACCATTTGTGTTTGCTTGATAATTTTGTACTTGCCATAATTGCGCTCCGATTTTAATGAGTCAGAAAGAAGACAATGGTGGAGACAAGAATCCCTGCCATCATACCGAATAAGAATCCTCTCAACGTAGGAAACTCACCTTTTGCATACGTACTAAGGATGCGATCCATGATATCCGATCTATAGGTATAATGAACACTTCCTGTTATTAGACTAAGATGATGATCCATTAATGTACCCCATACTTCTGGATCTGGTTCTGACTCAATTGAATAAGTTGCAGTTTCAGAGTTCTTATCGATCTTACTGATAACGATGATATCTTTGTGATCATCTATAACGATTCTGACATGATAACCAACAGTTAAAAGATATTTAATTCCCTCGGCAACAATAAGCGTGTTGTTACCAAGTCTTACTGTATCGCCTTTTCCCAGTTGTAAGATCTGACAATCTCTATTTGTAAAAATACTAATAGCCATTACATTGATTCCTTATCTCATGATACCAAACATCGCCGCTGCTACACCCAAACAGGTGATGATGAGATCTTTAGGTGTATATGCAATAGTATCCATAAATGATGGTTTCTCATAATCCACCGCCAGATCGATTTCGGATAGATAAGGTGAGTCGTCACTATAGTTCATTGATTCACTAATTAGCTTCCACCAGCAAACTGGATCAGGATTCTTCTCAGTTAGTACATCTATATCTTCCCCTTTCACCCTAATGACATCATGTACGTCATTAACATCACTCCAGTCGTGATGTATCTTTCTAACTTCCCATGCACCATATATTAATCTATATTCCACACAAGAGGATTTTTTAATAAATGTTTTTCCATCAGTAAATCTATCACCTACTTCAAATTTAACAATGTGATAGTTACCGCCTTTCCATTTAATAGTAGCCATAATAAGCTTCCTTCTAGTTTAGTCAAATGGCTCTGAATCGACCACAGAGCCATTATCATCATTAGTCAATGCGATTCTTCATGTTATACATGAAAATCGTCTTATACGTCGATTTAGGGCTATTTAGAGCCCTTTATTCATCTGAATCGTTTTCTACATCTTCCGAATCATCAGATTGTTCCTCTTCGATGTAGAATTTTTTATCCCACGACTCGTACTCCTCACCTTGACCTTTCGTGCTCCGTCTGATCGCATCAAGTGTATCGTCTTTATCGGCACGCCAGTCTGCTAAGAACTGAGGTTCGATTAAATCAGGTCTTTCATCTAAAACCATAGAAGTTAACCAACGATTAACACGATACTCACCAAATACTTCAAGTAGGATATAGAAAGGTTCAAGACAAGAGAAGATCATTTTACGGGTATTTAGAGCTGGTCTGAATTCCTCAGGGATACCGATGTTTGCCACCACATCCGCTGGAAGAATAACAGAAGCCACCGATTTCTTATCGTGCATCTCCATGAAGTCGATATATTTCTTACGAATGTTTTCATCTTTGATATTATTTAACCAAAGATCTAACGCCGTTCTGTTAGGAAGATTCATTTTAATACGAACCCCAACAAATGGCGGTGCTGGACATTCACCGTATTTATCTGAAAATACGTGTTGCCATAACTCGTAATAGAAATATTCACTACTCATTGGATTGACGTAAGCTTCTTTAGCTTTCACTGTACAGCTTGTTAAGAAACGACTATCTCCACGCATAATCGAATGGAAGATGTTCGCTTCCTCTTGAGCAATCTTATCAAAGAGCTGATTAACATGAACCTTCTCACCACGACTGATTGATTCCATAATCCCAACCGCTTCATCATGGAATAACTTAATCAATTCCGGTGGTGCTTTAGAGTTCTTTAATGCTACCCCTTTCAATTCTTCCTCAAGATGTTTTAATGCCATCCCTTCTTGGATACTTGCAATAGAAAGATAGTGTTTGGTCCGGTTAGTTGGCATAAACACATCGAAGTAATACTCAGACTTCATCTTAAGATTGTGGATATATTTCTTCGCAACTCCCATCTGACCTGCCGCCATCGCAAGAATATGACGAGTAATCACATTAATCAAATATACACACAAACAGCCCGGTAACTTCGTCTCACTATTTACCACGATAGTCCCACTATACCACTCTACCCATTGCATTACAGTATACAATACCGAGTCAGTATCACCACCTAATACACTCTTACGAATAACAGATGGGAATAATGCTGTCTCAGCTGGAATAAATTTATTGACCATAAAGAATTTAAAGTAGTCACTATATTCATATAGGGCATTACGCATGTGTCTTGCATAAGCCCCAATATAACCATAGTAATCTTTATCTTCATGGGTCTTATCTTTAATCCCTTTACCATCTAAGTAATGTGATACGGTAATCGTCACTAAAGGTTCATAGAACTCATCGATAAGTTTAAGTTCAGTTTGCGTCTCTTCGAAACTTAATGGTTCTTTATCTTTGAATGCTAAGATCTTATCAAACATCCCACGAACAAAACTATCGTTATATTTCTTAAGGTGAAATAAATCACCCATATAAAGATAGATCGTTCTTTCAAGATCCGTGAGTTTCTCAATAAACTCATAAATCTTCTTATCCCAATATTGAGACTTGTAATAGGTATCCGTATTGTATTTCACCATTTCAAATAATTCATCGACAGTGATATAATGAAGATTATATTTATCGATTAATCGTTTTGCTTCATCACAATCGACTTCAGCTAAAACTGTTACGATGTTTTCCAATACGATAGGGCCACTATAAAAGTGACGTCTACCCATAAAGAACCGTTCAGTTGATGCATTCGTAAATGCGGTTGCAGTACGACAAACCGACGTTAATGTAGAGTGACCACTTCGGTTAGCAAGTGGTGTACTCCCAATCGTTAATAAACCTGAGATACTATTGATATCTTCTTTAAGTTTATTTTGTTTGTTATTTTTAGTTACAGCCTCATCCATCCGACCATAACTCTTCGCAATCTGAGATTCTTTTTTAGTGCGAGCACGCTCGTAGTATTTTACCTCAGTATAACCACTGACCTCACTAACTTGTTCTTCTGTTGGTGCATAACAGGTTAAAGTCGGTGCCATAATAAGGTTGCGTTCCTCAACCTCTTTTAAGAACTCTGTTAATGTACAAGTGTCTTTAAAACGGTCACTCATGTCATCACGTCTAAAGATCTTCATGATGGGATCATTAAAATCGATCTTACCCGTTCTGATACCCCAATCTAAAAAGGCTTCTGCTTTATCTACTGGGATATTACGCATTCGACTTAAATACCAGCCAGTATATTTCTTCCATTGACTTGGTATATCAAGATTTCGAACCGTTTTGTAATAATCCGTTGGTTCATATAAAAATTCCATAACCATTCCCTCTATAAATAATGAGTTGAAAATATAAACATGGTTTTCCCTAGAATAATGAAAAAAAAAAGAGGTCGGACAAAATAAGAGCTATCCCGAAGGATAGCTCATCGATCTTACTTTCTAAATACGTAGTTGATCCAAGTACTCTTATAATACTGTTTCATTGAAAGATAAATATCACTTAGATATTCATCTGCATGTAATCGGGCAAATAAACACTGAGCATCATGAGTCACACCAAAGATGTTAATATCTTTAACAAACTTATCAAAGTTCTCACGCATCTTCTCTTTGAACTCATCACCATCAATCTCACGATTCCAGCGACTCGCCCATTGTTCATAAGTCACATTTGAATCGGGACCGACTAACATGAATGGATATTTTCTTTCAAGTAAACCTTGTAATACTTCTGGGTGTGTACTAATCAGAAAGTCATAATCCTGATAGGCTGGACTACTGATCAATAAATCAAGCTCATGTAAATAGTTCTCAGGGAAATCAGGTTTCTGACTCCAACCAAAACTATCTAAGTCAAATACGTTTTTGTATTTATCAACAAGGGTCGATTTACCACACCCACTAAATGCGCAAATAATCATCTTAAAGCCAACCTGGTAATAGTTTATCTGTGATGTATCTTCCAGTCTGTAGGATAAGACCAAGAAGCGATCGCACTGCCCATACTAAAGCAAATACCCCACCTACAACAGTATAGACAATGAACATCATCATCACTAATGCTAAAGTGAATGTACTATTCATTATCTTTATCCTCATACTCATCCCAGCGGAACTTCATTCCACCGCGCCATCTTTGTTTCTTCTTTTCGGACTTAAGGTATTTACCTTTCGCCCACCATGTTGTCATCACGATACTCATCAGTGCATACTGACCGATTAAAAACAGTGTCGCAATGAGAAACAAACTAAATACTAAACCTGTCATTTCTTTTTCCTTTTCTTTTTCTTATGCTTACGCTTCTTCTTAAGCTTATGGTAGCAGATCTTTGTATCAGGTGGCATCATCCATTTCTTCTTGGAGAAGATATCTAAAATGAAGTGAATAATGATCACACCACCTAAGCAACTAAAGAGGCATAATAATGTTACGATTTCGTTATGACTAAACATCTACGTTAATCAAAACCCCACAACTAAAAATTGATTAATGTTTAGATCTCATATCAATAATCACGAGACCCACTACAAAAACAATCGTTCCGATGAATGTATAAAATTCGGGTGATTGTAATATTGACATAAAAATCCCCCAAGATAATAAAGGACTAGATTAAAACTAGTCACCACTACCACGTATGTGTCCTGATTCACCACCTGATGGGAATTTAACTGAACCAGATGCGCTGAGACTACCTTTAATAGATTGACTACCTTGGACATCCATATTCCCTTTCACGCTACCGTTACCTGAACCACCATTACCGGTAACAGCCATACCACCCATGTTAACTTGACCAATAAGATCAATAGTAGGGCATTTGATCTCAACCTTACTGCCCACTTCCCATTTAACATTATCTGCTTTCAGATTAAACGTTTTACATTCTACGTTCCACGTTTCGGTTTTCATGTTAATGGTTTTATCTGATTGGATATTGATTACCTGTTTATCCAACTGAATATGAGTACGGTCTTTATTTTGAATATCAATACAGGTTAGCGTACTATCGATCTGGATGAAGTTACCATCGCCATCAGAGATAACAAGCTTACCATCCTTACCATTCATCTGAACAGTCCAAGCGGCTTTCTCACCGTTGGCTTTAGAAGTACGCATCTCCATTAAACCGTTAGCGGTATCCACAGTACGGGTATAACTGTTTTTGATATTCGTTGGTGTCTCTTCTTTTGCGGCTTCTTTTGGTTTAGCCGCATAAGCTTCTACCACGACTTCTTGCACTCGTTTATTCATGTGCTGGTTAGTTGGTTTCCAGTAGAAGGTTTCATCCCCATTAAAACGATAAAGGTGTACAGTTTCACCTTTCATTAATTGAGGTGGTGTAATACGGTTACTGTCTTCATTCAACCACTTAGCTGTAACAGTCGAACCTGTTTCCACTTTTGACTGATAAGCCTTACCGCGACTATCCACCCCTTTTGTTGTAAACTTTTGCGGGTTTAATTCCAATCGACCACGCATATTCGGTAATTGGTCTTGAGGTGCAACATGCAGTAATTCCTCATGCCCTAAGATAGCATTCTCTGCTACCACACCAATTCCCATATAACCTGATTTTTCTTGTTCTTCTGTCATTTCAAAATCACCACTATAGTAGAAAATGTTTTGATTCCTATTTTTACTTTATATAAGGAAACCAAACAATGTTAATCAAAAAACTTATTTTACATCATTGTCATCGCTTGCATCTCTTAGAAGATCAAAGCTTTGAATATGATTTTACCCAGAAACACACGATACTCGATGGGGTCAACGGGGCGGGTAAGTCATCTATCTTTAATGAACTCTCACCATTACCCGCTAACATGGATGATTATCTTGCAGATGGGTATAAGAAGATTGTTATCGAGCATAACAACAGCGAGTACATTTTGACCTCTCAGGGTAAACGACCAGGTAAACATTCTTTCTTAAAAGATGGAGAAGAACTTAATCCTGGTGGTACATTAACCGTTCAATATGAATTAGTAGAGAACTTCTTTAATTATACACCTGCTTATCATCGTGTATTACAAGGTAAGTTATTATTTACGGAAATGTCAGCAAAAGAACGTCGAGATTGGTTTGCAGATATCTCTGGGATGGATAGTGATTTCGTGATGAAGTTTTGGGATAAGATACGTGCTGGACAGCGTGACAATACCGGTGCGTTAAAGAACATCAAAAATAAAATTGCTGAAGCTAATCTTCAGTTACTGGATGATAAAGAAATCGTTGAAGTAGAAGAACGCCTTTCTGATATCATGAAACTTTTCAGTGGATTAACGGATTTATTAAAACAGTTCCCAAGAAGCGAAGTACCTATTGCACCTGTTGAATATAATGATGATCTTACTCAACGGGTGAAACATCTTTACTTTAAATACTTAAAAGAAAGTGAAGGGATTGGCGGGATTAATCTTACTGAACGGTACCAACTTCAAAGTGAATTGCTTGAACAAGACCGTGTTCAGATGAATGAACTTCAGGAACAACTTGTTAAGTTGACTGATGAGAAACATCGTTTCGATTTTAACAGCGAAGATGACATCGAAGAACTCGAACGTCGTTATGATGAATATAGAGCAAGACTCGCCTCATTTGATCAGAATATAATTGATCAGTATAAAGTGATTCTTCAGTATCCTTACTTCAGTCGTGGTGATGGCTTAACGGAAGTGTATCAAACTTATAATAACCAGTTAAGATACGTGGATGATGCATTACTTGCATTCCAACCATTTAGTCTTCCGTATAGACAAGCTAAAGAGCAGGTTAACCATAAAAGTTCTGAACTCATGAAGTTACAAGGTGAACAACAAGGTGTGCAGTTTAAGATTGGTGAAATCGATAAACAACTCCAACATCTCAATCAACATCCTGAGACTCAGTGTCCAAACTGTTACCACCGTTTTAAAGAGGGAAATGTCGATGCGGAGATTCAACGTCTGAGTCTTGTAAGATCTCAACTTATTCAAAGAGATAATGAGTTAATGGGTAATGTAGATGCGTTAACAAAAGAAGTCGAGTTTGAACAGGCTAACCTTAAGAACTATGAGATGATCTTGTTAACTGTCACATCAGATGAGCATGGCTTAAGTGAATATCTTAAAGCCACTATGACTAACGATGGAAGTCTCGGTACACTGATGCGATTGATTCATGATAATCCAAAAGCTTATCTTGGTGCATTCCAGCAACAGATTGGTAAGATACCGACTTACATTGAAGCGGGTAAAGTCATAACCGAACTTGAAGGATTAGCTGCATTGATTCAGAAGGGGAAAGCACAAGCCTCACCTGAGTATATTCAATTGGTTGGTCGTATCGAACAGTTAACTCAATTACACGATGAAGCTTCATTTAGATATCATAAACGCCGTGCACTTGTTGAGAAGATCTACAATGCGATTGAATTGCAACGTAAATTCACCGAACAGTTAGATCGAGTTAATCAACTTGTTGAGAATCAGTCTAATTTCATTAAAGATGAAACGACTAAACTCTTCCATCAGGAAGTCAGTGAAGTCTTAACGAAGTTGAAGTCAGAGATTGATGAATGTAATGACCGCATCCAACATCAAGCAGGTATTAAGTTTGTGATTCGTTCACATGAGGAAAATAGAAGTGGGATTGAGAAGTCGATTGATCTTCATACTCAATTGATGCAGATACTTGATCCGAAAACAGGACTCATTGCGAAATCAGTGATTGGGTTTATTCGTCATTTCGTTAAAGAGATGAATAACCTGATGAGTCAAGTCTGGACGTATCCAATTATCATTGATATTGAATCAGAAGATGATTTCACAAAGAAATATCTCTTCCCTGTTGTAATTGGTGAAGATGCGATTAGACGAGATGATGTTTATGAAACCTCACTTGGTCAAACTGAGTTAATCAACTTTATCTTCCGCATTACCTTAGTGAAGTATTTGAAGTTAGAGAACTACCCACTTTATCTTGATGAAGTTGGTGGACACCTTTCAGTACAACACCGTAATCGATTATATAACTTGATTAAACGAATGGTTGATCATCATTACTTCTCACAGGTCTTTATGGTTACTCACCTTCAGGATGTGAAAGTGATTATGGAACCTGCAGAAACGATATTATTGAAATAATTAAGATATGTCAAAATCACGATTTTGATAATTTCATAACTTTTTTCCGATAATATGATGAAATGACAGTTTTCTTTATTGTTGCGAAAATAAAAAAGAAAACGACAAATGTGGAGGGTACCTTTCGGTACCCTCTTATTAAGCCGAATGATTCGGCTCTTTCGGAACGTAGCCTTCTGGACGACGTCCTTCTGCTATATCCTCATATCGACCACGACCAAGATGTTCATAACCATCTGGGTTAGCCATCTCAGCTTCAGTCACACCTGGCGTCACATCCATTTGCACTTCATCTTCCAATAATCCATCTACTTCATTTGTTGAGTTAGTATAAACTGCATCAACAGTGACAGCACGACGACCATCTTCAAATTCAAGTTTCACAGTCATCGTCACCTTAGTTGCACCTAAAGCCTGAGTGAACTTTTGGAATACCGCTATTGTTGCATTATCACCCGCGATCTCTTTATTAAGATTACCGCGATGTGTTGCAATACGAGATAACAATTTCTTCTGATTGTGATCACCTGTATATTTCTTCGCACCAAACTTACGTTTTAACCAACGCTCACTGACCATGAACCAGTTTAGATAACTTAAGTTCATTTTCATCATGATCATACGGATCATATAAGTTAAGATATTCTTACTCTCACCAATGCGGTAAGTTGGATCGCGGAATAGCGACATCAAATCGCTTTCTTTTTGATTAGACATGTTATCGCCTCCTATTTACTATACTTGATAGATTCAAAACGACCCACACGGAATTCTGCCACACGGGTAATAGTGATCAACATCGGATTGATGAGATTAACTAAACGACCCACGAGTTTATTCGTGTTATTATAAGCCAACTCTTTATCTTCACAGGTTAATAAAGAATTAGCATGACTACGCATGAAATTATTGGCAGCCACCCACAATAGACGTAACGCGTGACGAAATGCGAAACGACCCTCCGTCACGAAGTAATCTTCAGCATGAACTTTGATTTCTTTCGGTAATGCACGGAAGTCACTTGTCATGATACGCCCACCTTTCTTGATAATATCAATCAAATGAATAAATTCAGATAACTGATCGTAGATCGCATTGAAACGAGTAATGAGCTCGTAGTTCGTTTCAGTGTATAAGACCGTATCCAATTCCTTATTATCACAGTCGATATAATCATACATCAAGTTGATGATATCGCACATGAGAACCAACTCTTCATATCCATTGATATCAGGACGGTTCAACTTTTTCAATAATCGATTAAGTCTAAACTTAAAAAGTTGAGTACTTAACCAAGTTGGTTTTTCCATGATTTCCTCCCATAGGAAACTTACATTATTCTATTAATAGAACCCTTACATTTGTGCATAATACTAATACCATGTATAAGTATAGATTAATGAGCACATAATAAGGAACGACTTTGCAAAGTGAAGAAACGGGATTTATGTCATTTCTTCATGTAGATAATATAGGGTTATAAATACCTATAGAACAAGATAGTAGAACTTAGAACGTGTACTTTATTCAAATTAGAATAAAAATTAAAATGGAGTGAAAGAATAAAATCATGGCACGCGAATTAACCTCAGACATGATCAGTGAAGATGTGACTGAACTACAGACGAAAGATATCCCTTCTCGTCTTGAGATGATTCAGAAACGTCGACTCAAATACATGGAGAAGATTGAACGTAAAGGTGATGATTGGTTAGCTGATGAAGGCTTATCGATTACCTATATGCAACTTCTCAATGGCTTTGAGAAACAAGAGTTATATAAACACAAATCAGCTCAAGATAAAGAAGAGGGCGATAAAGATCGTAAAGCTTACGAACAAGCAGCAGAAACCTTCCGTCTTCTTAGACAACAGCGCCGTGATGATATCGCTAATGGAAACCCAATCATCGATAATCCACCTGCCCCACCAAGATACAACGAAAACTTGGCGGCTCAGTTTGGGACTGATGATATCGCTGCTCAATATGATAGTTATAAAGAGCAGGATTGGAAAGATTTCCATAAAGATATTATCCGTGCAGGTAAAGACCCACGTCACATGATCGATGATGATGGTAACATCGTCGAAGTCGTTGATGACGAATAATGGGAACACAAATCGAGGGTACTCTAGAGTACCCTCTTAATTTTGTTGCTATTTTAAATTCGCAGCCGTAGTTTTAATACAGATGTAGAATTCATCTACTAACGCTAACACCACACTATAAAGTGTGACGTATTGAGCCGTTAAGTATAACACTTCTGAAATGTATTCAGATTGTTTCTTGTTCAATACGTATTTGCTATCTGGTTTATTAATCCCGTCAGCAATTAAGTTAGCACGATCACGAATCAACTGAGTAGATTTTTGAACTGTTTCAGGCAATAACAACTGAGTATTCGCCGATACTTGTTGCATTACTTTACGGAACTGTTCCACATCACCATTGTTATTAAATGCACGGCCGAAATAAACTTTCTCAGTAGTCGCACCAGAGAAGATACGTTTCATCTGAGTTTTAATCGTATCGTAATCTTTTTCTTGATACTTAGGTTTAAAACCAATAGAAGAAAGATTATCTGGTTTATTGATTGCACGACCTAAGTACTCAGCAATCGGTGCTAGCATATCACGATCAATACTACTTACAATAGCAGTAACATCATTTAACCAATTTGCATAAGTTAACCAATCCACACCTAACTGATGAGGTTGATAAACTTTAGCCACTTTACTAATCGCAAAATATTGGCGACCTGATACGTAACGAGATAATTTACTTAACCCATTATCATCCACCCCAACGAAATCTTCTTTGATCTTTTGACCTAACTCAGATAACTTATCTGCGGCTTCACCAAGTTTATTGGTAAATGATTTAAAGAAATCAGAAACAGAGTTCATGAAGTCTGTACCTGGCATCCATTGAGTAAAAGCTTCTACTGCAACCGCTTCTACTTCACTTTCACCACTATCACGGTTTACTTGGATAGGATAAAGGATAGGACTGGTTTTACGGATACTTTCTAAATCGCCTTCAACACGCGTTAAAGCAGAAGTCACTTCAGGTTGTTTAACTTCTTCTGCCACTGTAGTTTCTTCAGGTGTTTCTTTATTCTCTTCTACGGTGCTTTCTGGTTCGTCAGAATTCACATCTACTACATCAGCAGGTTTTTCTGCTTCCTCGGCATTTGTACCTTGAGGTTCTCTGACCTCTTCAGGATTTCCCTGCTCTTCATTAATGATAGCAGGTTCATTAACAATTTCAACTGTCATATCTCAATAACTACCTTATTATTTTAGTACTAAAAATAAACACCACCCAATAACTCGTCAGTTTAAAATAGGATGATGCTAGTAAAGGATATCTGTCATATTTATCCTTACCATACCCTTACTGGCTCACCAAAAGTTCTGTGATTACCCAAAATAGATAGTAACCTTGCTGTCTATATGTAACAAACTCAAACTTATTTTTATAAGACTCGTTTTATGGAGACTTTTTACTATGGCTTTTAAACCAATGACGATGAACGAGTTCATCGATACAGCACCCCCGCTTCGTCCACTATTAAACGTATCACCTATTTTCGATGTGATCACCGGTAACTGGGAAAATGGTCAAAATGGTGCGAAAATCTTAAATGGTGGGATTATGCCTTTCATCGCATTCATTGGTGAAGGGAATACCTTTAAATCAACGATTATGAGCAGTGTCATGATTCGTGTATTAGCACGTCACCCAGCGATGACACTTTCGACTTATGAGACAGAGGGCTCGTTCTCTATCTCTCGTATGGTACAATTAGCAAGTCCATATCCAGATCTTGCTAAAGAAGATTTCTATACGAATGAATCACGTTATTCTTTAACCACATCAACCGATATGGATGGCGAGGATTGGTTTAACGGCGTGAAGAAATTCGCTCAGATGAAATTAAAAGAGAAATCACAAATTGGTACCACGCCATTTATTGATGCCTCTAAACACGATGGTAAGACATTATTAACCATGCCTTACCCAACTGGGATTTGTCTTGACTCCATGAGTGAGTTCCGTACCGGTGCTTCTCGGGAGAAAATGGATAAAAACAAAATCGATGACAAAGAGGTCAACGATTATTTCATGCGTGCAGGTCTTGAGAAATCTCGTATGATTACTGAGATCCCTCAATTCGTGGGTCGTGCAGGTATTTTCCTTGCAACCACAGCTCACGTAGATGACACGATTAATATGACTAATAAACCAGAACGTAAGAAACTCACGTACATGCGTCAGGGTCAAGATATTAAACGTGTGCCGAAGAACTTCTCGTTCTTAACGAACCACTGTTGGGAGATTATTAAATCTGCACCTTATTATAACAGTGATCGTACGGGTCCATACTACCCATCAAAAGAACACGGTAGTACGGATGGTAAAACCGATTTAATGCAAGTGACTTTCCATGGTCTACGTAATAAATCTGGTTTATCAGGTATCCCAATGCAACTTATCGTTTCACAATCCCAAGGTGTACTCTGGAATCTTTCTCACTACGATATTATCGCATCTCGTGAAGGATTAGGCGTGACACGTAAAGGTCATAGCGCAACGGTTGACTTCTATCCGGATAAAGTCTTAATGCGTACCACTGTACGCGATATCTTAGATGAGGATGAGAAGTTAGCTCGTGCTGTTGAGCTTTCATGTGAAATCGCTCTCATGTACATGTACAAGGATAGTATTGATAACAAATATCGCATGACCTTCGAAGAGATCAAGCAAAATGTTATTGATAAAGGTTATGATTGGGATAAGGTACTTGATACTCGTGGATACTGGTTGTATATCGAAGAAGAAAAAGAACTGAATGCGAAACCGTATTTAAGTGGATTTGACTTACTTCGTGTGGCAACAGGTGAGTATAAACCGACATTCTTATCGAAATAAAAGAGATGAATAGAGAAGATAGTAAGGGTAGCCGCAAAACTACCCTTACTTATAAAGAATTTAAATGCAGTTTGTTTCATTGCTATATTTCGAAATAATTTTAGAATTAATAATTAAAACATTTTGGATTTATATGACTATGAAGCAAATAATCGATCATGTTGTCGATACAATCGAAGATAGACAAGAAGGGTTATCGGATAATCTCTTCCCAAACTATATCGTTGATTATATCGGAACACTTGAATCAGACCAAGCCCAAATTCGTTATATCTACGAATACCTTGGTTATGGTGGTAATCCACCAGCAAACTTAAATGAACTATTAACTTTATTGAAAGAGGATTTCTTACCCTTTCTTGGTTTCTAGTTTATTCAACATTTAAAACGAAACAATTAGAAAGGATAATGAGAATCATGGAACACGAACCGATTTCTTATATCAATGCTTATTTGGCATTACCAAATAAGTTTATTGAAAATGGTTACTATCATGCAGTGAAAGAAGGTGTCCTAAGCGTCATCAAAGGTAAAGCAGAAAAAGATCCGCAGCGATTAACACTTTCTTATGGAAGTGAAGATAAAGAAGCACAAGCTTTAGCTGTAGAAATTAAAAAGCTTTATCCTGAGATCACGATCAAAGGACTTGAACCTAATTTTGTTAAGCATAAACGGAAAGCGTATATTAAACGTAACCAGAATGCTTGGCTTCGTGCGACCCACGTGATCATTATCCGTGAACAACGTGAAACCTTAACCCAACGTTTCTTTATCGAAAAAGCGGAAGAAGGCAACACGAAGTTCGTCATGACACTTTGCCTAAATGAAGAGGATAAATCAGATGAGCAACCGCCAAGCTTTCATCCAAACAGCGGTGAAGATGTTAAAGGAAATTGATCCTAAAAACAAATCAATCGATATCTGGGCTGATACAGTAAGTAAAATGACCAAAGCCCAGTTTGAAGATTACATCGAACGCTTAAGAAATGGCGCTTCTGAAACCCCTGATCTTGATAAACCACGTGAGTTAATTCCTTTGGTTGTTCCCACTTTAGATGATAACCGTATTACCGTAAAACGTAATTTGGCCATTGCGAAGAAATGGGGCCACAACTTCTTTGAACGTTGTTACATCACTGACGGTAAAACTGGTCAGACAATGTTAACCAATGTCCCTTACGGTACTTTCTTAATGCCGATCGTCAGACAAGCGCAGACATTAGAGAAAGGGATCGCTTATGAGAAAGACGGAAGTAAACTCGATGATCGTACTAACCAGATCGCCGATCACCAGAAAGGTTCATCCTTCTCTGCTCCGGAAGTACAAGCGTTACTCTCCCAAGGTCAAGAGAAAACCGTCATGGAATTCATGAAGTTCCGTGGTGGGGATTCGAAAGCCTACCAAGCCATGTATAAAGGTTTATTAGAAACTGGTGAATTCGAAATGAGTTCATACCAAGACAGCTCTCGAGTTAAATCGGCAGATGTCGCCGGTATCTACTTGAAAGCATGTCATATCGATAACGATATTTAATGAAAGGAACATGCTACCATGATCAATGACGAAACAGGTCAACCTTTAACACCAAGTCACTATACTGAAATCGCTGACTTCTTAAATCAGCGTCTACGTGATAAGATCCGTGAACTGTCAATTTACTTTTTACAAGCGAATGCTAATCGTACTGAACGAAATGGCTTTGGTGAGTTAAAACAGGGTAAATCAGTGCGTGAGCAGATCTTAGATCTCACTTGGTTATCTAACCAACTTTACTTATCTAATCTTACGACCCCTTCTGGTTTACGTCAGGTATTAGTTTTACTTGAACAAAAAGAAAAAGAACGTACTCGTCTTGATTTCATTATTAAGATCACAACTGAACTACGTCTTTATCTTGGTCAGCAAGGGTTTATTGATTTAGTCACTGAATTAACCAGATCAATGAACCTTGGTCCGACTGACGGTGGATTAAAATCAAAATCCGTAATGAGTCAGTTAAATCGTGAAATCAATACAGTTGATGCAGAAACCCTTGTGGCTAACCCATGGATCGTACCGATCATCATTTATGGTTTAGACAGCCGTACGGCAACGACTATCCATGCAGAAGCAAATAAGATCGAAGAACTAATCGAAGGACAATAATCGAATGGCATTATCAGAAAGACATTTACTTGTTGATATTGATATGCTGTTTGATGTGCGTTATGCTGAACTATCACACTTTGCACCAGAGGCAGGTGTGGTATTACTACATGAAGGGAAGTATTTCGATAGAGAGCGCGATAGCGTGCTTTATTCGACCGCTAAGGTAGATGATGAGACTTGGTGGGGGACTTATAAGGATAGATTCATTTCGTTGCTTAAAGACTCTCCTATTACGTTTTTGATGCACAATATCTATCCTTTAACTAATGACTATCTTGAGGATAACCATCCAGGGCAATCGGTTGTGAAAAAACTCACGATCAATATCCCATATGGTCGTCTTGATGATGAAAGTTACTATGAGTTAAAAGAAGCCCTCTCTGAGCATTTCATGGGTTATTTTGAATCGATTAATATCCTTCATATGCCTCATGAGAAACTTGATCTTCAGTATATCAGTAAGTACTATAGCGATTACTTCTGTTATCGTTGGTATGATTGGATGAAACTTCATTATGAAACATTAGATAAAGGATTGCGCCCCTCATTTAGAATGTGGTGGCCACGCATGTTATCGGATGTGGAATTTGAGGCTACAGATAGAAGAGCAAAAGAGTTCATTAAACAAACTGATGTTTATGAGTTTTTCTTATATCTCCATTTACCTGCTTTCGAGATTCATTGGCTGGATAGATTTCAGACATGCTTCTACGTAGAACCAGAACAGCAACAAAAACAAGAGGCATCGGAGTGATGCCTCTGCTTTTGTCCGAATGATTTTATTCTGGGATCGTTAAACCAGATGAAGTGATCTTATTCTCAAGCACTTTGATACGTCTTTGAAGACTAGCAATTAGTCTTTCATTGTTCGCATCTTTCGTCTGAAGCTGACCATGTTTCTCTTTGAGTTTATCGTATTCACGTTTCTTCTCTTCGAGAGCACGTTGATTCGCTACACTGTTATCAGTCAGTGCTTTTTCACCAGATGCTAATTGTTGCTGTAATGCAAGACAATAAGCTTGAAGGTTACCGTAATCCTCAGTCATCTTTTGAAGTTGACCATAAGTCGTAGAGGTATCACGGACACCACTTAAACGACTTTTCTCTTCACGAGTACGCTCAGTCGGAGTAAGATCGTCACTCTTCAATGGTGCAACATGAGTAAGGACAGTCGGCTTACGACCTAATGCACCTTCTACCGCATCACTGACTTTAGGAATAAGATGCGCAACATCCGTATTCCCCGGTAATGTCCCAAGATCACAACTTAAGATAAAGCGTTTAAAGACATCCCCACTGACATCAGGATATTTCTCGATGTAGGTATCAGGGACGTAAATACGTTCACCATCACTACCTAATAGAGTGACGATAGAAGCGTAGATCTTACTATCTGCTTCGTAGACATCTTTACTGAGCTCACGTGGCATGTAGTATGATTCATAGACATTTACGCCTTGAAGTTGAAGCATACTAAAGCTACGGATTTCTTTACAGCTATAGATCTTACCTGGTTTGGCTACAAAGGGAGCACGAAGCCCCCAATGTCCAGAAACACCATAAGGAGGGGTCATCTTAGATGCCATCGTTTATCTCCTTAGATTATTCAGATGCTTCTTCAGTTACCGCCGCACGACGGTTACGAACCAATGCTTCACTCGTACCTTTTAACTTACCGCTTGTGTAGTTATGACGAGCCACACAAAGGAACTGGATATTTTCATACATCACAGACGCATAAAGAACACCGTTACGGGTTACTTTAGTTAAGTTAAGACCTGTATCAGTATCGGGTTCAATATTCTCAGCGGCTAATAGCAACTCATTAAGTTTAAGTACCATTAACTGATGTTGTTTATCCATGCGGTTGAAATCATCCGTACGAGAACCAATTAACGCATATTGAGGATATTTCTCGTAGAAGCTGATTGGTGCCAAACGGTTCATGGCGTTACCACAGATTAATAACCCAATTGATTTATAAAGACAAGAACTAATTTCGAGGTTAGCTTTTAAGTGTGCTTCCTCGTAACCTTTCATGGCTTCTTTAGCAAATGGGATCGCATCTTTATAACGAATGGTTGGACTGTACATGGATGCAATCGTACGGAAACCCGGTACAGAAGACATTGTCCAAATTGGAGCTATTACGTATTCAGTTGGTACGAAGAGATCTGGGAAGATCTTCTCCCACTCAGCACGAGATTTCTTACTATTCGCTAAGATGTATTTTACTAATTCATCTTTAATGATATCTAAGTTTTCACCGATACCACCATAAATAAGAACAGTCCAAGGAATACTGATGCCTTCACCTGTTACGTCACCTTTCCATTGGTAGTTATAGGTTTTAAGTAACGTAAATGGACTATCTTCACGTAAGCGGTTTACTTTATCGTGCAATGTTTCAAGGTTGAGTTCATTACGAATACGTTGAACACTGTTTACATCTAAGAAAAAATCATCCAAGTTATCTACAATTGGGATGATCTTGATTTCGTAATATGGATACTGAGTTTTGAAAGCTGGATCAGAGAACCAGATTTTAATTAAGCTATCGTTATAAGTTGCGGTATCAACAAGTTTAAACTCGATGAACTGAGGCAAGTAAATACCTTTAACGGTTACCACACGACCTAGGTTAACATCTTTAATATATTGCTGGAATTCTGCAACGATCGCTTGTTTATTGGTCACGTTATTTTGAGAAATAGTACGATCGTTAGCTTTAGTTTCAAGCCATTTCCCTAATCGTATGCAGAGATCTCGTACGGCCAATGGGACTTCGATATCTGCTGTATCATCCGTTTCAGAACGGAATGAAACGAGGCGAACACCTGGTGCATCGTCTTTTGTATAATAACCTAAGTCGGTTGCATAGGTACGTCCTAAAGCGGAGAGTTCTCCCAGTGGAGAATCTTTATGACGGGTGTTGTCAATGAAATCATTGAGTGTCATAAAGGCATGTAATGAATATTTCATAAAGGGTAATTACTCCTTGACAATTATTACGTAATAATAGTATACTGTACTAGATCCACAAAAGGACTATAACGATTATAATTAAACAGAGGAACTTAAATCAATTATGATGATTTTTAACATCTTCCGATTATTCCGTTTCTTCTGGCCTTTTGTGGCTGATGTGTTCAAAAATTCTGAGGAAGAGCGACGTGTTATGATTGCGCGCATTTGTTTGATTGCAGGTATTGCAATCGCGGGTTCATGGTTCTATATCAACGACAAACTCGATGATATCGATAGCCTTCGTGCTGATAACTCACAACTACGAGTTGCATTACAGCAAGCTGAAACCGAGAAGTCAAAATACTTAGATCAATTTAACGATGCTAAAAGTGTTTTAAAAACCTGCCAATTCCACGCCGATAAACTCGAGACAGACCGGACCCAACTCGAAACGAAAATTCATGATCTCAAAGAAGAGATCCAAGAATTAACCCAGAGTATGCGTCAAAATGAACATAGCCTGCCAACCAATCCACCGGAACAACATGAGCAAAAGGTAGAAAAGAAACCTGTTACTAAGCCAAAACCGGTTGAGCAGAAGAAAACGGAAAAACGCGATCGTCTCTCGGAGTTGCAATGAAAAGATCTCTCTCAAGACTCGGAATGATCATGCTAGCGTTAGGGATTCTTACAACGACTGGATGTCAACAATTTGATGGTCCTTACATTAGTTTTCCATCGTCATCACGTGCGCATGATTTTCCACCCCCACCCCCACCTGAAATCCGTCGCTTCGATTTTGCGAAGATGGATAAACGGTCTCGTGAGGTAGTCATCAATGACATGCTATCGTACCACGAGTTGTATGATCAATACCTAAAAGGGGTGGTTGAAACCTATTTACACACGAACTATTCGTCGATTCGGGATCGCATGTCAGCATGTAGACCGAAGTCATTTATCAAGAAGGTTAAAACCCCACCTGAACTTCGCATTAAAGATGATGGGAAGTTTACGGATGATGAGATTATCTTGATGTTGACAAGACACATTCGTGTGCTTAAGGATAGAATTAGTGAGCATAACGATAGAGTCGATGAGTTAATCAAAGACTATACTCGTGATTGCTTGCCACCGGAGCGTGGTTTCACAAGACACTAATTTGAGGATGTCAGGTTACCACGTAAAGCATTAACGATGTAACGAAAGCAAGTGATATTTATATCAGAATGCTCATTATCTTAACCCAACATTTGTGAAGGATCTCAAATGAAGGATTTAGATGATTATGAGCACGAAAAAAGAAACGAAAGAGATTGAACCGATTACTGTCTCTGCTGTACTTTATACCGACGGCAGTGCGAACCCAAACCCCGGTTATGGTGGTTGGGGTATTCATGGCTATACTTATGATGCGAGTAAACCAATTGAATTAAAAGCTCAGAAAAAGAACCTGATTACTCAATATGGGTATAAAGATTTGAAGTTTGTCCAACGTGATGATTTATCAGTCTATAAGAAGATTGATGAGTTTAATGGGTTTGGTACTGCAGTTCCACGTATTACCGATAACGTAACCATGGAATTGACTGCATTAGAAAAAGGCATGGACTTTGCGTTGAAAGAAAACTTTGATAAAGTCACCATTTTAACGGACAGTCAAGTCTCAATTAATGCATTAACAAACTGGTATAACACGTGGGTTAATAATGGCTGGGTGAATTCAAAAGGTGAACCTGTTAAGATTAAAGCCGATATTCAACGGATCTATCCGAAATACGAGCAACTAGCAGCTAAGGCTGATGACTTTAAACTGCTATTCGTAAAAGGCCATAGTGGTGATTATGGAAATGATCTTGTTGATACTTTAGCGAATAAAGGTAGTACTATGAAACAGTACGGTAAGTCTCATGAAGAACTTATTTACAAATCAGGAATAGAAAAAGTGAAAGTCGATTATCATGACCTATTTTCACGAAATCGCTGGTACTTTATTGGCGGACAGGGTGGTGGTCAATTAAACAACATTATTGACGATTACCATTGGTATTATTTGGGTGCGCTAGGCCACGGTAAATCAGATGAAGACTTTGGGATGAACCAACCAGATGGGTTCATGTCAATCGTTATCCTGAAAGAACCTGAACCTGTCATCGAAAAAGTTCAGAAAGCGTATAATGAAATTTGCAAACATGATTATTCATTTGTAGTTGCAGGTCGTTTAGATAACCTCTTGACCCCTGAAATCTACCAGGATATCATGAGCGATAAGGTAGAGTTGATTTGCGAAGATAAGATGGAGAAGACATTATTGCTTCCGAATCGTAAGATCTTAGCAAAAGAATATAACCCTGCTCATCTTTCATTTGCGCAGATGGTGAAGTATGATTATCCGATGAAGTTACTGCGTAACTACTTAGGTACAACTGAAACCGTCAAGTTAACGAAGACCGATATCACTGATGAGCTTATCGAGAAACAACCCGGTAAGAAAGAAGGTGAAGTGAAGTATGCAGTAAACAGTCACGTGCTTAAGAATAACTGCTTAAGAACTCACGCTGACTACTATAATAAAGCAGAAAAACAAATGGTCAAACTCCCAATTACGTTAACACTGAAAACAGATCTACCTGATAAACCACATCTTCAGAAATTGATTCGTAACCATGGTGATAAAATTAAATTCACGATAGTTACCCATCACTTATCTGATCTTGCGGTAGGCTATGCATTAATTGCTGATCTCGGCGATGATGCAAAAGCGATTTGGGTATCTTCTACGATGACGTCGGTGATTCTTCGTAAGTAAGATCTATCATTATCTCGTCTCTTGATATAAATGGTATGCTTAACTTTCGATAAACCAATAGGCCAACGCTTATGTCATCAGTATTTACGAGACTACTGGGACGGATCACCAATTATCTCGTCCCTGATACAATCAAAAGAATGATCGTCTTAACGTCGCTAACTAATGGTGGAGAACAAGTTCCAGAAACTGAACTCAATCGTCAGCTAGATGACTTCCGTAATTACTTCAACTTATCGAGTAGTAAAAACAGTATGAAGTTTGCGGTAGAAGTCGGTCACTTCTTATGGAAAGATATACGTGGTAAATGGCAAGAAACTTACGATAATCAGCGTTTACTCGCAAAAGAAATTTACGAGTTATGCCCTTTATCTCTCCGTTATGGAAATGAGGAGAAGATGCAAAAGGATATTGTAGCAGTTTTAGATTACCTACGTAAATATCATCCACAGGCGGCGCAAGCTTAATGTGTAAGTCAAATAAGAATAAGAGGTCACTTATAGTGAGTGGCCTCTTGTTTTTGTTCAAAAAAAAACAAGATAAAAATAAAAGGTTACCACGCTAATAACTCATATGTTAGTTAAGACGTGGTAACCTTTGTGTTAATTATGAAAAGAAGCTACCAGAGTGGTATCTGGCATAAGCTAGGCGATATAAATATTCGCCTAGCTCCCATCTTTCACCGACACGACGCTTAGCATCGGCAGCGAGGATGTTTTCTTTCCAGAAAGGGTTTTGTACCCATTCAATTACGTTTTGATCCATTGCGAATCTCCTCGTATTTTAGAAAGTATTATATTACCCAGCTTAAATTATTATTTAGACTGGAGTCCTGAGAAGTTAGTGTCTTCTCATCACTCAAATAATATATACTTATAAAAACGATAGAGTGGGTTGGTGAAAAAAAAAAAGCGCCTGACTAACAAGGGGCTACTTCCGTAGCCCCTAAATTAATTATGCGAAGAAACTACCTCTGTAGTACTTCGCGTACGCTAGGCGGTAGAAATACTCGCCTAGTTCCCAACGCTCACCTCTTTGGCGATATGCCATGGCGGCGTGGATATTATAAAGCCAAGTTGGATTTTGTACCCAATTGACTACGTTCATGTCCATAAGCAATTCCTATAGAAATGAAGTTAATTGTACTGAGGTTGCGCGAACATCCTCAAACCCTGATACCCATTGTAGTATCATCAGTGTAGTAATATACACTTGTAAAATCCATAGACAGTGTTTCACCAAAAAGAAAAGAGCGTTTAAAAATAGGGGCTACTTGCGTAGCCCCTTTCTTATGTTGTTAGTGTGGTAATACTTCTTCTTTCATATCCAACGGAAGGAAGAAAGAATCTGCTAACGCAAGATAGAATCGCATTAGGGCATGTGCACTACGGAACTGCGGTGAACGATCTACTGCAGCTGCTGCATCCATGCTTTTCATGATCAGATTAAGATCCTCATGACTAAAGATAGATTGAACATCACCATAATCTTCACCCATGTTAGCGAGTGTGATCAAACACGCATCCTGATCAATAATTACATCATGGGTATTCTTACCATTATGATCATTGATCTCGATAGTAATAGTAGTTTTACCATCATTACCACCAGATGTTTTAACATCCTTGATCTTGATTTTATTGGTAGTATTAAAAGCGCGAGAAGCTGATAATACAGCAGAGCGTTCTACCATATCAATCAGAACTGGAGCTAACTCAGGTTTCTCCAACAACGCCATTCCCATTTCTGGTTGAGTCCAGGTTTTCTCCCCCTCTTCACACTCCGTGTTATCCTCAACATGGAATGCTAGTTCATCACCACATTCATAATCCATGAGCATGGTGTAATCAGTATTTTCAGGGATGTATTTCGATCCCTGTACGTTTAATAATTCTACAATCATCTTATTCACTCCTATAGTAAATTATAGTAGATCTTTTGGTGCACCAGTATAACCTAAGTCAGCTTGGCATTTGGCTGTTTTACTTGCAGGACAACTCCAGTATGAAGTATCTTGTTTACTAGTGCGTCCACCATTTTTATCGGTGTTTGCATAAGCCTGCCAGAAGTAGCCTTCAATCGTGGTAGGCTCACCTTTAGTCAAAGATTTAGCTGCACGATCCTTGATCATGAGATCAAGGTATTTTGGTGATGCTGGAGTATACCATACCCAGTAATCGATACCGTCTTTGTTAGTTACGCCAACTTTAATAGCAGTTAGTGCTAAACCGTTACAGAACCCACCTTGTTCGTAGTTAGTCGCACAGACTTGTGCTTTAACTGGGCCTACTTCAGGTGGTAATGTTTTACCCTGAGGCGCACGGACAGCAATAAAGCTACCTGCTTCAGTCTTGAATGAACCTTCTGGATCATTGGTTGAATCTTTGAAATGGGTGCTGGTTGTATTGGTATTTGCATCTGGCATTGCGACGCGTAGGTCATCATTCCAGAAGCCCGTCGTATTTTCAGGGAATAGAACTTCTTTAGTCCATTCACCTTTTGCAGTTGCATTTAATGATACTGCTGCTAATGTTACTACTAATAATGTTTTTAAAGTTTTCATGATAAATCTCCTATAGATTTTTTTGGGTTGAATAAGAGGTAGCTTGTGCTACCTCAGTTTGTGATTAAATTAAATTTCTTTTAAGATGCGACGCATCTCTAAATCGAATGGAACATCTGATTCTAAACCATCGTGGTAGAAGAATGCGCCAGCAATTAATGATTCACGGCCATCAGCATAAGCATGGATGTGGCCCATTTTACCATCCTTTTCCATTGAGATGATAAATAGTGCATTACGACCATCTTTTAATTTAGTATGGATCGCAAATGCATTATGGACTAGCCATCGCACTTCTTTTGGTTTCGCACATTTACTTGCATCGATATCCACTTCTTCAGTTCCACTGAACTTACCGTTCTCCAATGTACGATGAGCGAGGATCATATCACCATCACTCGGTCTTTTATTTAGACCATGTAAATGGATACGTCCATCTACGAAGTAGATTGCTAACCATGGGATTGGGCGATAGAAGTTCGCCATCTTACCTGTTTCACCAACTGTGCGGAAGAAGCGAGCACGGAATTTGTTCTCACCTCTTACACGATACTTCACGTAATCAGCCGTACTAATTACGCGATAAACTTCATTGTTTACCCCAGTGATAGGGTTAACGAAACTTAAGTCATTAGAACCAATCCCACTGCGAGCTGAGTGTAGATCAGTATAACTGGTAAAATCACCGATTCCTTTGTAGATACCGGCGATGTTTAAGAAATCTTTCTCAGTGTGTTGAGAAGGGTGATAGCTTTTAGTAATAATATTACCTTTCATTTTAATCCTCCTTTAGGATTATAATAGCAGGCCTATTGTCAAGGGTCAGTCTGCAGATTATCAAAAAGAGATTTACACAGAGCCAGCTATGAACGCTCTGTGTAAATCAAGTACACGTGTCGAGTTTAAGGTTCTATGCCTTATTCTCATGTAGATTATATATACTTATAAAAATGATAGAAACCGTTTTTATTTTACTAACTAATTAACGAGGTAAGAAAAGATGCAACATGAAACCGCATTCTATCCAGAACAGTACCAAGGTGATATCTCAAAACTCAATTATATCACCAATCTTCTCTATGATTGCATGAAGTTGAATCAGGATTTCAAAGAAAAAATCAAACCTGTGACACTTTATCAATTATCAGGGGATTATGCTGAACTTAAGAAAGAACTTAAGCAAAAAGAAACAGATGAATATGATTATAAACGTCATATCCCATACGTAAAAGTAGATGGTAAACTTCGCGACGAAGAAGAAGTGAAACGTTCTATGATGCCACGCTTTGCTTCTATCCTAGATAAAGCAATTACACGTAAACCTAAACTTGGTGAAACATTACCAGAAGCTTGTCAGCATAACGAGTGGGAAATTAGTTCATTAGGATTGGATTTCAAAACCCTATCATATCAAAACTTCATCGAAGCCATGAAGCTTAAAAACCCAACCGATCGACAAATCCGTAATGCTTTAATTAGCTACGTGATTCAGTTCTTAATTAATGGCGGGTTAATCAAAGATGGTCATGAGTTACGTGTGTTTGAACGAATCATGCACAAGTATACTTATTTAGCGTCTGCTTTATACTTCCATGGATTATTTGAAAAAGAAAACAAAGGTCTATTTGGTTTATCTAAATCAAATACCAATATCTTATTTGCAATGATTTACGGAAATGATTTCCGTGAACTCTGCGTATTAGAAGGAATCGATAACGATAACTGTGAGTTATTTGCTATTCTAAATAAACACCGTGTTCGTTTACTTGAAAACAACAGCTTATTGACACGTCCAAATATCGATGTAGTACCATCTGGTGATCAGTATGCACAGCTTGCTGTCGATTGTATCGTTCAATCATTAATCTATACTTTACTTGGTGTGGATTATACGATGCACAGTCCATCATTATTAGATAGTGTACCAGATCTCCCTGATTACAGTGAACTTGCTGTGTTATCTCGTTTTGGTGTACCTCAAGATATCTATATGCCGTTGGCTAACTATCGTTCAGTCTTAGGAGAGTAGCGATGGCAGTATTACACGGCACCGTCCGTGATAACTACCAAGCTATTACGAGACGAATCGTTATCCAAGTCATCAAGCGTTTAAGAAGTCATCTGTCTTTTAATAAAGATACCGTTTTCATTATCAAGGGATTAGAAGATAATCTCATGGTTTGGAATAGTGAGAAAAATGAACTTCAAACGATTCGCCATAACCCAGGTGAAGACAGTGCGCGTTTTGGTGAGTACGATCAGTTAGAGATCGAATTTAAAGAAGAACTAACGGATGACGGGATCGCAAGAAACGGTTATATGACTGACATGTTACCCCCGATCTTTCATGATGAGAGATTAGGGATTCGGATGAATGTTGGTTATATCCAAACCAGAGTAACTTTATCCTTTACCTTTAAATCTGGTACATGGGAATCCATGCAGACTTATAAAGGATCATTTGCGAGATTACTTCAATCATCTAGAACACTTGTCCTTCATGAGTTAGAGTATTACGTACTACCAGAACTTCAGCAATGTGAATTGTTGCGTACGTTGTATGACCTAAAAGAAAAACGTGGTGGGATTGGTGATACCTTCGATGAATGGATGGATAAGAATACCAAGACGGGTGCTTATCGTACATTGACAAATAGAAAGGGTAATGGTGCAGTGATGGCGTTTAAAGAACGCCAACGTCAAATTATCCTGATGCTAATGGAAACCCAGTTAACAGATGCGCAGAAGAAAGAACGCGGTGCTTCAGCTGAAACTCAATTCGAAGTACAATTCTATTACGATGCGCCTTACTACACCACAGTTGAATATCCTTTAATGGTGCATAATCAAGTCGTACCAGGTAAGTGGTTCGTAGGACCTCGTGTACATCATGCTAACCGTGATCACGAAGTGACTTTCGATAAATTACAAGATGGCTTACAGCATGTGATCAGCGAAGATCAAGCCGTAAGTACTTTTACTTCTCAAGAAGGATTGCGTTATCCAAGTTGGGATAGCTGGAAAGTACCTGCTTCTCATTACAATAACATGAAAGCTGCTACAATCCTAATCCAGCTTCCAGAAAAACTTCCTGAAGCAGATAAGCTGACAAACTACACGTTACTTTTACCATGTGGTGCAATCGAAAGCAATGTCATGAAATTTGGTCATGGTACGAAGCGGTATATGAAAGATAATCGCAAGCTCATGTTCTCGACCGTTCATTCACCTGTTGTATATCAGCTATATCAGGGCAATGAGCGAGTAGATATGGAAAACTGTTATTTGGATGAGAAGTTAGATCTTTATACTAACTATAAACTGGAGCATTGGCAACAATGGCACCTTGTAATTGAAGTACCAAATAACTATAACCACATCGAACGTGACACCATGAATATGATGATGCGCTATCCAGATTTCCTTGCTGAGATTTATCAGACTTTATTATATAAAGAACGTAATTTCAAAGCAGGTACAACAATCGAGGAAGTCTGTAAGGAATACCTTACTCGCATCCCGATGTTACAATCTGGCATGTGGTATCAGATTTACCGTTGTCTTATGCTCAATAAACCATTGACAATACAATATGGCGAGCACATTGAGAAATACTTCTATACTTGGTTGATGGCAAAACATCCTGAGTATAAAGATCTTGATGAGGCTAAAGATGACTGGTATCATTTTGATTTACCTCACGAACGTCATGCGATCTTATTGGATTTCCAACTGGATCTCTTTGAGTGGTTAAAAGCCCACCATGATGATCCAGATGCGGTTAATGACATTTTCTATGGTAAAGCAGATGTGACGAAAGTCATTCCATTCTTAACGCAATATACGACATCGATCAATAACTACTTCATGGATATTCCAATTCCAAGAACGCAGATGATGTCATTTGTCAATGCTAAACGATTAGGAGACTAAGATAACGATGGCAGGTTTTAACTTTGAAGAAGTCCCAGAACGTAAAGTCGTTATTGAGGACGTATCTAAACATCTTCCCGATGAGCATGTAAAAATCACTGTGGAGCAGGAGAAAGATCTTGCTCCAACTGATTTCTGTAAACAGGAAGAAGCAGTCAAACTTCCTATCCACCATAATCCTTATTTAGGAGTAGAAGTAGATAGTAAGAGCGATGACATTTTAAATATCATCTCCTTTATGGAGGGGTCACCTTGGGAGGTTGAATATTACAGCCAATACCTTGGTGAAGATGATGAAACATATGCATGGTCTATTGACCGTGCGCCTGCATTCCAGCAGTATCGTTGTATTAAACATTTTGAACTTAAGGTAACCAGTAGTTTATCTTATAGTTATGATGAATCAACGAAAACCGATGAGCTAACAGGTACTGCCCATTTCTATCCGGTATTAAAACCAAATAAAGGCGATATGTTTATTGCTGATATTGGGGATGGGAGAAGTGGCTTACTTGAGATCACCACAGTGAAGAAACTTTCCGTTCGTCGTAATACGGCGTGGGAAGTCGAGTATTTTGTGCGCCAGTTCTTAACGAAAGAGGCACATGATAACCTCAAGCTTAAAACAATCAATACAGTAGTCTTCTCATTAGAGAGACTTCGTATGGGCAATGGTGCATTCATTGAGGAAGAAACTTACAGTGAACTGGCTAACATCGAAGAGACGATGGATAGACTGATTCGTCAGTATTTTCGTCATTTCTATGATGAAGAAACTTGTAGTTTTACTGTACCACTTGGCACCAGTATCCGCACTTGTGATATCAAACAAAATGATTTCTTATTATCACTTGTTGAGACATCACGCTACCCGGAATATTATCGTGTTAGACGTATTCGTACAGATTTAACCGATAAGCATAAAGGATGGAGTATTTGGGATGCGCTAATGAACCAATCATGGTTGGATCTTGATGATGCCATGACGAAGTTCAATATCCTCTCTAAGATGGAAATGCGCAATAACACCATGCAATGGAATGGTAGCCATAGCCAATATACGCACTTTATTTATCCGTATAAAGATATCGTGGCTGCAACTGGTGTACATTATAACCCACGCTTTACGGCACCTGCAGAAATCCCTATCTTTATCGATGAGGATATCAAACAAAATAGACGTTATATTTATCATGTAGGAATGAACAATGACTACGTCTTCAGTCAGTACTTTTATACAGCTGATGAGGATAACATGTCAAGATTGGAATTACAAGTTTATAAATACTTAAACCAACAACCAATCTGTCCTCAAGAAATTATGCGTTTATTAGGTGCTTGTACGAGATGGGATGATCTCGATAGATATTATTATATCCCCATTTTATATCTACTAGGTCATGCGATTGTGATGGGTTATGTTGAAACCTATGGTGAGGTAGTGTCGCCTTAATCTTGATTATTACATGGGACATTATGATTAGTTTTTATTATAATGTCCTAATTTAATGATTGAGGTGATTTAAAATGGTAGAAGAATATAGTCATCCGCACTTTACGATAAAGTATAAAGATGGTGATTTCGTTTGCGATGTAGAGTGTTCTGATCTCGGTTCACCCGAGAAGCAGGAAGTTGATAAACGGACTGAGTTCGCTAGTAAGGTACTGAGAACCATTCGTGGTTATTACCCAAGTGCAACGGATATCCGAATTGAAATTACATCGGATGATTCTAACAATGCAGTTGGGTTTGTTAATGATGTTATTCCAATCAATATAGTCTGGCGCAAATGGGACGATGGATATTATCTTGTCTACCTATCTGAAATAGATGATATTACAAGAAGATTCATTGAGCGGTATCCAGCCATCGATGCACCGGTAATTTCTGGGTATCCCTACGTTACAGTCATTCCGGCCATGATATTAGAGATATTGGATAATATTTTCAAGACGGCTGATATCGTGTGGCATCGACTTACTGATGTGGATTAAAAAAAAATAAAATTCCACATGGATACCAGATAGTGTGAGAAGATTCCCAACACCATCTGGTTTGTTATGTATCTATACCGGCGAGCCGAGGAATGGGTAACCCATTTCCGCTTGAATACGGGCCGCATCTTCGCGTCCCACATTATACCAACTCATGATCCGGCGAAGCTGGGCTTCTTTCCGAATCTGGTAATGTCGCATCTTCTCAGACGCAGCATCAACTTCGGTAGATGCAATAATGTCATTTAAGAATGTTGTGTCCATAGGACCTCCAAACTAAAATGGCAAAACCGTTAGGTACGGTACTCGAACTACCGTACCTAACACCCTACTCGAGATATACGTCTTGAGTATCATGTAGATTATATATGAATATAATTTCGATAGACTGGGTTTTTACTCGGTCTTCATTTTTGTTGCAAAAAAGAAAATAGGGTATATAATAGTGTGGGGATTTCTCCCCACACTATGTTCTATATGCGGATAAATGGGTATCCCATCTCCGCTTGGATCTCTTGGGCACGTTCTCTATTAACGTTATACCAAGACATCAGACGACGAAGCTGTGCTTCCCGTCTTATCTTAAAGTTTTCGATCCGTTCAGCACTTAGTTGCCCAGACACTGAATCGATGATTGTTTTAAGAAATTGATCATCCATATAGATTGGTCTCCGTATGGTGATTGTTAATACGAGTACTCCACGTGTTACAGCACGTGGAGTACTATTACTGTAAAGCTGATACATCCTGCTTTACATCAAAAAGATAATATATACTTGTAAATTTTATAGACTAGGTTGGAGATATCCGACCTTGATTATGTCCGAAAAATGTATATCTACCCGATAAATCAGTTGTAGTTAACTATCTTTTAAGGAAATTTATCATGTCAAAAGTTTTCGAGTGTATGAATGCGGCAGATCTCCCTATTACTAAAATAGATGAGGCTGCAACGCTAACGATGTATATTGATGATATAGGTTCAATTGAGACGGTGATCCAGATTAAAGTCGGTAACGAAATTGTTCGTATCCATCCAGCAACAATATCGGTATCATTAGAAAGAAGTATAGCAAGTGATCTATGGAAAGCTTATTATCTTCCGATGTACTACCAGGTAAGTTTGTTGCGCAGTATTGTTGGTTTTATCACACGTACCACCTATATCAGAAATATCACAACAAGTGGATCAATGACGATCACCTATCGAGCTAGAAATGATAACTTTACTATCGAATATCAAGGTAAAGAATATATCTTATCTGCTGATAGTAAAAAGGTGACATTAAGAAGTAAACATCCTATAAAACTACTTGAGTCACCTGTATTTAAAGTAGATAGTCCAATGGATACCTATAACTGCTATGCAATGACAGTAGAAGTAGCTGAGTTCATTGGTCAACTATCTACAGGAAACTCTATATTTGAGTGGCTGCAATCTGTCATGAACCACGCTGAGGAAAGAGAAAAATTCCTAGAGTGGTATAAACGAAAAAAGAAATAGCGGACAAAATAAGAGGGTACCGGTTGGTACCCTCGATTTATGTTGCTATATTAGAAGAGGTTATCAAGATTGATTTTCTTCTCAAACTCTTTCATGTCAGATTTGTATTTGTCATGATTTTTGTAGATACTGTCTACAATGTCTTTACAAGATTGGAGTTCTTTAGCTTGTTGATCTGCTCTTGCTGCTTCTTCGATAAGAGTTCTTCGGTCTTTTGCAGAAAATTCCCAACTGTTGGCGTTAACATCCACTGCGGTCTCTTTGGAAGATCGTACACCGGGATATGGATTTCCGGTTTGGGTTGGGGCTTCGTAGCGCATCCCGTAGCTAGGAGCAACGTAAGTGTCAATAAGCTCATTACTTTTAGTAGTGATTTCATAGATACCTTTCTCTCTTTCATCTGAGATTGCAACTAAGGCTTGTGAGAGCTCTTTAGTTGTTTCATTTGTTTTAACGAGTGCTTCGTTATTTGCATTCTGTTGGGTGATTACCTGTTCAGCTTGTTTAGCTTCTGCGTATTTAGTGGCATTATGATAACCCCATTGATAGCAGAGGAATCCAGTAATCAAACAGGCAAGTGGCCAATGTAGTTTATACTTCACGACCATTTCAGATACAAATGACAAGAAGCAACCAATTAATGCTTTAATTTGTCCTAATAACATTAGCATATCTAACTCTATTCGCCTTTTACTTTAATGTTAATAAAATGAGCTTGTTTAATGTTACCCCGTCTTGTTGAAACATTAAGCTCATTTAAATAAGGTTGTTCACTTCGGATAATTGTATCACCTTGTTGTGGATAATAACGATTCTCTTCAGTACAAATCACAACACCATTTCGATCTTCCATCGGGATATAAGGAAGATATCGACCATCACTACATCTTAATGGTTGATAGTGGTGCGTAGCCACGAAATAACGTTTTGGTAACTGATGTGATGGTACCAATGTTTTCGTGATCTCAAGTGGTTTTGGTGTTTCGACAACAACAAGGAATGATTGCGGTAATGTAAATAAACGACGAATCGTTTCAGGCTTACGAACTTCCTCTGTCTTAATGCGTCCATCAAGATAAGGCGTAAGACCAAATTTATCATTACTGAAAAGATCCTTATACTTCCAGACCTTCTCATATAGATGCCATCTTTGTAAATCAAACTTCAGTGTATTGTGATTGATGTATTTTAAAATCTTACCATCAATATTTAACCAATACAACTCACCGCATAATACCACACCGACTAATTTATTATCGAAGTTAATATTGTCAACATGTAAGAAGACACTATTAAATAAATCCCCTCTCACATCAGAAGGTAAGATATTCTGATCTTCCAATCGGTAGAGTTTTACTGTACCCTTGACTTCTTCAAAATTAACGATGTTGATATGGCTGGTTTTAAGCCTAGTTTGACTGACTGCACCTTGCTCGATAAATATCCCTGTCGCATCACCATCATGCCAATGAAAATAACCACCTATATTAAATAAGGAAGTATCACGGAGATGTTCATGATCTACTCCTTCTTTACTTAAGTGGATATCACTTAAATCGGCAGGATGAACTAGGCTATCTTTATGATAACCGAGCTTTGCGTTCTTCTGGGTGAAATCCCATTGATGGGCATCCACACTATAGACCCACCCAGGTTGTCTATAGGTGAGGTTTTTTAATACCGGCTTCATTAAATTTTACCTTCGCGAAGTTATGTTAAAATCTTAAGGTTTATCGGGAAATATGTACGTGCACAGTACACTTCACCCAACAACATAGCCTGAAAATTTTAACAATATTTTATCGATAAAGTATAGTTAAACATTTTAACAAATTAAAGGAGGGTCATGAAATATGGCTCAAACAGAAACAACCGTTATTACCAACAACGCTGCATGTGAAGATGTATATGCGGCGATATTGCTTGGTCAAGTCTGGGATGACCCAGAATTAGATAAAACGGGATTAAATGATGCCGCCGTAAGAGCAATCATTTCTCATCCTAAGTATGAGGAGCTGAGAACTAGATATAATGATCTAGAGAAAGCATACTGTAAACTCATAAATGGAGATAAGACAGTTAGTCGTGCTAGCTATGAAGCATTGCTCACTAGCTTTAAAGAAATGGCTGGTTCGATGCAACTACGTGGAATAGATACGATTGATAACCCAGATCGGAATGGTTATACCAACTACGAATATGATAAGTTGATTAGTAACCAAAGAGGCTACGAGAGTAAACATACGTACCCGGAAAGTTTCTTTAAATACAGAAATGAGACTAAGAGTAACCATCTTATCAACTATATTGTATCGTTTGCTGGGTATGATAATCATAACCGTGGTGATGAATTAATACAATACAATGATCTCAAATTCCTGGCTGATAGAGCCATGGAAATTGTTCACGGTAGGGCATGGCGTATACCGAATGATGGATTGCCGGTCACTAGGATAATACACTCAGAATATACTGACGACCCGGTAAACGCATTTATCAAAATCTTCGGGAAATATAAATTACTCAAGAAGTACATGATAAATCTCCATACTAAAATGTATACTACTGTGGCTGTTAATCGTGTAGCAACAAGTATACACCAACTCGCTGTTGAGATAATGTATCTTAATCCTATTCGTATTACCAACGATCCAATAATGGTGAGTTTTACTGGTGACATCATCTTTGGTAGTTATAGACGGGTGGATTACATCAATAACTTCTTTATCCGTGATATACCGGATAGCCACCCGTTGAGCTATATCCCCAAAATAAATGGAGATATCACATATAAAAGAAAAACAGCATATGATGATAAGAGAGCCAAGCTGATTGCAAAAATCAATGAGGCTAACCGAGAACTTGGCGTATCTGAGGGCGATATTTTATATCAAACCCCATCGGATATTCCACCGTATCCAGAGGAGGCGACAGTGATCACAGGTGATGCACCGTATATCGATGTCTTGGCTGCGATCCTACTTGGACCAGTGTGGAATAACAGGGTGGGATTCTATTTCAATAAAGATGAAATTGATGATGCGGCTGTAAAACGTATTATCAGTCATCCTAAATATAATGAATTGAGAGATCGTTATAATGAAGTAGAAAAAGCTTGGTGCCGAATCATCAATGGTGATACTTCAATTACAAAAGAAAATTGGGATGGACTAGTTAATCGCTTTAAGGAACTTGCAGGTAGAATGGATCGTAAGGGAGCTCCAGGTGACCAAAACGCACTTTGGGGTAACTACGACTATCGCAATCTATTTAGAAAATCTCCAGCACCAAGTGGTGAGGAATGGGTTTACCCAATCGTACGATATCGTAATGGAAACCAGCGCACAACTGTTAACTACGTTGATGGAACTCGTACCTACCCAGATAGATCAATCGACTATGGTAATCTAGATTTTGCAGGGCAGGCCGTTATCGAGATGATCGCTTGGCGAAATGCCACTGTAGAGAAACGGGATGATACATTTAAGATATCTGACGAGTATGCAGCTGATCCAGTTAATGCGTTTGTTAAAGCATTTAATATTTTGGAAGAAATCGTACCATCACTTAATCTACTTCATGGTAGTATTGTAACAGATAAAGCATGGAATCGTATTGCGGAATGGGTGAACGAGAAAGTCGTTGAGCAAATGCTACTTCACCCATATCCAGTTAAGAAGTTAGCACCAAAAGAAACACTTAAGAAGTATTCGTTGTTATATTCTGGCAATAGAGAACAGTATTTCAATAACATCGTTAATGCTGCATCACCAGGCAATTCACTAGGTATTTTGGCTAAGTTGCGTCAAGCAGTATCGGATCTCGATAAAAATGCTTACGATACAGCCAAAGCACGTCTTGTTGCTCAAATCGAAGCAACGAATGGCGCGCAATCTAATCCACTTTATAAACAAGATCCAGCTGATCTTCCAGCGTACGTGGACAATCGACCATACCCAATTCGTATGCCACGTGAGCATCGCGGTTTACCGGATTATGATAAATATTTCGGCACCAACCACTGGGATAATGATTTAAAAGTTATCTTCTATTATTTAAATGGTGGTCAGAACTTAACCTCAGAAATCGTAGGTTCGACTGAGTACGCAAGACTTAATGCAATCGGTCTTCAAAATAGTAATGCGTTAGCCTCAGCTAAACCAATCTTTGCTGATGCGATTGAGCTATGGCGTGATTACTACCAAGCTATTACGAATAACCAAGCGGATGTAGCAAAAGCAAAATATAAGTTACTTATTGCAAAAGTGGATGAACTCATCATCGCAACAGGTAACCCGACCATGCCTGCTGAAAATGGTAAGGTACTTTCTTTCAGTGTATTCTTAAAACCTTATTATACACCAGAAGAAAGTTTAAATAAAGCAAATGCTGAACCTTGGTCATCTGCTCGCTGGTCTAAGTATTTCACATCTCAGTTTGATGATAAGGCTGGCATCAATCGTCGTACTATGTTTGCGGGTAGTGCGGATGGATTAAACTATAAACTTGATCCTAAAGACATTGCCGGTAAAGCAAGAGCACTCGAGTATAATCTTGATTACGCTAATCTTGGTATTTGGTTCCTCTCTTTTATCGCGGCTGATAACCGAGATAGACCACTTAAACTTACCAGCAACTATGATTTTACTGGTATTAAAGGTTGGGTGCCAGTAACGAAAGATAAATTCGATGAGATCAAAGGTGCATTCATTGATTATATCGAAGCAGTCTTCCGTGACCACTTCGGTTTACCTGGTCTCGTAACCTTCCCAAGACCGACGGCTGAGCAAACGAATAAACTTGCTCAATTAGCTGATGTTCGAGGCGGTTCACCTGAGACAGTACGTGACTTTAGAAATGGTAACTTCCATTTAACAAGTGAATTAGTACCCGCTAACTTTACACCTTACGGTAGACGTAGTGAGTTAAATACTGCAGCTGGTGACTTACGTAAAGCAATCAGTGATTATATTAGTACGACCACCCCAACGACTGCACAATATAATGCCATCGTCACTGAGTACAATCGTCTTAAAGCAGAACTTGCTAGCTATAACGATTACTACAATACTAATCATCAGTTCGAAGGTAAGTATGCGATCACGATGGATCGTGCGAATATTCGTTTACCAGAAAAACGTGGTGCGTCAGACAACGAGTATAATGATTTACTTCGCCGTATTCGTGATTATGAAAATCAGGCGCGTGCTGGTTATACCACAACAAATCCACAGAACGAATATCGTGCGTTAATTAATAAACGTACTGCGCTGGTTGATGAAATCAATACGTACAATAGAAAGTATAATTATAGTGCAACGGATGGTGATAAATATATCAACCCTGATATCTATACACCAGAACAACCACGTAACTATACTGCTGATGAACAACTTAAGATCAATAGTCTTAATGATCGTTTCTTAGAAGTTAGACGTAAACTTGATGCTTATAAACGTGCATTGATTCCAAGTTACTTCTTATGGAATGATCTAAACACTAATGATACTTGGCATGCGAATACGTATCGAAACGAATTCCTCACTCATCAGAACTATCAGGGATTCCAATATATCCTTGATCACTATAGCGAATGGAATACACGTTTAGATAATATCAGTAGTAATACGGATATCCCAAATATCCCGAAACTGATTGCTATTGATAAAGCGGAATTAGACACGCAAATTAGCGAGTATCGCCGTGATCTAGCCAAACATAAGGCTGCGACAAATAACAACCTCTATCAAGCGCTAGTGGACAAATACGGTACACTTGGTGCGGCTATCACGAACTTCAACCGTAAATATCAATTGGATGATCCAAGATTTGCGGTATATAGCGATTTAAAACTTAAACCACTCGAAGAACCTCGTGAGAATGAAGGGTTTAGTCCACTACCACAACCGATCAACGTGGGTAAATTAGTACAATACCCATTTGATCCAACAGGTGTGAGTAAACAAAACCACGTTGAAGAGATCTATGATCTTACTGATACGAACCGCAATGAGTTTAACTACATTATTCCAAGATATGCGCCGTTCTATTCAAACAGTGTTAAGATCGAAAGATTAGATACTGAAGATAATCAGCCATTGGTACTTGAAAAAGACCATGACTATTATTTAGGTGGGCACTTTGGTGAGATGGAACCGTACGTCGGTGGTAAACAACGTATCGAGTCATTAATCTTATTTGATGATAGACGTATCACTGGTCGATATAAAGTGACTTACCAAACATTGGGTGGTAGCTTTATTTTAGATGCGACAGGTTATGCGGCACAGATTGCTAACTATCTAGTTAATCCGTTACAAACTCCATGGGCTGAAATCGTAGGACGTCCTGTTAACTATCCAGTTAAACCACATGGCCATGATGTCGGTGAGTTAGTGGGTGTTCAGGATTTAATCGATGCGATCCTACAGCTCTCTGCAGCAAATCGTGAAATCGCCAAAGCAGAAGCAGCACAAGCGAGTGCAGTGGCAGACCTTCTTGATGAAACTGCAGCGATGCGCCAGTTATCCCGTGATACAAAAGCGAATGTTCAAAACTTAATGAACCAAGTCCAAGAGAAATATCTTGAGATCAAAGCTTTAATCCGAAACGGTAACGTTGTAGGTGGTGGTGGCGGTAGCTCATCCGCTGACATCGATGCAGCCGTATACCGCATGAAGAACGAGTTAACTCTTCTCTTCACAACCATGCTTAACGATAAAGCAGATGATTTATCCGGTAAGGTAAAAGCAAGACTTGATGCATTATCAAATCGTCTTGACAATATCAATGCCGTGATGAATACTGCGATCGAAGCGAAGTTAAAAGAGAAAGACTACGTTCCTTATTCTGCTACAGTACGTAATCGTATCGATCCAAATGGTGTACTTCGTTTAACAGCAGATAAACAAGTGGGACTTCCTGCAACTGGTGTAAACTACCTTGATCCAAATAACAGTAGTGTCGTTACAACACGCAATACTGAAGTGACACCAAATAGTGTTATTGTCAGTGAGACTGCAGCCGGTAATAAACCGGTTATTAATCGTGTCAATGATGTTCGTCTTGGTTCAACCGGTAGAGTGATCTCTGTTTCAGGGACAATCGATAATCTTGCCCGTTTGTCTGAAACACCAAGTATCACTACTGCAACAAGTGTACCAGCAATGGTAACTTCTGCGATGGATATCGTTAAGAAGGTTAAAGTCCATACGAAAGGTGAAGAAAGTGCACCGACCAATACGTTAGGTGGTAACAAGAAAGTCGTTTACTCACTTTCATCTACTGATACTAACTTAATCAGTAAGCACTTCTTTAACTCAGAAAGCTTCGTGACGGTTAATGAAGATGGTAGTACAACATCTGGTTACGGTTTAAACCAAACTTCAAGTTTTGCATTTACTGTAAAAGCATTACAAGAACTTGATACGAAGATCCAAGCGGCAGCGAGAGGGGATTTTATTCCTACGGCTAAATTACCATCCAGTGATGCAACTGAAGCAGGTAAGATAGTTGTTGCTGATGCGAATAAGAAAATCAAATCGGTCAGTGTGATTAACTTCTCTAACGCAAATTACAGTAGCGACACGTTCGGTATTGCGCAAGGTCTTTATACACCGAAGTATGCATCAACTGAATACAACGTAATGAACGACCAGTCAACATTCAAGTATAATCTTGTTACTGAGTTTGAGAAATTACGCGATAGCAATAGCTATAACACTCGCATCAATAAATCAGGTATGAGTGCGACAGTACCAACTGATGCATTAAAACGCATGGCACAACTTCCTGTTTATACGGGTTCAACAAGTGAAGGTTATTTAGTTGATCTAGCAAAAGCAAAAGAGTTAACTAACTTTAACGATGACCAACTCTCTACTGAGTCCTTACTTGGTGCAACAGCACTTGCGTTTAAAGACACCAATAATAAATTAGGTGATCTTGAACGTCGTGTAAATGCAGCAACAGGTGGTCGTGCAGATTACATCCCACTTGAGAAAATTCAAGCGGTGGTATCCGATCAGTACGAGGTTTTAGTGGCGGATGGTAGAAAAGGAACACTCCCTAACTACCTTCAATTCAGAGACTCTAAAGTGGCCTTTGAGTTACGTAGTGACGGTATTGCAGTCCACTATGCTAACCTTGTTGTCGATGACGTGAAAGTTAAAACATCTGATGCAAATGCATATAAGACTAAAACTTTCACCGAAACACTAAGACAAGCTGATACGGTGAGACTTGAAAACACTGAGCGATTTGCAGGTGGTCAGTTATCTAATGCGAATATTGATAAACTGAAAGGTTATTTCGATACAGCAACAGTAGTAAATGTTGACGATAAACGCATGTTTGTTGCGACGACAACTAACTATGGTTTCACGGATAATGATAGTGGTACAAGTTTCTATAACCCAGGTGCGATCGATGCGATCTTATTGGGTACATTGAAACACGTTGATAAACGTTTAGTAACATTATCAACCCAGTACGATGGATTCTCTAAATCCACTTCAACTGCATTAAGTTCAGTGACAGCGAAAGCTACTTCACTTGAACAAACAACTACTCAGTTGTCATCTCGTGTAACGGAACTTGAGAAAGGACCGACCACAGCAGCACTTAATGAAGTTCGTACTGTGGGTAATAATGCACAAGCTACCGCTAACCAAGCGAAGTCTATTGCTGATAATAACAACTCTAGACTTAATACGATGGATCAGCTCGTGAGCACTGCAACCAGTGATGTAAGTCGACTCAAATCTGATGTCAATGCATTAAACGGTCGTATCCCGAATATCTCTATTCAGGGCAATGCAACTGACTATGCAACTGGTAAAATTCCTAAGTTTATTGAAACAGGTAAGCTTAGTGTAAGTAGTGTTCAGTTTGCTGCAGGTAGTACCACAAAAGTCATGAACCTCTCTGGTACTGACTTGATGTATAATGGACGCTTCAGACCGCAAGAAATCAACTTAACCTCAGATATCCGTAAGAAAGAAAATCTATCTGTTATTACGGATGCACTTAAACGTGTACTCACCTTAAATGGTTATTTCTATAACTTCAAAGGTAATGATGAAGAAAGTGTTGGTTTGATTGCACAGCAAGTTCAAAAAGTGCTTCCATCTGCAGTATCAGAAGATGCCGATGGTACCTTATCATTAAACTATAATGGTATCGTGGCGCTACTTGTTGAAGCAACCCGTGAACAGGAAGCACGTTACTTTGACTTATTGCGTCGTGTCGAAGCGCTTGAAAAGAAACGTAAATAATTTTATCTTTTAAGAATAGGTAGGTGGTCTAGGATGATCACCTATCCTTTTCTTTTTCTTATTTTTATTTAAAGAAGGAGTTGAGATGAAGAAAGATCATTTCAGTAAATTAGAAGTGGAACCTTTAGATGAGTTCGTTGAAGGAAGACGAGTTTATCGTTTAACGAAAGACTTTACTTTTACCTCTGAGAAATACGGCGTGATTACCGTACCAGCAGGTTTTAAAACAGACTTTGCTTCTGTCCCTGCTATTGTAAGAAGTATCTTTCCAACTGATGGGAAATACATGGAAGCATCAATCGTGCATGATTACTATTATGCTTATGCGATTGGTACGAAGAAATTAGCGGACCGTATTTTCAAACACGCTATGAAATTATCTAACGTATCGACCATTCGTCGTTGGTTAATGTATTGGGGTGTACGTCTTATGGGTAAAGGTCAATATGGGAAAACCGTTTCTCATACCCCACGTGGTCACATCTATCAAGATATCCCACGTGAACAAGTCAATCCACGTAAGAAATAATTTGTATTGAGGCTACAATTTAAGTAGCCTCTCTCTTATGTCGTCAATCCAAAAAGTCTATGTTCGTACCCATATATACGGGCTATGACACTAAACGTTTAATGTTATTTTAATAATAAAAGATTTAATAAGTAAGGATTTATATATGGCAGATCCAATCGTAAAAGTTCCGACGTATCCTGTCGATATGACAGGGGAACTTGCCAGTAACTTAGTGACTGAAAGAGTCACCCTTACCACCAAGAACCGAGATGAGTTTAATATCATCTTACCTCGTTGTGCACCATTCTTCCATGATAGTGTACAGATCAAGAAACTCGATACTGAAGAAGTCATGACCTTCGGTAAAGATTTCTATATTGGTGGTATATTCGAAGGTATCACGCCTTATACGAAATATAATCAGCAGGTCGGTAGTATCATCGTATTACTCGACCAATGGGTCGCAGGTAACTATGAAATCAAATACCAAACGGTTGGTGGAGATTTCATTTTAAATGAAACGCAATTTACCCAAGCACTGAAAAATGCAATCTTAAATCCGTTGATGGTACGCTGGGAAGATATCCATGAGAAACCGATTGACTTTACGCCAATCAAGCACTACCATCCAACCGATGAAACTAATGAGTACGATGACTTCATTAATGAGTTAGGTCGCGTACGTCAAGCCTTAGAGAAATTCTTAGGTGAAGAAAGAAAAGGTACCCCATCTTATAATCAGATGCTTCTTCTTCTTTTAGAACACGGACGTATCTTGGCTGGTTTAACAGGCCGTATCAATGATCTCCAAACTGAGATCACGCAATCTACTGCTGGTGCAATTGCACGTGCTTTAGAGAAAGCCAATGAAGTGGCTAAGATGGCTGAACAGTTAACAGCTAACTTATCTGCTGCGGTAGATGATCGTGTTGAAAAACTTCGCGTTCAAGTCAACGATAAAATTGATGTTAACCTTAAAAAGTTATACGCAGCTGATGAAGCATTAAAACAACAAATCACCACGACAACCAATGCACTTAAAGATGAGTTGACCAATGTTGTTAATGTGAAACTCGCCGATCATCTAGCTAAAATCACGAAGAACACGGAAGATATCGAAAAGAACAAACGCGATCTCAATACCGAGCTTGCTAACAACATCGCAAACCTAACTCGTACGATTAATCAAAACAAAACAGATCTCACTAATCTTGTTAACGCATTAGCGAATCGTGCCGTGGTGAAAAACGGTCAAGCCGCACAGGTGATCCAAGGTACATTAGAAGCCACTAAGTTTATTTCTGAAGCATTCGGTCAACTTAATACCCGTACGCTTTATACCGATAATGGTACAAGCAGTAATATCGATAATAAGGTTAATGATAAAACTATCTTAAAGATCACACCAGATGGTACGGATAACTACGGTCGTTTCCGTTTCGGTGGTATCGGTAATAAATTTGCTACCTTGTATCACGATGGCCATGACAATGTTTTATTGACCAGTGATAATCAACCAATCGATATGAAAGCACGGGACTTCTTAATCGATAATACGAAGAAGTTATCTGATGCGGTATTTTTAAGTGGTAACCAAACTATGCGTGGTCCACTTTATTTACAAACTGCTAACTTGATCAATGTTCCAGTAACTGACCCTCGTTTTGAGGCATCTGGTTTTAGACGTCCAAATGGTACACCAGAAAATGGTGTAAGTCATAGCGAGCTTGAGATTGCTGTGATGCATCCTGATGCGCCAGGTCGTCCTGCTGCACCGGGTCGTGCCTATGGTCGTACGATTGGTTTCAGTTATGGTCCAAGTCTTGGTTTGGTAACAGGTAGTTATGATGCACAAGGCCGTAATTTCAAAACCACTGATATCTTAACTCGTGAGTGGATGACGGGTGATAAAGCAAACAATAGTGCAGATAAAGTCCCAACCACTCAAATGGCACAAGAACTTGTTTCAGCTAAGATCGCTGAAGCGAAAGTTAACCCAACGCTAACTGGTATAACTTACATTCGCTCACCAGGTAATAACAGCTGGAATGTTCCATTGATCATTATGGCCGATGACCCAAATCCCAAATCCGTTGAAATGTGGATGGGTTTACGTGGTGTAGGTGGTGATAATAGAGCCAGTGCGAAAATTATCGTTATGCCAGATAGAACGAATAATACGGTTATTCGCATGCATGGTGTCGTGGACGGTCAGGATAATGCCTCTTTCATGGAGTTATACAAAGACCGCGTTTGGATGCGTCCTTATGGTAACTTACATGACTACTTCGTTCGTCGCAGTGAGTTAGGTGATCTTAATGGTTACGTGAAAACTTCTCAGTTAAATGACTGGACATCAGCTGCAGGTATGGCTAACCGTATCCCGCATACGCACGGTAATGGTCACATCTATCTTGGTTATCGCGTTCATATCAGACCAGCTGCGGATTATCGTGGTGCAGGTTGGGATCATGTAGCGTACTATGACTGGATGTGGGATGGCGGACATGGCGGTGCGGGTCACTACTTCAGTGGTTTCGTATTAGCCCACCACGTTGGGGTTCGTTCGGATATCAGAAGTAAAGAAGATCTTAAATTGATCGATAGTCCTTTTGAGAAACTCTCTGCAATCAATGGTTATACCTATAAGATGAAGAAAGACCTTAAAGGTCGTCGTGCAGGTGTAATTGCTCAAGAGGTGGAGAAAGTCTTACCTGAAGTGGTCAGTGAAGATACGAACGATAATGAAACCTTGAAATCGGTTGATTATAACGGTCTTGTGGCTTTATTAATCGAAGCTGTAAAAGAATTGAAAACTGAAGTGGTTTCTCTAAGAGAGGAATTAGATCAGTATAAAGAGGGAAAACAGTAACATGTCAACCGCAAAACAATATAAACGTTACCCGTTGGATTTAACGGGTAACCATCCTGATAATAGAGTGATGGCAGAAGTCCACTCTATTACCCCTCAGGAACGCATCTTTAATGTGATGGCGGGTGCATTCTATACGGAGTCTGTTCAGATTACTTATTTGGGTGAGCAATTAAAAGCACACGAAGATTTCCGTTTCCACCGTGTCGTGGAAGATGCAATTCGTCAATCCGGTAAAGATGTCGCGATGTTAATTGAGATTACGGATAAAGCAATCTCGGGTGATATCGAGGTGCGTTATCAAGCTGTGGGTGGTGAGTTCCAAAACATCCATGAGTCTCTTGTTGAGATGCTTGAGAACTATAAACATGATGCTCGTGGTACGTTTTATAAAGATATCATTGAGAAACCACGTTTCTTCGAACCTATTCGCCATTTAACATCCATCTACGATATTTATGGATTGAATCCAATTACGGGTCCACTAAATGAACTCGTTAGTATTGCTCGACATCGTGCAACAAAAGAGAACTCCTCTTTATTAATCCGTTTGCATCGTATCGAGCAAATGATTCATGATGCGGATTTAGGTAATCTTGATTTATCAGGTATCGCTAATCTTCGCAATGAATTAAACCAAGTCAAGAAACAAGTTGCCGCTGCAGATATTGCCGCATTAACGCAATCTTTCAATGCACTTAAATCTGCATTAGAATCTCAGATCTCTGGATTAACAGAGAAAGTGGATGCGGCATTACCACGTGCTATTACGGAAGTGAATACTAACGTAACAAAAGCAGATGAGAAAGCACAACAAGCACTGACTAAAGCAACCAGTACTGAACAAGCACTAAACCAATTTAAAGAAGATGGTGGTAGTGTTACTCGTGAAGTAAACTTCGGTGCGAATATGGAAGGGGCTTTTGATAAAGTCGGTCCATTTGGTTTCCGTTTAGTGGTTAGTGGCGATAAGCGTATTGGTGGATTAACCACAGAGATGGCTGAAGTTAAACGTAAGCTTGAAGAAGCAGCCACTAAACTTGCTGGTGTGGATACTAAGATCGCACAAGCTGCTGATAGTGCAAGACTTCAATCTGTTGAATCTAAAGCAAGTCAATTAGAATCGAGTTTGAGTGTCGTAACAGGAACAACCATTCCTGCGATCAATGATGACATCCAAAGTCAAGGCGGTCGTATCGCTGTTCTTATGAACACGATTGCAACAAATAAACATGATACGGAAGAAGCCATTAATGCAGTTAAACTCACAGCAGAAAAGGCGAGAGATGATCTTGCTAACCTTAACTTAAATGAGTTTAAAACCACAACTGTTCCTAACCTCATTACAACAAAAGTAAATGAGTTAGTGACACCAGTTAGTGATAAAGTAACTCAATTAGAATCCGTTACGATCCCAGCTTTAGATACGAAGATTACCACTGAAACTGAAAAAGTGAAAACCGCTTTAGAAGGTGAACTTGCGAAGATTAAAAGTGCCAACCAATCCGATGCTTCAGCTGTTGCATCAAGATTAGACGCACTTGAGCCACAAGTGACTGATCGTTTAAGTAAGCTTGAGGCAAAAGCCAATAAACTTACAACTGATTTAGAAGAGTTTAACGATGCCGTTACTCAAACAGTAACAATGGCAAATGGCTATACGGATCGCGCTAAGAGACAACTTGAAAAGCAAATTCAAGCAGTTGATACTAAAGTCGCTGCGGTAGATGGGACGATCACAGGTGCGATTAAACCTGTTAAAGATAAAGTCGATCGAGTTGAATCAATCGCAAATGCAGCTAAATCTGAAATTAATGAGATGAAACAAGCTCAAGTGGTTAAAGATACAGCACAGGATGGACGACTCGCTGAATTAGAACGTAAGATTGGCTCAGCGCAAGCCGCCGCAGAAAACGGAAGTAGTCTCTCACAAGAGGAGCTTAAACGTGTTGAACGGGAATATAAGGAAGCGGTTAAAACGGCAGTGCAAACAGCGGGAAGTAATGCTGATGCAAAAATCCAAGCAGAACGTGAACAACTCGATGGTAGATACGTCAAGGGATCACAGGTTGATGGAAAATACTACACTACTGAAAAACCATTAGTCAATGATCCATTAGCATTAGGTGCAACTGATACATTCCCAACTGGTAAGTCTGGTTTCTATAATAAAGAAACCGATCACGGGAATAAGCATGTAAATATTGGTGGGAATGCTTTATCTTTTAAAGATAAAGCGAACAGTGTTGCAGCTTACTTGACATCATCTCAAGGCACTACAGCTGAAATCTTAACGACAGCAAATATCCAAGATGATTCAAACGCGTTCGTTAATCCATCTGCTGGTTATCCTGTTTCAACCCGTGCAACAAAAGAATATATTGATGCGGTATCTAACGGACTCAATCAGCAAATTACTGCAGCTAACCAAGGTATCGCTGCACTTAAAAGTAATCTAGGTGATGGTAGCCAATATCTTAAAGGTACTTATGATGATACTAAGTTCACTACGACTAGTACTGTCTTAAGTAAACCAATGGGTATCATCTTCCCAAGTGATATTGTTGAGGGTTACAGTGGTCATTACATTGCAAGTCGCGTAGGTGATTACGATGGTGCCGCTGATAAAATGCCACGATCAATGCTTTATCTAAGTGACACAAATGGTGGATTTGTACTCGGGTTCAATAAATTACCTAATAGTAATTACGTTAGAGCTAGAGTTGGTTGGTATCATAACGATGGTTTCATGATGGCTGAGTTATTGGATAATCGTGATTTAGTTCATGGTATTGAAACTAATTCACCGCAATATAAACCTGTCTCAGTAAAAGGGTTGCGTGATTATCTCGGTAGTCAACTTAGTACATTAACCACTAAGATCGGTGATATCGAATCTGCTGTAACACCAGTTAAACAACAGGTGGAAGCTGCGGGTAACATCAAGGAAAAACTTGATGCGATTGAAGCAAAAGCAAGAGCAGATAAAGCCGAACTCACTCAAGCGATTGAAGATAAAGTCACCGCAGTAAAACAAGCTGCTGCTTCAGGTCAACCAACCTGGATCAAAGATATTCGTGGTTACGACGCACAAGACTTCATTACACTTGGCACAATGAAAGCACCAAGTGGTAGTAAACCAGAGGAGTATTTTGCTGGTAGAGTTGGTACCTATCATAACGATGGTTATGGCGCGATCACTGTACCAACGAGCCAAACCACATCTTTCGCGATTGCAAAAGCCGCTGACCACACTCTTTACTTGAGACCAGGTGATGGTAGTGATCGCAAAATCATTACTACTGATGATTTACTAGGTGGTGTCGCGAATGGGGAAAGAGATAAGAAAATCCCTACATTAGGTGCAGTGAAAGGCTTTATCGACAGTCAGTTGTCTACTGTATCAATTGATCTGGACAGTAAGATTGGGGCTGCGAAGAACGATATAAAATCATCATTACCAACTTACACTAAAAACAGGGGTGTATTTGACACGCAAAGTGTTGTAACGTTAAAACCAAAAACACTTGAATCAGCTGATAACCCAGAAACATTGTTTGCGGGTAAGTTCGCTGTCTGGACGGGTAGTGCACAAAGCGGTATTACTATACCAGCAAGTACGACAGAATCTGCGTCATTGTATATCTTCCCGAATAAAGACTTGATGTACAGAACAGGTGGACAATCTTATAAAGTATTAACTGATAAATACAAATCAACTGAGATTGAAGATTCTACACCGAACCACAATGTTCCAACAATAAAAGCAGTTAAAAACTACGTGAATGGTAAGGTAAATGATACCGCTCAGAAAGTCGGTCAATTAGAGACTAAAGTATCTCAAATTGATACGAAGCTTGCAGGTTACGATACGTTAACTTCTACTGTAGAATCACTTAAAACTTCTGCAGGTCAAGGTGTTAACACCGAAGTACAGGCGAAGTTTAATGATCTTGAACCACGCGTAGTAAAAGGTGAAACAGCTTTAACCAAAGTCACTGAGATCGAAACGAAGTTAAGTAAGCAATTTAGAAGATTTACTTATAGCCCTGGTGACCTTATGCCGGGTGGTGTCTACCCAATCAGTAATCTATACATGATTCCTGGTCCTAACGATCAAGAAACTACGATCACGAAAGTAGAAAACATGACGGTTACGAAGTTCTGGGAAGATGCTAAGCACAGAGCGAAGGGTTGTTTCTTAACTGTTTATGGGAATAGTGATGAAATTCTCAATGGAAGTTCTGATTTTGTTAACTGGTGGATCAGAGGTATTGACACCAATATCAATCAAGACAAACTTAAAAACTTGTTAAGTAGCATGCTGATGGAAAATCCATCAAGATGTGCTATCGGTATCCTAACCTGTAATGGTACCATCGTTGATATCTATCTCTACCGATTAAATGAGGGCGGTGCTACATCAACTCATTATATCACAAGAACTGATATTGGCGAGCATACGAGTCTTACTGCAACACCTGGTATTTTCTCTTATCTTAGAGGTGCTTGTGCATCTGAAAACTTTGGATATCAGATTGCTTCAAGTGAGAACATGATCTCTGGTGGTAAACTCCAGGCTCGTGGTGGTAAAGTACCAGGTTGGGAAGTTTACGCAAGTGCAGAGGATATCACTGCTTCTCGTAAGAAAGAAGTGACGTTTGAAGATGGCTATCAGAATTCAGCAAAACTTAAAGACGCGGGTGTATTCTTAAATACCAAGAAGATCAGTTTTGCTGGTGGTGGTCGTAGACGTCATCTCATGATTACAGTTCAGTCTGATACGATTGGTACGACAGTTATCTCTGACCAACTACGTTTCTCATTAAGACGCGTGAGCGATGGTAAAACCCTAGTATTTGGTTATAGAAATGGTAGTAACATGCTCGTCTCTAATAAAGCGGGTAATGAACTCCACGTACGTGCCAAATATGATCTAGCATCAACTGCGTTAGATGGTGAGTACCAGTTAGTTGTAGACTTTACCGGTCTATCAACCCCAAATACAACAGATACGATTTCTCACATCTGCTTGAGTTATCAAAATAATAGTTTTGATTATATTCCATCGGATGATGATTTCGGTGCAACGGAAGATGCGACAGCTTTCAATAATAAAGTGCAAGCAGAGGTACGTCGTTATATTCGTGAGAATATGAAACAGGATGCACCTGATCTTATCACGGAGAAATTCACGATCCAGCCTGGTGCGGAAGATTGGTCAGCGGTTGAACAAGATCAGTATGGTAATATCCGTGCTCGAGGTGTTGTACTTCAAAACTACGACGGTGGTACGTCCGCAGTCTTTGCACCTAACCAAGTGTTCTACGTCAGTGAAACACAAACCTGGACAGTACCGCGTGTACTTGTAGGTCGTAAAGCGGAAATTACGATTCGTGCTAAGTCTAAACTTGACTCAGAAAACAATCGTATTATTCACTCTTGTACACGTCGTGCGTTCGTAACTTTACCAAGCGGAACGATTAACATCCTTGCGGGTGAGTTGACCTCATTTGGTAATCACTTAACGGTTAACGTTAACCAAAACTATCCTGATGCACTTGTCCCTCGTGTCAGTGTCACCAAAGATGATATTAACGTTGTCCAAGAAGCGTTGATTACGATTGTCGTTTAATAAATGTAATAAAGTGGGTGCATCATAGCACCCACTTATTTTTAAAGGATAAATAAATTATGACGAAATATGCCATGCTTGATGATGGGAATATCGTCACGCATATCGGGACTAAACAAGATAAAGATAACACAGAGAAGACAGTAAAATGGATTCAGTTATCGGCTGCCGAAGAACACGTGGTTCAAGTTGGCTATCAGTGGCGTCCAGATAAAGGTATTTTTGAACGAGTGCGATTACCACTCGATGAAGAACGGGAACGTATTCTTGAAAAGAATATCAAGATTTACTCAGATAAGATGGGATTGATTTTATCGGGTTATGACTACTATGAGATCATGACCTTCCCGTATCAAACCCAAGACTTGATTAACTATCGTGCTGTAGAGCGTGGTGAGGCCACCTCAGATCTATGGTTCTTACCAGCACTTTGTCAGGCACGTGGGTTACCTGTTTCTATCGTAGTAGACCGTCTTGAAGAACACGTCCGTCAGTTCGCGAAAGTCTCTGGCTATATTACAGGGATGAAGCAGAAGTTTGAAGAGCGTATCAACTATGCACCGACTTATGAGATGCTAGATGAACTTGAACGCCACCTTGAAATCTGGCGTCAGCAATCGCTCCTCTAATAGAAAGGAATAGTGAAATATGGCAACAGTCCAACTTAAAAAATATCCTGTTGATACAACAGGTAAAAGTCCAGATAACCTCGTGGCCAACGAACGCCATGAGGTGGACCCATTAAACCGTGCCATTGTACCACGTGAAGGTTTCTTCTATGGGGAGTCAATGGTCGTTCGTAACAATGATATTCAATTGATACTTGGTACTGACTATCGTTTAGATGATATCAACGATCAATTAACGAAAGAAACCGGTAAAGCGATCTTTAGTGCGATCATCTTACTAAAAGAAAGTATCATGGGTTACGTCACCTTAACGTACCAGTGTTACGGTCGTGGTGATGAATATACGCCAGATTATCTTGCTCAGTTAGTAAAAGAAGCCACCGTTGAGAAAGCCGTTAAATTTAATGATGTCATCAATCGTCCTTCCGCTTATAACCCGGCACCACACAGACACCCAATCGGTCAGGTGATCTACTGGAATAGTGCAGTGAATGAACTGCGTAATCTTACTCAGGTCATTGAGAACCTACGTATCGCACATGATCGTGGGATGTATGCTTTCGTTGGGGACTTCCAAACCAAACTATTAGCTCGCCTAGAAGCGATGGAAAACTTGGTGCGTGAGTCTCGTGACGTTATCGGTACGGTAGATAAGTTTAAACAATCTACTGCAAATAGTCTTGCTGAAATCGAAGCCAAAGTGCGTGCGTTATCTAACCTTAATGAACTCCAAACTTACATGGATAACATGAAGCGTGAATTAGACGCTGAATTAAAACGTGTAAAAGCGGATATGGCTAAGGTGAACCAATCAGATATCGTAAAACTTCAGAAGGAGCTTTCTGATCTTAAGATTACTGTTGGTACGAAAACTGCGCAGCAAGAAGTCACCAATCAAATTAACCAAGCGATTGCAAATCTGCCATCATCTGAAAGTATTTCTCAGCTACTGGCCCAGTATGCGAAGAAAAATGAGATCGTAAACTATCGCCCACTGATTGATGAGAAGATGTCTCGTACGGATGCTGAAACGAAGATTGCAGAAGCAGCCAAGAAAGCAGAGTGGGAGAAAGTAACCGGTAAACCTAAAGTCTTAACCCATGATGAATTAGATCGTTATACCGATAAAACCAATGACATTAATAAGTTCATTATGCCTGGTACGTACAGTATTACAGCAGGCTACGGTAATATGCCATCATTGAAGTTCTACGGGACGAATCTAGATGGTAATACCAACCTTAAGGGTGTCCTTGAAGTCATTGGTGATAAGTCATCTGGCGTGATTTATCAACGTTTAAATATCGGTGGGTTAACACTCACTCGTAACGGTACGGTAAATGGTGAATTTGTGACCTTCCCAAATCGTTGGGATGTCGCAGCAGTATCACAACCTGCTTGGAATGAGAACATCAGCCTTAGTGATCGTAATGTAACGTCAGTCTTTGCATTTACTCAAGGTATGCCTGGTCTTCCAGCGATGCCTGGATTCTCACGTGGTCGATTAGATGAAACCATGTGGACATCCGCACAGAACTACGATGGTGTCGGTTTTATGATGCACACCCCACATCAGCGTACTGCATTTATGAGTCTTGGCGGTAATAACCATTTCATCATGAGTAATGATGCGAGTGTAGGTAGTAGTGATTATACGAATGCAAGTGCGTGGACAGTCGATCGTTTGATTACTCATCGTGATCTTAAGGATAACTTCCCAGACTTATTCGGATTAGGCGATAAACTGGCTGATCTTCAAAGAAAAGTAGTTGCGGTCTCAAGCACCCAAGTCAATATCAACACGCAAAATGATCTTGATGATATCACGCCAAATAAAGTCGTGAAATTATTCGATGGTGGTCGTGTTGGTGTAGGTAGTCTAAGACTGAAGAATGGTGGCGGTAATGCACTACTTACTGTTACAACAGGTAGCGTTCTTGATCTTGGTAACCAAGCTACTGTGACTTCTTTAGTAATGCGTTCAGATAAGAGACTTAAAACATCGATTAAACGCATTGAGAAGCCCGTAGAGAAACTTTCTCAGTTAAATGGATATACTTATCAGTTTAAAGATAAAAACGTGTCTACGGCTGGTTTATTAGCTCAGGAAGTAAAAGAAGTTTTACCGACTGCAGTGGTTGAACAAGATGACGGCATGTTATCCTTAGACTATAATGCGGTGATTGCTTTATTAGTTGAAACCGTTAATGAACAGTCTAAACGAATTGAGAAATTAGAGGAACAAGTTTCTGAACTCACTAAAAGTAAGGAACAAGCACTATGGCCTATCCAGTAATACCTGAAAATATTGCATTTGGAGAAAGACAATCGTTAACACCGTATAGTACGTCATCTGTGAACGTTAAATATTCCACATATGGAAAGCCATTTGTATCAATGGAATATCCTAATGCGAAATGGATACCTGTTTTGGCTGATGGTAATGAGGGATATAGTAAAAGGATTACTATTAATGGTAGTATGCCGTTTCCAGCGCATATCGATTGGCTTGATACGAGCAATATAAGACGTTCTACCATCGTTGGTATGAGTCGCGGTTATTTATCATCTAACCGTGCAATATCCATCATCAGATATACTTGCAAGTTCTACTCCGATCAGCAGATTATCAGCGCACCGAATATTTTCGGGTATGATGGTCGTATCTCCCCACCTCCAGGATGCTGGGGTGGGATCGTGATGATTGGAGATTATCCGATGAAAGACCATGATATCGGTGTACCGGGTAACCCTTACTATATTGCAATGAAAAGTAGGCCGGGAGCAGATGGTTACGTGAATACGGCGCTTGTTTATCCAGTGAATGCTACTAATAAAGACCTAGCTGCCGAGTACCCTGCTGTAGTGGGCTACTCTATCTTTGGTCGACCAAGTTTACAGCACGATAGCGTTGTAAATAATCCACCGCAACCATATTGGCTCGATATCAATACCGAGAGACATTCTGGTGCGGGTAGAGCAAGATATGCGAATTATGCCCGAGACCAGAGTAGAGATCCGGATAACCCATGGCCAGGTGATAAGTCAACTAAAATTATCAGACCTGGTGGTGTGGGGTGTGGCTCAAGTGTAAACCGTTATACTTATTTATCCACCCCAGATGGCATATGTCTTGAATATATCAATGTTGCAAATGGTGGCTGCGTTGAGGTGGAATATGCTGGTGCGACTGGATTTGCGCAGCCTACTAGGAAGTGGGGGCTGAATAGTGCAATACGAAACCAAAATAATAGGGTGGTATTAAGTGAACTTACCAGTAATACAGCGTATATCCCTAACGACAATGTCCTTGGATCTGCTAACCAAAAAACTGAGAGTGAGAGTAGAGTCATCTTTTTAATCAAGGCGAATAATAGCGTGATTAAAATTAATATTCGGGATTGTAATTTCTTATCGGGTGTCCGAGCAAGATACCAGCATATTTATCTAGCTAAAATCATTGGAAGTAACAACAAAATTATTTTTGATTGCGGTCTGGCTGGGATAAATTTTTATGGTGGTGAGGTTTCGACTGATGAGATATATTGGTATGCAGGTCTTTGCGATAATAATACCAATGAAGTTATCTTTACGATGGATTCTGAGGAAAGAGATAATATATTCAGATTCGAAAGTGGTCCACCGAATAGATGTCGTACGATGTACCCGATTGCTAAAGCGATAGGAAGTGGGGCCGGTGCGCAGAATCTTTGGATATCGGTCCATAATACTCAGCTTAATGAAGCAAAAACTAACTGGTATATACAACCAAATAGTTTTGGTGTTAAACCATTCTAATTGGGAGGTTAAATGAAATTCACGAATCCAAATGATGTATTTACTAACATCCCAATGGATACCATGGGTATCGTTGATTTTGTCGATACACTTACGTTTGTTAATCAAGTTGATCTCGGTGAGCAAACCGTAACGTTAAATGGCGCAAGATTAAAGGTTAAGCGTGTTGGTGCAGATATGAGAATCAATCGTCGTTTAGGTGAGAGAGGGAACTCCAATCCATTAATCGGAAGAAACTTACTTGATAAGGTTAATATCACTCAGATGCGCACGCAAGCTCTCGTCGGTGGATTATTTAAGTATCTCATGGGTGAGACACTCAATGCACGTGTGACGGGTATTAAAGTCGGTGGGGATAACTTCCACCGACATTTTAATAATGATGGGGTAGGTAACGCAGGTTACGGGTCTGGATACAATGCTGTCAGTAGACCCTCTAATTCATTAAGTTATCTTAGTGATAAATTACTCGAAGTGGCAAACCCTATACTGATGACCAACCTTCCTTATCTTCAACCGGATGAAGTATGGCCATCTACTCAGATCGATACTGCACCCTATCCGACCTCAGTCAGTTCACGTATTGGTACGGATCTCAATCTTAAGATGACTTCTGCTAACATTCCGGGTAAAGAGTTAAGTGAACTTGCTTACCGTACTGAATTTAACAATGTTCGTCTTAACATCGAGGACTTCCCAAGGTTAGATGTTAACCCCAACAAGAAGTTTGGTCCGTTTGAGCACAAATACGCTATCTTCAATTGGGACGAGGCTAACCGTGTTGTTACACTTGCTGCAGTCAACCGCGATAAAACCACCACAGAGAAAATTGATTACGGTATATTGCGTCGTGTTTTCCTTGGTAACTTTAATGAAGCTAAGTTTGGTAATGCACATCGGATGCAAGATCAGGTCGTGACCAATCATGCTCCACGTGAAGCAAACAAGGTTTGCTATCCATGGTGTGAGAATTTCAAGCTAAGTAACGCACACTTCAGGATACAGTATAATCGTTTTGCCAAAGATTTACCTGATATGATATTCCAGATAGGTGGTGGATATGACCCATTTAGGAATAATAGGGCTAAGCCTGGTGTTGGAGAATTAGGTATCGGTTCTAATGTTGAAGAGGGTAAAACTCTTCCACGTTACATGTGTCTGTGGGCTATTGAGGGAGATAACAACTACGTTGAGATTGATCTGGATGATGGTGGCGGTATCTACGTGAATAACATATCTACCGATCGAACCAGACATCTATCTCTTGTTAGTATCCGAGGTACAGGAAATGTCGTGGTTATTCGATTGAAACGAGAACTTAAATTCTACGGTAATTCGAACTCCAGTGATGGTGCTGTCGCCTTCTGGACGATGACATCCAATAATCCAGATAAGAATGTTGTTTATATTCTTGGGCCTAAAAACCAGAATATTTCTGAGAGTCTCGTATTCGATGAATCATCGATTAAAGATCCAATGAGAAGAAAGTTACTCGGCTGTATCCACATGGATCTTTATAATTCTTATTGGGAAGCCACACAAGCCGATTCATTTAAGATGTATGATAAATATCGTAGTGATATCAGTGGATAATTTAATTCTTACAACATAAATCGAGGGTACCATTGGTACCCTCTTATTTTGTCCACTATACCAAATATTAGTGTTGTTTTTGAGCCATGTAATGACTTATTAAAGATTCACGTAACTCAGCGGTTAATGGTTTAACAACAACTTTATCACCTGATTTAGGTGTAATCACTGTCATCTCATCATTTAAGTCAGAGAGTTGTTTTGCGAATAAGACGAAGTCTACATCGGTGCCTTCAGAGATACCTGTTACAGTAGTGCCTGCTTTAGCAATCGTCGCATAGTTGTAGTTGGTTGTACCTACTTTATACGGTTTTGCTAAAGTCATATCGATCACACCGGTTTCTAAAACGGAAGACTTAAGTTCTTCGAAACTTGCTTTAAGTAAATCAAGCCCGTTCTGGACAGGATCAAATCCTTCGGTTAATCCAGACACTAAATCTTCCGGATTAGGCTTTGGGTCGTCTAATCCTACTGGCATCTTAACTGTATTGGTTAAGATCGCATCTAACATCCCGATTACGCGCTCATCTACAGTACCTGTTAAACCTTCAACAGTGCTGTATACCTGACGGCCATCCTTCATTGCAGATTTAGAACAAATCGTACGTCCATTTGCGAAGTAAATGGCTGTTTTGTTACCGTCGGCATCTTCATGGAAGAAGAATTCATGCTTACCTGTTTTCACTCAAACTCCTTAAACTAATCTTGCGGCGATTTCTAATTTACTTGCAGCACGTGATAACCAACCATTCGTGAAAGCCTCATTTTGTGGACGGTTCTCAGTGATACTAATATAGAAATTAGATTGCATCGCAATTAAATTAATGATAAAATAACGTAAACCGGTTTGACCATTACGTTTAACGAAATCCTGAATAGCACGAACAGTACCAGGACCAATTGCCCCGTCAACTGCGACGTCAGCGTAATCTTTACCACCACGGTTTACTACGTTAAGTAAACGTTGTACATGTTTGATTACCGCACCTGAACCACTATTTACTGCCATATCAAAAACATGGAAAGCAAGTAATGGATGGATTTGCATTAATTCATCACAATGGTTTTTCTTCCAGTATACGTTATAATAGATGTCGTAAGCTTTTGCTTTCGTTAACTCACGCATTGCGCCAGCATAACCATTTGCAACCGCTACAGCTTTAGTAATCCCGTAGTTGGTTTCTCCACCACGGTCATTTGGGTTATTCACGTAACCACCTTCTACCTCAATGACTTCTGAGATGATGTTGGTTGGTGTGAAATCCCCAAGAGTTTTAAACTTAGCAAGATTGAAACTCATCTTGTTTGTTACTCCTTTATTTATAATGATAAATGTGGATGATCATCTGATCATCCACATAAAGATATTAACTATAGACCACCACTATTGATATCCTTATCCTGTCTATTATAGACCAATACCTCTTCACTGTTAATGACGAGGTTACCAGACCCAGGACCATTGATACGTCCGGTTGCGGCATCGGCAGTATTACCTGTTGGAAAAGTACCCATCACCCATGGTTTATCCTCATATCTCGTATTAAAACATGAGAAGTGGAACATTGGGTTGATATCATAAATCCAGATACGTTTACCATTGACCTCGCGATACCAAGGTGATAAGAACAGTGGTAACTTATTGGCTGATCCAAAGATACCCCAGCCAATATCCCCGCTATTACTCGGTATTAGTTGACGGTTGGTTTTCATCTTAGATAATTGTGATTTATCCACCACCGTTGTTAAGCCGGATGGATCGTAAGCTTGTGAGCTACCCATGAAAGCATACGTCCAGTTGTAGTTACTGCGATTATCCCAATCAAGCGAACCTAATAACCAACGTGGTAACCAGATACCTTCGAATTCACCGCCTTCCACCTCAAGGATTTCTGTTTCAGTTCGACCAACAGATTCCATCCAACCCATTACTGTGGTAATACTGTCATTTGATGATCCCCACGGTTTGATGGTTTTCTCTAATGCCTTCACATCACTAAAGCTTAGCATTCTTATGCTATAGTCGCCACCTGAACCAATCGGTAAATCATCGATTCCGTATAACTTACCGAAGTCTGGACCAAATGATTGCATGGTGTATAAAGGTGATAAACCACTGAAACGATCATATAACTCAAGAACACGGTTGATGAACGTTACATCCATCTCTGCAGTTCCATCACCATTAAATTTCCACGGAACACCGTTGTTACCATTGTTACCAAACCACATACTACCCTTTCTATTGAGCCATGTTGACACACCCCAATAGATTGCCATATCTAATGGTAATCGCTCTATCTGTACTGCAGAGTGCTGTGCTGGATGGAATGGTGGGATACGGTTGGTCTTCGCAAGTAAGTAACCGAAATACCAGAATAACTTAGCTGGGATGTTAACTCGATCCATACCAGGTATTAGATGTGAAACATCATAGCTCTGATGTGGTAATTCCTCATCCTCGTAAGTATTTGGATTATCATGTCGAATACGTTTTACGTAGTCAAGAATCCTATCCGGATCATTCATGATAGTGGCATCTGCCATGCCCTTATATACACTCAATGCACGCATCGTATTTAACATCGGATGAAGTGCAGCTGCAACGTATTGCGTCCAACCCCCTAATAACGATCTCGAGGTATGAGAGTTATAAGGAATGATTGGAATATCATTTGCTCTAGTACGATAACCACCGTACATCATCTTGATCGGCTGATTACTAACCCCTAAGAATGCCCAGAACGAACCATAGTCATATCCATTTGCTCCTGCGTTGAGTCGATCGTAATTATCAAATCGAATCGTACACGCATCATCTTCACCCTTCGGTTTGAAATAACTGAAGTTCAAGAATGAATCCGTATAAACAGTACTATCTGATGTCAACTTCGTTCCACGATATAAATCAATCGAATTAGTTGCAAAACCAACATCTCGTTTTGAATAACGATAGTTAAATGGACGATTGATCATACTCGTTTGAGTATAACCCGTACGGTTACCTGCCCACGTATAATCACGGTAGAAACGATAAACATCATTTTTACTATAAATAGTAGCAGGCTGATTCACCATAATTATGGTTGGTCTAGATGAGAAGAAGGATGTTGGTACCAACAAGTTTCCTTTTGTTGCATCTGACCTTGGCACATCTACTGATATCGTATACGTAAATGGCGTATAGTCACTATTACGCAACTGCGCACTCGTACTCACTTTCGCCAGCATGTCATTATACTTAGCACTATCTTGCGCTGTCAACAGTGCACTACTATAGTCAGGCGAACGGTTTAACTGAAGGTTAGAGTCGAGTCGTCTGTTTTGATTTAAAACAGGCATCACTTGTTGTAGTGCATGTTTCGTTGCCCTGAACTCAGCGCGTTCCGTGTTAATCTCTGCATAGTCTCCATCTGCGAAGGCATCGTATAGATCCACTACACAATTGATGATATCTGATCGACTAATCGTACTAGCAATATCTGTTGCATTGTTAATGAGATAACCATTCATTCTAGACATGATAATTGTCCACAGGAATGTATGCTCCGTACCTGGCATGTTTGGTGGAACAATGTACTCAGATGTCCATGGCACACCTTGTTCACCTTGGGTCTGGCTATTCGAGGTGATAAATCTCGATAACAACATGACCATGTTAAAAGTCGCTGGGCCACAAGCTGCATCGCGACCTACCGATGCAAACCCATAAACTTCAGTTAAACATTGCAGTAATCGTACTGCTTTAGATCGTGTATAACCTGCGAGTTTAGAGATATATGAGTGAGCAAGTACGGTAGTGCTCAAACCTGCACGATAACGACTCGGGATGAACATCCATCCGATCTGGGTTGGGGCTCCATCTACACCTGAAACGCACACGTTACGGTCAGATCTAAGTGCGATCACCCAAGGTTTCATTCTATAGCGGCCATCTGCCTCATAATCCGGAATCGCCGTATGATTGATCTCGATCTTACCAAGGTAGCTATCAAATGAAGGAAGGATATTATAAATCTTCGCTTTCTCGATAACAGATTCTTGATAAAAGAGATTGTGATCATAAGTCGTATATTTCACACTTGGTGCACGACCTAACAGACGGAATTCTGGTTCGATAGTGGTCATCTTTTGCGGTCGATATGGACGCCAGTTATGCGCACTCTCCCATGTCGTAAAGGTAAGAAGATCTAACGCAAGTTTTACGTATAGTCTTGCAAGATCATCGTCTGATTTACCACTACCTGATGCACTCTCACTAAACTGTTTACCTGTCTCAAATCTCTGATCAAGCATGAACTCGTAATCTGGATCAAGTACTTGTCGATAGGCACTGTCTTTATTTTTACTATTCCATTTATCCTTATGGTAATATAAGTTGATTACCGCAAGATGATAAGCAATGAGTGGTTGTAAACCCGTGAAGTCAATTTTACCATCACGTGCCACCATAAAGATCTTAGCCATGTGACCATTTAAGTTTTGAGTAACTTTATCGCGTTTCTCAGCTAAGGAGATAATCGTATCTCTAAATCCAATCAACTGACCATCTTCAAGACGGCTTCGTAACTCGATTTTAAAGTATCTTGGTGTCGGTTGGCCATCTGGTGAGCAACAACCCGCAAACTTCGTATCATTTTGATCACGCCACCATGTACGCCCTAACAGATCCAAATGGTCAATGGCACAGGCGATTGCACGATTTTCTGAATCAGGACCGGATGCGAGAATATCGCGATAATGGTTGATATTATATCGCATCTTATTGAAACATCGCGGTCCTACGATCATCGAGTAGAGAACATCGTAATCCTGAGGAACCCACGGTTTACCAGGTCTTGCTTGGTAAACAAACAAGCGATAAGCCACGTATTGGTATAACCAAGACCATTCTACACGACAGTATCTTGGGTAACGTGGATTATGGTGCTCATTCGATGCGAGGGTGTTATTCTTCGCTGCTAATAAGTCATTACGAATAATACTAACGAAGTCCTCTTCAGTAACGTTATTTAACCCGAATAGTTTCTTGATCTCAACTAAGAGATACTTATTGATCACCGTCTCAGCGGCTTGTTTAAACTTACCATTCGGCCCAGTATCTTCCCAGAGTTTCTTGAACCCTTTCTCAGTTGGCGGATAATCAGCATAGAACTGAAGATACTTATTTTCGCCCTCACCCGTATAAACGTAGTTCTCAAAGAAATCAGATATCGCTTCATCAGAGATCCCGATTGGGAATAAGTGAGCGAAATAAGGATACATCAGATACTTACTTCTACCGGTGTGATACATGGCCACTGGACAGCGATTGAAGTAGTGCATATGCACGATACGCCAACCATTTGGTCCTTTTAGTATCTCAAGCATCTTCTCATCATTTGGAAGTGTAGTGTTGATGATACGAGTATTCGGATCACTCATGACCTCATCTTGACTAAAGACACTGAATGGTCCGTAGAAATACAGCCATTCGGATGACTTATCCGCAAGGACATCTCCACTAGAACTATAATCTACACGAGCATCCCAATAGCCACGCCAGTTTTCACGAGTAATACTTTCAACCGCATGGTTATACGTGATACCATCAGTAAGTCCTGCTCCATAGTTCATTGTTTGCGGATAGAACTCATCGAAGTATTTGCTGTTATCAGCCATGAACTTCTTGGTCGCAGTAAAACTACTGCTCTCATCCCAATGAACTCCATCGATACGATGCACGAAACGATGTCTGGTTCTCCATACTTTAAAGAAGTTTGTATCTGTCCAACTCACATTCGACTCGGTAATAAAGGCCGCATCAGCGACCTTAAAATTAGCCTTATCGATTTTGAATTTCTCCGCTTCTGAATAATTGTCTTTCGTATGAGTAAGCCAATCATCAAAAGGTTTAAGTACCATGTCGATGTCGTACGGTCTATCTTGTAACCCTTTCGAGTAACCATGTACACCATCTATAATACTTAAGAGTTTTGCTATGGTGGTTGGTTCACCATAGTACTCTATCTTTTTCTTTTTATCTGTCATAATAAGCTCTTGTTTTATATATGATCAGCATGTTGACGATACATCTCAACAGGGTTATCTGTGATATGAATACCACGTTCAACTGCACTTCCAGTAACGAAAGATGCATAATTATCGCCAAACATTACGATATCTTCCTGAATGAGTTTGACTGACGCAAAGAAGTAGTCCAACCAAATCTCATTTTGTAAAAAGAACACTTCAGGACCTTGCTCCCATTGCGGTAACCATTTACTATCCGGGATACCGTGTTTAGCAAAAATTTTCGCAAATGCAAGTTTTAGATCTCTTGGTGTTCCCTTCATGCGTTTTGCATGTTCAATAAGAATATCTAAACCAGCTGTAATGATCCAACTTTGTGGTGAGTTTTGAATACCTGGATTTCTACCAAGCGCATTAAGATCATTAACTCCACTAGGATGTCCCTCCTCACCATACGTCTTACCAATACCCAATGCAACCGCACGACGTCTCGTGTAGAGCACAGAACGATAACGTGGGTTGTTATTTCTGTTATCACTATAGATACTCTCCTGTTTGTTCTGATTAGGTAAGTAAAATTGTTTTATTAGTCCACGTGGACCACTTAACAACGATATCGAATCGATATGATAGTCGTATGTCGTAATCGGGTGCCCCTTTTTATTGTAGTCATATCCATGATTATCATCATAACTGAGCGGATCTTGGAAGTTATCAAATGCTTTATTATACCATGCTTTTCGACTCATGTAATCATAAAGCGGATTCTCGATCATTGTACTTGATATACCATCAATCAACTCGGTGACATTACCCTCATATGGTTTCCACTCATGTGGTAATAATGGCGACCCTGATGCGACCCGTACAAGTGGTGCAATATCGCATAATGATCTGACATTATGGCGTAATTCAGGTGGTCTATTGGATTCGTAGTAATATTGACTATCGAAGTAATCAGAAGTTAGACATGGGAAGTATCCACCTAAAATAACATTTTGATTGGAATTCTGCGATGAAATCTGGGTATTTTTATTAACGTATTCGAGATTCTCGTCATTGTAATAACGAAAATTCTCAATTCTCCCATGTAGATATCCACGAATGTACTGATAATCTACCTGTCCATTTTCCCATGGGATCATGGTATATATTGGTTTATCTCTAAATAATCTCGCAGATTGGGTTGGTTCGAAATTGACTAACTGGTGAATATTACCACGGTGCCAGTTATCCTTATCTACACTTCCTGTAAATCCCCAGCCATTTCCTTGTGCAATATACGTTGCATTCGCGTTACGTGTATCAAAATTATACTGACCGATGATCGAGTTAGCATCGGTATTAGCTGGGAGTCTGAAATAACCAACAGGGCTATTATCCGTACCACGATTACCATTCATGTAATCAGCTTGACCAACATGAAGGTATTCTGTTCTTTGTGTCGGTTCACTAGGATTATCATATGCGGCGTAAAGTGTATTTGCTTTTCGATTATCTGGATCGTTCTCTGGTATCCGGTTAAGGAATGATAAACCCGTGTGAATAAATCCATGAAGTGGGATATCCTGACAAGCATAAGTTGGTCTGAGATTCTCACCATCTGTCATCACACCTACCCGCATGAATAACTCACTATAATTCATTCTTGGGATGATGTATTTCATCCAATACTCTTTATTCGGTGTACCCGTCGTCCGATGATCAAACACCCACGCTCGCTCTATTGATTTCGCCACCTCATCAACATTGTTGAGGTTTACCGTATTGATGAATCCATCGCGCTGTTTGAATACGTTATCTCGGTATGCAGCGAGATCCTTGTGGTAAACAATTTCAGCAGCACTCAAATTAATAAAATCACTGATGTTCCTAGTATCACTATTACCATTTAATGTTGACTGAGTAACAGATGCGCTATAAACGACACCATCGGTTGTTTGTAGTGTGCATTTTATATCAGATATCCCACCCTTTAAAATCGGGTTGGTTCTTCTCATATACGTAGTCAACCAGAGATTGACTTGCCACTCTAGCCATTTTCTTGCACCAATTGAATTATTGATTAAACCACGATAAATCACACCCATAAAACCAAGTGCATCATTTTGGAATGTCGCTTTACCTTTAAGTTGTTTAGCTTCACTTCCAACACGACTAATGTCACCTGCACTTATTCTAAGTGGGCCATGCCATAAGTGAGGATCATTTGAGATTTCAAGGTATTGGTCATTAATTGGTACAAAACCGAAGTAGTTATCAGGATCTTTTGAGATGGGACCACTTACGGGTTTACACGGAATGCGAAGTAATAATTTTTGGTCACCAATTAACGGGCCGAAATATGCATTACTACTATATCCACCTAAATCATCACCACTTCGATAACCAACGAGTTGGGTACTTATTGGAACGATAATTTCCGCAAGCCAAATCGGTGTATCATCATAAAGACGATTAGCTTCATCTAATGCATTCCACTCTTCAGCGGTTTTTAATCCAAGTTTAGAAGGTGTAAAATCCATTTTAGATAGAGGCACAGTAACGGTTAGTTTAGCGATTTTATCTACTCTATCGAACCACCAGAAAGATGTATTATCACCACCCGTATCCGGCAATTCACCACCAATCGGTGTATATTCATTAATATTAACACGAGTCGCCAGATGATGTTGATTTAAAATATCATTATACATCAACTCAGCTAAGGTATCATTCGGTGCAGGAATATAATCACCCGCTGGGGTTGGGCTCGCTTCAAGTGGAAGAAGTTCACCATCACCAGAACGAATTAATGCCATCTCAGGTTGATAGATAGCAATATACTGCTTACCATTAATACCAAAGGTCAGATCACTGTTGATATCGATAGAATAATACGTATTACTAATTGTCCCTGTGCTGCCATCTAATTGAACAAAGTTCGCCTTTGCTTGGTGATTATTGACGCGATAGAAAATGATATCAGAATAGGCTTTTGGATTTCCTTTACGAGAAACAAATACCATGGTAGCAATACCTGGTTCAACGGTACATTGCCACGCCGGATAAAGCTGTTTCTTCACATTTTTATAACGTGCTCGATTAAAACCATGATAAGTAACTTTATTCTCACCCTCACCTACTGTCTCTTCAACAAAAGAAGCACGGACTTTAGTTTCCGGGTTATCCGCAAAACTAAATCCGCTACCTGATTTAAAGTTCTCAGTATCTTTAACTTCTTTCCCTGTCGCTGCGTCGATGGAGTAGAAGAATTTTGGTTTTACCTTCCGTTTTAACCAGCTCATATCACTGTGGTTCTTAATAATGATACGTGCCACATTACCCTGCGCAGTAATCAATGTTCGACCAAAGTAATCATTTAAAATATCAAGCTTGATATCCTTGATCTCAGATTTTGCCAGTTCACTTAATCTCACCTCTTCGGGTAACATGTTAATTGTATCTTTATAGTTACCACTTCGGTTTAAACGCATCCAGCCATTACCGTATTTACTAGCGATATCAGTACTGTTACCATATCCATCATCTTCGGTAATATATGCGGTTATCTTTCCTACCATATTGATCTATAGCTCCTATTTAAATTTATTCTTGTTTGTATATAGACGACATAAGTGCGGGGTATCACAAGGATACCCCTACTTGTTATTTTCCATAACACAATGCGTTTTATTCGAATCATGATTGTTGATAAAAACTGTACATTGCTATATGCTTCGTCTATGTTGAGGTACAAACCGTCAACTATTTCGACATATATTGTCGCAGCATATTCATATAAAAGACAAATAACTCTTCAGTACTAAATGCTTTCTCAAGTAACAAGATTTCATTAGCTGTATTGTACTTGCTGTTTACATTAGAGACGATACCAAGAAGTTGTCGTATACTCGATCTCATTTCTACACTGATGCTCTTTGTCCAAACGGCCATATTCGATAATGCTTCGATATAATGATACAAGCCATAGCTCAATGAATCACATTCTAGTGCACCTGTAGACGCACCAAAATAGTAGTGATCATCTATCGCACCAAATGCAAGATCAAATTCAGGTTTCGTACTCTCATTTATAGTGATATAGATATAGTCATCTTTCTTACCACTTGTGGTATCCGGTATCCCAATGTTGACGTAATGAACATTGTCTTCACCCCATCGACCGATTTCTTGTCTAACCACATTTCGATAAAGAAACGGATTATGAAGACCAAGATAACCATCTGAGATCGGATAATATATTTCTTCAAGATAACTTGTGATTCCATCTTTTAAGTGATTGGTATACCCAATCATGAAACTAAATTTCTCGTTGATCTCACTGAATTTATCTAGCGCATCATTGATCGATGATTTAGGGTGACGACCGATACGAATACCCGTAAGCATCGCTTCTTCTACTTTACCGATCACGGTATTAACCATACTGAAATAATCACGTAAACCTAATACCACTAGATAAACGACCATATCTGCACGTTCAACTAAATCATCAGGTAGCGCGGTATCGTATCGACCACCATATATCTTCTGAATCGCTTTAGACTTATTGCGACTTACTCCTATCTCATAACCCGATGCTTTCTTACTTGTCACAACAAGTGATGTATTCGAACCTAACGGAAGTTTACAATTAAAGTCTACTGTAAAATCTCTTGTTCTATCGAGTGCATCATATAACGAAAATACCATATTGATTTTCCTTTTAAATGTAACATAAACAAGGGAGTACGTTAGCGCACTCCCATACATGTTTATTAATTAAGATTGTAATGATTCTTAGATCTGAGGTAGATCACCTAAGCCCATGTCATCACCGGTAACATCATCTGAAGTGGTTTCATCCTCAGACTCATCAGTTGAATTGTCGTCCGGATTTTCTTCATTGGTATCATCAGTACCTTCATCAGGTTTTTCTTCAGAAGATTCATCGCTGCTGTTATTATCAGCAAGTGGATCAGTTTCATCAGATGTATTATCATCTCCACCGAGATTAAACTCATCATCACTACCAGATGCTGAACTATCGTCATCTGAACTGTAACTATCTCCATCACCTTCTCCCTCACCATCTGGTGGAGTGAAAGCATCACGGATACGTTTTGCGATATCACCAAAGATATCCGCTGATTCAGCTTGTTGACTAAAGATGCGATCAATAAGGTTGTTATCACCCATCTCTTCATCGTTAAGACGAATAAGATCATTAAACTCAGGGAAGAAACTATTCTTATCCATCCATTGAACCATGAAGAAAGATTTCATGCGTTCACGGAAAGCTTTAATCGCCTCGCCCTTACGTTCTTCATCCAGATCTTCAAAGACCATATCCAACCAATCCTGATCGATATAGAAGTTAAGTGCTGCTTCAACACGTTCCTCATAGGTCTTCATCGCTTGGTTAGAAAGTTCATTGCTGTTACTATCTGGTAATGGAATAGAAACGCTAAGGTCATTTAAGAATGCTTTAATTGCAGGGATCGTTGATTTCTCTGCTTTACATTCTTCTAATACATCTTCAGATAATTCAGAATAACTCTCACGAATCGCATCAGAAAGCGCCTGAATCAACTCACCATCGTGTAATGTATATTTCCCAACGAATGAGGTTAACATGCGGTTAAACGTGCGAGCGATGATGATATTGCGTTTAGCGAATAACGCATTCTTCGTAATGAATTCAACCGCGAATTCCGTATCACGTGCACTATCTAATAGTGTTGGTGGAATGAAACCACTGATATAATCAGATTTCATTTGTTCCATGTAATCTGTATCGATTAACGGAACATCACCAGAGCGGTATTCCATATTCACGTTAGTTTTATCAACGGCTTCACCACCTGTGACATTGACCTCATAGCCAAACATGGACATGGAGGATTCAATATTACGCGGATCAAAGCTACTGAATAAACGAGAGAAACTATTCGCTTCCATCGTACGGTTAACGATCTTAGCAACGATTTCTTCATGATCAAGGTCATCTTCATCGAGTTCGATGTTAAGCACCTTAGTACCGACCGCATTACGAATCAACGCACGAGTATTGGCATAGTTCATCGCGATACGATGCGCTGCAGTGGTTTTTGATTTACTGATTAAGGATTGACCGATACCTAATCCATTATAGTAGAATGCAATATATTCTAATAATGATTCAGGAATGTACACTAACTGGGTTTTACTCCCACTTAATGCACGAGCTAACATGATCTGATAAATCTCAAGCGGTCTCGGAATAGAAACATTCTTACCATATACCCCGTCATTTAAACGTGCGATCAAATCACGTTCAATTAATGAAGCATAGAAAGCCGTCATTTGTTTCGCGGTCACCTTACCCCATTTACATTCACCTTGACCTGCAAGTGAATTTAACTCAGATAATGTTTGAGTCACAACACCATAATGACCACTTAAAGCACCACCATCGGTACTGGCTTGCGTACTGACTGCAGAAGCAAATTGATTGATCTGCTCTAAACGATCCATTTCATCAGTATAAGTAACAGGGTTACCACTTTCATCTAATAAGACGATATAACCGATGTGATCTTCTGGGTTACCTGGTGTAAATACAGGGATCACGGATTCATGTGGAAGATCTAATACTAATGGATGACCAATCGATTTACGAGAACTCCCATCGCGATCATTTACGATCGTCACGCCATCATAAGTCCCTTTAGGTCTCACATCACGGTATAATTTCTCAACAGGAAGGACTTTCTCTTCTTCTTGAGATTTACCATCTACCCACATCACACTTTCCGCACTGTAAGTCTGGAACTGAGATTGAATCTGTAAATCAGAAAGCTTACGCATCAATCGAGTTGATTTTAAGATATCCAAGTTATCGACGACGGATAATAAACCTGGGATAATTTCATGGTTCGTCGCTTTCATATCACGACGATAGTTATCTTTAAAGAAATGCTCAAGCGCAACATGTTGGTTTAATTTACCCCCATCTACACCGGCTTGTTCTTTTAAACCACGACCAAAGATCCCACGACCAATAAACTTCCCATCTTTATCAATCGTATCGGAGATCTTCTCACGAACACTTTCTAAAGAGGTCACGCTGTTTTGGTGTAAGATATCATCGATACTACTTTCAGGTAATATCGCAAGAATATGACTACCACGATCAAATAACGCATTTGTCAGTATGGTATAAAGCTTATCTTGCAGGCAATAATGGTCTGTGAAATGTGTTTCTATGATAGCTAATAAATCTGTCCCTAATTTATGCGGGAATTCCCCGTCTAAAGTAAAGGTCAAATTTTCGTTGATCATGTCCTGAGGTGATAAAATAGAAGAGACTAAAATATCTCTGATCGTTTCTAACTCAGGGAGGTTTTTCTTAATATTAACAATGTCAATTAAATCATGACTGATTTTATTTGAGATACCTTCAACGGCATCACGTGGTAAGGTCGCATTACGCTCAGCACTGGATTCTGCTGTCTCAACTAGCTTGGTTGTGACTGCTCTGATCTCAGCTGGCTGATTGATAAGGTACTTGTAGATACGATCCTCTTCAGTAGTGAGCTGTCGCTTTGACTGAGAGAGGTTTCTACCTTTTACATTATCGTAATAGTAACTGGTATTGGCCATAGTGATTTTACCTATATTAAAGTAATATGAAACATATAGAATTGTTACGCGGGTAGTTAATCTGACTACCCGCTTATTTTTAATGATAAAAAGGATGACTCATGACTTTGAATGAAGACCTTGGCTTTGATGCCAGTCAGTTTTATCATGCGTCTTGTATGAAACTTGCTAAGTCCATGGTGCTTAAGTCAACTGCAACAGCTATCGCAATGAACAATGAAGTCAATGCGAAATTTGCGGCTTATAATACGAGCTACCTTGTGGATACGTTGCATCCTGAAACATGGCGATATTACTGCCATCTGCAGGGAAAGTATCATTATACTGACGAATTGATGCAAGTAAGAAGTTTGGATACGTTACAGACGATTGACTTCACCCCTGAAAACTTGAAATTACACCGTGCCACATGGATACATTACAAGGATAAAGGTGAGTATTATTATGAGTTAATTGCGAAGTACCCAGACCAACATCTTTTAGTAGATGGCATCTGTAATCCGATCGATTTTGAAACCGCTTATAATGCAGAAGAATATTCTATTCTTGACTATGACCGCAGTTTAGTCGAAGAACAAGAAGTCGATCTTATCCCGAAACTTAACCGCCAGATTATTGAAACCTGTAATCGTTTCCATAGTCGTGGCTATGGTGCATTTGACCCGACATTTAATGCATTAAAACTGGGTATCCTAGCAGTCCACTTACCAGGTATGATTATTGCTTTACGTGAGCAGTACATTAAAACTGAACAAGTTCACTCTTTCCACATCTGGAACTATTTAGGCAGTTACTTCGGTTTAGATAAATATCGTCGTTTCTTAACCCATGAACAAGCGATGTGGTTATATAAACATCTTCCTTATATTGACAGACATGCCGGTAAAGAAGATACCTTCTTAGATATTATCAAGTGGATGTTAACGAGCCGTAGTATTCCGATCTATGGTTATCATATCGGACGTGATACGAATCAGATCTTAGATCATGTCGATACACCAGATGTTTATCGTGAACAGCTTAACTTAAAACACATCGATTATAAATCCGATGAAGACCACTTGAGTTTAGCGAAGTTAATTGATAAAGAAGTCAAAGAAGCGAATCGTAATGATGCCTTCCGTAATCCAGATTTAAAACTATCTGAAAACCGATACGACAGAACCAAACACTCTAACCAGAAATCTAAAGTATTGGAATCTGAAGTCTTTGACTATGCTAACCAGCAAGTTAAACCAATGAGTGTGATGTTAACCAACTACTGGGCACACCTTGCTTTCACTAGTCGATATAGTTTAGTAGGTAGTATCACGAATCCACAAACTGGCGAACCGATCAGTATGGATGCCAGAGATGGTTTCATTACTTGGTTGTATTGTGCAATGAAGATTGCTGATGATCGTGATCTGGATGATGAGAACAGAGGCAAGTGGCCAAATCAGCATAAAGTCGAGAACATGTTGATCCCAACCTTTACACCAAAAGATATCACTTGGGATAAAGTCGATTGGCAAGATCTTAAATCGAATTTCTTAGATCGTAAAGCCGATATCAATCTTGCTTTCAATGACCTCCAAGAAAACTATCCTCGTAAAGGGCAGTACTACAGTGCAGAAGGTTTCCACACTTACGTCAAAGAAGTCAATGATTACTTCAAACGTATTCGTCACTGGTTAGGGGTTTACCATGATCTTTTCCATGCAGGTGAAATCCAACAGTTAGGTGATCGTTTATTCTACCAAGAGAAAACGAGACTGGTCAGTACTGAAATGACATTTGGTCAGTACTTTAAGATGCGTCACTGGGAGATCGATGAGTTAAGTCGTGAGAATATCGTGACGATGGCTAATCAAATCTACTCTGCCTTTACAGGTCAGGCAATCGATGATGAAGCCTCACTCTCTGAGATACAACAAGCCATGATTGGTATCATGCGGCAACTCAGTAGTTACTCGGTTCAATTTACTTATAAAGCGAATGCAACGAATGGTCGCATTTTGGATATGCCTTGGTTACGCTTTGGTAAGATCATGACCATGAGTAAATCAATCCACCACCATTATCGTAATTGGTTGATTAAATTCACTGAGTTTAATGGTAAGGGTAATGATAGTATTTACACGGGTGTATTATACGGACCAGAGAGTTTCAAAGTCCATGATAAAGGATTTGATGTACTAACGATCCCACCACCGATTAGATTTGGTGTCGATGGGTATAACCGTGTTTACCACCGTGGTAAGTTAGGTATCTTAACGATTCGTAAGATCCGTAAACCGGCTATTCATACTGAACCTTATTTCTATTATACCCATAATGGTACGCTATTTAGATGGTATAGAGAAGAGGACATGGCAGGGGTAGAAGCAGAACTTGCTCAAGGTAAAACGGGTATCAGACCTGACCCTCGTGTCGCTTATCGACTCGTGGATCGAAATACCTATCCTGCTTTTAATGGATTGGATGATGGTGAGTATAGTGATTACTATCGCTTAGATACACCAGATAATACGACGCGTGTTATCGGTCCTAGTGAAACAGTTACTGACTAACTATAACAAGAATAAAAATAAAGAAGGATAACTATGATTATCAATAATGTCAAGTACCATCGTGATTTGGAACTTTCTCAGAAACTTCCGGTGAGTACTTATGCCAATAACGATATCCGTTCTCTCTTTAAGATGTATTATGATCATCTTAAGAAAGAAGAAGGATTCGTACTTTCTCATATCGAGGCAGTTGATCCTGAATTTGGAAAACGTCTTGGTGCGAGTCAAGTATTAGGTCTTGTTCAGACCGATAACCACGAAGCAAACACCATCGTGAAATATAAATTACCTGAGGACCTGGGTCATGTCCGTGGTGAATCAGAAATCCACCATCATCGTGTCAGCCTTAAAGAGTACTTTAATATCGATGAAGTGATCTTATCGCATCGTCGTAATAAAGAACTGGTGATCAACTATGATCGTTGGGTAAAAGCCGTGAAAGCAGGTCATGGTAGTTTAACGACGTTAATCCACCGTGTACTTGGGTATAAATTTGGTCGTACTTTTACTCATGATGGGATGATGATCTTTAGTGGTGAATCAAATGGTAAAGTGTTAAACGGTACCAAACCACTTGCACTCATCGTACCCACCCTTGATCAAATTGAACTTGGCTGGAAATACTACGAGAACGTAGATAGTTTAGAGAAAGATGGTACATTAGACTATCAGATTCTAAATATCCATTTACGTTTAGTGGCATCTAACCACATGTTCATTGAAGATGGTGAAGTACTGATCCGCATTCAGTTACGTTATCCACTTCAAGCGTATAAACGCTTACGTGATGGTAAAATCTATACAGAGGAGCAAGCTTAATCATGGGTATTGATATCGAATTAATTAACCAGAAGTTTGGATTGATTCCTCTTACTGAGTTAGAAAAGAATCCTGAGTTCTATACTGCTGTTTGTTTAACCGGTGAGAACATGTCAAGATTCTTATCTCGTCGTTACAGTCTGGCTAAACCAACATTAAAAATTGATGGCAGTAAACCTGAATTGGTTGAAGTGAAAATGGTCAATGGGTTTAGTCAAGAGAAAACCTTATTAACGATTGAGCGTAATGTTTGGACACAGGAGAAAGCGACGACTTCATCTTTTACCATCTGCATTAAAGATGAGAAAGAACTGATCTCAACCATTGAAGGTGATATCATGCAATTACTTGATATCCGTGAATGGAAATTCCCTGATGAAATCCGCAATCGTCCATTTAGTGATTTCGTTACAGAGAAAAGTCCCTACTGTTTTGATATCCAAATTAAAGTGGATGCCTTAACGATTTATGCAGACTTCCCAGTGCATGTATTATTGGATTGGGTCAGTATCTCAGATGCATTTAAAGAGCTTGCTCGCCTTCATAAGAAAGCCAATGGTGAAAATAAGACGATTGACGAGCTTTATACTATGATCCCGAAGGAAGAAAATGCTTTACCTTATGCATTACGTTATAAGGCTGAAATGGAAAATCTTCCTTACGTGTCGCAAGTTAATCATATTTAATTTGAGAGAGAAGTGAGATGGCAACATTAAACAACATCCTCGGTGATGAAGGTACGCTTGACCGTGTGAAGCATACGGCTATCGGTCAGTATATCCAATCCCGTTTATTCCTTGGCTTGCCTGTCGAGGTGACGAAGTATACCACGTTAAATGAGAAATTCAATATTAACGTGAAAACCCGTACTGAAACAGGTGATGTATTTAAAGCCATTTATTTCTGTATCGGTAATGGTGGGGTCACCATCAACCGTACAGCAGGTCAGCCTGTGATCCCTGATTTTATTGATCATGATCCAACTGACTGTGCATTATATCACCATATGCCATTTGTATTGCGTCCTGTGAATAACGACTTAACCGATGAACAGCGTCAACGTTATCGTCTACGTCGTAAGGAAACTTACAATGGTCAAGATTATTATGCGTACTATGCTCGTCTAATGGAATACGAAAATACCACTCGTATCCTAACCGAACGTGTTCAGAAAGGTGCCACTGAAGTAATGCCATATGCATATACCGAAAGTAACTTAAGTCCTCGTGAGCCTGAACTAACCGTTGGTCGTAAAGTCACCGCATCCAATGTGAAAATTAAAGTTTCAACTGGTGCTAAGATTGTCTTTACCGAAGATGATGTACGTGAATATGCAAATGCCGTAAAAATCATTACAGGTAACAGCCGCTACTCTGTGATTACTGAAATTGCTATTGTGGCAGGTGTGGATGATGCGACTTACGTATCACCTGATGATGGTAAACGTCTTAATGAGCTTAAGCTTGCAACAGTCATCTGTTTTGCAGATACTTACCAATTATTAACCCGTAACAATAACGGTTTCGAAGAAGTCATCGAGTTAGGTGAGAAAACACCTTTACCAACGACTTCTGCTATTTTACCTACAGTTGGTGTTGATCCTGATGCAGGTCGTGGTGTTGGGGGTTAATCATGTTACCCTTCAATACACCAGGTAGACGAGACTCGATCTATTTGAGTGTAGACGGCGGTACTTATACAGTAGGACTTTGCTTATTTAAGATTAATGATTTAACCAATGAGATGGAAATACTAGACACCCATCTGATTAACATTCGTAAACCCGATCACAATTATGATTATCTTGAAGAACGTCATGGTTTTGAAACGGTTCGGATGTTACGATTGGAAGATGAGTTAGACCGATACCTGACTGAGAAAATCAGTGAGTACCAGTGTATCGATTTGCTGATCTATGAAAGTCATTTCTTTAACGTAAGACGTCCTACTGCTGCCATCCCATTAGTTCGCTTTATGCAAGTCACTGAACGGGCTTGTGTCAATCACGGAATCATGATGGTCACCGTTTCACCTCAACAGATGAAACGCACTATCGGGATTTCAAGGGAGCTGGCTAAAGCAGATAAGTTTGCTGTGAAAACGAAAATCCAAGCATTAATCGACAGACGCATGATCCATTTTACTGGAAGTCTGGATGAGATCTCTGAACACGAGATCGATGCGATGGGTATCGGCTATACGCAAATGATCATCGATAAGTTACTGGTGGATAATCCATCTTAATGAATGAGTGGGGGTGAGGTGATATTATCACCCCTTACTTATGTTTGATTTTATTTTATTTCCTTTATATGAGGTTTATTATGTTTATTGTGGTAGAAGGCATGGACTATTCAGGTAAGAGTAGTTTAGTCAAAGAGTTGAAGAAGAAATACGAAGCACAAGGTAAAGAAGTGGTCACTTATGGTAACCCAGGTGGTACCCCATTTGGTCAGGAACTACGTCAGATTTTTAAATCCGATGTCCCACGTAGCCGTATGGAAGATTTCTTGTTATTGTGCGCTAACCGTGTCAGTCTTTCTCATCAGATTAAGAAAGATTTAGCGGAAGGGAAAATCGTGATCTGTGATCGCTGGGATATCAGTGCCCATGTTTACCAAGCCGCTCCTGATATCGGTCAACTTAAAGATGTCTTCTATTATCGTAATATGCCTTTATATGAAGCGATCCATGATTTACCAAAACCGGATGTGACTGTTCTACTTGATGTAGATTGGGAAATCATTAAAGCACGTAGTGAAAATGTACGTGAAGAAACCATTGGTGAGACAGATCGCTATGAAACTAACCTTAAAGCATTACACGAAGACTATCGTAATATAATGGCGGTATTTGTGGCTTGTTCTAATCAGTATAAGAAAATCCTTGAACATTGGAATAAGCGTAATGATGAAGCAATCCTCTATTGGGGTTTGCCACATCCAGCAATGGCCGTAAAACCTTCTGAACGTTATCTTCGTTTACCGGTAACAGGTTGTACACCAAACAGCGATATCTCTCCGATGTTGGCTGATAAAGTGATCAGTATGCTTGAAGGTCATGAGGAAGTCTATCCATTAGGTAAGATTGAAAATGAACTCAACGCGATGGATAAGAATGGATTAGACCATATGGCTAATGCTTGCCGTAATGAATTAGGTAAGTGGTTGGAAGCCCGCGGTCGTACTGGAGTATAGTGGGGTATACTCCATTTAAATTTAATTTTTAATTTTAAGAGTGAATGAAGGATAAATATGCGTTTAAGAAAACCAACCGTATTTAGTCACCTTAAAGATGCACTCGACATGCCGATTAAAAGAGTCCCTTTTGGTCGGCTCATTATCATGTATGCGCCAGAAGACAGTGAAGTGGATAATGGCATGCGTGCAGATGAAGTCTTGAAGTGTTTTCAAGAAGAAGGCTATACGAAATATTTAAAACTTCCATTGGAAGAGTTAGTACTTTTTGATGAGCAAAAGAAAACCCGTAAGCTTGCAAGATTTGCTTTCTATACTGGTTTGCTTGGTAGCTTTGTTGCATTGATTGCGATTAGTGCAATTGGTTACATTACTCAAGAATACCCACACTGGGCATTACTTGCTCCACCATTGATTATCCCAGGATTTATCATGTGGAAACAAGTTGGCTTATTTAATGCTGAAAATGCACGTGGTATCGCTCAGATCTTAGGTAACGTCCTTCCATGGAACCGTGGCGGAAATCAAGGTGGTGGTTATAACCAATACGATAGTGGTTATGATGATAGCTATGATGACAGACCACGCCGTCGTCGTAATCGTCGAGATGAAGAAGATGATGAGATGGACACCGATACTCGAGAGGTAGAAGAACGTCCAGCGAAAACCACTGACGAAGAAACCTCTACACCAAGTAACGGAAATCCATATGCAGACGGGAGATAGTAACTGACATGTTTAGATTGTTTTTTCTAATACTTGGCATGTGGGTTATGAGTTGTGCGGTAGTCAGTACTGAGGTGGCACTCATCGCCCACCTCTTCTAATTTATCACCGGTGAAGTAAATGTCTACTGACGTATTAATATATGTTAATAAATGATAGATACCCAATAAATAGAAAATAGTTGAAATGAAATTTATACGAGCAATTTCATTTCTGTTCTATGTTAGGACAAGTATATTGAAATGACTGGATGTGTCCAGCCTGACAATGACGACTACGTCAGCCGTGACCTCCGTTACGAAATGGAAAACACCTAACGTCTATTTACTCTCTCATTTGTTAACCATTTCTTATGCGTTCACGAAAAAGAAAAACTAATATAAGAAATGATTACGTCAGTTCGCTCATTGGAACGGGGAGTGATACTGATGAGCCATTTAAGGTGGGCTGAATAGCCACAGTAGGCCCACCTCTTTTTAATGGTAAAAGTGTAAAAAAAAGAAGATGAGAAGAATGAGGGTAGCAGATGCTACCCTCTATTTTTGTCCGACTATTTCATTTACTTCAGATTTCCTTCCAGGATGATAAAATCACCTTGCTTGTTTTCGGGACTGAACAAGAGTGACCTTATCGGGTTTGCAGACGGTCGAGAAATCCTCAATATCTGAATAAATCTGACAGTTGATTGATATCAAGTCCCATATATCAATTATAACACATCTAAATGCTTCATATTCGATATATTTAAGTTAACGAATACAATTTATCATCTATGATAATAAAATGCGTGTATGAGCTTAATGTGAGCGTATTTAGGAAAACACCTGATAAGCATCTACAATTAGTCCAGACCGTCCCAGGAGATACGTACAGTAAAACTGTAGCACTACCCACGTCTTAGATGTTTCGATACAAATCCCGCAAACTACCTCTCCACAATACGAGTGAGGAATACGTAGCTGGAACACGGCCATCATACCGCAATCTTTTCCTATCTCACATTATAGCTCAAGTTTCATTTCCTTTAACCTGATATCTCTCATGAAGATGATATATCCTCATGAGATAGGATACACGATGATTTTTTGCTATGGTAGGATCATCACGTATGCTATCCGATGCAGACATAATCAAGGGAGTATCCGAAGATACTCCCATTGGCTTTATCTGCGCGATGCTTATTCTTCTTGGAACATGTATTCCGTTGTGTTGGTCTTATAGACCGCAAAACGAGAACCATCTTTCAGTTGAAGATAAGCCATATTTGTTCCATCAGCTACTTTTGTAATCGTATTGAAGAATGGTGTATTGTGTTTACTGATGTCTACACAGTTAACATCTAATACGAAACCTAATTCCTCTCGAGTAAACGGCAGGAAGTAGATATTACCAAGTACATTCTCTAGGATAGTAGTTTGTACTACCTCTTCAAGTTTGTAATCTTCGAATTCAGGATAGAATGATCTTAAACGTTCAGCACTGATAGAGACCATACGACCAAGCTGAGCGACGACGTATTGTTCAAAGCAATCCACTTGAGCATGGGTAAACTTCTCATCTTTCAGATTCATATCGATGTATTCAATGAAGTCATCAATTTGAGTCACGAAGTTATCCATCACCACACCAGGACGTTTTAAGATATACGTGATACCTGTATTGATTGCACGGACTGCACGATCATTAAGTTTCGTTAAGAGATCTTTATCAAGACCTGCTGATTTAAGACTTAATGCGATCTTATCTAACGTACTACTACGTTTACTTAATCCCACCAATAAGTTAGATTGAAGTTGGTAGTTAGCTGGCGAACCACAGTGGTATAATGGGTTGATCAAACTAAATGGTAAGAGGTAACCTTTAGATGGATCATCCATCGTAGACAACTGATAGTTGTAAAGTACTTTCGCACTACTGATGGCTTCATCAAGACTACGTACATCACGTTTACTACTAATCGTGGTGATACTTAGTGTCTTATCATTAGTGACACCTTTCTCGATTTGTGCAGCACGTTCTTTCGCGTATTGTTCACGACGTTCAAATTCATAAACATCGGTAGACTCTTGGATGATACGACGTTTGGCATCTTCAGAAAGTTTCATGAAAGGTGTTCCTTCTGGCACTTCCTTATTATCTACCATACGTTGTAAGATTGCATCCACACGAGAGTTTTCCACAAGTGATGGTGGTAACTCGATGCCATCTACGATATAAACGACTTCACGGTTTTGTGGGTTATTAAACTCACGGTCTTTGTGTTTATCGATCATATTTTCGATAACACGTTCATGTGCATCTGGATGCATGTCTTCTACTCCAACAGCTTTAATGACGTAACCATCACCATCTTCTTCAATGACTTGACGTTGAGTGAATGGTTCAGCATATTCTACATCTTTAACTGGCCAAGTCCAGCATTTCGGTGTACGATTGCTGATACCATGCGCATATGCTTCACGTACTCGTTTAAGTTCTTCAGGACTTTTAAGACCTGCTAAAGTTCTTGGCTCTTCCACTTCAATCGGTTTAATACGTGAACGACCACGTAAGAAACGTTGTTCAGATTCCACTTGACGTTGCTCTTGTTCAACGATACGTGCTTCATTACGAGCCGCTAAACGTTGAGCACGAGAAGTCGTTGCAGCTTCTGAAGATGCACGAGTATTATATACCGGCGCATTATCATCACGGAACATACTACCACTACGACGTTGAGCATCGCGGTTATTGATTGCACGACTACCCACACCACGGTTAAGTGATTCACGACGATCATACGAAGGACCTGAACGGAAGAACGCATCCATATCACGTAATAATACACGATAGTCTTGGATGAGTTTATCCATGTCATCTAACTGACGATCACTGTAGCTTGATTGAAGGTTACGATCTTTTAAGATTAAACTTGCACGCGTCACATCCAATACGTAGTTGATTGCTTCATCGAAACACCAACCTGTATCTTGACGACGGTACATTTCTTCAACGTAATACGTATAAGTATCACCTACACTTGTAAGCAACTTATCAATGAAACGACGGTCTTCTTGTAAAAGATAACCGATCTCATCGAACCCTGCGTCTCTGTCACGATTTTTATCCACGATACTGTAAATCGCGTTTTCTGCATCACGCATAAATGCTTGATCTAAATTACTAGCCATAATTTGTTTACTCCTATAGTAAATTTCTTTTTCCGATTTTTGATTTTAAGATGAGACGACTTAGTCACGAGTGATCATCTTACTAATATAAGCGATACGAGATTTCAGTTCTTTATTCTGTAACGTAATCCCCGTTCTGTTTAAGATCTGATATGGATTTAATAAAGAACGACCAGAGATCTCTGAACGCTTGATTGCCAGATAACTGCCGATCTCTAAGATAGACGCATGTAAACGACTATCTGGATCTTGTGGATTCACCTTATCTGGACTGCTGTTTTCTGTGATATTATTCTGCATCAAGAACTTATTCGTATAACCGAACATCTTGTTATCAGATGGTGAAGTTTCCGTACGGACGTATGGTTTCTTACCCATCTTCAAGATTTTCTCTTCTTGCAGATTCTCACGGATATCTTTACGCACAGTTTTGTCTTTGAGTTCTTGTCCTGAGAGTGAACGACTTTGAATCGTATTGATCCCATTGATTAACTCATCGAGTACGTTACGTAAAATCAATAGACGCTTATTGTATAAACTTCCATTGTCGTTTTCTGTAATGATATTAGCAAAGTTTGCCATTACATAAGCGAGCATATCAAACATGTCCTCGATATTATTCAACTCAGCACCTTTTAAATCTTGTACTTGATGATAATCGAGCATGTTTCTTACATGTGCCATGTGACGAGTCACTTGAGTCACGTAAGTGGAGATATGTTCATTTGTCCAGAAGATAGCATGACCCATCATTTCAGCCCAGAAGTTAAAGTCTTCAAATTCTGAAACATCACGGTCACTATCAGGTTGTGGCATTTGTACGATATAACTATCAGCAAGATAGAAGAACCCTACTAATAATGCATTAAGCATATTGGTCTCTTCTTGACTACGATTATCCTTACGTTTAAAGACAATCGAAATCTCATGAGGAATATACACCCCACGTTTGAAGGAGATTGGTTTCTTCCCTGTAGTCTGACAGATTACCCATTTACTTTCATCATAGTACTCTTTTGGAATATTTCCGCAAAAGACTTTAATGTCCGTATTCGCATATTTCTTGAATGCGCCAGTTAAGCCGAATTCAGTAAAGAGATATAATGCTAGGATGTGCTTGATTTGCACACTGTCATTTTTCTTCTCTTCATAATGCGTCATCTTACGTCTATCACCACGCCATATCTGACTCCACACGATCCCATGACTAGACGGTTGTCCATTCATTAAGAACGTATAGAGATTGATACGCTTGAAGGTGAGCTTTGCAGCTAATAACTTCAAGAAGATTAATGGGCTACCACCTTGTACTGTCACACTGAAAACAGGGGCAGTCAAGACGGGTATAATCGTGTGCAATACACCACGAATCCACAGTTGATTGTTACCCACAAGGTAAGGAAGATAAACACGATGTTCAATCTTCTCACCATTAAACTCAAAGTCAAAGCTGACTAGATAAACACTACTCTCAGCAATCTCCACCGTACGGTTATTGCTCTTTTCACATTTCTCTAAGACATGCTTTGCTTCAATTTGTGGGTCTACTCGTCTCATCCCAAGAAATTTCAACTCAGGAGGAAATAAGGATGCGGCATCTCGAAATACTTTCCGGATATAGTTTTCAAGATCCTTAAACTGATCAGAGGCTACCCCATCTGCAATCGTAGGATTGAATTTAGGGATAGATTCTTTTACAAGATCTCTGGCCAGTTTCTTTGGTTTAAAATTACGCGCCATGGTTCGCATAATGAATACCTCTTTTTAAATGTTGTTACAGCTGTTGTATCCTAAGTTCAATAAGGCTAGTATAAGTTCATCAATTAAAAATTGAGTCCCGAATTGAACTCAATACTATCTCTTATCTCTTTAAGATAATATAGGAATATAATTCCTATTTAAATAAAGAAAGCACCAATAACACTTATAATACTTATAATACCACCGACGATCGTTGGTAGCCATTTAAAGAATTCGCTCGTGTCAGCGCGATCATATTTCTTCATCTCCTGATCATACTTCCTCATCTCGTTATTAAACTTACGTTCATCACGATCTTCCTCGAGTTTCTTCTTCATATCTCCTAATGTTCTCGCTTGATCGGCGGTATGATATAGCTTAGGTGCATTGGGATTGGTGTGAGTTATCGCATCATTGTGGTCAATGCGAACACAGTTAGGTTTATTTACCACCCAACCACATCTACTAGAATCCATCATCCCATCAGTAAATACGTAGATGCCAGATGATAACGATGCGTGTTTACGTGGGCGGATTTCAACAACCAAGCCACTCAAATTACAATAATACGTTGGACCCATCGTATCATTCTCATTATCAACATTAAGAATCTTGATTCCTGAGATACAGGTTGCCCCTTCCTCGATCGCACTATTCTGCTCATAATGCTCGACGATCAATCTACCTTCGCGACTGAACGGATGATAGATATCATCTTCTCTAGTTGCCGTAGAGGTAAAGGCAAGATCGAGATCATCCACGTACAATAGCGGTCTTGTTTGATCACCGCCTACGATATCTTCAATCGGAATAAAATACTCAACACGAATGGCTTCCACGTAACGACTCGTTGAATACTTCCGCTTATCTGGATCGATATTCAAATATTCACCGCTGAATACCGTAGGCCCCAATCTAATCCCACGGTCATTACTAAGAATCAAGTTCATTGATTCTACATTGTCCACGTTTGATTTATTTGGTTTTGGTCTGAGCTTGTTCTCATTCGGATGATAGCGCATGCCGTCACGATAAGTTATCGTTCTTGTACTACAACCATCAACGACGAAATCAGGTTGTTTCGGATGATTATCATCTCTGGTTAGTAAAGAAGCCGGTCTGTTCTTCCAACTCCCATCCTCGTTCTCCCCGAGTAACGATGTTCTATCTGAGTGCTTATAACGGTAGATGTTATCTACCCCTTCCTTGTAATTCAATCCAGTTAAACTTACGTATTTATAAGTACGGATATAAATCCCTTCTCGAATACTCGGCACAGTTCGACCACGTTTTATCGTACGACTTGGTTTGCGTCGACCAAACATGTCAAATCTCCAATCTAAACGATAACACTGTTTCCCACTTATATATTCAGGTGGGGTATTATCTAGCTTCACGACATCCCCCTTACGAGTGGTCATGATAACCGGTTGGTTGCTTAAGTTCATGATTTCCATCTCATCGTGATATATATCAATACGACGATACGGTAATGAACCTGGGTTGTTAGTTTCTGGATTGCCTCTATTATAATCTTCCGGTACAGTTGGGCATAGAGATAACTCTACGGTGTCGGTGTCTCTAATGTTCGGCTGAAAGTCATATTCCATTTCGCGAGATGCTGTCTTCTTAAACCCCTCAACTAATCTTTCGACATCAAGATATCTTGGATTAAACTCCGTTTGAGCCTGAGCAGGATTGAGTAGCTTCGCTTCATGCAAGATACGATACGGTTTGCTCATATCTAAACTCCTTATATATTAAAAATTATTTAGGTTAATCGATAGGTCATTAGACCTCCTGTATACCTCTCATTTAGATAATATACACTTATAAGTTTAGATAGATTTCCCGAAATAGCGGACATAAGCAAGGGACACCCCATCCAGGTGTCCCAGCTTAACTATTAACTTAACATTTAAAAAGGAAACTCATTAATGAAAAAATCTATTCGCAAAATTTCATCATTGGTGTACAAAAAGGCTGTCAAACTGTCTTTATATACATAATATAATTTATTATCCATTTTATCTGGACATAAGCAGAGGGTAGCAAATGCTACCCTCGCTATATGCGGTTACTAAACAGTAACGATCACTTAAGGTGATACACCAGGGGATGGAACTCCACCCGCGCCAGGCGCACCGCCTACACCAGTGCCAGGTGCTGCAGCCGCAGCTCCAGGACCCGTAGCCGCAGCTACAGGTGTACCTGTTACCGCTGGTGCGGCTCCAGGTGTACCCGTTCCAGAAGTTGCTGGAGCAGGTGATGCAGGAGTCGCAGCGGCAGCTGCTGCACCGCTAGTACCGCTTGTTACTTTACATCTTGAGATAATACGCGGTATTTGTTATAGGTGGTCATGAATTCTTGAACACCT